TACTAATATCAGCCATAACTATTTCCAAAATAACCCTTTGTGGATATTTAATAAATATCCACAAACTTTTTTATTCCTAAATTTTTTTATAAATATCTTATATGAATATATAAGGAAAATTGAAATGGTTGGAACACCAAATATAAAAATTACAACAAGTATGATTGATGAATTTCAATCACCTTTTAAGGATAATCCTAATACTTATGTAAAAATTAATAATGATGGTTTTGCTCAATATTTAACACCTGATGAAGTTGCTCACGATATTGGTGGTACAGGTGGTGATAATACTTCAACAATTTGGACACCTGGTATTACTTACCGTGTTGGCGATATTGTTTCATATAATAATAGTTTATTTCAATGTAGAATGGAACATACAGCTCAAGAACCATTTGATTTTAATAAATGGCAATTATTAGCAGGTTATTTTAAATCATCTAAATTTTTCTATGACCCTGTAAATGAAATTACAAGTGTTGTATTAGATGATGCAGTTGCTAACAAAGAATCTTTATCAGTTAATATTAATAACCTTTTATTACAATCAAATAACTATACATTAGCTGAAGATGGTAAAACTCTTACTTTTAATGAGCCAGTTGAACCAGGTAATAATATTGAAGTAATTGTATATGGTAATATGATTATTCCAACAAACGTATCTCAAATTGTTTCAAAATCATTTACAACAACTTTAGAAAGTACAACTGATTTTCCTTTAGGTGAAAAAGTTCTTAAAAAAGATTTAATTACTGTTAATATTGAAAATTCAGTTATTTTAAATTCTGAATGGGATTTAAATGAAACTTTAGATACCGTTGTTTTAAAAAATGCTGTTCCAATAGGAACAAGAGTTCAATTATCTTGGTTTAATAATTTAGAGTTTCAAGTAGGTGCAACTTATACTCCTCATATTAATAAAGTTGATAGAGATACAACATTATCTTGGACAAATGACGGTGGTTTAGAAAACCCAGCAGATTCTCATATCTATGATGGTGTTACATTTATTCCTTCACAATCTAAAACAGGAACAGAAACAACATTATCTTGGACAAATGATGGAGAATTGGAAAATCCAAATACTGTTATTATAAAAGATGGTGCAACCTATACTCCAACTCAAACTAAAGTTGGTTTGGATACAACATTATCTTGGACAAATGATGCTGGATTGCCTAATCCAACGGACGTTGTTATTTCTGATGGTGTTACATATACACCACATACAACACAAGATGCACACGAAGCAACAATTTCATTTACAAATAATAAAAATTTAGATAATCCTGAAACAATTTCTATCTATACTAATTATGCACAAAGAATTGTTGAATCATTTACAGCCACAGAAGGACAAACAACTTTTGTAGCTTCTCACGAAATTTATGATAAATCAGTATTGTCTGTAAATGTTGGTAATACAGAATTAACTTCTGCGGCTTATACATTAGGAACAGATAAAAAAACAGTTACATTAGTTTCTGGATTAACTGCTGGAACATTAGTAGATTTAAAATATTTTTACAATCTTAATATTGGTACAGAAGGTATAACATTTACTCCAGAATTAACTCCTATGGAAAATGGTTATACATTATCTTGGACAAATGACGGTGGTTTAGAAAACCCAACTCCAGTAGATATTACAAGTGGTAAAGGTATTAATCCTAAAGGTGATTGGGATTCAAGTAAAGCATATATTGCTAGTGATTTTGTAACATATGAAGATAGTACAGCTCAATATGGTTATTTAGGATTACAAGATAATATTCCAGCGGGAACAGAATTAACAAATACAACATACTGGATGGAAAGGTACAAAATTTTAAAAACATATATTGCGGCAACAATAGTAGATTGGGGTGAATAATGACATTATATTTAGGTAACAATGAACTTAGTCAAAAAATTATGTTAAATGGTGTTCAAATGCCATTAATGAATGATGAAACATCAGGAATGATGTTAAGTAATAATGGTTCTAAACCATATTGGACTTATGGTCAAATTACAAACTGTTTAACAAAAATACCTCAAGATATTAAACTTGAATTAAATAATGGTACAATTACACTTAAAGCAGGTAGTAAAGTTTATAATGGTAATGGTATTATGAAAACTACCACAACAGATATTACAAGTGCAAATGCAAATTATGATGGTCAAGTTATGTTAGCACTTTCTAAAGATTATGATGTATTATTAACTGGATTTTTAACAGGTGAAACTGTATCTGAATTACCCGAATCAACTGCAACATTTAAAATTTATTTTAATACAACTGATAAAAAATGTTATTTGGATACAACTGATGGTTGGCAAGAATGTTCTTTTCCATTTGCTATTGGAACATCTACTACAACATCTTGGACATCTATTGACCAAGTATTTAACGGATTTGGTTTTATTGGAAATACAATAATTAAAAATGGTGGAAATACTTATATATTTCCAAATGGTAACAATGATGATGGAAGTCAAAATAATATTGTAAAAATTTTACCTACTTTAACTTATTGGACAATATCTTTAGCTCCAAATACATCATATACATTATTTGCTAGAGTTTTAGATGATGAAAGACAATTAGAGTTTTTAGAAACATCAAAAGTTTATTATCAAAATAATGCACCAACATTATCTACATATTCTATTTGGTATTCTCCAAATGAAAATAAATGGAAATATGTTTTAAATGATATTTCAAATGGATGGTTAAATGATTGGGTAGTATGTCCAATTGGAACATTTTTAACTGATGCTTCTGGAAAAATTACTACATTTAGTTTTAATAATGCATATCAATTATTTGATAAAAATGATACTACATTTATTACACAACAAGTTATGCCAGGTAGTAAATATGTTTCATTAACTTTAGGAGCATCAGGAGCAACTTATATTGCTCCAGCAAATGGTTATTTCAGTATAGATGGGCAAGGGCCAAACTGGGTTGATATAGCTATTATAAGAAGTGGTTTAAATTATGGTTATTGTTATGCATCAAGAAGTGCAGACAAATATTTAAGAACAATTATACCTGTTTTAAAAGGTGAAACTTGTCAAATATTGTTTGATACTGAATTTACAAATTTAATTAGTTTTAAATTTATCTATGCAAAAGGGGAAATATAATGTGGTTAGGTTATCAAAATAACAAGATTATTGTAGTTAAAAATACAAAGAAAGAAATTGAATCTATTCCTCTTATGGAATTTGATAAAATAGTGAAAACAAATGAAAAATATATTTTAGTTAATGGAGAATATATTAAAGAATCTGAATCACATAATGCTGTTGCTATTAATAATAGATTAAAAGAATATCCACCATTAGCTGAACAGTTAGATATGATATATCACGATTTAGAAGATGGAACAAATAACTGGCAAACATTAATTAAATCAATTAAAGAAAAATATCCAAAAGAATAAAGAGAGGTTTTAAAACCTCTCTTTTTTAATATCCACACGCATACCAATTAAAGCTTGAAACATATGCATCTCTTGCCCACCAATATGATGATGACCAATTAAATGAATTTTTATTTTTAACTAAAATACCACAGGTGTGACTTTGTTGATTATTTGAATTTGTTGCAATAAGTGTTATATAATATGCAGTTGAAGAAAATGCTATTGGTAATGTTGTTGTTTGATTAGTATAACTTCCAGCAGATTGTGAAAAAATTATATTCCCCCATTGTTCTATAAAACCATCATTCCATTTTCTATACCATTGCGTTGAATCTCCACCAGTTTCCACAACATATTTCATTGAATTAAGTTTATCAGTTACTTCTTCAAGTTTATCAAGTAATCCATTAATTCGTTCCATATCTATTTTACTTATATCAGTCATCAATTATCCCCTTTGTGGATATTTAATAAATATCCACAAACTTTATTATCAATAATTTTAAAATAAATATTTGTATAAGTTTATCAAGGAAAAGTTTATTATGACAACAAATACAGATATTGCACAATTAAAATTTAATAAAATGAGTTCAGCAAAATATGAAGAATTAAAAGAAGCTGGACAATTAGTTGAAAATGAATTTTATATAACTCCTGACGGTGGAGCAATACCAGAATTTAATACTGAAACAAGTCAACAAATATTAAGTAATGATGGCACTAATTTAATATGGCGTGAAGAACAAATAGGTTATAATCAAGTTACTAATTGCATTACTGAAATACCTCAAGATATTAAAGTAGAATTAAATTCAGATAATACGATTACTTTAAAAGCAGGTAGTAAATTATATATTCCTAATGGTTTTGAAACTGATGGTACTACTAAAAAATTTGATATTAAAATAATTGAGAATGATATTAGTTTTAATGCATCAACCTATGCTTCTAACCAACATATGGCTTGTTTATTACCAACAAATTTAATTCAAGCATTGGTAATATCAACTCAACAATTTAGTGGAGATACTGCACCAACCGTTACTGCAACATATGCTTTTTGGTATGATACTGCAAATAATATTATTAAATATACTATTGATAATGGAGCAAATTGGCAAAATGGTTGTTCGTTGCCATTTAGTTTATTAAATATAACAAATGGTACTGGAATTATTTCTATTGACCAGATATTTAATGGATTGGGTTTTATTGGTTCAACAATATTTGCATTACCTGGAGTTAAAGGATTGATTCCAAATAATAGAAATTCAGATGGTAGTTTAAATAATATTGAAACGATTACAACAAATGTATTAATTTATAATGAAACTATTGAAAGAAATGGATATATTTTTATTCAACAATCTAATTCCCTTTTATTTAGACCAATATTTACCATTAAAACAAAAGAAGAAGTTTTTGGAAATGGAAATTATTTTGTTTTAAATGATAATAAAATGTTTTATTATAATGGAACTACTTGGGATAATCAACAAAGATATATTTGTGGAACAGCAATATCTAATAATTTAGGTAAAATAATTTCTTTTAATCCATATAATACAAATCAATTATTAGATAAAAATGATACGACTTTTATTGCAGAACAAGCAATGCCTTCTTCTAAATATGTTGATTTAGAATTAGGTGTATCTGGAACAACTTATACAGCATTAGCAAATGGATATATTCAATTTGTTAAACAAGCAACTGCTAGTGGTCAATATATGGTTGCTTATGATAATGATTTACCATCAACTAGCGTTGATGAAAATACAATTGCAATAAAATGGTCAACAAGTGGTGTTAATGATGTTCTTTATTTTCCTGTTAGAAAAGGACAAAAATTTACAATAGGTTACACATTTGATGGTCCAACAGTAGCTTTTAGAATAATTTTTGCTCAAGGTGATAGTTAAAGAGAGCTTTAAAAAGCTCTCTTTTTTATAGTTTATTTCTATAATAAATTATTTAAAATCTAAATATCATTTATAATCCATAAAGTAATTCATAAATTTCTTGTAAATCATCTGCTAATAAACTAGCATCTTTATATGCTTCTTCACCTTTAGTAAATGAACGTAAATGTAGCATAACAGAATAATTAGATTTATTTTTATTAGTATAATAATTACTTAAAATAAATTTATTATTCCATTTATCATCATTTAATAAATCAATAATTAAATTAATAGATGATAACGAATGAAACATAATATCAACCCATAAATAATTATCACCGTGTCCGCAACAACTTCCTGTGGTTTCAATATCATCAAATTTATTTAATATAGTAACTAATTTAATAACTGGCTCATCTAATTCATTAATATCATATTCTCTAAATATATCATAATCAGGATAATTAAAATAATCTTCATATAAGCATATTTTATAAGATTCTAATATAATATTTCTTAATAAAGGAACATCAACCTCTGTATCAGATTTAACAACTTTATATTTTGAAGTTCCTTCGGAATTGAAGAAGAATTTATTATCAAAACTAATTAGAATAGGCATATCTTTAGTTTGTTTAATAAATGCAATCTTCCCTGCACAAATAATAGCATTTGTTTTTATATCTATAATTTTATAATAATTATTTTTTTCAAAATCAGGCATTAAATTATATCCAAAATTTGTTGTTTATCACATATTGAACAATCATCTGAATCAACATAAGATTGATAGATAGATGAATGACCACAAGATAAATTATCAATATGTTCATCAATACAATCAATTGTTTCTTCAAGAGTGTTTTTATCTCTTATAAATTTAATATTTCTTTTATTTTCATCATTGAAATTTTTACGAACCTCATCGGCTCTTAAATCATTACTAAACAATTTATGATATTCATCTTCTCCTTCACGTGAATAATATGTAAATAAAAATTCTTGAAATTTTTCTTGTGTAGGAAAAAAATTACCTATCTTATCATTAATTTCTTGTTTTGTTAAATGGCTTAAATGACCAGGTTTAACAGTTGTTTTTAAAAATAAATTGGTATGATATTTAGCTTTAAAATCTTCAATATCAAATTCATCATTTAAATATTTTTCAATAAAATCACCCGTTAAAATACTTGTAGTGTTTAATTTAACTTCTGGATAATCATTATGAAGTTTATTCATATGATATTTCCAAGTATCTAACATTTTAGATGTGTGAAATCTACCAATTGTATCATATGATGTTAAAACCCATAGTTTTGTTTTATCATTAATTAAATTTATTGCTTCATATAAATCATCTTGATTACCGATTAATAATGATGCATTAAGCCATAAATCTTTTACAATATTATTATTTAATAAATTATTTGCTTCTGTAATTAATTCCATAAATTTAGATTTAATTTCAGGTGTATTAAGTTGTCCTTGAAAAAACTCTCCACCAATAAAACCAACTGTTTGATGTTCATTTGATTTAAATTGTTTCATTTCATCAATTGCTGTTTGCATTGATTGAAGTTTTAATTCATTACTTGTTAAGCAATTATCTATTCCAAGAGTGCAATATGTACATTTACAATTACACTCTCTCCATAATTCATATTGTATTTGTAAACTCATTATTCTTTATCTAAATTAATTGTTATAGCTTTTTTTCCATCTGGAAATTCAGTTAAAGTTGTATCACTAACTTTATAATAGTTATTATAATCTATTACTGCAATATTTCCATTATTATATATAACATTACCACTAAAATTTTTTGCTAATGTATAGATATTAGCAATATGAGTTCCTGCTGGAATTGTATAAGATACATTTGAATTATTACCAATTAATAAAGATAATTTATTATTTTGGCGGTCTAAACTATATACTTCTCCAACTACATAATAATCTTTTGCATCAACAATAACACCTTCAACAAATGCAAAATCATTATTATCAGTAAATTTAAAGACAGTATTAATATCAAAAGAAGTATTAGTTTGTGCTTTAATAGTAATACTTTTATTTAATATAATTTTTTTTACATATGGTTGATTGACATCATTTTCAATCATAATATCATTATCATTATTTTCAATTGTAATCATTTATATTTCCTTATTTTAAAAATTCTTCTATCATTAATTTATCACAAAGTACACACTCATCACAATCAATATATGCCGCATAAACTTTTAAATGACCACATTCATTTGTTTCCATTTCATCTTTATTATCATTTTCAACTTCATTTAATGAATCTTTATGACGAACATTTAATTCCATTTGATGATTTTTATCATTGAAATTCCTATACAAACTATCTGCTCTATAATGAATATTAAATAATTTATTCCACATTTCATCATTTTCTTCATTGCGGAATTTTTGTAAGAAGTCAATAAATTTATCTCTAGGTGGAAAGAAGTGAGGAATAATTGTATTCATTTCTTCTTTTGTATAAGAACCATTGCCGCATTGCTTAAAAAAGAATGAACAATGATATTCTTCCATCATATCTTTAAATGACAATTCATCATTTAAATACTTGTCTATACAGTCTTCTGATAAAATAGTAGTAATGTTAAATTTAATTTCTGGATATAAATTATGAATATTCTTCATATGATAATCCCAATTATCAAACATCTTTTTAGTATGAAATCTACCAATTGTATCATATGATGTTAAAATCCATAATTCATCTTTTTTATTAAATAATTTCAAAGTATCATATAAATCTTGTTGGTCGCCGATAGTTAATGTAGCATAAATCCATACGTGTTTAATATAATCATTATCATATAACCAAGCGGTTTTTTCCATCAATTCCATAAATTTAGATTTAATTTCGGGCGTATTAAGTTGTCCTTGAAAAAATTCTCCACCCAGATATGATAAAGTATCATATTCAGAATAAATTGATAAATCAGAAATTTTATCAATTGCATTTTGTAAAGATTGTAATTTTAATTCATCTGGTGTATGACAATTTTCTTTTCCTAAATAACAAAATTTACATTTAGAATTGCATTCTTGCCATAACTCAAATTGCATCTGTTTACTCATTATTTTACCTTTTGAAATATTTATATTAGTTCTTCAAACATTAACTTATCACATAATGCACAACCATCTTCATCTATATAAGAATTATATGTACTTAAATGCCCGCAATCCATAATATAATCCATTTGCTTTTCTTTTACTCTTTCCATTTGTTCATTAATGGTTGTATCTATAATTGTTTCCATATAATTATTATCTTTAGAACGAGTTATTTCTATATCATCGCCATTTTCTTTACAATATAATGTATCGGCACGATATTCAATATTAAATAATTTATTCCATAAATCAGGATGTTCTGTTTGTCTAAATTTTGATAAAAATTCTAAAAATAAATCCCGTGTAGGAAAAAAATAACCAATTTTATCATTCATTTCTTTATTAGTATGATAATATTCTTTTTGTAATGCAGGAACTTTAAAAAATAATGAAGCATTATATTCTTGCATAAATTGCTCAAAATTTATTTCATCATTTAAATAGCGTTCAATAAAATCACCTGATAAAATAGTAGTAATATTAAATTTAATTTCTGGATATAAATTATGAATATTCTTCATATGATAATCCCAATTATCTTTCATTTTTTGGGTGTGGAAGCGTCCTAATGTATCAAATGAGGTAAGTATCCATAAATTTCCTTTATGCCCCTCAAAACGCTTTAAAACGGCATATAAATCATCTTGATTTCCAATTGTTAATGTAGCATTAATCCAAACATTATCTATATAATCATTATTTAATAACCAACAAGCCTTATCCATCAATTCCATAAATTTAGATTTAATTTCAGGCGTATTAAGTTGTCCTTGAAAAAATTCCCCACCAATAAAACCAATTGTATTATATTCAGAATAAATTGATAAATCAGAAATTTTATCTAATGTATCTTGAAGCATTTCTAATTTTATATTATTTGGAGTATTTCCATTTTTATTACATAAATGACAAAAAGTACATTTAGAATTACATTCGTCCCATAATTCAAATTGCATTTGTTTTTTCATAGATATACTTCCTCATCAAAATTTTTTAAATCGCATAAGACACAATCATCACAATCGCTATAACATTTATATATGATAGAATGACCACATTCTTGATTTATAATTTCTTTACCATCTGATAATACAGGCTGGGCATTAACTGATGGATGAATACGATTTTGTAAGCCTGTATATTTAAAAGTTCCTGAATTTTTTGTTGAATGTAAAAATGACAAATAAACATTATAACATTCATCTTTTAAATATTGAATAAAATCTAAAAAATCATTTCTGTTAAAATTAAAATCATCTAATTTTTTACCTGTTCTTACAGGATGTGGATATAAAAACGTTAAATAATTTCCTGGAATTTCTTCTTCCATAAATTTATTGACATCAAATCGTCCAGCTTTCCATTCATTAATAACATATTGTGTCATAATCATTTGCACACCAACATTATAATCATATCTTGAATGAAAATCATTAATATTTTTTAAGCATTTTAAACGGTCTTCTTCTGATTTAAATCTGTATTTTAAATCATATGAAAAATTAACATCAATTGCTTTTAATCCTACTTCATTAACAATTTTATCAATAACTTGGTATAAAAATGCAGGGTTGTATAATCCATTTGTAACAGTTGAATACTTACATTCTGGATTAGTAGAAACTTTTAATACTTTTTCAATAATAACATCAATTAATTCAAGAAATGATTTTTGTAAATCTTTATCAGTAATGTAATATAATTCTCCGCCAAGTAATGAAATTCCATATGAAAATTTATCTTTCCAATCAATATATTCAATATTCTTTTTAATCATATCTAAATAATATAATTGTTTTTCTTTACTATATGGAATTCTTTCTTCACGTAAACAAAAATCACACGCATTACAACAATTAGACCAAACTCCAAATTGAACCATATTACCCATAATTTTTTTCCTTATTCATACATATAGTTTAATACAATATTTAATGTTTCAATACCTTCTTTTAATATATTAGGATTAATAATAAATTGTGATACTCTACATAAAATATATTTTAATTCTTCATTAACCCCTTCTAACCTTATTCCATACTTATCCAATTCATCTTTAAATTCTTGATTATATTGTAATTGGTCGGTTTTTAAAGTAAACAAATGTGGGGCAGTTTGAGTTAATAAATGACATTTACCTTCAGAAATAATTTTAGCTAAACTTTGTTCCATTATATATTTAAATTGATAAATTTTTTCTTTTCTTTTTAATAATACATCTAATGCTCTAAGATATTCATCTTCCCATTGATATTGTATTCTTCCAAATTTATCCATATTTTCTTTACCAATTAAAATCCCCATATGATATGATGGAATGAGGGCGTGTGTTGTTCCAATAATATAATCAAATATGCTATAATCACGAGGGACAAAAAACATTCCGTGAACATCATCTAAAACTAATTTATATTGACATTTATAAGTATTTAATAATTCTTTTAATTTTATGAAAAAATATTGAGAAGTTATTTCTCCACTTGATAATTGAGTTCCAATAATATAAACAAAAACTTTTTTGAATTTAGATAATTGAGAAGCTATTTTAGACATATTTAATTTAAGTATATCATTATAACTTAATACCAATTTATTTTTAAATGCATCAAGAATTCCTTTAATTTTATAATGCTCATTTTCGGTATATATAACAAGAGTATCATCATCAATATATGTATTAAATAAACTTTGAATTAAATTCGTTGCACAATTATCTACACGTACTTGATATTCATTAGATAAATTACAATTTGGTAATCTTTTAATAAATTCTGATGTCAATGATACTGTAAAAATTTTATCTATAAATTCATCATTTCTTGAAGAAGTTAATAATTTTTTTTCTTCTACTGACAAAGGTTCTAAGTTTATCCACCAATCTATTAAATCCATAATGTTATCCTACTGTTAAACAAAAATCTCTAACTAATTCTGGCATATTATCATCTGAATCTGAAAAACCTATTTCATACTTAACTGAATTATTTTTTGGAACTATCATTCCGTCATTTTCTCGTCTATCGGCTGATACACATCTAATGCCTTCATCTAAATAATATAATTTATTAGAACGTATTTCCATAGATAAAAATGTTTTTAAATCAATTTCATTTGATTCTACACCTGTTTTCATCATAAAATCAATAAAACTATCTTTTGTAGGAAAAAAATCTGGAATATCTTTTATACATTCTTGCTTATCTTTATAATATAATCCTGATGTAGGTTCAATATAATCTAATCTTGTATGATAAGTGTTACAAAAATCAGTTATACTAAATTCATCATTTAATACAGCATCTATAAAATATTGTGTAATAACAGTTTCTGTATGTAATTTTAATTCAGGATATAATTTATGAAGTAATAACATATTATTTTTCCATAAATCTTCTCTTTCTTTTGTATAAAAACGATATTTTAAATCATAGGATGTACAGAATAAAGTTTTATCTAATAATTTAATTTCTTTTAAATAATCTAAAAAAGGAATTAAATAAGTATTCATATCATACATTAATGCACCTGTTATATATATTTTTTCAAAATGCATTGTTGAAAGTTTTTTAAACAAATTATAAAATAATTGTTTTACTTTTGGTTTAGCTATTTCACCATTAAAAAATTCTCCGCCAATAAAACCAACTTCATTATAATCTAAAACTTCTGGATTATCTAATTTATCAATAACAAATAACAATGATTCTATTTTATCGGCATCTTTTTGTTTTTTATTAAAACAAAATTTGCAACCTAAACTACAATCTTTCCATAATTCATATTGAATAAAACGATTTCTATTCTTAAAGTTTTCCATTAAATAATTCCTTTAAATCACATATAAAACATTCATTAGTATCAGAATATTTTTTAAAATTGATTGAATGTCCACAATCTGCATTTTCACAACTACAAAATTGAAATCTACCATCTTTAAACATATATAATAATTTATCTTGAGCTAAATCCAAATTAGTAATGTATTTTTGTAAATATCCATTATTTTCTTCATCAACAAATTGCAAAGCATTAAATATTTCTTCTCTGTTAGCCGTCAAATCATTATTTAATACAATATACGGAATAAGATTAACCCAACAATTAAAATTATTCATAAAATCTTTAATACTAAATTCTTTATTAATAATTGCTTGGCAAGTTGGTTTAGTTAAAATTATATTCGTAACTGTTTGTAGTTTATCATATATACCTGTAAGAAGTTTTAAATTAGATAACATTAAATCTTTATCTTCTAATGATTTGAATCTTCCTTCTGTATCATAAGAAGTTGTAAATCTTAATCTATCAAATAAATTTAATATTTTTATTCTTTGTAATAAGCGGACAATACCAGTTAAATCTTTATAGATAAGATTTGTATTAATATATAATAAATCAATTACTCCAGCAATCATAAATTCAAGAATTTTACAAAAGAAAGCATCAAGCATTTCAAAATCAGAAGGTTTATCAAATATTTCTCCACCAACGATAAGAATATGACTGCCTTTTTTAAATTTACTACTTTCAATGAATTTAATTACATTATTTAATATTTTTTCTCGTTGTTGTTTATTAAAAATTCTTGGATTTTCTCGTTGCCAACAGAATTTACAATTATTATTACAATTATCCCATAATAAAAATTCGTATACAGGCTTACAATTCATAAAAAATATCCTTAAAATAGTTTATGGAAATAATTATATTAAAAAAATTAAGATAATGCAATATTATATGTACAAGGTACATTTCTAATATTTTGTTTGACAACATTAAAAAGCATATTTAAGATTGAATTAACATCACTTGCTTCAATAAGTTTTAATTGATTATTTGTTGTAATAGAAACTGCTGATGAATAAGAAGTATTTGCTGTATAATAAATTAAATATCTATTGCCATCATATTGACTGGTAGCAAAACATAATTTTGTTGAACAAAAACTTACCATATCATTTATAAAATTAATAAATTCACTTGCAGGAATATTGTCATTTAATTTATTAGCAACATTTATGCTTGTTAAAAAATTATTCATATCCGTATCAACTACACTTGAAGTTACTTGCGAAACAGCTCTAGTAATTGTAACAACATATTTAGATGTATATCTATCTCCTGATGAACTAATATTTCCTGATAAAGAATATCCTGCTTTAAATGCCGCTGGAATAGCTCCAAAATTAGCAATATTCATACAGTTACTTTTTGCATAATTTTTAACTGCTTCAACAATTTCATTATATGTAATATTTTGTATAGCCATTATATATCCATATATGCAATAAACATTGAACTTGATGAAGAACAACTAGATGAACTACTTGATGAAGAACAACTAGATGAACTACTTGATGAACAAGTATAAACAATAGTTGTAGCGGCATAATGTGTATTTGAAACATTATTAATTGCATTCATTAAATCAGTTATACTTGTTTTAACTTCTGGATTAGTAAAATCAATACTTGTAATATCTAAATTAACAGAAGGAAATGATGTATTTGCACTATTATAAAAAATAAAAGTACCACTACCAAAACTATTACTTACAAACATTAATTTTGTAGCTAAAAATGAAGCAATATTATTGTAAAAATTCATAATATCTTTAAATGCTACAACTCTATCAGGTTTATTTTTAATACCTCTAGCAACTAAAAAATCATTTAATTGTTGTTCAACAGTTGCACTTGAAACGGTAACTAATAAACCATCATTAACTGTACCTGTTGCTGTAACAGTTCCATTACCACCAGGTGTAGATGCTAATACATAACTTGACCCATTTCTTAAAGATACAGGAACATTACTTGCAAATGCATCAATATTTGAACAATGTGATTTAATATTTGTTAATACAAAATCAATTAAATCTTGATATACAATTAATTCACCTTTTTGTACAGCCATTATTCTTCCTTATTTTCAATAGGTTTATTTTGTTCTAAATTTTTGAAGAATGAATCCATAAAATTTAATCCAATTAAATTCTTTGTTAAAAATGCCGACACATAAGTAAAAGAATCTTTGATTGTTACACATTCTTCTGTATTAAATGGTTCTGAAACTGAAAAAATACCTGATAATGTTAAAAAGTCTGATGATAAAAAGATAGTTCTGTAAATATTAGGTAATATTTCAAAAGTATCAAGTGAAGTATAAGTTACTTTATTATATGATTTAATAACTGATAAAAAGTAAATACTAACTTTCTTTACAAATTCTTTTAATTCAGGTTTCAAATTTTTCTTAATATCTAATAAATCAGCTTTTGAAGAAATATAAATGTTTTCATCTTGAAAGAAATTATCATTTAAATTATTATAAATTTTAATAAGATTAATAATATTTAAAATCATTATTGGGTCTTTTAAATCTTCTCTTGATAATGAATATTTAAAGGCATCAATTAAAAGATTTTTGTTTAAGCCTTTTAATTGTAAAAGAATTGTATCTTTAAATTCTTCATTATTTTCTAAATTATAAACATAATTTAATAATTCTAATAATTCGTCTGATGTAATATCTGTTTGTGGTAATAATTCAATAATTTTTTTACCATTTTCATCATTTCTTTCTACTTTATTTGTTTTTATTAAATCGTATGAAAACTCTACCATTATTTTCTCCATTTATATTAACTATTTATTATAAAAAATCTCTTATGGTATTCATCATAAGAGATTTTTAATTAGTTTTCAATAATCATATTTATAAGTCAAGTTTGACCACACAAAGAACTAAATCTTCTTTAATTTCATCTTTATTTTCTAACGCTCTTGCAATAACATTCATTGGAAATTCATTTTGTTCCAATGCTCTTGCAATACCAGGAACATCAGATAATGTTAAATAATCAAATTTATTACATTTACCAATAACTCTTACAGGAACACGACCAACTAATGCAATTGCTTGACGAGTTTTTTTATTCATTCCCATATTTAATATAAAACCTGGATTAGATGTAATAACAGCATTAACAGTATCATCTGCAATAGTAATTTCTTTTTCACCACCAAATTTAACTAAAGTTCCTTTAGGATATTCATTATCAGATTCATAATATTCTGCTAAGTCACCCCAATATGAACCCATTGAAATACCATTTATTGTACCTGTAAATGTATTATTACCTGACCATACATTATCTTCTGTTTTAGATGCAATATCTTGAACAGGTATTTCAGCAAATTCATAGTTCTGTCCATTTGACATAATAAATTTTCCTGCACCAGAAGCGGCATCAGGTAAAGATGCAGATGATAAGTTTAACCAAGTATTATTTTGTTTAGAATAAATTAAACCATTTGTTCTAAAATAAACATCTCCATTAATACCTTGATATACTTCTGGAGCTTCATCACCTTGTAAGAAAGTTACTTTACCATTAAGATTAAAAGCATCAGATGTTGTACCAGCTATATCATAAATTGTAGACATTAAATTTCCTTCATTTCTTATATAGAATATTTATTATTTCCAAATCCTAAACACAAGTTGCCATTTGTTTATATTAATATCCCACGCATAACCTCTTGTTTTATGTACAACCCAAAAACCAGCATTAACAGTTCCTGACATTAAACCAATATAGTTTTTAGTTAAATAAGGTTGAATATTTTTAATATTATTAGAAGTATTAAATAAACGTGTTGGACACATAGCTATTTCTCCTGCCATATATCCTGCATCTGCATTTACACATAAAAGTTGGCAATCAAATTTATAATCTGTAATGTCTTCAATATTTAAATTATGGGGAATAATATAATTATAACCTAATTTCAATGTTTCTTTATGAATCCATACATTATTTTGAATAGCATTAATATAAAAATTATTATTACAAGGAAATTGATTTATAGCTATTGTTTTATTATTATATCTATAAACTTCACATAAAGGAACATCATTAAATTCTACCCAACTTTCACCATTCCATTCAAATGCTTTACCATCAGCATATTTACTTGTAACAAATGCTACTTCACCAACTTCTGTGGCTACTGGTAAATTATCAATATTTTTATAAAATTTTGATGTTCTATCATATACTGTACCATCCATTTTACAATAAACAGTATGAATTATTTCTTTTGTTAAATCAGTATCATTAAATTTTAATATTGGTAATTCATTTGTAATTATAGATGTTTGGTTGTTACAATTAGTAATAATTAAATCACGAGATAAATCAAAAACTAATCCATCTCCTAAAGAAGTTTCAAATACTGTATAAATTATATCAGTTTGAACTTGTTTAACATATGCATAAAAACCATTCTCAAATCCAGTTGGCATTATTGGTTTTGCATCTGATGAAATAATAAAATCTACTTTAGTTTTATCTTCATTCATAATTAAAAATACATTATAATATGTTTTTGGCTGAACATATTTTGTTTTTGCATTAATTTCAATTTCAGTAAATCCAACTGTTGTGCCAACAAATGCAGTTTTAACTAATATACCAATAGATGTTGATTCTTTACGATTTTCATAAGGTATATTAACATAATTGACATCGTATATATCAGGAGAACATACATAATCAGATAATATTTTATCTTCAATATTTTCATTGACAAAAATATCCAAATCTCTACTTCTGTTTATAGTATTAGTATTATGTAAATATAATGATTCGACAATAATTGGATTAGGATTAACATAAATCCAAGTTGAATTAATTGTTGATGCTAACCATTGATTTAATGGAGAATCTATAATACCATCCATAGCCATATAAGGTGCAGAAGTCATAGTTCCTTGAGATTGATAGCAACGACCCATTGGAGCATATTCACCAGTCATAATCGGTTGTTGCCATTTTGTGTAAGAATTATCTTTACAACCCTGATTATTACCTTCAGCAAATAAATTCATATTTTTTGTTAATGTCTGTGTTAAATTTATTTCTACTGTATTTGTTGAATCCATTAATTTCATAGGATATAAAGTTATTTCATTACCACTTGAAATAATTCCATATGGTTTAATAAAATTATTAGAACAAGCATTTTTACTAAATGGTACTCGTTGACTAATATTAAATGCATCTAATAATTCCATATTAGATACTGCTTGTAATTGGTTATTTTTTATACCAATAAATTTACCACCATTATTTTGTAATGGTACTAATCCTTCAACATTTTTATAACTTGTTTTATTTGCCATTTTTTACCTTACCATATTCTAAATATTAAACGCCAATTAGCTAATGTAATATATTGTTCAGTTGAACTATTTTTTTGTAGTATTGAAATACCTGTATTTAAAGTTCCAGTATGAATACCAATTAATTCATCATCTAAATAAATCATTGGATAACGATTATCTGTTGCAACATAATCCATAGAAATTCCTTCAGCAATATCACCTGGTTCATAGCCAAATTCAGCAACTTTATTAATTAATATTACGTCATAAAATTTATTTTTAATATTTTGCATTTGTTGATTATGAGGATACATTATCCACGCATTTGTTGCAGGCATTAATTCCGCAGATTTCCACATAGATTTAGTTGTTAAATCATACCAGTTAGCATTTATTGGATAGTTATATACCTTTGCTATTTGATAATAATTAAATACAATCATAGCAATGGGTATATATGTTGTTAAATTCCAATTTGTACCATCAAATTTATAAACTCTGCTCTTATCTAAAATACTTAACCAAAGGTCATTATTTTTAGGAGTTGCTGGAATTATTTGCGAAATAGTAAATTTACCTTTTTCTTCAATCAATTGATTAGTTGTAGTATTTAAAAAGATATATGATGTACTCCATTCTAAGAAATCTGTACCATTATTATCTTCTACTAAAATTTCAAATCCTCTGCCATAATTATGATATGAATTTGTATTATCACTATTAAATGCTTCAATAATAAATGAAGTACAAGGTTCAATTCTTTGTAATTTAAATTCTTGCCAAGTATTTTGGGCTAAACGATAATGTTGATTAGTTCTATATAAAACATTTGATTTTTCATTTTTAACATTAAAACCAATAATTGCTTCATAAGCAATACCACTTCCATAATCCCATCTATTTTTAATTTTAAATGCTACTGGAGTAAATGTTGTATCTTTAGCATAACTTACATAGCTTATGTTATTTGTAGCAATAGCGGTATTACAATGAAAACCTTGCGTGTTAATTCCACTTGTCATAAAATATGGTTGAGCATATGCATATCCATTCATTCTATTACTTGTTAATGTCCAACCTTGTTCTTCATTACTATTCATATGAGGTACAATATTAGTATAACTATTTGGCTGGACATTAATAGATAATGGAGTTGTAATTGTATGAACAGTACCATTATCATCTACATATTTTAATGGATTATTTTCATCAATGTTTGATGGAATTGTAATAGTAGATGAATTTAAATAACCAATCATTGACCAATTACCAATTTTTACCAAATCAGTTGCATTTCCTGTGGTAATAAGTGTTCTAAAATATTTAAATGATTGATTTTTAATAGTTGAATAAACAAAAAATGTATCATTAGCTATATTTGAATAATTAATATCAGTTACTAAATCAGTCCATTCAGTATCGTTATTAGAACCTTGAATAACAAAATTTTTCATTGAGCGTGTATAAGAACCACAATTTCCAAATGTCCAATATAATGGAAAAATATCTTGCCCACCACAATATATTTTAAGCCATTGTGGAGCATCAACAGTTGGTAATGCAACTGATTGCCAAGCATCAGTTTCTGCCGCAAATGTACCTGTAAATGCTTTCCAAGCGGCATAAGTATCATTATATTGTGATGATGAAGAAGCAATATAAGTAATATCTCCAACAGTTGTTTCGTTGGCAGTCATTACAGGAAATGTAAAAATTTCTTTTTTAATATCTTGTAAAATATTTGCAGGAGCTTCTTGAATATAATTATAATTTAATTTTTGAGGATTATTAAAATCCATTTCTGTTTTAATTTCATTCACAGAAACATCTTTTAAATTAACTAAATCAGTTGTACTTTTAAGATAATGAATTTCATTTCCATCATATGATGGAAATCCTTCTAAATTATCATATTCTACTTTTGGATTAACTTGTGTCATTATAATTCCCTTATCTTAAATACTAATCTCCAATTATTACAATTTGCATTAACAATTTGTCCAGACCATTTATGTATTACTCTCCAACCAGTATTTAAATTAGATGTCCAAATACCAATTGTATTTTTTGTTAAATATGGTATTGGTTGAGCAAACAATGTATCACTTAACATTACAACTGTACCCATACCAATATCACCTGGTTCATAGCCACAATCTTCAGCAACGCATTTTAAATAACATTCAGCTTTATACTTAGTTGTATCTTGAATATTTAAATTATGATAAACATTTGATATTAAATTAACAATAGAAAATACATCGCCATCAAATATAGTTGCTTCATCAGATAATGTCAATTCTGTTGACCAAATACAATCTGAATTTTTATAAGTTCCATTATCATTATATGGATTTTCGTGAAATGTTTGAATCATACCATTAATTAAATTAAAGTTACCTAATAATACATCATTAAATAATATCCATTCATTATTTTTGTATTGATATACTCTTAATGGTTCTTGTTTATTATCATACCAAATATCATTTTCTACTGGTTCTGCTGGTTGTTCGGCTTGTCTATAAACATTATTTGATAAACCATATACTATTCCATCTTTTTTCAAATAAAGGTTTTGTGATTCTTGATAATCATATGCATATTGATATGCTCTTTCAAATAAATATCTTTCTTTTTCAGCAACTCCAGTTACAATTTGATAATCATAATCACATTCTTGGAAAACTGCACAGCAAGCAAGACCACCGTGATATGATTGGTTTCGTGATACCATTTCAAAATAAACTTGATTAAATTCAAAATTAATATCAATAACTGGTGACCACCAATAAGTTGAATAAGTTGCTGGTATATTTACGACATTCCAAACAGTTTTCCATTCATCTGAATCGCCATTTCTTACGTGAACTCTAACTTCAGATGCAGAATATCCATTAGTATCTTTCCACCAACCTGTATTAAATTTAAATACATATTTTCCTTTTGGCTTCATTTGATTCCATTTATAAATTGGGCCACCTAATGCACCATTATTTGTAGTAAGCCAACAATCATCTGCTGTTCTAACATCAGTACACATAGCTCTCCAAAAATATCTTGAAGCATCTAATTGTGAACCAACTCCTGTACAAGTTCCTTGAACAATATTTACATAATCTGTATTATTACTAATTTCTCCAAATATTGCTGAATTATATGTATCTGATTCTAAATGTTTTGGAGTAATTAAACGAAATTTTTTTTGAGGTTTAATATCTATCGCATTTAATGATGTAAATGTTTTTTTAGAATTATCAGGAAATGTAACGTCTAATGGATTATTTTCATCAACATTAAATTCAATATGCGGATTATGAAAATATCCACCAGCTCTTAAATTTGTTCCTTTATTAGCCATAAAGATATTATAATCTTGTCTAAGTGTACCAACATTAAATTCATTTTCATTTTTACATTTTAATACTTGACACCAACCCATTGAAACGTGTGTTGAATATTTTGAAATTATTCTCCATTTAACTTGTTTAAAATTATATGGAATATATAAAATTTCAGTTGAAAATGTTGCTGGATTAATATAATGCATAACTCTATGCCATACTACGTGTTCGGCATCATTTTCATCAACAATAAGTATCGCAACATTAGTAGGAGTATAACCCCAAGTATCACCCCAAATACCTTTTCTAAATGAAAAAGAATAATAACCTGACGTATAAATTTCTGTTGGGGTATAAATTAAATCACAAGGGACTGCTTGAGTATTTGCTGACATCCAACCTTGATTTGATGTATCAACACGACCTCTAAATGCTTGCCACATTTGATTGTTTGCATTATATTCTGTTATATTATCACTTCCAGATACAGTTCCATTTTCATTTGAATAAGTTGTTCTATAAGTAATTAATTCTTGCATCCAAAATGGAGTTAATTTTACCAATTTATTTTTCTGATATTCTGTTTGAGTAAACAAATTTGGTTCAATTTCTCCTAAAAAGCAATATGAAAATCTTTGTCCAGTTACGCCAGCAGTTGGGTATCTTATACGCCAATATAAATATTTTACTTTATTTTCATTAAAAGTATATTCATAAACATTTGCAGGTGCTAATGATACTTCTGTTTGATTTAACATTTCAACAAATGTTTGCCCATCATTTGATGCTTCAACAACAAAATTTAAAGGTTCAAATGCTCTAACATTATCATACCAATCAATAACCCTTCTCAATATTCCTGTATAAGCCATTGGAACAGGGGTTTGTATTTGAAGATAAATGTTATCAGCTTTTGCGGAATACCATTCGCCTAATATTATTCCATTGAAAGCATTTAATACTGACCAACTACTATCATATTGTGAACCATTTGTTGTAATAACAAAACCATTACTATAATTTGATGTTAATAAACCTGTTGAGAAATTAGTTAAAGATAAATCGTAAGTTTTATTATAACCTTTATTTACAACAGCATTTTTTTCATAAGATATATTTAATTCATTTTTAACATCTTGATTAGAAACATATTCATAAGTAGTTTCATCCGTTGCTACTTTTAAATATTCATCATTATGATTGATGGTAGAAGGGATAATATCAATTGAATTAATTTTTAATTTACTTCCTAAAATTTCAGCCATTTAATAACCTTTAAAACTATACAAATATTTATTCATTGAAGAATCATTAAAAAGGTTTGAAGTTATTTATTAAATAACTTCAAAGGGGTTAATATGACTGATACATCAAAAATTAAAATGAATCGTATTGATGATGGTGTTGAACCAGGTGATTTAACATATTCATTAAGAACATATAAAAATGGTTGGCTTTTATGTGACGGTCAGGAAGTATCAAGAACTGATTATGTAGATTTATTTGAAATTATTGGAACAACTTTTGGCTTTGGTGACGGCACAACAACATTTAATGTGCCTAATTACAAAGGTAAATTTCTTCAAATGATAAATGATAATCAATCTTTAGGTCAGGAAATTGAAGCTGGTTTACCAAATGTAGATATGAGTGGTTCATTTTATTTAGTAGAAGCCCACGGTAGATTTATTGGCTTACAAAATAATACAGGCTCTATTTCAGGAAGTGATTCTGGAGCTATAGAAAATGCTAATGGTGGTGCTGATACAGGAAGTAATGCTCCACGTAAAATTATTATCAATGGTAATTTAAATTCATATAATTCAATTTATGGTAAATCAAATACCGTTCAACCACCTGCTTCAATAGTTAATTACTTCATTAAATATTGAGTTTATTTCTATTTATTAAATAGAAATAAAGGAGATAATTCAATGGATAGCAGTAAATTACCTATTTCTCGTGTTGACGAATTATTAACAAAACTTGAAGAAATTAATAACAATATTACTTCATTATCAAATAGAATAAGTGTACTAGAATCACATAAACATATTATTGAAACATATTCCAATGGAGATGATTGGTATAGAGTTTGGTCAGATGGCTGGATTGAACAAGGAAGTATCATAACATCTGGAACTAGTGCAACAGTAACAGTTCAATTGTTAAAAGAATTTACAACAACAAATTATGAAGTTTTATTTTCAGAATCAGACCCATCAAGCACATCTGACAATTCAAGAAATGCTACAATAAATAGAGGTACACGAACAACATCATCATTTTCTTGTTATCATAACCGTCATACTATTTGGTATGCTTATGGTTATTAAAAAAGCGGTCATTAAGACCGCCTTACAAATTCATAATGTTTTAAAATGTTTTCTGCATCCCAACAATTAAGTTTGATTCCAAAACTTTCTAATTCTTTTTGAAATTCTTTAACTTTTTTACCAAATTCATTATCAATAAATTTTAAAGTTTCTTCCAAATCAATCATAATCCCGTACAATCTAATTGTACGCTCAACATATTTTCTAATTTGTGTAGGAGAAAAAATTTCTTCTTTTTCTTCTTCTTTAATAAGTTGAATACCTTCACCATCAACATACAAGTAAAGGACATAACCTTTATCATTTGAATAAGGAATTTTTGTTGTAACACAGAAATTCTCTTTTTTATCCATTTTCTCCAAAGCAGTAACTCTACGAGTTTTAACATCACCAACATTTAATGTTCTGAAAACATTATTTCCATTGCCAAACCAACCACGATGTGTTTCAAACATAATTCCTTCATCATTATAAAAAATGATGTTAGTAACTCGTCTGCCATTCAAGATAAAAGGATTCCAGCAAATTGTTGTTGTTAAAGTGGTCATTTTTTATCTCCATATAAGTTAAAAACTGATGTTATATTAACACCAGTTTTTTATTTGTCAATAGGAAAATTTAAATAATATTAAATTTATTTAATAAGTTCTACTAAATCACTAAAATAATTTTCAATGTCAGAATATCCATAAGCGTGTCCATATTCATAAGCAAGATGGTAAGCATCATCTGCTTTAGGATTATCTTTTACACCATATTCTTCATACAAATCATTAATCCAAAGGTCACGCAATTGCTTTTCTTCAGCATCATATAAATCGGCTTGCTTTTTGGCGTTCTCAATAAAATTTTCTAATTCTTTTACTCTTAACTGTTGAGCAGGAGTTAATTCATTAAGTTTTTGTAATTTCTTAAGTTCAATACATTCATCATAAAATCTTGGTGCAGGTTTTAATGTATTTTTGTATTTTTCATAATTCAACATTTTATTTCTCCAATAAATTAAAAATTATATTTATTATATCATAATTTTTAATAATGTCAAGATTTTTGTAGAAAATGGATAACACTTTTCTACAAAATATTAAAACCACATTAGCCAAAAACCTACTACAAACCCTACTAATAATTCAGCTAATTGTGTAGCGACTGATGTCATTTTCCACGGTATTAATGGAAATATCCAAGGTTCTCGTTCATATAAAGTCCAACATAATGCATAAATGCTTGTTGTAATTAAGCCTAACCAAAGAATATTAAATGACCATAAAAATGGAATCATTAAGAATAATCCAATAGTATATCTTGTCCACATCCAAATAAAATCATAAAGAAAACCATACCAATGTTCTTTAGGAACTAATTTATTCGGAATGAACACCCACCAAACTTTTTGGTATCTATCTATTGTTTCTTGTGTTGGTATTCCTCTGCCTTCATCAAATGCTGGGCCGTGTCCTCGACTCCAAAATTCAAATTGTATAATAATTGACATTATTGATGCTATACACCAATCATATATTCCGTGAGAAATTAACCAAGAAGACAATGGTGTTGTCGTCCATATAGGATTAAGCATAAAGATGCCAAATAAAACAATTAAATTAAAAATAGTTTGTGTTCCACGAGAAGATAAAAATCTATATAACCATTTAGGTAATTTATCTTCCATAGTTCCTTCAATCCAACCACCATACCATCTACGCCAGATTGATTCAATAAAACCACTTATTGTTGAAAATAAAAAATGCATAATAAAATCCTTTTTTCTTTATTATGCATTTATTTATATAGTATAGATTAGTCTAATTTAAATTAGATTACCATTTCATTACCCAATCAACTAATTTATCTAAACATAATTTTAATGTTGCAAAAATAGCTGAACCAATTGCAGTAAAAACAAATGAAATTAATGCCATAGCAATTTTACCTACACCAGTTACAATTTCAATTAACCAATTATAGATTCCTGTAAAGAAACCAACAACTGCATTTTTTAAAATTGTAAAAGATGATGAACATACTTGTTTGATGCCTTCCCAAGCCTTAATTCCTTGTTCTTTTGTTTTATCACAAAATGATGTCCAAATTTCTTTAAATGTCATAACAGACTCCTTTTTAAGTTTATTATTTTAACTTATTTATCTGCAATTATTTGAGTAATATTTAATGAATTACATTTTGGACAACGCCAATTATCAATATCTTGAGTATATCCATTTTTTAAAACTTGAACAAATTTTCTATCTTTTAATTCTTGATAATCACAATTATTGCATTTTCTATTATATGTTACTTGATATAAACCATCACAATCAAGAACATCTGATATTATACAACTTTCGTTTTTCATTATTTTCCTTTGTTATTAATTGTAACATTTAGTCCATCAATATTGCCTTCATAATTTCCTTCAATAGTAACATTTGTACCATCTATATCACCTTTTACATTTCCAGCTACTTTAATAGATGTACAATCAATATCTCCATTAACATTACCATTAACTATTACAGAAGTGGCATCTATACCATCAACATCACTATTAATAATAATTATAGGAATTTCAGAAGAATCAAGCACAATATTATCATCAATAATAATTTTATTATTAACACCTCTAATATTTTTACCATTATACGTTTTATTACCAATTTGAATATTATTTTTTTCTTTACTTGAAATTCTAAAACTTTTAAAGTTACAATTTGTAAATGTACCACCTGCAAAATTACTTTCAAATTTATCTATACATTTATCCAATTTATCGAATTTATCGAATTTATCGAAACATTTATCAAAACTTGACATCATTTTATCAATAGTATTACCGATTAGTTTAAACATTTTATTTTTCCTCATTTATTAATTCATTTTCTAAATTATTTAAAACTTTTGAATAAAAATAATCATTATCAATATTCATTATTTCATTATTATCAATTTTATAACATAAATCTTTTAAAAATTCTGAAAAATTTCTATCATAAGAAATATTGTAAATTTTTTTCATATCTAATGGAGATACTAATGTACTACATTTATATGCCATCATCAATATTAATAATATTTGCTTTTTAGATAATCCTGCAAATATATTATCCATTTAACATCTCCTTAATTTTCTTAGATACATATCCCATATCACATTGACCAGAATAATTATTCTTAAAATATCCCATCAATTTGCCCATATCTTTCATTGATGAATAGCTATTATTTTCAATTTCTTGTTTGATGATATTATCAATTTCATCATTTGTTAATTGTGTTGGTAAAAATTCTTCAAGAATTGTAATTTCAGTATTAGTTGCATCAATCAAATCTTGTCGTCCACTTTCAATAAACATACCAAGTGCTTCTTTATCTTGTTTAATAATTTTTTGAATAACACAAAGAATATCTGCATCAGTTGGTGTTAAATTTTTTGGACGAAGCATAATTTCCATATTTTTAATTTCAGAGCGTAAAGTAGTTAAAACTTTCTTTCTCCAAAAATCATTTTCTTTAACTGCCTGCTTATAAGCGTTTAAAATTTTATCTTGCATTTCTGTTTCCTTATTAAAATTTATTGTTTGTCTTTTCCAAGTTAATGTATAACTAACAGGTTGACTTGGGTAATCTTTTACATTACCATTAGAAATAAATGTTATATTATTCATTTTGTCCTTTAATATCGTATTGTATAATTTTTTAATTCATTATTAGGCATTATAGGATAAGAAACCTGTTTCTTAACAATTTCTTTTTCATCTGCTTTCAAATGTTCTTTAATTATAATTAAATACTTTCTATTTTCAACAATTTCATTTTTTATTTGAATTATTTCGTTTTCTAAACGAATAAGTCTATTATTTAATTGTTCTTGACTATTTAATGCCTTATTAGCCGCATTATTAGCACCTGATGCTTCCAAATATGTAAATATTCCTGCATTTGCATTATATGAAATTAAACACATTAAAATAACTAAAAATATTTTTTTCATATAAAAATCTCCTTAATTTTTATAGTCTTCCAAAATTTTCATTAAAGTTTCACAATCAGGCAATTTACATACAATTTCTGATAAAGCATCAAGTTCCCAACAATAAAATCCCATTGTATTATCTAACCAAGTATCAATATAAAAATTACCTCTAGCATCTTTAACAATATAATTACCTTCTTCTAATTCAATATTATAATCATCAGGCATAGGATGTGGCATTTTAATATTTAGTTTTTGCATTTAGTATCTCCTTTTTATTTTCCTTGGTTTTTTTATATTTCTTGGCTTTTTATAACGATTTTTATAATCCCAAGATGGTTTAAAAAGATTATATTCCCAATCATTTATTTTTTGCTTTTTGATATAATCTTTATTACGCATTAATTTAAAATAATCCTTTTTAATTTTAATTGAAGGATTAATTAATAATTTATAATATCTCCAATTAGATTTACAAATTTTTCTTAATAACCATTCTTCAAGCTCATTTTGCCATAAAAAAGGATGACACCAACCTCTTTCAGTATGTCTATATTGATTTAATAATTCGATAGTATAATTAGAAGGATTAATTATCCATCTAACATAATGAATATTATTTCCTTTAATTAATTCTTTTTCTAATTCTTGAATTCTTAATTTTCTCTTATATGATAATTGAAACAATTCGTTAGCTCTTTTCATTTCTCTTATTAATTGTTCATTTTTCTTTTTAATTATTTCTTCATATTGAGCAATTACTTCTTTTTGCTTATCAATTAATATTTCAGCAAGAATTTTTTCCATACCTATCATTTGTCTTTATTCCAATCTTCAATAGCAATTTTAGCACAAGATTCCCAAGATGTTCCCCACAAAATCATTTCATTAGTTTTACCACAAACATTACATTTTACTGTTCCAAAATAAGCTGTTCCTACTGGAAACCAATTTTCTTTTTCTAGCATTATACCATCTTCATTATTATGGACAGTTGTTTTCTCTTTATTCATTTCTGAATAAAATTTTGGATGTTTACAACCACAAGAACAGGGTTTAATTTTAATTGGTGTTTTCATATATCTTCCCTTATATAACGAACCAATCCCGCTGATGCTTTTTCCATATCACCGTGATTTTTAATTAATGCTTTTTCACAGGCATAATAACATTCACCTGTTTTTTCCATTAATTTTGTTACCATTGGTACTGTTATTGGATATTCTTTAGTAAATAAGTTATTAATTCTAATAACTTCATTTAAAGTATTTGTTAGTTCTGCAATTTTCTTTTCAGCGTTTTCTAATTTGACATATAAAATATCAATATCATAATTACACATTATTTTATTCCTTTTTATAAATAAAAAAACTCCTTGTATAACTGGTATTATACAAAGAGTTGCAATATTGTCAAGTCTTTTTTAATACTTTTTAACGATGCTCCAATTACGCTGATTAAATAAAGTTACTTCATCAAACATTTTCATATTTGCTTCTTTAACTAATTGATTAGCTTCTTCAATGGAGTTAACGCCACGTTCAGAATACAAATTACCTGTTTTTAAAACAAATTTATCTTTGTAACCAAATCTTAAAACGAATTTAGCAATTTTAGACATCTTATTAACCTTTCATTGTTGTTTTTGATAAGGTTAATATAACATATAAAAATTACTTGTCAATAGGAAAAATAAAAAAAGTGTATACGACTTTCACAAGCAGTAATACACTTAAAATGAAAAAAATTAGTTGCAAAAATTATTTTTTTCGCTTACGATATTCATTTATTTTAAATTTTAACCACATATAACCTGTCATAATTAACAGTAATATGGGTAAAATAAACCACCAAATAGATATTTCTGGATATTCATACATCATACAATCCTTTGAATGACCTTTTTCCAGAACACTATTACAAAACGGACACTTTTCTTCTGGGTACTTATGAACTTTTGAATCCATTAGAAGCACACAATCTTTTGATTCAAAAGGCTTACCGTTATTAACGTGGTACATCTGAAAAATTAAACTATCTTTATTTTCCATAAAACACAGTAATTAAGTTTGACATAATAATTATTTTTAATTCTTTTTTATTTACCAATATCTATCGAAATAATATTCTTTACAGCCAATTAATTTTTTAGAATTAACTTCCATCAATCCTTTTTTAAAATTTCTTCTGGCTTTTCTTTTGGTAATATATTTTATATATTTTCTTGAGCCATTGGAAATATCATAATATTTAGAATCTTTACTTAATGTTGCCATTATAATTCCTTAAGTCTATTTAAAATTACTTTTAAATTATCCTTTTCTGAATCATCTAATGGACGAGTTATGTAGTCATTAAAATCTATTTCAATCCATTCACCAGTATCAGTTTGAGTATAAACTACATCTAAAAAAACATCAATATACATAATTTTACGACTATGATATGTTGGAAAAATAAAATTTTCATAAATATATGCTCTTTGACCATTATTATCCCAAACTTTTTTCCAACCATCAGGACATTTAATATCTGTTATATTAATGAGATAATTTTGATTTTTTTGTATTTTATATTCTCTCGTAATATAATAAAGTAATTTTCTTGCTTTATCAATTGTTTCTCGACTAACAAGAGAATCAAATTCATATAAATTATTTAACTGTTCTGATTTCATAACAATATTTCCAATCTTTTATTTAATTATTTATTGAATATTTTTTCTTTCCATTGATGTTTTCTTTTAGAATTTCTTTTCCAAGATTTTTTTTCGTGCCAAGCCATTGCTTTATCATCATTATAAGGGTTAAGTTTTAAAATGTATTCATTTGAATATCCTTTAACTCCAAATTCTTTACAAATACAATTTAGCTGTTGAATTTTTTTAAAATTACTTTTTTTACGAATATAAGGAAAATTCCATTCTACTTCTTCATCTAATTTAGAAATGTACTCTGTAATTGATTCCCAAGGATACCTATGACAATGATGGTATCTTTTAGCTGTTTTTCTATAAAGCCATTTAATTTTATCTTTGTTCATTTGACATCTCCTGTAAGTATTAACTTACTTGATGTCATTCTCCTCTTTAGTCATAATTTTTCTCCAACTTTTATTTAAATAGCCAACAAATAGCATATAACCATTCTTTAATTTCAAACCATAAATCTTTAAACATTTTTCACCACCACAAATGATTAATTTTTTTACCAAACCAATTATTAAAATTTTCTAAACAAGCTGTATATGCCCATAAATTATGATAAGATTTGTCATTTTTAATTTTATTTTCATTAATATCAAATTCTTTAATAAATTCACTTGTTAAATATTTGTTAATTGGAAAATTTTTATTATCATCCATATATTTAATAAGCATTTCCAACTCATAAATTTTTTCTTTTAACTCATTATCCCATTGTTCAAATGTTTCATAACCACAAGGATAACCACAATTTAATTCTTGAAATCTTTTAAATCTTGGTAAAAACCATTGATAAAAAGTTGTATCTAATGACCAAGTATCAGAATCATCCCATCCTCTTATTATTCTTTGGAAAAATCTTCTAATTTTTCCTCTCCACATAGATAAATTAAATAAATTATGTAAAAATCTATATAAAAAACGAGGTAATATTTCATAAAGAATATCATCAAACTTTTCTTTAATTTTATCCCATTTAGATTCATCATCACAATAAATGACTTCTTGTTTAACTTTTTGTATGTCTGACATTTATATTACTCTCAAAATAGATTATTTAATTTTTGGTAGCTCGTGAGGGACTCGAACCCCCAAACATCTGTACCTAAGACAGACGGCTATGCCAATTCGCCTAACGAGCCATCTGGGGTGAACGGTGGGATTCGAACCCACGATGTTTCTAATGTATTAGAGCCACAATCTAACGCCTTCGACCAACTTGGCTACGTCCACCATTGTTAAAATATTTATAGAAATCTTCCTATATCTCGTGGCATTTCAATTTTAATATGTTCATTATCCATAATTTCCATATATCTTTCAAAGATTTTATCATAATCAAAATTATGAGGACATTCCATTAATATACCAATTGTATGACTTGAAATATTAAAAATATTACCTTTTAATTGACAACCTTTTAATTCAGAAATTTCTATAAGTGTTGCAAAATCATCAATTGAATATTGATAACTTGATGCAATAACATATTTTGCATTAGCTTCACTTATGGAAATACATAAAACAAGTGTAATTAATGTAATCCAAAAAATCAATATTTTTTTAACAAACATAACTAACAACCTTTACAAAATCTTTCCAATTAGGATTTTCAAAACCCATATATTCAAGTTCATCTTCATCAAATTTTGTATATGCTTCTTCCATTTCAGTTGCATTAAAAAATAAAGTATGATGAGTTTTAACAACTTCAATAAATTTTTCATTAGCGTTTTTATTACACCAATTAAATCTATCCCATTTTTTATTTTTAAAATCGTAAATCCAAGTCCAATGAGAAAAACCATAAACCATTATTAGATAATTTGACATTTTAGAAATTCCTTTCTATTACTTCAATAAATTTACGAACATAATGCCATTCTTTAACCTTTGACCATTCAATTTTATTTTGATTAGTCGTTAATACCCATTGTTCTTCATTCTTAAATTTATGCTTAAGACTTGAATTATGGATATGTTGATGATTACCAACAAATATTTGTTTATCAATTGTTTTAATCACAATTGGGTCTTTTCCATAAGGCATATCTTGTTGTGTGTACCATTTCATAATTTTTCTCCATTAACCAATAGAATCATTAAAAATAATGAAAAAAATTACGCAAGCAAAGAAAAGATAAATCATTGTTATATTCCTTTAATTGTTTAAGATAAGGTCAATATAACATAAAAAAATTAACTGTCAAGAAAAAAATCGGATTTTTTATTTCCGATTTTTTTCTTTTGTTATCTGATAATATTGAATCATTTGTTTATAATTATTCATCTTTTTATTCAATGGCATCATTTTTGTTGTATCCGAAAGAAATAATGCTGGCAAAGCATCTAAATCAGTTTGCTGTTCTTTTGAATATGATTTATAAAAATCATCTGTATGAAATTTTGATAACATTTTTTTTGTTGTATCTAAATCCTCATATTTAAAAGTATAATAATTATTTTTCAATACTGTTTTATTTTTTATCAATGTATTTTTAGATATTAAATTAATAATATCATCCTTTTCTCCATTCATTTGACCAACAATAAAATCAAATGGTTCATCATTAATCATTGACATTACACCATACAAATAATTATTTTCACTTATTTCTTTTGTACTAACATAAAATTGCATTTTCATAAAAATTATTCCTTATTTTTATTTAATTCATTATAGTATTTTTTAATATAATAACTGAATGCTGTTGCTTTATCATTAGCTTTTAATATTGATGTTGCGGCTAAAGTTCTCACAGGAACAGGAAATTGAAACCCATTCATTGTTGAATACCATAAAGCACCATCACGATAAAAATCAAATTTAACTCTCATATTATCATTTAAAATACTTTTCAAATTTAACATTTTCATATCCTTTTTTACAAAAATAATTTAACAAGAAAGAAATCAATCCTTCTTGTTAAATTAATTAACACTAAACTCCAACTTATATTTTAATACTTATAATTAAATTTTTTGATTGGAATTTATTAAGTTAAAAATAAATCTACCCATTTATTAATTGAACCTAGGAATATTAACAAACTTATCTGGTCAATTCCAGAAAGATAATTGTGCTGTATTTAAACTCATCAATATCTAGGCGGTTAATCTTCGTGGACTAACGAGAAGCATTTATTGATGTGAGTAGCAGAGGGGGGCAAGTCTAACCTTAACCAATATACCCATACTACTCATTAAATAAGAAGCCTATCGGGTTTGTTTATTATATTTATTTAATTATTTTTCAATTTCAGTAATATAATTAAATACTTTATCTGAAAAACCATTAATATGTTTGTAACCATTATTGTAACCAACACCTTTATTATATGGTGCAACATTAATAATGTATGCATTTTTAATAACTGCGTTGTGTGGCATACCCATTGTTTGCTCATCAGTAATAACAATTAATCTATCGTAATGAGCTTTTTCAACTGTACTAATAGCATCCCACATATAAGTTCCACTATGGTATTGTGATTTATCAATAGCTTCTGCTAAAGCAAATCCTCTACGATTTGGAATGAATTTGACTTCATTAGAGAATGAGTAAATATCAACATTTTCACACATTTCACGACCAATCATCGCTAATGCATTTGCATAATTTAATCTTTCTCCATCCATAGAACCTGACACATCTACTAAAATTGCAGTCTTACCATTCAAAGAAGGTTTTTCAAAGCAATTTAAGAATTTCTTTTCAATTTCATTTTCCAATGATGGATTTGTATTTGCCGCTCTAATATAATCAATTGGCAATAATCTACCATTTTTAATATTATTAATACGGTCAACCAATGTGTTTTTAGAAACACCTGCATCCAACATACCACGAATATTTTTCAAAAGAGCCATATCAGGTAATTTATTAGTTTCAATCAAATCCAACCAAGCTTCTTTTTTCTTTTCTTTATCAGAACCAGCGGCAGAAAGAAGAACTTCCCAAGTTTTTGGAGTTTCTAAAGTTCCTTTAACCAACTTATCAATAGCTTCAGTTACTTGTGGATGACAAATGTTTACAATATCAACCAATTTGTAATTAGCATCACGATTCCATTTAGCCAATTGATATTCATCAAATTTAGTAATAGCAATAGCCATAGCTTTTTTCATAGCATTTGGAATAGGTGCATTTGCTTGGTCTTTACGATAAAGAGAAAGTAATTCTCCCATATCATCTGGTCTTGTAAGAATAGATGCAATAACATTCTTATCAATAGTTTTACCTGCTTTATAAATTGCAACAATCATCCACAATGGACAATGACGTAATCTCATATCAAATTTTACAGTTTTCAAAATATCAATTACATCATCATAATGACCTTTATCAATACAATTTTTAACTAAAGAGGTAATTCTGTCAGCAATTGATACACCATCTTCATAGAAGTTATCTTCCCAAAGCAAACAAGACATTGTTGCTCTTTTCAATTCTTCTAAATCACTAATATGAGATGCTTTACCACCTTCATTAGTGTAAATTGCTGGTTTCTTTTCAGCTTTATTTGTTTTCATTTTTCAACACTCCATAAGTTAATTTTACATTGTTTTTATAACATTTTTAGTTTTATTAGTCAACTACTTTTTTTATCTTTTTTGACCTAAATTTTCTTTAATCATTTTAGTTTTAAGTATTTGTTCTGCACGATATTTTTCTTTATTTTCTAATATTCTTTCTTTAATACTTTTTTGTGAAAAATATTCATTGAGCATCTGTGTATCGTGATTATTATCAATATCAGCTAAAGTCCATTCTTCATTATAATCCATAATTTATTAATCCTTATAATTAATTTATTCTGTATATTTAAACATTGTCGTGGCAAATGTCATTTGTTTAGGTTTTTCTCTAAACATTCCTAATTTATATATTTCTTGACCAACAGCATATAAAACACCGTTTTTAATTCCTACAAAATCTTTATTTAATGGATTTTTATCATTATTTATTTTCATAATAATTTCATCATCATTAGCAAAAAATTTCTCATCAGGTTGCAATATAATTTTTGCACATTCATAACCTAATGAACAAGGAGAATAGACAAACAATGTCATAGGTTGATGTTCATCTTCATTTGTAATATAACTCATTCTAACCTCTTTTTACGTTTTTTATTAATATACTTCATTTATAGATGATTTGTCAATAACTTATATAAAAAAATACCCAAGAACATATGTTCTTGGGTGCAAAATTGAACTGGTGAAGAATAGTAAATTAGGTATTAATTACAACAGGAGTTGAACCTGTAACGTTTGATGTATTAAATCAATGCTCTAACCATTAAGCTATGTAAACCTAATTAATCACTATCACCAAATATTTGTTAGCAAAGAACATAATAAAGGATTATTTTTTATCGTTGCTCTACCAATGAGCTACAAATAATATATTTCAATTACTTGATTGGATTCGAACCAATTACCAACGGGTTACAAACCTATGTAAATCCTTTTCTCACTATTGCTAAAATAGTTTAAATGGTAAAGAATAATTTTAAAGAATTTCTTGTTTTGGCAGACAATAATCAGTTATCTATGTAATTCTTTAAGTCACTATTACCATACAAAATTAAAAAAATGCTCACATAATTTTTTATTGTACAATTATTATAATTTAATGCAAAGTTTAAACTTTGACCCATATTCGCTGTACACACAAAGTGTCTTTAGCGGGGGAGCTTATTAAAAATTGAATTGGTGCCTTCGCCCCGACTTGAACGAGGAAATGGTCGATTACAAATCGACTGCTGTACCATTGAGCCACGAAGGCATAATTTATGGCGGAAGGTGAGGGACTCGAACCCCCAAAGCAGTTACGCCCAGCCGATTTCAAGTCGGTGTCTTCATCCAGCCAGTTACCTTCCATATTATTATTTATATAACATTTATAATAAAATGTCAAATAATTAAATTTGTGAAAGAACATTTTATTAAGTTAAAATTACAGTAGGAATCGAACCTACAATACTTTGATTTCAAGTCAAATGCTTTAACCACTTTAGCTATGTAAACCTAATATCTCACTATTCACAAAAAAGTATTAATTCGAAGAACAATCTATAAGATTTTGTAAATGTCAGATTAAAAGTCTGGTCTATGTAAATCTTATACTCACTATCGAAAATTTTTAAATAAACAGAAGAAAATTCATTAGATTGTAAACGCCACCCTTTTGGCATTTTTCCTTTTTATATGAAAAAATATAGAATCGAACTATGTAAATCTAATAATCACTATCTGTTTGTTTAAAAAGGCAGAGTTTTTAAACAGAACGACTGCCACAAACTGTTAAAATTAAATTATTGGTTGGACTCCTGACTACCAATAAGCCCCTCATACGACACATTATTCAGTCACACCCACAAAGGTTAATTACTCCTTTGCTTAATGGATGGGGAGAATGACTACTCCCAACCAGATACAGCCATCAGACCTATTCATCTGTACGATTTGTCTGGTTCTTACGTCACTCACGGTTAGCCAACCGTGGCTATTTCAACCTTATGATTCGTATTACTCACAACTACCTTCAAATCTTTTCAGATTATCCAGCATACTCTTATGGGCAGGCTACCCATTGTTTGAGTTACAACAATTTAATTTATTATGCCGTCCATACGTCTATGGAATTTGAGATTTTTTTATTTTATCTTAGTCGCTTATCTCTCCGACTAAATCATTCACGACATAATTTATCTTCATATATTAAAAGAAAGATTTTACTTTCATTGCCTTAAAAAGGCATCCTATTGGTCTTGCCAACCAATTATTAAATGATTTTAATATATTACTTAAAATTAAAATATAATTAAATATATCATAATAATTAACATATGTCAATATATTTTTTACTGATTTATCATCAAACCTAAATCATCTTTAGGAAAAAAACTCTTTAACCTTGTTAGATAAGGCGAATCTTCTTAACGACTTGTTATTTCTACTCATATATTTCTAACAGAGGGGCGTTTTTTATTTTCCCTTTTGTTATAACAATTAACATAATATTTTTTATATGTCAATAATTTTTAAAATGCATACTTCCACATATCATCAGTATCAATAATCTTTTTAGTTAAAGTAACCTGATATTCTTCATTCTGATACACATAAGTATTTTTGTTAGATGATACCATTGTAAGCAATGATACTGGAAAATAATCAGTAACTGTTTTAACATTATTATCTTCATCATCATCAGTTTCACAACTAAGCTCACAAATTTTAATATCTTCGTCTTCAACAACATATTTATTATCATCTGCATTTGATGTTTTAGCTCTATAAATCCATACTGATTCTTCCTCTGAAGATAATGGATTTACCCATAAAGATTTTTCAAATTTTATAATTTGTTGATTCTTTAATGGCTTAATTGATACAGTATATTTTGCATATAAAGATTCTGGAGTTACATTAAGCATTTTAACAACATCTAAAGGAGTTTCATTATAACGATTAACTTCTTCAACAATTGCCTGCAAAATATCAAAGGTAAAATCTTTAATCATTTTACGAATACTAAAAATTTGAGAAATATATGATTTATTATTTAATTTTTCTTCACAATATTCTTCAATTGCTTTTTCAGTAATTCCTTTAAATTCCAATTTATAAAAAATTCTACCAGGTCTATTCTTCATCAAATCTGAAATATTACTATCATCATTACAAGTAAAAATGAATAGCTTTTTAGTTTGAAATAAACCATCAAGCAATGAAAGTAAACCATTCTGTGGGTTCTGCAAATCATCTTTTTTATTTGATTGATAAATTTTTTCAAATTCATCAAAAATAATGACACAAGGTTCATTAATCGTTTGAATTAATAAAGATAACTTTGTTGGACTAAATATATCATTAATAATTATTGTTGGATAATTATCTTTTAAAAGTTTATAGGAAATATACTTAGCTAAAAATGTTTTTCCTGAACCTTTTGCACCATTTAAAAGAACTCCAGTATTATTAGGTCTGTCTTTAAATGTTTTAATAATTCGTTCAGATTGGAATTCACATTCTCCATATATTTTTTCAGGTTTTACAAAATCTGCTGTTCTTTCTAAAAACAATTCACCTGTTAATTCATTTTCTTTAACCAAATATGTTCCTAATGGAATTTCTGGTTTAATATTGATTTCATCTTCGCCAAAAATTCTGACGATATTATTATTTATAATGTAATTTGTCATTAAATTAATATCCCACAAGTTAATAATGAATGGTAGCAATGTCAAGAATTGAACTTGAAATTACTGAATATGAGTCAGTCGTGATAACCTTTTCACTACATTGCCATTATAAACAGGAAGTTACTTATAACGCCATTTACTTCCTAAAGGTTTGCGGATAGCACGACTATTTAGTTTAACGAGGTATTTGAGCTATCTTCGTACCTACCAGTAAAAAATTAAATTATATAAATAATTTAAAATTTCATTTTTCTCCCTTTTTTCCAACCTTTCTCTAACCAAGATTGTAAATTTTCTTTTTTAATAGATTTATTTTCTTTTAATTCTTCATTATAAATCCAACATTTTCCATAATTGGAATTTCCTTCACCAGCTTGTTTAATAGCATTTGCTTTACCAATTTTTATTTTTGATTCAATTGTATGTTTTTTCCCTTTAAATGGATTATTATGTAATTGGTAATATAATTTTAATCCATTAGAAATTTTTAAAGAAAATTCTTTTGCATATTTTTCATCATTTTTAAGTTTTTCAGCAGATATTTTATACTGATTCGATTTATTATTTAACTTTTGTGAATTTATATATTTAAATCCATTCCAATCAGTATATTTATGGACATAATCCCATCCACCTTGACCACCTAATTTAATATTATATGTATCTAAACGAACAACAAATTCTTCATCAACAATTTCTGCTTCTTTTTCATTCATTTCTTCTAATGAATTACATTCATATAATATTTCTTTTGTAAATTTATCTATACCATATTTTTCAATAGCTCTTTTTATTATTTTTCCAGAACCCATATAATCATCATCTTTATTTTCCGTTTGATGTTTTCCAATATAGATTTTATTATTTACATTATTAGTTATTTTATAAATTAGGTAGTACATTATTGAACCTTAAATATTTATTTTTCAATAATTAAGCAAATTGGTTTCATTCAAATTGAATTACTTATATCTATCACCACGTAAAGGTTTTGCTTTTGTTAGATGTTGCGGGAGGGGGATTCGAACCGCCCGACCTCCTGGTTATGAGCCAGTTAAGCTACCTCTGCTCTATCCCGCATTAAAATAATCACTTAACGAATGATTTATGAAGATTATCCAATCTATCGGATATTTTCTACATAGTCAAAATATCAAATTATTCCTCTAACATTATTAACCATATATGATATACACGAACTTGTTAGCAAACGATTTTATATCAATGGTTGTTGCAACACTTTTTCTTATTGAAAAATTATAAAAGTCATCAGACCCATTCGTTAATTGGGAGCGACCCATAAATTAACTGGCTCACCACACGTTATACGGCTGTATGGATATTGTCTGAACCAAATTTCAGTAATATAATGGGCTTCAAACCTTTTCAAATACCGTCCTTTATCTTTAACAAGATTGATAGAATTGAACTATCTAGCATTTGTTCCATTTTATATATTTCTGAAAAATTTTTTAAAATGGTTCTCTGGATGAGACTTGAACTCACATAAAGACACGGTTTATAAGACCGCCGCTACAACCAGTTTAGCTACCAGAGAATAAGAAAAATGAGTTTTTATACTGAACTCTAACAGCCGAACATTTGTTACAAGCGTTCGATTCTCGCTACTCTATCGCATTTATCTTGCAAATATAAAATATTCAAGATTTACTCAATTTCGATTAAAAATATTTTTTTAATTACTTCTTTTTCTTTTTCTGATTTACCATTTCAACTGGTCTTTCAGTTTTAACTTTTGTATTACATTTTGGAGCTTTACCAACATTCTTAGAAATTCCATTAATTTTATATGGTCTTAGCTTCCATACTTGATTCATATGTTTATTAAATTCTTGTTCTTTCTTTTTAAGTTCTTTTTCTTCCTGTGTAAGAACTTTCTTTTCCATTGGCATTTATTTTATACTCCCACAAAAAATTAATTTTAATTTGGTAGGCTCGGTGAGATTCGAACTCACAAACCTCTCGCTTATCAGGCGAACGTGCCAACCATTAACACCACGAGCCTATTAAAAACTATATTCACGTAATAGTTATTGAATCACCACGAATCATTTATAACAATGATTAAATAAGGTTTCAACACGGTTTTCCTTCCTTCAATATTTTTTATCACGATGTAATATCAAATTCACCGATAATTTCACTCTAATTATGAACGCTATTTTCTAACTCTAAAATAGTAAAAGAATGTCTTTTTTGATTTATAGGAATCACATTTTAACCTAAATTTTTTAACCATCTTGTCGTAATGGTATGGGTAATCAGCCACGCAATACAGTTTTTAAATTTACGAAATGTCCGTATTGTGACATTATAGTTCTGGATAACTACAAACCAAATATCGTCTCGTGATATTCTAACGCCATTATGATTGTGATTTAAGGACTAATGGTAACTCCTTATGAACTTAATATAATATATTTAATTTATATTGTCAAGAACTTTTTTTGAAAAATTATTTTTCAAAATGGCGGAATGTAGAGGATTTGAACCTCTGCGAACATTACTGCTCCTAACTGTTTAGCAAACAGTCCCCTTCACCAGACTTGGGTAACATTCCATTAACATTGTTAAGATTAACGTACTTAACATTGTTTCAGTATTCACGAATAAAACTTTAATGTTTATATTAAATGCTTTAAGACAAACTTAATATAACTCAAGGATGTTTTATTATACCCTGTTGATTTCAGGTTTTTGGGAATTCCAAAACTTTGACATATCTAACAAATAACCAACAAACCAATACTTTTTCACGATAGTATTCCTCAACGTGTTACTTCATAACAATAGCTGTTTCATTTACCTGAATGGGGAATAACAGTCATAACCCCAGTTAAAAAATGGCTGGAAAGACTGGATTCGAACCAGTATGAACGGAGTCAAAGTCCGCTATCCTACCCTTAGATGACTTTCCAATATAACTTTATTATATAATTTATTTTATTTATTGTCAAGATATTTTTTGGTACTCGGTGACAGGTTCGAACTGCCGACCCCCGCTGTGTAAAAGCGGTGTTCTTCCAACTGAACTAACCGAGCATTTGTGATGAAAATTGGAGTTGAACCAATGACTTCTTACTTCCTCTAACGGTAATACCTTTGTTTAGCTTTCACTTTCAAACTAAAAGTCTAGGTCTATTACTTTCAGACGTGTACACCGCCACACCGTTTCATCATTTTTTATAAATGGCACACCCAACAGGACTCGAACCTGTAATAAAAGTTTAGAAGACTTTGGGTTTGTCCAATTAGCCTATGGGTGCAATTAAATTTACATATTGGTGGGTGCAGAGGGACTCGAACCCTCATCATACTGATTAAGAGTCAGTTTCTCTACCAATTAAGTTACACACCCAAATTAATTATATACATAGAAAAAGGAATTGAATTTTAACCTTCAAAATTCAAACAACCTAAAACCAATATCACTCGGAGCTTTTATCAATTTTCGCCATATCTACACATATATTATTAAAGGCTTTCCACCTTTATCGCTGGTTTGGTCATTCTATGTTCGATGACTGAACTTTTTACCAACAGGAAAGTATAAATACAGGAGTTCCCGCTGAACCTTACGGAATTTGGTACCACAGACTATTGATATATGTCTTGACCATTTAGGTATTTGCTTTCTTGATTTTTTACCGAAAACATTAGGCATATATCTCATTTTTATTTAATTTCACATTTAATACAATATGAACTAAATTCATCAAGTATATCTCTATTAATATATAAATATTTTCCATTAGATAATTTTGTTTTTGATGTATGTGCTTTAACAATGAAATATGTATATCTTTTTCGATTTTTCTTTAGCTTATTAACTTTTTTAACATTTTTATAAAGCTGTTTAACAATTTCTTTAGCTTCATTTAATGAATAAGTTGATGCAAAAGTATTTAAAAAGCATTCATTCATATAATAAAAAGAATAATTAATTGTATTATCTTTCATCTTGTATGCACCAACTACAATATATTTCTTTTTATATTTCATTATTAAAAATCCTTCTAATAAATTTGGTGGGGAATACCAAGGTTTTACCTTGATTATATAATTATATCGTGGTTATATATCAAATCAAACAATTGTTTGAAATACCATTGACAATTATTTTTCACTATCATTAAAGTTGTGTATTTCTACATTAATGATTCATTAGATTCTCCATATATTAATAAATTACTACCAATAAATTTTACTACACACAAAAATTACATTGTTTCATTTATTAAGTGTCCTAATCTTAAGCTGTTGATTTATCACTATTTGATAGATAAAAATATAATATCGAATGATAATATTCCCATAAAATAAAAAATGGCGGTGTATAAGGGAATCGAACCCTTGATTTCCGATAGACAGTCGGGAGTTTTACCATTAAACTAATACACCAAAAATGTTGGGGGACCTTCCTTTATTTAAACATCGGACCACCCCCTCGCCCGTAAGTCCTTTACAAAGTAAAGGCAAGGACAGATTGAATATTAAAACGCTATTTTTAACTTAATACATTATCGGTACATATTAAGTTTGGCGTACCACAAGTTACCATTTTTCCATATGATTTATCCGATATATCATATCATAAATTCGCACTTGATTTCCGATAGCAACCAAAATTGGTGACCCCAACGGGATTTGAACCCGTAATCTTCACCTTGAAAGGGTGGTATCCTAACCATTTAGACGATGGGGTCATTTAAATGTTTATAATATTAAATTTATAAATTACTGAATTAATCTTGCGGTTACTAAACCATATAATTGAGTAATGGTTGATGCAATATTATCTAATTCAGAATTTATACCTCTTAATAAATTTAATTTTTCAACATTTACTAAAAATGTATTCATCATTCTTGCTAATTCTTGATACATCATTAATAAATTTTCAGAAGAAGCAGTAAAAGACTGTCCTTCATATTGAGCAGATAATGCAATTAAATTATCTAAATCATCAATATCTTTTCTTCCAAGACCCATATAATATTGTTCAACAATTGTATCAATTTGGTCATCATCAATATCATCATAAATTCTATCAAATAATAAATGGTCAGACATAAATGTTGTGCCAACAGTTTTCCAATGATATTTTTTAGCAGTATTTTTTATAGCTTTAAATAATGCTAATATGTCAATTAATTTCATTTTAATACCTCATAAATTATATAAGATATTTATTTAATATAAAAAGGCTTACGTACCTTTTTGAGAATGACCAATTCTACGCTATTGTTAACCAAGTACAATAGATAAACTGGATTTCCATTGGGTTAAAGGTCGAAATCTTAAACCTTATCAATAATGGTTTTTATCATATATTGGGTTATCTAGCTACCAATATCTTATCTAATACCCATTTTGAATATTATAAAAAATGCAATCCGTTTTTCGTTTTGTTTATCATATGAAAGGTGAAACGGATAAACGACCACCTAACCCATCTTGATTTATGCAGTTATGTATGCAAACGTTGATAAAGGGTGTCATTCACGTATACAGATAATTCTTAAACTATCAATCACTAATTCTTTGATTAGAGTCAGAAAATTTTGTTAAATACTTGTCATAATTAGGCATTAATTTCATTACCTAATTATCAAGAAAGAAATTTGTTATTTTTCTTATACATTATTGATTATAAAGGAATCGAACCTTTATTTTTCCCAAGGGAATGTCTTACCATTAGACGAATAATCAATGTATTTAACTACAATAATAAAAAATGGTAGGTGCATCGGGAATCGAACCCGAATCTACAGCTTAAAAGGCTGTTAGTCTAACCGTTGACTTATACACCCATAAAAATCTTCTTATAGAAGTGCTGGGGTTCTACCATTAAACTAATGTATATAATTCAATAACACGTTCTTATTAAATTTGACATATCATTACTATTTAAATCTAATACTATAATAGTAATTTTTAGGATAAGATATACATATTGGATTCGAACCAATATTGCCAGCATTTTTATAAAAAGAGAGAGATAATATATTACCTCTCCCGATACTAAGAATATTTTTACTCTTGTTGTATGAAAAACAATGAAAGGAGAACAACAATTTCAAAATTTTAATTTAACGCAGTTTTTTAAAACGGTTTATTTTTTTAGGACTTCTAAGAGATTAACAATTAAATTGCCCTACCGAGGTTATTTCCTACATCTACCTTAAGCGTTAGTAGTTCGGCATATAATCTGCATATTATTACCTTTAGTTGATTCTATCTTGCTCACTTATTTAATCAACTTATTTAATTTACTATACTTCAATTAAATCATTTTAATATTAATCTTTAGTTTCAGAATTGTCTTATGTCAAAAACTGCAATTCTTACTTACATCCTGAACCACGAGAAGGTAATTAATTAAATCAGGACACGCATCAATAGATGGAAGTTAAGTTGCTCCTGCCCCAAAAGCTTAACTTCCAACTACCAAAACTTTTAAAATTAAGAAGGAACATAACAATTGATTATCATTTTACGTTGCTCTACCAATGAGCTACCCACCGTTAAATGGTCGATGGGGAAAGAATCGAACTTTCTACACACGGATTTCCAGTCTATGTAAATCAATTTCTCACCATTCTTAAAAATTTTGAAAAAACAATAATGGAGATTCGGGTGGGAGTCAAACCCACTAAACACCGTTTTGCAGACGGGTACATTAATCGTTCTGTCACCGAACCATAAAAGTATGGTAGTTTATTTGTTAATTTAGTAACTACCACTCAAAAACTAAAACTTTGAATGTTCCTTTTCATAACATTGACATTTTCTATCCAACGACCATTTATTTCTATGGCAAGAACCCTGTTGAAGTACAGATGGGTTAAACTATCTGTATTACTCACTAGCTTTCATACAAATTTTTTATTAAATATTGGCTCTCCGTTAGGGACTCGAACCCCAAACCTATCGGTTAACAGCCGATTGCTCTAACCATTGAGCTAACGGAGAATAAAAATGGTGAGCGATTTACAATTACTCCTTTAGAGCGAGTGACGCTCGGCTTCTCTTTTCAATATATATTAAAAACATCTTCACCTAATGTTGTGGATTAGTCAAATCAGGAGTTGTCTACCTAACTGGTGAGATTTATTAATAACGCTTAAAATCTCAAACGGCGATACCCTTATCTAACGAAGCGGCTGACTCCGAATGCTTGTGACTAACGGTATGCATTTACCCATTTTTATGATAGTTTTCACCTATCACAAATCTTTTTAAAAATTGGTGGACACAGGTGGGAATCGAACCCACGACATCCTGCTTGCAAAGCAGGCGTTCTCCCTAACTGAACTACTGGCCCAAGAAACTCGGCGTTCCAAAAAGGTTATTATCCTTTATTCTACTAGCTAGTTAGAAACTATTGGAACATTTAATTTATTAAAAATGGTCGGGTAGGCAGGATTCGAACCTGCGAGTTCTCTTGCTCCCAAAGCAAGCGGGGTAACCAAACTCCCCAACTACCCGAATAAAATTGGTGGCACCCCTCGGAGTCGAACCGAGTTATTCTGTTCTTCAGACAGACGCATCAACCGTGGTTGCTAGAGTGCCATTAAAATAATGGTGCAGAGTGATGGAGTCGCACCACCCGAGCCAAAAGGCAACAGATTTACAGTCTGTCCCGCTACTCCTACGGTATAACTCTGCATTAAAAAAATCTTTGATAATCTTATCGTAATTATCGTGAAGAACTGTTGCTAAAATCGCCGAAGGTTCTAACGTATTCGGTAGAGACCCGAATATCTTGTTGCTCAAATAAATTTATATAAATGGTTAATAAACTAAAAAGTGTCCATACCTAATCTTTTCGCATATGGTCTATGGAATTTAAACTCCGTTCATTTCATATTACTTTCACTTACATCTATGTCGTTTATCGCATACTTATAATATTACTTTTATGAGTTCCACATTATTAACCACTTATATAAATTGAGGGGTTTTTGCTATCTCCCTCTAACCGTTCTCTATATCTGCTGTTACACCATATAGTCGTCAGGTTATCCCTTGGTGATTTAGATTATTTGAAGTTTATCAAGGAGCAAGGTCTCCATTTTTTCTTTTATAACAAGAACTTTCGTTCTTTATGTGTTCTTTATAAACTATTTAATTTTGTTTGTCAAGAACTTTTTTAATTTATTTTTGAAAGATTTTTCAACTTATGTTTTCAATTTCTTTCAATGTTTGTTCTTATACATCATTTATTTTTTAATGTCAAGAACTTTTTTAATTTATTTTTATTAAAAAGAAAAAGCTCTAAAGATTTTCTTTTAGAGCTTATTTTGTATCTATTTTATACCTTTGTATAGTTACATATAAGCCCTTTTGCTTGCAGGTTTAATCGCAAACATTTGATAATCTCTTGAATTATTTTCCACATTACTGTGTATCACTTTTTTCCTTTTCAATATCTATCTTATAAACTTATTTATTTTACTTGTCAAGAATTTTTTTCTTTTTTCATAAAATATTTATTTGTTCATAAGATATTTATAATAATAAATTAAAAATCTTAAAAATATTTTATAATATCTCTATTAAAAATATTGTAAAATACTTTTATAGCAGTCAGAGTGTTGCTTTTATACACCATCGAAAATTTTTCATTGTACTTCTTACTAAATTCTCTCAATAAGGTATTTCACCTTATTTCCTCTCTGTACATTCATATATAATATAAATAATTTTACTTGTCAAGACTTTTTTACAAAAAAATTTTTTAAATTTTTTAGAATCTATTTATATATCACTAAAAATAACAAAAAAATGTTATTAATAATAATTTGCCCAAATATATTCAATATTTCTTATCAATTTTTCATAATTTAATGGCAAATTTCTTTTTTTAGCTTCTAAAACCATAGCAATAAAATTAACATAGAATTCTTTACTTTGTTTATTACCGCCATCTCCTAAATATTCTAAATCTACTCCATCCATATAGGAAGTTTCATATTGCAGTAAAGTTTTATATAAATTTCTATCTGTCATAGAAATTTGAACATTATTAATTTTATTTTTTAATTTTTTATAATCCATTATCAAAACATTTAATAAATCTTCACTTTGAAAAACATTTGGTTTATTTAAGTTAATATCAACAATCATTTTAATTCCTCTATTAATATGATAATATTTATTTTATTAAATAATTTAATATTCCAATAACATTTAAGAAAAATTAAATCAATAAATTTAATTGTAATTCTATTTCTATTAAGATTTTTCCAAGTCCAAACTTTTTTAATTTTTTAAAAATTCTTTAGGAGTTAAACAAAAAATTCTAAAATGCTTTTTCTTCCCAATTCTAACATCAAAAAAATCATCTATAGATAAGTCAACAATACAATTAATATCTGTTGGTTTTTGTTCACATTCCCAAGATTCATCAATTGTTATACCATTTTGTTCAATTAATCTTCTGCATTGACTTTTTGATTCTACAATACCAACTTCAACTAAAATATCAATAATTTTTGGATAATCTGTATCTATTTTAACAAATTTACAGCACCCTTTTTTATTTTCGGCATATAATCTATTAATTTTAGCACTATTTTTAAAAAATTCTTCATCTTCTATTAGCATTTATTCATCCATTTTAACATCATAAAAACCAATTATTTTAACGGGGAATTTTGTATTATCAAAACAAGTATCATAAACATAAGATTGGTCTTTATCACTCCAACTATATCCACAATGACTAAATTCTCCAGTATGATATGCTGAAATATGAGCATTATTATCAACAGATGCACCATCATAATGTATATGATGAATACCAGAATTATCTTCAATAATTAAAGTAATTTTATCAAGCCATTGACCTTTATATGGTACGAAATCTGTTTCATATAATTTTGCTTGGAGAATATATTTTTGAATTCCTTCTTGAATTTCAAATTTCTTTTTTTCAAGAACTGCAATGTTATCATTTGTTTTTTGCAGTTGGTCTTTTAATATTTCCAAAATATCATCGGTCAATAGCATTGTTTTTATCCTTACTAAAAATTGTAGTCGTAAAAATAATTGCAATTTTCAGACATTGCATTTAAATCACAAAATTTTGTGAATGTTTCTTTAAGTTTACCTGTTTTTGTTGTTTTCAAAAAATGAACTGAAAATTCATCAACAACAATAGTTGTATTTGGTTCTTTTTTAAGATTATTTAAATCAACAATCCTTTTGTCAAGAGAATAACCAACATTTTGTTTTTTAAACCAACCATTTTTTCTGCGATACAATTTAAAAGGTTTGGCATTTTTAACTTCAACAATAGGAGCATTTCTAAAAGCTTCATTAAGATTGCTAAAATGAGCTACAAAACCACCAAGCTCATAATTCAAATTTTCAGGCTTTTTTTCAACTTCAATAACAGTTGCTTCACCTTTTTCTTCATCCAATTCAATAACTTTCCAAGATTGAACATCGGTGTAAAGTGCTTTGTTAATGTATAATGTCATCTTATTAACCTTTCATTGTTGTTTTTGATAAGGTTAATATAACATATAAAAATTACTTGTCAATAGGAAAAATAAAAAAAATTAGCAGGAATAATAAACTTTCATAAATTTACCATCTGGCAATGGGTAATACATATGTCCAGCATAATCATCTCCTGAATAACCACCATTTCTCCATTGGTCGCAATACTCATAAGTTAAAAATTTATAAGCTGTTGGAATATCATCATAACATTCATCCTCAAATTCTTGTTTTGTTCCTTCTGGCTTATCAACAATTTCATATAATTCTTCTATTGGGCGTTTTTCAATTTTAATTATTTCAGGATAGCCATTTTCATTTACATCACCATATGTTTCTATTTCATCATATTCACCAAATTGTCCGCCTGTTGTATTATTGTAAAGTTCTTGAAGCCATAGAAATAAATTATTTAAAAATTCTTTATCCATTTATTCTCTCCCTGATTATTTTAAAAATTCTTTAATATCTAAATTATATTTTATAGAATCAACTAAATGTATTTTTAGCAAATACAATAGATATGATGCACAAGATGAACCTCTGCCAACGCCAATTACCCAATTATTTTCTTTAATTTTATCAGAAAAGAATATACAAAATCTTAAAAAATTATCAAATCCTTTTTCATTATATAATTTTGTTTCTTCAATAACTCTTTGTTTTTCAATATCCGTTTGACATAAATTTAAGAAATAATCTTCTAAATTAATTTCTTTATAATAATCAGGAAAAAACCAATCGTTTTGTCTTTCTTTTGTTGTTAATAATTTTTCAGGCAATTTATATAAAATATCATCAAAGTTTTCATATGAAAATTTATTAAATAATAAAACATCCTCATTATTATATGGAAATAATATTTCCGAAGGTATTTCTCCATTGTATAATAATTCAATCAATGCGTCTATACAATAGACAACATTACCATCAGTATCAATAATTCTATTTCCTAAATTAATTACTTGATTTTCCATTATTTAAATTCTTAAAAAAGTTTTCTTCTTCAATTTCCTCAATTTCATCCATATCTAAATCACCAGAAATAATTCTTCTTTCAATTTCATTATTATAATATTCATTCATCATATTCATAGATGCTAAAATATCAGGTGAAATTAAATTCTTTTTAATATTAGATAGTTTTTCTTCTATTTCTTGTTGTTTATGTATAAGGTCAATGTTTGATAAATCTTTCAATTTATCAGCTTCAAAAAAAATCATAGGCATTTCATTCTCCTAAATTAATTGAAATTCTAGTGAATTAGGTTGATTATGATTATAAAATTGAATCCCAAATATGTCAATATTTTTATTATAAATTGGTTCAAATGTTACTTCAAAAAATACAAATTTTTTACCAGTCCAATATTCACCTTTTCTTTCTTTTTGATTTAATTCAGATAATGATACCACATTTGTATTAAGATTTGAATAAAATAAATCAAGAGTTGGAAAATATCTTTCTTTCCATTCAATTAATGACTCGTTGGCTTTATCAAAGAAATATATATACGGTTTACTATCAATATCTCTTACATCATAATCTAAAATATAAGGTAATACGATTTCTTCTCCATAACCAACAGATTCATTTAATTCAGGTTTATACATCCAAGGATTATCTATGTAACTAATAAAATGAACAACACCATTTTGAATCACAAACTCATTACCACGATTCCAATCTAATTCAAAAATTATATTTTCTTCTAATTTATTAGTTCCTTTTTCATATATTAAATAATTTAAATAATCAACATCTGTATTATTAAATTGTTGCCATACACGAACTAATTGATAATTTGTTCCATTAATAAAACCTTCAACTTGAATTGGAGTTTTTGTTGGGTCGGTATCAAGAATTGCATAAACATCTAAATATACTTCTTCGCCATTAAATTCAGTATAATATGTTTTTCTTTTTTCATCCCATTTAATAATGAATTTCTTACTTGTATCAATTCCATCAATAATAACTTGAGTTGCAACATCATATACAATATTTTCATTATTATTTTTTTCAACAAATATTTGAGTATTCAATATATCTCGAATTCCAGATACTGATGCTGGTACAATACTTAATGAACTATTTGAAATAAAGAACCATCTACGAGTTTTTTCATCTTTTAATGGTTCAATATTTTCACGGGTATCCGCTAAAACGGTTTGTGTTTCTACATTTAACAATTGATTATCAGCCGCATTAGTAACAAAATATTTTACACCATCTTTTAATATATAAAGATATTCTATTAATTCATTTTGAAATAATACTTGTTCTTTAAAAATTGGTGTTCCACTTGGTACAATTTTTAATGATTCAGTTTCATAATACATAGAATCATTTAAGTATTCTATATAAATTTTTTCATTAAATGAGTTAATATAATATGTTTTTCCATCAATCCAATCATTTCCTAAAGTATCATTTGGTTGAATTGGTGTATCATTATATTCTGTAACCCAACCTGTTGGTGAAGTTTCTGATGGTTTAATAAATGTTTTATTTCCAGCAATATGATATGTATTAGAATCGCTATTATCTTCTTGTAATTCTTTATAATATACAGAATATTCATTATTAAAATTTTGTTTTACTGTTCTTTTCCAATGATAAGTATCAGTTGTATTAAAGTTTAATAAGTGTTTTAATAAAATTTTATCAAAACAATTCAAAGTACAAATATCAATACGAGGTTTTGTAGCAATATCATATTTAATATTTAATGGTTGATAAGCTGTTTCAACATCAAAAGAATTTTTCATTTCATTATATTCAACCATATATTCATTATTAATATAATAAAAGCATTTTAATGCATTTTGACCTAAGCCTTTAACTACATTAATAGTAAATTCTTTTTGAATAACATTTGAACCATTTGATGCTTCAACAATAAATGAATATGATTTAATATCTTGATATGATAATACGCCGTTTATTGAACCAGTTGAAGAAAATGTTAATCCATCTGGTAATTGACCACTTACAATAGTATAATTAACTGTTTTTTTAGAATTAGTTTCTAATTGTATATAAACGTTATTACCAATTGCAATATTTCCTAATAATGATTCAGAAACCCATTCAATTTTATTATTTTCAGAAATCACATTTGTATTAATATAAAAATCTCTGGAAACTGTATATTCTCCATTGTTTACATTAACAGAAAAATTCCAAGTATCAGTATATCTTGTTGACAAACGACCATTAATTTTTCCAGTATTTGTATCTAATGTTAAACCTGGTGGTAAATTATCATTTCCTGATGTTGATAATGTATAGGTAATTGGCAAATTATTAGGGTCATATGCTTTTACAAATAATGTTGAAACTTCATCATAATTTAATACACCTAAAAAACCTGCTTCAGTAATCCATATTGGTTCATTTAATGAAGATAATTTTACAACTTTTATACTAAAATCTTTTGTTAAAATAACTTCATCATTTCTTCTAACCCCAATTGTAAAATAAAATGTTTTTTCTTTTTCTTGTTCATTTACAATTCCATAAATTAAACCAGTTTTATTAATTAATAAATTTGGTGGCAATTCACCAGATATTTTAAAAAATTCTTCATTACCTTGAGCATTTAATAATTTTAATTGTAATGAAACGTATGATGTTTCAGAATATTCAAATGCCGTTTCAGGCATATTCCAATCGGTTGTTTTATTTAAAATTGTTATTCCAAACCATCTGTCAGAATATTCATCATCAACAGATGCTCTTAATGTGAAATAATAATTTGTTTCTTCATTTACAATTGGTAATTTGCCTGTTGAACTGACTAATTGATATTTTCCTGGTTCAACGTAGTTTAAATCCATATTCATTGGATATTCCCCAGCAATTTTTTCAATAATTGCATTAGTTGGCTCAACCTGTATGAATAAATTATTTACAGGTGTTTCTTCATAATCATTTATTAATATTCCTTGAGGTGTTATCCAATTAATTGCCATTAATATTCCTAATTATAATTTACTTAAATTAATTAAATTTTGAATTTCTTCTTCTAATTCTGCATCAATTTCTTGTGGTTGTTCAGAAGAACATTCTTCATCACCATTTAATGTAATTGTTGTAGAATTATCATCTAAACCTTTTTCCCAAGAAAAAGATTTGGTATCTAAAGGTATCATTTCATCATATGATTTTTTTACAGCATTAACAGCATCAGTCATATCATATTCAGAAAAACAACCTGTTTGCATAGGTTCTACCATATCTTGACAATTATTTTCTGATACATCTGCAATTAAGCAATCATAAACATCAATAGTTAATGGATTCATACCATCATTAAATGCTATTAACTTTTCCATTACTTTATGCATTTCAACATCATCTTTAGCATCTTCGTGACACCACTCCATAATTCTCATCAATAAAGGAAAAGAAATAACAATTTTTTTATCCGAACTTTCAGAAGTTGTTACAGAGGATTTAATAGGTTCATCTGAACCATATTGAGTAACTATTTCATTAAACATTAGTATATTCTCCTATCAATATAATAATATTTATTGTATAATTTTTTCTTTATAAAGTTTGTCTGTATTTAATAAATACAGACAAAGGGGATAATTCAAATGGATACAAGTAAATTACCTATATCACGAGTAGATGAATTAATTTCAAAATTAGATGAAATAAACAATCGTTTAATTAATTTAGAAAGTAGAAAATATATCGTTGAAACTTGGAATGAAGGAACTGAATGGTATCGTGTTTGGTCAGATGGCTGGATTGAACAAGGTGGACAATCTTATAATGCGGTTGATTCTGAAATTACAATTCAATTACACAAACCTTATACAAATTCTGATTATTTTATAACTCAAACAACTGGATTTAATGGTGCTTGGTCACAAACTGTTACAGGTTGGTATATTCCTGCAACAATAGTAAGTGTAACTAATTCTTCATTTATAATTCATTTCTATTCTGGTAACGGTTTAAATATAAGAAGATGGTACACTTGTGGATATTAAAAAGAGGGTTATTAAACCCTCTTTTTATGAATTAGTAGAACCTAATCCGCCTTGTCTAATACCTTCTGTTTCATCATCATAAGTAATACCATATGGCAAAAAAATACCTTGACAAAATGCCTTACCAGCATCTATATGAACTTCTTTATATCCATCATTTTGAATTTTAACCCAAATATGACCTTCATTGTTTTCATTATTATGATAATCTTCATCAATAATACCAACTGAATTACCTAATCTCAACGAATATTTAAAACCAAGACCAGATTTTGGAAAAATACCAAGAAACCAACCATTATCTACTTGACATTTTAATCCTGTCGGGATTTTTCTTGATTCACCTGGTTGCAAATCTATATCAAATGGTGTAACAATATCATAACCTGCCGACCCTTTTGTAGCTCTGGTTGGAATTTTAATAATTTCATTTAACATTTTATCAACAATTTTAGATGAATCGTTGTCAAAATCTTTATGCCATTGTTCTAAACTAATTTTTTCAAATTTACCAACTCTAACTGTCATTATTTTTTCCTTATATTAAAAATTAAACCTATCAAATTAATGATAGGTTTATTTAGATTAAATGTCAAATATTAATTAAAATACTTCTGGATAACATTCAACAACTGTTTTATCTTTATTAAATGCACCTGAAAATTCGCCATCTTCTTCGGTTAAATCATATTGATAAGTTAAAACTTCACCATCAAATGTTTCAATAACATTACGAACGATTTTACTTGCATATTTAGTTGATGAATCAGCTAACTTAGTTACTGAAATATAAGCAGTTCCAGCAACAGTTGCATCAGTTTTATCAACTAACATAACAATACCTTGACGATTTACATCAGCAGAAGCAGATACTAAATATTTGTTATATCCTGTTTGTTTAATAATTTTTGCATCTTCAATTGCACCACCACCTAAAGTATATTCTGTCCAGTAGGTAATTAATGTGTATGAATCCCAATTTGCTGAATCAGTTGCAAAATCATCGCTTGAAGTATGAGCAGTTTTACAAATATAATATGAACCACTATTTGTTACTTTATCACCAACATTATATGCAGTTGCGGCAACCCAAGCGGCAGGAGCAGTTTCTTTTGCTTTAAATGTTGCTTGTGAATTAGCTGTTGTGCAAATATAATATTTTGAACCATTCTTAACTTTATCACCAACTTCATATTGAGTATTTTTTACCCATAAAGCAGGTTCAGCATCTTGTTCTAAAAATGCGTGAATTTTAACTTTTTCAAAGTTTTCTGTTTCAGCATCAAATCTTTTTTCGGCATTAAAAAATCCAAAACCAGCAAGAGGTCTTCCCATAAATTTCTCCTTAAATAAATTATACAGATAACAATTTATTTCATTATCTTTAAATATTTATTAAGTCTAATCATATTTTCCTGCTTTATATACAGTATTTGCTCTTGAACTAACAACTTTAGCAATACGAGTTAAAACTTTAATAACATTTTCAACATAATTCATATGTTCATCACTTTCTTTAGAAGAAACTGGATGAGTTTGAGAATAATTTCTGACGTGAGAATCTATTCTTTGAATACATTCATTTAATGTTCTAATAGTTGCATTAATAATACTTAAATATGCTTGTTCTTTATTCATAAAAATATCCTTTTTAATTATTTACTCTCGTTCTTTATTATTAAAAATAGGATTTATAATATTTTTTAATTGATGTTTTGCAATCATTTTAAAGTAATCATCATTAGGCAATAAATTTTCTTTTGGTACTACATTAATATCTAATTGTTTTGAAACCATTGTAATATATTCATCATTTGCAATGCTTTCTTGAAAATTTTTTAATTCAATATCTTCTGGAACTAATATTTCCATATCATTTTTAGCATATAAAGGCTTCATATTTTTAACAAAACTCAATGCTCTTTTAATTCCATAAATATGAGATTTGATATTATCTTTTTCAGAAACTTGAAAATTATTCATCATATATATGTCATTTTTATCACTTAACAAAACAACACCAATATTACTAAAATTTTGATGTGTTTTAACAGTTGTATAAACTTTCATTATTCCTCACAAAATTAGTTAAATTTGAATATCATCTAAGCCTGCACATTGTAATTTTGTTAAATTACTTAACTGCCAATTTTTAGTTTCAAATCCTTTTGATAATGAAATAAATTTATTTCTAACTAATGCAATTTCATTAATAATTGTTTGCATTGCAAGAACTTTTTCATCACTATCAACATATTGTTTAATATCAGTTGAATTTAACTGTCTTTTTGAATGTTCTTGTAATTGTCTATAAATTGAACCTCTTAATCCATTTAATTTATTATTAAAATAAGCTAAAATTGCTTCTAATTCTTGTAATTGAGAAAATCTAATTTCAAATAAGGAAGGCAATTCTGCAATACATTTATTTAATCTTCCTTTAATTTTAATTTCTTCACGGGCTAATTCATATTCATCATTAAAATAATTTAAAACTTCTTCTAATTTTGTTTCATCTTTTTTAATAAGTTGAAAATATTGCATTACCAATCTTCCTCATATCCATCATCATAAGCATCTAATAAATCTTCTTGATGTTTATCAATTAAATTAACTATAAATTCATCATCTTCTTCTTGAGCGGCATCTCTAATTAAAGCAACGCAACCATCATTATTATAAACGTATTCCAGCATTGCCAATGATGCTTCTTCTCTATCTTTAGATTGAATGAATTCTTTTAATATATTCCATATGTAGTAAATATCTTCATCAGTCATTAAAAATCTCCTAATATTTTTTACATAAAGAATTTATCATTTTATTATCTTAAAATCAAATATTAAAATTTTATTTGTAAAAAAGGTGGGAAAACCCACCTTTTTATTACTGAATCATTTTAGCGTTTTTAATTTTTGCTGTAATTTCCATCATCTGATTCAAACCAACAGCATCCCAAGGATTAGCTTTTCCATCTGAACCACCACTAATAACCATAGTGTCTGGGAATTTAACATTAGCCAACTGCTGTGCTACACCAATAGCTGTTTCTTTTTCAAGAGTTGCTTTTTCCAATGGTGTCAAACCAGCGGCAACCTTCTGCCGTGCAACTTCTGCTTCAGCCTTACCCTTTTCAGCAATTTTCTGGGCTTCAAATTTTGCCTGTTTTGCTTCCAATTCTGCAACTTCTGCTTTCTTCTGGGCTTCAACTACCGCAGTAATTTTTTCAACTTCTGCATTAGCACGAGCTTCTGCTACACGAGCTTTACCTTGTTCTTCGGCAGTAATAGCATCCTGCTTTGCTTTTTCAGCATTTGCCATAGCTACAACTTTATTCTGTTCAGCATCTTTTTTACGAGCAATCAAATCCTTAATTTTTTCATCATATTCAAAGTCATTTACAACAAACTGCAAGATTTCAATACCATAATGTTTAAGCAAAGAAGGTTTCTGAATTACAGGATTACCATTTTCATCATAAACTACTCTAATTTCTTTCTTTTTAAATTTAGTTCCATCAGTATCAATTACTTCAACAGTTTTAGTTGATGTCTTAAAAATACCATCTTTCAACTGTTGCATTGCCAAATCAGAGAATACAGCACGTCCTGATGCATAAGAATCTTCAGCTACCATATAAGTTGCAGTATTAGACAAAGCTTCACTAACATTACGAACAATCAAGTTCTTTTCAACATTATCATAATTTCCATAATCTCTATGCAATTCTTTCTGCTTTTCAGGGTCAGTTGGCAACTTAAATTTTACAGTACCAACTACACTTGCAACTGAACCATCATTAAATCTTACTTTCAAATTTTCTGTTTCAAAATTAACATCTTCTGATACAGGATACGTTACAATTGAACCACCACCCTGCCAATAGAAACCAGGTTCATTTCTTACAGAAATTGTACCAGTCATTGCGGCTTGTTTAATCTGATAATTACCAAATTTATTTGTTTCAAACAACGAGCCAGATAGCCAAACCAATACGACAACAGCAATAAGACCAAAAATACCCACAAATTGTTTAATCATTAATTTTTTCCTTTCATAAAGTTTTCAATTTCAGTTTTATGTTTATTAAAATCAGGATTCTGTTCTACAAAATTTTTGTATTCTTCATACAATTTCATAAAACCCTTATCATTTTTAAGTTTTTCACGGAAATCTTCGTGAGAAACCCAACTTTTATATTTTAGATATGAACAACATACAATACCCAAAACAATTAAAATACAAAAAATACTAACTGTCATTATTTTCTCCTAAAAAATAAGTTAATAACCACTTACGGATATTAACTTATCATATAAAATAGAATTGTCAAGAGTTTTTTATTCAAATTCTAATGGATTTTTTTCAACAGGTTTTAAATCAAATTTATTATTTTGAAAATTAACATAATCTTTCATAATCATATCATAATCTTCATTTGTAATATCTTTACGATATTTTTTGAAAATTTGTTCACCTGTTAAAAGTGAATAATATGCAACCCAAGAACCTTCTTTTGAAAGAACAAATTTACCATTGCACATTAATTGTTCAGCAAATAATTCAAATAAACCTGAATAAGGATTCATACCAGTATCCCAAGGAATTGTAAAATCAACTTGCTGAAATGGCTGTGTATATCTGGTTTTACGTACCATTGCTGATACCTTTATACCTTTAACATCTTTAGTTTTTGTACCATTTTCATCTTCTTTAAGTTTTCTTTTTGTCATTGCGATAATTACTGATGGAGTAAATTCTAATCCTTTTCCACCCGCAATAACTGCATCTGGATTGAACATATCTTGAGATGCATAAGTGTGTTGTGTACAAAGCAAACCAATAGGTTCATTCGCACAACTAGATATGAAGTTTCTGCAAATTGAGTAAATTTGTTTTTGCTTACGACCAAGGTCGCCCTTCATATCACCTTTATTAAATTGGTCTTCTTCTGTTGTTGTTATTGCCATACCAAGACTATCTATAATAAACAAAACTTTTGGTCTGTCATCAAAGTCTTTATCTCCATATTCAGACTTATAAGATGATAAGAATTCAGACATAATTTTTGCAATATCATCAAGCATTGCCGCAGATATTTTCATTACATAACCGTGAGGGTCAATTCCAAAATTTTTCATCCATTCTTCGTCTAATGCATTTTCAGTATCAATAATAATTGGCAATACACCATTATCTTGACACCATTTAACAACATTACCAGAAGCTAAAAATGATTTTCCAGTACCTGAATCACCAGCTAATAGTGTCATTTTACCTTCTAACGGAAATCCTTTAAAGAAATCTCCTGAAATACGATAATTTAAAGCGTAATTACCAGTATGAATCCAAACTTTTGGATTTGTAAAACCAACAGAAATGGTATCTAAACTTTTTGTAATTGTTTTTTGAAATTTAGTTAAATCAATAGGTTTCATATAATATTCTCCTTAATATATAATTAAATTATAAATTATGTTGGGAAAATAAAACAATATTATTTTCCCATTTTTTATTATTAATTTGTTTGAATATTATATTTTCCCAAGATAGAATTTATAACATCTTTTGGATTATCTCCACTTACATTTTCAGTATGTTGTGAAATAATTTGTGGAGCTGTCTGAACAGCAGGTTGTGCAACTAATTGTGAAACAGGTTGTTCATACTGAACAGCAGGTTGTGCAACTGGTTGTTCATATGTATGTTGCGGAGTATGAACATTCCAAGTTGATTCAGGAATTTCTCTTGTCTGTGCTGGAGTTGCATTTGGAGTTGATTTTAAATCTTTAATATTTCCATCAGCATCAAAGAAAATATTATTTGGTTTAAAATATTTTCCCCATTTAACAACATCATAAGGTTCAGAATTATAAGATGCTTCAAACATTTCAATCATTACTTCTTCTTGTTCAGGTGAAGGACGTTCATAAATAAAGTTCTTCAAAACAAAAGGTTTAGTAATTTCTAATGTTTCTCTTTCAGAAGCAGTTAATGCTGAATTAGTTCTTGCCCATTGAGAAATAGAATAATCCTTAAATTCTTTATTACCTGATTTCTTACTGGTTACTGAAAGAATAAAATCTAAACCATTATCAGGGTCAGTTGGCATACAATTAATACCCATTGTTGGATTCAAAAATGTTTTAATAGCATTAAATAAATCTTCACCAATATAAAAACGATAAAGTTTATTAGGTTCTAATGCTTTATTATTTTCAAAACCACTTCTTACAAAACCTTGGAAAACATAAGATTTTCTTCTTGCAAACTTATAATATAAAGCTTTTTCTTCATCAGATTCACCCCAGAAATTTTTAATTCTTTTTTGAATTACATCTTCATCAGATTTATAAAGATAACTTTCTGGTAAATCACTATAAATTACTTCATCTCTTTTTAAATTAAAAGCTGGAACATCTACAAAACAACGATTATTAATAATCATTCCATTAGCTTGTCTAACTGCTGGAAATTCAAAAGTTCTGGTACGTCTTTCTCTCCAAAATACATCATTAGGTTCGCCATCGTTAATAAAACGAATAGCAACTGTGTCACCTGCTTTTAAACTGTTAAATGGAAAAATTGTGCCACCAATACTTGATGAATTTGATTCTGCTTTTGCAATTTTTGCGTTAATTTTTTTTCTTAATTCTTCAATTGTACTCATATTTTTACTCTCCTAAATGCTTGTCTAATTGCGATTCTATTGTGCGTTTCTAAAAAAATTCTATTAAGCTTTTCTAAATTCCCACAACAAATATTTATCAAAATTTCTTTGATAAAATGAGAATAACACAATACAAATTGTTTACGCAAAAATAAAAAATGATTCTTAATAAAAGAATCATTTTGACTTTTTAAAAAAACATTTCTGCCTTACGCTGTCTCATTTTTTCACGAGCAATTGCTTCTTTTCTTTTACGTCTTTTCTTTTCAGAATTAGATTCAAAAAAACGTTTCATTTTTAATTCTTTCAATAATGGAGCAGTTTCGTGTCTTAAACGATTTAATGCTTTTCCAATATCATTATCAATAACATATATAATATTTCCAGATTTTTTTGGATTATAAGTTTTCATTTTTCCTCACTATAATTTATTAAGTTGTGTTAATATTTTTTTATTATCTTTGAAATATGTTTTTAAATCTTCCAATACAGATGGATTAGCTAAAACATAATTTCTAAATTGTGGCGAACTAATAGATATTTCACCATTGTTAATCAAGTTTATCACTCTTAAGGTATCATTGTCAAAAATAACATTAGTATTTTCAGAAGTTTCTTTACTTTTTATTTGTTGTAATGATTTTTCAATAGCTTGTAATTTATCTGCTAAATCACCATCAGATTTCATATTATGTTGTAATTTAATAAATTCTTCATTTAATTTATTTAATACATATTTGTTATTTTCATTTACAACCTTTTTTAATGATTCAACTTGATAATCTGAATCTTGTTTTATGGCATTGAATACGGGAGAAAAATCAACATTCTGCTGTTCAACATTCAATTCAGATTTATAATTATTAAGTAAATTTTCAATTCTTTCAATAATATCATTATTATTATAATTTACTAAATTATTATTTACTGGTTCATCATTAACATATTCATCTTCTTTTTTATAATCTAATTTTGAAATCCAATCAGATGTTATCATTAAATACATTGCTAAAGTATCAAATACAGTCATAATCATTACAATAAAAATAATAATAGCAGTATCATTATCAACATTAAATAATTTAGCATAATATTTTAAATGTGCCAATGTTGGGGCTTTTTGTTCTGCTGTTAATTGTAAATTTAATATTTCTTGATTTAATTTGGTAATTTCTTGTTGTTTTGAACGATTATCATCATATAATTTATTTGTAACTTTTTGTTGTTCTTTTTGTAAATTTACAGCTTTTGTTACATATCCCATTTCTGTGTATTTTTCAAATGCTTTTCCATCAAATTGTTCTAATTGTTGATTATTTACAATAATAGCATCGTTTAATATTTTAATTTCTGATTGTTTTTGTTTAATTTCCATTTCAATTGGAATAACTTCTTGAGTTCTTTGAGAATGAGCATTAGACATAAAACCAAAAATACCCATAGCTGATAAAGTAATTGCAATTAATAACATTAAAATACCTGGTATTTTTTGATGTAATTTCATTTGTTCCCAATAATGGTGTAAGTCATAAATTAAAACGACTCGTCCTAATTCAATAACTGATGCAATAAACATAGTTACAGCCGTCGCAGAAACAAAAACTTTTCCCATACCAACAACTGTACAATAACCTGATACAATTGATATTAACAATGAAACAATCATTGTAATTATTGCAGACCATTTAATTTTTTTCATTATTTTCTCCAATAAAAAACACTTATGAAATATATCACAAGTGTTTTTATTTATACAAATTAAAAATTTGATTAAGCAATTACACCACGAGTTTTTAATTGAGCTAATAATGCATTCAATTCAGTTTTTAATCCTTCTGCATCAGTTCCTGTAAAATCAGCAATTGATGGAGCATTTCCATTCATTAATGATGTAGATGCAGGTAAAGCTGATGTATCTGCTTTAGATGACAATTCTGCTTTTGTTGCATAAGTTGAAGATGCATCTGTTTTAGTTAAATAATTAGATAATTCTGTTTCATCAGCTTTATTATTTAATTCTTCTTTAGTTGCATATGTATTCAATGAAGATTGTAATGCATATTTACCATCAGATTCAGTTTTTGTATATGCATCTGTAATTCCGTAACCTGATAATGTTGTTGCTTTATCTGCTTTATTATTAACAGAATCAACAGTTGCATATCCTTTTGATGCAAGTTCAGTTTCTGTTACATATTCTTCTGGAATACTTGTTAAAAATCCTGAATCATTAGTTAATTCAGAAGTTTTTGTTGGAATATCTGTTTTTAATGCATAAGTTTCTAAAGTTTTTGCTAAATCTTCATTTGTAACAACAGTATTTGAAAGACTTTCCCATAAAATAGTACCATCTTTAACGTGTAACCACTCACCATCGTGACCATCAATTGATGGTAATCTAACAATTGATGAAAATTCAGTATCAATTTCAGTTTTTGTATATGTATCTTCTTTATCAGCTTTTTTAGCTAAACCTTCTGTTAACATTAAAGATGTTGCATACTCACCTTCAGCCTGAATACCTAATTCGTGTAAAGATAAATTACCTATTAAACCTACACTATTAATTTGAGGTTTATTAATCATTTTGTTATAGTCAACTGTATCAGAAAAGTATTCTAAATCATTATAAGCATTAACCCCATTTCCGACTTTCATTCTATTTTTATCTAATTCAATACCAATTTCACCTTCAGCTAAAACTGGATTATTAGCAAACCAATTTGCAGAAGAATCACGTCTTAATTGTATTTTTGTAGCAGTATCAGTTGCCATTTATTACTCCTTATAATAATTCAGTTACAGTTACTAATGCTTCGGCAGTAGTTAAATTTGCACTTGGGCCTTTAACAACTAATTCTTTTAATTGCCAACCCAATGGGTTTCCAGATGGTGTTTTAGTATTATCAAAATAATTTGCAATTACTGTATAATCATCAACCAATGCCATTGCAATTAATCTTTTAATAGCTTTTGTTCCTTTGAAAAATACTCTGCCATCTCTTGTTTTAAAAATTTCATCATCTTCTGCAAATTCAGAACTGTCAACTTCAACAACTAAACCATCTGGTTGAGTGTAAGATAATTTAAATTCAATTTTTGTTGGTGGTGTAATATGATTAGCACCAGTTGTAACAACTTCACCCAAATAATCTAAACCTCTTTGTAAGTTTAAGCACATTTGATTGTAACGAACTAAACCACGAGCTTTAATTTTATATTGCTCTAAAGTTTCACCATCAATTGGTTGTAATGAAATATCAAAATCTGAATAATCAGAAACTTTTTTATTATCTAAAAATCCTTTTTCTTCATTTGAAGCTCCAGCGGCATTTGCTACTGACACACTATAAATTTTTGTTCCTTGAATCATTTTATTTTTCCTTATAAAATATATTTTATAAAAATATTTATTAAATATCAGTATTAGTAGCTATTTGAAATACTTCATTGCCTGTACAATAAAACAATTTTCCTGTAACTTTATTATATGACATTCTTCCTGCACCAATTGTATCTATTGGTGTTACACTACTAATTGCTTCCCAAGTTTTTGAAGAACTGTTATATTGTAATACTTGATTATTTGATATATCAAAAATATAACCATCAGGGTCAGTAACAGAAATATTTTCATACATAGAATTTGGTTGTGAAAATGTACTGTAACCCCAAGAAGAAGCACCTTTAAATATATTTAATATTGGATAAGTTGCAGATAAAGCATCTAAATCAATTGTTATTGTTGTATTAGAATCTAATGTTGATGAATTAAATTGAGAACAAGTACCAGTTATGATATTACCATTACGAGTCATATTAACAATAGTTCCACTACCAATTGTAGTTGTATTCCAACCAGCAGAAGAATCAGAAGGAACAGTAATAGCGTTTGTTTTATCAACTAAAATATATTGATTATATGTTGTTATGCCAATATCATACGTACAATGGTCAACTTTACATACCCATTTATATATACCAGTATTATTCCAAGGTGTTCTTAAAAATGATAAAGTATGTTCTTTTCCATCAGAATCTGTTGCAAAAGCCGCTACCATACCAATAACATCATCATCTGAACCAGTAGAATATAATCTAACAGTTATATCATAATTTGAATAAGATTTAGGACTAACAAAACCACAATATGATTCAGTATTTAATGGTTGAACAACAGTATTATCTTCTTCTGAATATGTCCACGCAGACATTTCAGTTGGTTTTGCGTTATCAACACCATTTAAATGTGAAAACTTTTTCCAACTATTAAAAACTTCTTGGAAAGATGGAGCGTTATTTTTACATTTATCTAAATCACTTGTATTTAATACAATCATTCCTTCATTTAATATTGATTGTGATAAAACAGATTGCCCATTATGATATAAAACTTCTCCATTATTACCTGTTAATAAATCTTGTTTTAAATCTAATGAAGTTTTAATACCCGATGAAGTAACAGGATTATTAGAATTTAATGTTGGAACATTATCAAATGTTAATGTATCTTGTTTACTCTCTAATTCTGTTGCTAACTCTGTTTTTAAAACATAAGATGATAAACCTGTTGAATCAATAAATCCGCTATCATTATCTAAATCAGAAGTTTTTGTTGGAATAGATGTAACATCAGCTTTTTTAGCTAAATCTGTTGATAATTCAGTTTTAGTAACATATTCTTCTGGAATATTTGTCAAGAAACCACTATCATTATCTAAATCAGATGTTTTTGTTGGAATTGTTGGTTTATCAATTAAATCATTATATGAACCTGATTTAGCAACTGTTGCTAAATCAGAATTATTAGCTTTTAAATTAAGTGCAGTCTGAACAGCAGTTGAAATAGGTTTATCTAAATCAGAAGTATTATTTACATTTCCTAAACCAACTTGTTCTTTTGTAACATTATGTGGATTATTTGTTGAATTTTTATGTGCTGTTAAGTCATTATTGATTTCTGTTTCTTTATTTTTAGCTCTGGATATTTCATCATCAATTTTTGTATCTAATGTTTCATAATTATTCTGAATTGTTGTATTAATTCCATTTGTTACAATTTTTAATTTTTTTGGTGTTATATATCTAAAATCATCTGTACCTGTATTAACTTCTTCCTGTGTAGCTATTTCTGAAACACCTTTTCTGGTTTCAGAAGCATCATACACATTAACAGTATCAGACATTTTATTAGCTTCACTTTGTGTTAAATATACATTTTCACCTGCTTTAATAGTTTTTTGTATATCAAAATCTTCTAAAGTTTTCGCATTAATTAATTCAACTCCATTAATTGATGGTTTATTATAAGTTAAATTATAATCTATAATAGCTGTATTAAATTCTGCGGAAATAACATCATTTTTAATGGTAATATTTTTTCCTGCGGTTAATTTATCCTGTTTAGATTCAATAGCAGATGCAACTGTTTCATTATTATGAGAAATATCATTTGAAGTTAAAATAACATTACCAATTTTACCGTTAACTGATGTTACTGCATCTGAATTATCAACTTTTTGCCATACTCCATCACCAGCTACTAACCAATCACCTGTATTAAATGTTAAACCAAATCTTTCTCCACCATTTGAAACAATCCAATATTGTCCTTTTTGAGTTGGAACTAATGGTAATTGTGGATTATTATTTTCAGCATCCCATAAAGTTTGAAATTGTAAATTACCTAATAATGAATCATCAAGTTCTTCTAATGGAACTTTTCCATTTTCATTTAAATGAGCATAATTTCCTGCTGGCTGAATATCATAATCAGCTAATGATTTATCCCCTTCAACTATAACTTTATTAATTAAAGGTTTATTGATTAATTCATTATAATCAATGTAATTTATGTATTGGAATAATTTTACCATTTATTATCCTTGTAATTCACCTAAATCTTCTAATACTTCAATACCTGTGAGAATAATTTCAACTGCTTCTCCACGACAATAAAGATATGTTGGAATAATTTCAAACGCCGCAAAACCAGAAACATTATGATTAACAACAGGCAAACACATTTCATCTATTAATGTTGGTTTTACATCTGAATTTAAACCATATACATTAACTTTTCCATTAACCATAATATTAGGTTCAATTTGCTGATTAGAAACTAAACTATTTAATTTTCTAACAATATATAAATGATTTGGTTTAATCTTCCATTGATACTGCTGTAAACTCATCCAAATTATCCTTTAAGTATATCTTTAAATATTTACTTAAAAATAAAGTGTTATAAAAGTATAAGCATAAAGTATTATATCAAAAAAGAGATAAATTTCTTTATCTCTTTTGAACAAATATTTTGTTGTGAATTAATTTTTCGCCTTGGATAACATATTTCATTAATGTTTGTTGATATTTAACATCATCTTTATTTAATGAAATATAAGAATGTTTACCAATATCTATTTTAAAATATCTTTTATCAATCCATTTTGGCTTCGTTTTCATTGGTATCATATATGTTGCTACATAATGTTTTAAGCGAAATTGTGATGCCAAAGTTTTAAATTTTGGATTTTTGTACATTTTATAAGCATCTTGTTGTATCTCATTCCATATTTTAAGTTCTTTAGGAACAGAAATTTCTGTATTATTTGTCCAACAAAATTGCCATTTCTCAAAAATAACATCACATAGCGATTTATTTGGCTTATCAAATTGCCTATTAAAAACCACATATGTTGATGCAATTCTGTCTTCAATTGAGGAACCCCTATTTTCGTGGTACATATTTAAAGCAAGACACACCACATCTTCTTGCTCATTTTTCCTCAACTTCTTTACTTCGGTTAATATTAAATTCTCTTTTGCAAGGGTATCTAATATTGTTATCTTCTTTTGAGTTTGAAGGTCACTTGTTTGAATATTACTTTCCACCTTTGTTCCAGATAAATTATTCGCAAATGTATGAGAATAACATATTGGAGATGTAAAGATACATAAAAACAAAACAACAAACCCAATATTTTTCAATATTTTCATATAACCTTTTTAAGTTGTTGTATTTTTATTTACCCAATTTATATGAAAAAAGATAAAATGTCAATAACAAATTTATTTTAATACAAGGGTAAATATTATTATAATTAGTTTAAATATAGGAAAAATATGCAAAATTCAATTAATATTAACCATAAAACTGACTTAATATCCCCTTCATTTGACGGTACATTATGGGTCAAAAATTCAACTAAATGGGATAGAATTAACCAGCATTTATATAAAAATGAGAAAAAATTACCAACAGATGATATTGGTGAAAATGGTGATTATTATGCGAAATATTTAAGATTATATAATTATATTAAATATTCAGAAAATTTTAATGCTCCAAATTGGATTAAATCTAATACAAAAATAACAAAAGAACCATTAGTTTTATTTCCATATAATCAATGTTCAAAAATGACAGCATCAACAACTAATGCTGAACATCGTGCAGAATATATTTTTTATAATGATTTAAATTCAACATATACATTTAGTTTATATGTTAAAACTGTTGAGTTAACAAATATCGCAATATGTTTAATGGACAATAAAGAAACATTTGGCGTAAATGTTTTATGTAATATTAGTAATAATACTGCTGATATACAAAAAATAGATACTGATTTTGGTGAAATTCAAATTAATAATGGTGGAATTGTAAAAATTAGTGATGATATTTATAGAGTTTATGTTACTGCTAAATTTAAAACATCTTTAATTTTAAAAGGTATTATTAAATTATTAGATAAAAATAATAATCCTGTTTTTTCAACTATTAATGATTCATATGGCTTATTTATTAATGCCGCTCAATTAACAAAATCTGATAGTTTATCTCAATATACATTTACAAATGGAATGTATTCAAGTGTAGCTATTTTACAAACATTATATAAAAAAGTTAATAATACTTGGCAATCAACTCCAAATATTATATATTATTTTGATGAAAATCCAAAAGATGGAATGGGTACAATTGGAGATATTGCATTACGAGATGCATTAATAACTATTTCTCCAACATTTCGTGTAGGAAATAGTGAAAATGTAAAAGATTCTCAAAAACCAAACGGAACATTATTTTATGATGAAAAAAATAATAGGGTATATGTCCGTACTAAAAAAGGTAATTATTATTTAGTATATAAATATCCAAAAAATAAAACTCACGATGTTTCGATGGCTATAAGTTTATCTCAAAAAACTTATCAAACTTATAACCAATATGGTAGAGCTTCTTTCTTTAAAGGATATAATTCAGGCGGTAATTATAATTTTTGGGGAAGTGAATTTAAAAGAGGATATTAAATATCCTCTTTTTTTAATTTCTATAAAGAATTTCAGAAATAATACCTTTATGATTTGCGGCTTTAATTGTATATTTAAAACGTACCCACATACAACTTAATTGTTTATTGAATTGAAATGTTTCAGCTTCAACTTTTGTTTCATCAGTATATTCTTTAGTTTCAATTGGAAACCAATCTGTATCTCCATTTTCTTGTGGATTAACTTCAACTGAACCTTCCATTGTAATAGTACCTAAAAAATAATCTTTAACGGTAATAGATGCCGTATGAGAATCTGTTTCATCAGCTTTTATACGTGAAGAAACATAATAATCATAACGCTGTCCATCAACTCTATCTATATAAAAATTATGTAAAAATGTTGATGGGTCTAATTCGATAGATGGTTTAAATACATCTCTAAAACCTTCTTCAACAATAATATTAAATAATGGATTCCAATCAACACCAGTATATAACATATCTTCTTGACCTTCTGGGTCTTTTGTAATTACTGATGCCTGATATGATGTTGGCTCAAAATCTCTTAATTCAACTTCTGTAATAGTTGTTTCATATAATCCTTTATATGCATCCAAGCACCATAATTTTTTAACTAATTTAGTATTTAATTTTGTATTAATAATATTTAAAAATATTTCTCTATCTCTTAAAGGATATGCTTTACGGTCGTGGTCACGAATTGAAAATTGTATTTTATTATCAATACCTTTCCATAATTTAAAATCAGTATTATACATTGGAACATTGAACATACGTGTTTCTCCTGTTTGACCAGATGATAAATTATAATAATATCCTTTTTTTACAAATAAATAAATTTTTTGCATATGTTTACCATCCTTAAATTATAATAATATTTATAAAAAAGAAGTGGGATTAAATTAATCCCACCACAGCAATAACATTCCATTTTTATCCAATGTTACTCTATCTGCCGCAATATCAATTTCATTTTTAAAAGATAACCAATCAATATTTTTAATATCCAAAAAAATAGTATCAATAAATTGATAATCACTATCCATAATTCCATCATAATCTTCTTGTAAAATATACACATTAGTTACACCAATATTTGTTGCAACATTTTTTAGCCAACCATACGTAGTTGATGAATTTCCTTCAATAATAAAATCATTTGTCAATACGGGTTCATCTTCATCGTCATAATTAATACGCATTTTATCAAAAACCTTTTCCATATCAGACATAGATTTAAACTGATACAAATTTTTCATTTTTTCCTCTCTTTCAATAATATATAAATCTAATGCTGTCTTAATTGAATATAAAAATTCAAATAAAACAGGTACATTATCTTCATCTAAGATAACATAAATTAAATGTTTGTCAAGTATTATTTGCTTAATAGAAACTTTAAATATTTCACTAATTCTATAAATTGATTTTACCACCAATTTTTTAATTACTTTTTCACTAATATTTTTTAAATAAGATTCATAATCTAAAGTTATTTTATTTTCATTTCTTTCTATATTCCATTTCATAAAAATCCTTTATAAAAAACTTTTATATTAAAAAATTACTGTTTGAAGGCTATAAATATTTTCATATTAAGGAGAAAAAATGTTAAAATATCCATATTTAACTGAATTATTTAATAAAAAATTTGAAACATCAATTATCTGTTTAATTCAATCAGTATCTAAAAATTATATTTCATTTTATAATGTTAAAGAATTAAAACCAATGGATGTTGAAAAATTTATTCGTTTAGCAGATAACTGGTGGAAAAACTCTCCAAATATTCCTATCTCCTTATATTATCAACAAATTTTTGACCAATTTGACTATTGTAAACAGCATCTTTCTAATAATGATTATATTATATCAAATGGCTTTGAAGGAATCAAATTGAAAAATCTTTCAGAAAAGCGTATAAAGAGAAAAATAATACATTTAGATTGAGGTTAAAATGGCTGTATATCCTATAAAAAAATTTATATATAAACGAAAAACTTACAAATTTAAAGAACCTTTAAAAATTTATATAAATGATGTTCTGGCAAACGACTGCAAAACTTTATTTTCAGAATTTAGTATTCCATCTATTTGGGATGGTTATTCAACCAAAGAACCAATTAAAGACCACGATAAAGAAATTAAAACTTATTTAAATTATGTTTTTGATGAATTTTTATCTAAATCTGATGATGAATTATCAGATGGTGATAAAGCCTATAAACAAAAATTTATGAATCTTTTGGATTTAACAAAATCTAAGTAAGTATCTGCTGAATTAAACAGTTTATGGATATTTAATAAATATCCATAAAGGATTATATTATGGTTGATACAAGTAAATTACCTATTTCTCGTGTTGATGAATTGATTGATAAATTATCAGAAATTAATAATAGTATTGTTAATATTAATACAAATATCACCAATATAAATTCTTCTTTATTACAATTAGATAGTCGTTTATTAACATTAGAATCAAGAAGATATATAACTGAAACATATTCCAATGGAGATGATTGGTATAGAATTTGGAGTGATGGTTGGATAGAACAGGGTGGACAAAATACAATTGATGAAAACTCAACAAAAGCAGTTAATTTACATATTACAATGTTAAATACAAACTATTTAGTTCTTGTTTCACAATCTTCTGGTCGTGCTATTGGTGATACTGAAATGGGTATTGGTGGCATTCCAACATCAGTTTCTCAAATAACAATATTTTCTCATTATCTTAATCCAAACACAAGTAATTTTAAATGGTTTGTTGCTGGATTTAAAGCATAAATTATTCATCTGTGTAGTTTGTCTGTATTTATTAAATACAGACAAAGGGGATAATTCAAATGGATACAAGTAAATTACCTATATCACGAGTAGATGAATTAATTTCAAAATTAGATGAAATAAATAACCGTTTAATTAATTTAGAAAATTCAAAAAGAATAATTGAAACTTGGAATGAAGGAACTGAATGGTATCGTATTTGGTCAGATGGCTGGATTGAACAAGGCGGAACAACTGGATTAATAACATCAGGAGATTCCTATAATTCTAAAACAATTACATTTAAAAAATCATTTACAAATACAAATTATACATTTACTTCGTGTGCAAATAAATATTCAACTGAAAACGGTTTAGGTACTGCTTATCCGCCATTTATTTTTACTAAAAACAACACCTCTATTATTATTGGAAAATATTCGTGGACAGATGGTTTTGATTGGTATGCCTGCGGCTACTAAATAAATTTACTCATTGCAACAGTAATAGATAATGCATACGCAACAGCGTGTGATTTTTTATACATATATCCAGTATCTTCTTTAATCCATATTTTATCAATAATTGAATCCCACCCATTGTTTGTAACTTCAGAAATTAAATATTTTTTAGCAGGACGAATAATAGCAATAAATATTGCTAATTTATCAACAGAATCAATTTTTGGCAATTGATTTAATAATGTAAAATAATTATTGATATGTGGTAGTTGTTCAACAACATCTTTTTTATATAATAAATTCCAATTTGGTTCTTGTTCCATAACATTAAAAAGTTGTTGTCTATCATCAAAAGAATCATAAATGGAATTATGTAAAAAATCTATTTTTATATATCCTAAATCTTCTTCGGCGTGTTTATAATCTAAAGATGCTAATCCTGTTAATCTATCATAAGGAATATTACAAAAATAAACGCCAACGCCGTGAGGATTGATTCCTTTATCATTTATTTTAGATGCAGGAATGTGATACAATTTTTTAATAATTGTATCACGTGTTTTTTGGCTCATATCAACGTCTAAATCTGGAATATTGTATTTTATTTTTTCCATAACCAATCTTTCAATCCAAGTAAACTTAAATATATAAAAAATAAAGGTAATGCAATTGGAGATAATTTCAATGCTAAATTTATTCTTTTTTCATTTTTAAATAAAAAATTATCTGAATAATTAGAATCTAAACAATCAACTGTAAGTAATGCCATTGCTAAATAGGAACACGCACAATACATAACAGTTGAAAAAATAAAATTTAATAATTCCAAACTCATTGTTAACACTCCAAGAAAAATTTAAGTTGATTTAATTCAGTAGATGATAACACAATATCAATTTTATTTACATAATCAAAATTTAAATATTGAATATACTTGTAACTAATTTTTCCATTATATAACGCAACATATAAATCATAAGGAGAAATTGTTTCAAGAGTTTCATTTATTTTTTTAAGAAATTCTTCACTTCTTTGAATTGCTCTCTCTTGTTCTTCACTATGCAAATAATCATATAAAAAGCAATGATATGTATGGTCATCAGCCCATTTTTTACTTTCTATCATATTATTTGCAAGCCATTGAATATATTGATGTGGAAATAAAGTATCAATAGTTTTTAAATACTCATTAACTGTTACAAATGTTTTATAAAGTGGTGAATTAATAAAAGTTAATTTTTGTTTTTCAGGGTCTTTTGAAATTCTTGTTCGTGAAAAACACATATAATCAATATAGCAATTAAATGCACCATAATCAAAATTAAATATGCGTTTCTTTTTTTCGCACATATGTTTTTGAAATCCTGTTTCAGTTTTTAATACCTTCCCGCAATATTCACATTTAAACATTTAAATTATCCCAGCTTTTAATTTCCCAATCTGTTGCTTTAATTTCTTCTTCTGTCAATGGTTTTAAAAATCCATTATTATCTAAAATAGAATTATGTTTATCAATAACAATATAATCATATTTTGCCGCTGATTTTCTTTGAACATAACCAGAATTATCATTTTTCGTTTTCTCAAGAATTTCTTTTAATGTCATATAATCTCCTAAATTTATTTCTATAAATATTGTATATAACAATTTTTAGGAAAAGTCAAGTATTATGTTGAACATCGGTAATAAAATACGTTTTGGACATCAAATTTATAATGTATTAAAAATTAAAAATGATGATATTTTAATTGAAAATAATAATATTGTTAATTGCATTTCAAAAGAAGAATTAAAGAATAATCTTCAAAAAATTTCTTTTAAAAAACCAAGCAATTTAACTGAATCATTTAAATTATTAAATGAAAAACTTAATGTTTCATTAGTATATGAAAATGATTATGTTAAAATTATTGCTCGTCCAATATTTGAAGGTTTTGGTGCTTCTATATATTACCACGGTTCAGATAAAAAAAACATTAAAGAATTCAATACAAAATCTATTTTTTGGACATCAGAAATTGAATTTGCTAAAAATTGGGGGAAATACATTTATAAAGCACAATTAGATATTGGTAAATGTTTTATTTTTAATGAACGTTCACATTTTAATTGGCTTCTAAAAAAAGTTGGTAAATTTTCTTATGAAGATGCAAATGGTAATGAACAATATTTTACTAATTATAATGAATATATAAAATCACCATTAAAAGATAATAACTGGGAAATTGTTGAAGATTATACAAATATTATTAAAACAGCTTATAATTCTATGCAAGTTACTGAAAATGGAACAAAGAATTATGCTGTATTTGAAAATAAACAAATTAAATTAATAGGCAATGCGACTCCAAGAAATTTAGATGAAGGATATGTTCAACGAAAATCTGAATTTGCAAATACAGGTGTTATGTTTGATGATGATTATATTGAATTTGAAGTTGGAATGTCTTACATTGATGAAAATAATATTAAATGGACAATTACTGATATTAAAACTGATGCTGATGGCGACCAAATATGTATTGTTGAAAGTGAAGATGGAAGATATGATAGAATATCAGCGTTAATTTTAAATATTGATATGTTTGATTTAGATACAAAAAAACCAGTATTTGATGAAAAATATTTTAAACAGGAAGATATTAAAAAAGCTAATAATATTTCTGAACATTCTGAAATTATTATCTATACAAATGATAAAAAATATACAAAAATATATGAATGTAATAAACTTGATGCAATAAAAGATTTTACAAGTAAATTTAATTTTTATAATGCATTAGTTCCACAATATTTAATAAAAAATGGTTTCTTAGAAGAAAGTATTCATCACGCATCTCAATGGAAAGATGAACAAGGTGATGACGTTTTTTTCACTATTTTAAAAAATCCTACTAAAAAAGAATTTAATGATTTATTAAAAAATTCCAAGAATAAACAATTAAGAGCAATTGTTGGTCCTCATTTTAATGATGATATTTATGTTTGGGATGCATATTACGGAACTCACGATGATATTTTTAGAAGATACATTTATCCAGTTGATAAAAAATTCAGAGATGGTTTTGCTAATGTAATGTTTAGAAAAAATGATTATGATATTTGGGGTTTTACATTTAGTGATTGGTTTAATAAATTAGGATATAATTCAAAAGATAATTCTACAAATACTATTCCAAAAGAAAAATGGGAAGAATTATATGCCGATGACGATTTAGGTTTATTAGATGAATCAGTTGTTGAAGACAAATATAAAAATCAAATCAAATTAGATGATGGACAATGGTATCATCAAAAAATTATAGATAACTGGTTTGGAGAAGGAACATTTAATAAAGTAAATGTTGGAGATGACATTGATTTTGAAAATAAAAAGATTAATTCAAATAATTCAAAAGAATTAAAACAAGAATATTTATTAAATGATAATTTCTGGAAATGGTTTGGTAATTCTAAAGTTGTTGATGTGAATGGTAATCCATTAATTTGTTATCACGGAAGCAATGTTAATATTAAAAGATTTGATAAAAATTATTGTAGTTTAAACACAGGTAATAATGAAGAAGGTGCATTTTATTTCACATCAGATAAAGATGCCGCTCTTGATTATTCAGGTGAAGCTGAAGTAAGAGCAAAAGAAAGTGAATTTTATGATAAAGGTATAGACAAAGAAAAAGATTGGTATGCTTATGCTGAAGAAATTAGAGAAAAGAAATTAGAAAATCCAACCATTAACCCATCATTTCTTCAAATTGAAAATCCTTATATTTATGATTTTGAAGGGGGTATGCTTAACCATTCTGTTCGTCATACCATCATTGCAACATTACAAGGTAATGTTGATTTTAACAATGATTTATTTGATGAAGATTTATATTATGATATTATTAATAAATTAGAAACTTATGATGAAGAAAATGATGAATATATACAGCAAGAATCATTTGATGGAGTAATTTTTAAAAATGTACTTGATAATTGTACACCAATGGGTGGTTCAAATAATATTATAGATGAATATATTGTTTGGAATCCTTCACAAATTAAATCTGTTTATAATAAAGGATTATGGTCTCCTTATTCAGAAAATGTTGATGAATGTTTAAATGAAAATGTTGAAAATAAAAAAATATCTGAAGAAGATGTAAAAGAATTTAAACAACATTATGAAAATCATAAAAATTTAGTTAATAAATATGCTTCTAAAATAAACAAACAATATCCAAATCACGATGCTGATAAATTTTCAAAAGAATTATTAATTCCTTACATTAAAGGTTTTATTTGGGGTAAAATGAATTGTACTGATGAGGAATGGAAATCATTTAAAGTAGCTCAAGAATTACATTATCGTAATAATGCTCATCATTCTCAACATTGGGATAAAAATAGTTATTTTAAAGCACCAGATGTAAGAGGTAAAATGCCCGATGAAGCATTATATGAAATGTGTGCAGATTGGTGTGCTATGTCAGAATATTACGGAAATACACCTTTTGAATGGGCTGATGAAAACATTGGTAAATTATGGAAATTTGATGAGCATCAAATACAAGTTATTTACGATACATTGCATAAAATGTGGGATTCAAATAATACTATAAAAGAATCATTACAAACAATTGAAACTATTCATACACCAATTTATATTACAAATAATGTTTACGATGTTATTAAATTAACTAATAAAATTCCTTCTATGAGAGTTTTAATTGATACAAATAAAAATTTATATATTATTGGCAATTCTTTATTTAATATACATAATCAATTATTTGATTATGCTATTCAAGCAGGTTATTATAATTTTAAAAATCAACGTGAAAAAGATGAATATTGGGAAAATCTTCCTGCTATTTTAATTGATGAAAATGATTATTTTTCTTTTGATAGAAAAAATGATTATTTTGATGATATGATTATTTGTAAAAATTTTGTTGTTTATTATAGAACTGATGACTTTTTAGATACAAAATTATATAAACTTCTTATTGAAAAATATAATGGCAAACATCAAATTAATGAAATGAGAGTTTATGCTGGTTCTCCAACACAGTATGAAAAACCTTCTTTGATTGCTATTGGTTCAGGCGAAGGAAATCAAGCACACGGTTGGGGATTATATTATGCATTAGATAGAAAAATTGGCGAAAAATATGCTAAAACATTTTCTGTAAACAAAAAAACATATTTTAAAGGTCAATTAATAAAATGGAATGATACTGGTGTTTATCTTGGAAATAAAAAAATAAATCAAAAAGATAATGAAACATTATATAATTTTTTTGCTAATGTTACATCTTATACTATTCCAGATTATAGAGAAGAATTGAATTATTTAATAAAAGATTACGAATTAAGTTTAAAACATTGGAATTCTATGGGTAACAATAACTCACAAATGCTTGAGAATATCAAAAAAAGAATTAAACAAAAGAAAATTCAATTAAAATTATTAGATTATATTAAACAAGAACCTTCTTATGTTTATACTTGCGATATACCTGAAAATGGGTACTTATATGAAGACAGAACTTTAAATCAACAATTTCCATCTATCAAAGATAAATTGTATAAAATTAATAACATATTTAATTTAGAATTTGAAGATACAGATACAGGTCAAGAAATTTATTCTAAAATGGTTTACGCTTTTGAAACTTCTAAAAAAGCATCTATGGTATTACTAAAATATGGTATTAAAGGTATTACTTATGTTGGTGAACAAGATGGAAGATGTTTTGTTATATTTAATCCTAAAGATGTTCAAGTTCTGGATGTTAAAAGATTTAATTTAAATGAATCATTATATTTTAATGAAGAAGTTTATGATGAATATAGTGAAAATTATATTCAATTAAAAGTTTGGAAAAATCCTTCGGCAGAATGGATAAGAAATACTTTTAGTAAAACAGAATATGGAGCTTTTAGATTTGTATATAATTCTCAATCAAAAACATTATATGTATGGGATGCTGGCGTTGCTATGCACGGTGCAGTTATGGAATATGCTGATGTTGATGGTGATATTGTTGGTACATTAGGAGATAACAATGAAGTTTTAGTTTGGCCCTATATTTCAGAAGATGACGATATTGATGATGCAATAGAAATTACAAAAGAAAAATTTGGTTGGTTTTTAAAAGAAATTTATGGAAATATTGATACAATTAAATGGGGTGCGAATGATTAGAAAGAGGAGCAAATGCTCCTCTTTTTTATTCAATTGGAAGTGATTTAATTTCACTTGTTGCTTTTATTTCTGGTTCAAATTCAATTGTTAAAATACCATCTTCATATTTAGCTTTAACAAATTTCAATTTTTCATTTAATTTCCACATACGTTTAAATGAACGAGTTGCAATTCCTTTATAATTATAATTCTGTTCTTTTGAATCATTTGCAACTTTATTACCTTCAATTGTTAAAATATGGAAATCTTCATCATAATTAAGTTCTAAATTATCTTTTCCATATCCAGCACAGGCAACTTCAATAAATGTATGGTCAATGAGAATTGGGTCTTCATTTTCTGCGGCAACATTAATTGCCTTTGTATAAACATTATATGCAGGGAAAGAATCTTTAATACCTCTTTCATCAAGCATTAAATCAAACATATTTAAATCTTTAAAAAAATCATTGAAACCAACAAAAGAATTTTTGTTATTAAAAAAATTATCATAAATTGACATTAAATTATTTGTCATTTTTATCTCCTTATAAAAAGCAAGTTAAGTTCTTGTAAAGACCCATAAGGCATCCTTACAAGAACTATTTATTGCACATTTTTAAGAATTTTTCAATTTATATTTTAAATAACTTATCATTGCATCACGATAAAGTTTACCAAATTTTTCACCTTTTTGTTTACTTAAATCTTCTTGTGTTTTTTCTGGTAAATCTTTTAAAGTAATTCTTTCCATTAAAGAAAATATTTTTCTCATTTTTGTCGTAATTGCATCTGCTTCATCTAAATTATTCCAAGCTGTTTGTTCATTTTCACCTGTCCAATCAGCATAAAAACAATCAATATATAATTCCAAAAGCATTTGTTCTTTAAAATTATTTGATAATTCTTTAATCATATCATATTGTTTTTTAACATTCATTTCATTAAAACGAGCCATACGCATATGATTTTTACAAAATGTTTTTGCACAATTTCTATAATTATTTGGAACTTTTAGTCTATCACACAAAGAATCAATTTCTGTTAATCCTCTTTCATCGTGTCCGCTATGCTTAGGTAAAATATCAACAGGAGTTGTACCTTTTCCTAAATCGTGGCAAACAACGGCAAATTTTGTTAAAGAATTTTCATTTTTAACTCTTGATAAAGCAATCATTGTATGTTTAAAAGTATTTCCAGAAGGATGATATTTTACTTGTTCAGGTGTATTAACAAGTCTATATATTTCTGGAAACAATACTTTCAATGCACCACATTGATTAAGAGTTTCAAAATATTTTTCAGAATCATAGCCAGAAGATAATGCTTTTTCAGTTTCTTTCCAAACTCTTTCAACAGTTAAATGATTTAACATTCCATCATTTACCATATTTGACATTAATTCCATAGTTTCAGAAGCAATTTCAAATCCAAGTTGTGCTGAAAATCTACAAGCTCGTAAAACACGAAGTGGGTCTTCTTTAAATGAATCACTAATATGACGAATAATTTTATTTCTAATATCATTTACGCCTTTAAAAGGGTCATTTAAGCAACAACTCCAACAACTTTCATTTTCAATATTAAAAGCAATAGCATTCATAGTAAAATCACGGCGACCTAAATCTTCAAATAAGGTAACAGCATAATCAGCAAAAAATTCAAAATCAGTATGTTTATTTCCAGTTTTTCTTTCAGTTCTTGCAAGTGCATATTCTTCACCTGTTATTGGATGAAGAAAAACAGGAAAATCTTTACCTACTTGTTGATAACCTAATGATAACATTTCATCTACTGATGATTCTACAACCACATAATCTTTATCGTGTGGTTCTTTTCCAAGTAGCATATCTCTTACTGCTCCGCCAACTAAATAAGTTCTCATTTGTTTCCTCTTATATTTTAAACAATTTTTATTATTCTTGCATAGTAATTCTTACAAATTCAGGATATTGTTCTTTAAATTTCCAATAAGCATACATTATAACATCATAAGCATTTTTTTCATCTGCAATTTTTTGGCTTAATAAATCCTTTCCCTCTTTGGTTTTTTCGTTTTCAATTTTCATATAATGATGTTCTTTAATACTTTCTTTTGTAATGGCATCACCAATTTCTTGCCATTCTTCAATTTTAACAATTGTATGAAATTTTGCAAATAATTTTTCATTTTCAACTTTAAAAGTTGCAATATTTTTAGATTTCAAAAAATCTTTATTAAAATATATTTGCCAATTATTTTTTTGTTTTCCTTTTAATTTATCATCAAAAAAATATACATCTTTAGTTTTATCAGAATTAGAAACTATATGAATATAATCAGTATGTAATGCCATAATATTATTTCCTTTTTAATTATTTAATACGTCTAATTTCTAAATATGGATTGGATTCATCCATAATTTTTTCAAAAACTTCTAATTCATCTAATTTTTTAATGAAATTTTTAGATTTTTCTTCAATTAAAATTGAATATGGTAATTGAAAATTGCAACCATCTTCTAAAACTAATAAATCAAAAATCTTTTCATTACTCATAATTTTTCTCCAATAAATTAAAACTATTATGAATATAACATATAAAAATTACTTGTCAATAGGCATTTTTAACATTTTTTAAAAAAGATGTATCTTCAATGTGATTTCGTATAGTTAAATAATCAACTCCTCTATCAAATAATTCATCTTCAAAAACTCTAATTGCTGAAATAGTCATTCGTATTAACGAGCGTTCGGTAAAACCATACTTTTCAATATATTTTTCTTTATGAATAGTCATTCTTTTTTCCAAAAATTTAATAATATTCAAAATATGTTCTGTACTAAGTTCGTCAAGAGTATAAATTTCTCCTGATGCTGTTTTCCAAGTAAATGTATTAATCGTTTGTGTCATTTTTCTGTCCTTTTACATATTCTAAACATTCAATATATGATTTTTCAAATGCTTCATCTCTTAGTTTAAACCATTCATCATCAGTAATAAATGAATTATGTTTATCATCAATATATCTTTTATAATTTTTACTGGATACATCCCAACCACCAAATACTTGAGAATACAAATTAATCATATTTTTATAAAACTTTGACCCCAAGCAATTGCCAGCCACATAATAAGTATATTCCCATACAACTTTACTGCCCCAAAATTTTAAATCATTACAAAAATGAAGTTTTCTAACTTCATAGCAACCACCCCAATAAGAACCTTCTTCTGTTTCCGTATCAGCAAAAATTTTATATCTATCTTCAAATATTTGTGAAATGTGTTTTAATGATTTAATTTTAACATCTTTAACAGTAACAATAATATCGGTTAGCATTTTTTTGATAATTGCAATTTTTTCTTCAAAACTTTCATCAACACAATACCTTCTAACGGCTCTATGTGAAATAACATAACCTTTAAAAGATATAACATTCATATCTGCAAGTTGTCGCATCATTATACTGTTCAGTTTAACTTCTTTTTCATCAATCAAATTATCTTTATCATCATAAACAATCCAATCGCCATCATAATAGGTATATTCATAATTTGGATGATTTTTAGAATACTCAATCAAATCATAAACTGTTTTAATATACATAATTTTTTCTTTCATAAAGTTAATACTAATCGTATATTAAAACAGATAAATTATTTGTCAAGCAGTTTTTTGAAATTTGGATTTTTCAGAGTGTGTTTCAATAAAATATTTAATTTTATTTTTAAGAATATCATTAAATGGTGTATTATAATAAATGTTTAATGTATTAATTCTACTACTATCATTTAATTGACCACGATGGTCAGATATACGAATATCAATATGTTTTCCATTCATTAAAATAATATGAATATATTGTGAAATAGTTGTTTTAGATTCTTGCCAACTTATTTTTCTAAAATGATAGTTTTGTTTTAACCAATTATATATTTCAATATTAAGTAGTTTACAATGATTATGAATGATTTGATATACACGAGCAACATAATCATTATCCATTTGGTTTTGGAGAATATCTTTACTTAAATCAAAACCATAACGTTTTAAAGTTTGTAACTGTTTATAAGTATCAAACGAAGTTTTCGGATGGCTTCGTTCTGCTTCCAATAAAAAATCTAATAAAGTATTATGTATAAGTTCATTCAATTTCATATTATTATTTATAAGAAAAAGGAGATGACGAAAGGTAATCATCTCCTTTAAAAATATCCAGACGCTATGTCCTCTGGCATTAGGGATTTATTAACACCCTGTTATGAACATCAATTTTAATCTCCTCTTGTATTATTTGCTTTAAAAATTGAAAAATACAAATAATCGTCTATCAAGCGAACTCTTTTCCATAACCTCTTTACAATCATATTTATATTATATATAAAATCATTTGTCAATACCTTTTTTACAAAAAATACAAAAATAAATATTTTTATGAGTTATATATATGTAATCGGCACAGAAAATCAAGTTAAAATTGGCTTTTCAAAAACTCCTGAAAAAAGATTAAAACAACTACAAACAGGAAATATGAATAAGTTACAATTATTTTATAAAGAAGAAGTTCAAGATTCTAAAGTAAGAATTATTGAACATTTAATTCATAGAGATTTAAAAGATAAAAAATCTTGTGGCGAATGGTTTAATATATCTCCACAAGATGCAATATCCCATTTACAATTTGCTAAAATTCGGTATGATTCAGATGATGATTTAGAATTTTATTGGAAAAACGGTTTACGAATTATTTAATAATTTTAATTGTTCTTCAATAATTTTATAGCAATCATTATATAATTTTTCAAATACTATTAGCCATCTATTCCAATAAAACATACTATTAGAATCAATAGTAGATGGTATTTTATCAAATTTATCTTTTTTAAGTTTCCATAATGCTTTTAAAAATGTTTTCTTTTCATTAAGATATTTTTCAGCAAAATTTGAAGGAAGTTCTGTTACCAATCGTAAGTTATCATTATAAAATCGTTCAGATTCGACAATATTTGAGCAATTATCAATAACATCTGCTAACTTAATACAAATTGCTTCAATTGGAGCTTGTAAAGTATGTTGTAAATCAATTTTTTTCCTATATGCTCTATTGCCCATTTCTGGTGTTGAAACATTTGTTAACCAATATACCAAATTTCTAACATATATTCCAAATTTTTCTTCAATTTCAACAAATGTTGCATCTGTATCTTCAACCACATCGTGTAAAATACAAGCACAAGATAATGCTAATTCTTCACTACGGTCAAAATATCCATAAGTTTCAGCAGTATTCATATGTTCATAAAAAATTTGTTGTACTCTGATTGGATGATTAATATAATTTTCATCTGTATATTTTCTTCGTTGATTTAAATGTTTAAAATAAGCATATTCAAATGCTTCATCGTATTGAATATCATATAACCAATCTTTATATTCATTACTCATAATTATAATCCTTTAAAATATCTTTATTTTGATGAATATCTCCCAGTAATTTAATATTTGTTATTAATTTATCAATGGCAAATGCTGTATTAAATTGTTTATCAATAGTTTCAATTCCTAATGAATTAAAATCAGAAAAATATTTAATAATACCAATATATTCTGTTTTTTCATCCGACCATTCATTGATATATCTTATTACACTTACAATATCGCCTTCATAAAGATTTTTATTATCCTCATCAATAAGTGAACAACCTTGTTCTAAACGAACAAAGCTTTTATCAGTATCTTTAAGAGAAACTCTTTCATTATAATTAATCATATCTTCTTCAATATCATATCCAAAATTGAATACACTTTCAGAATTTAATAAATCATAATAATTAAATTTTTGTTCAAGTTCATCCCATAATCTATATTTAAATCTATTATTCATTATATTCCTCTAAGCGTAAATTAATTGGTACTTCATAAATTGTCAACCCATCTTCCGAAACTTTAATCAAATCATATACCAATTTATAATATTGATATTGTTTTGGATTTTCAGGTAATTGAATATATTGCCCACCATTTGTTTTTTCAATTAAATCATTAACATTAAAAAAGCAATCTTCTTTCTCATTTGTTGACATTTTCTTTTGATGAATAAAACTAACATATTCCCTGATACTTCCGTGTTTATCAATGTAACGATTTTTCATACATTTATATATTTGCATCTTCATCAATTCCAATTACTTTATTACAATATTTTTCCACAATTTTGTACGTTGTTTCAGATTCTTCATAAAATCTATCTTCTGAATTTACAATTCCTAATGCCCATAAAAGTTGAATAAACCTCATATCTGGACATCGTTCAATAAATTCAGAAATTTTTGAAACTATTTTTTTATTTTCATCATATCTCGTCATTTTCTTGATTTCTCTCTTAATACTTCCTGTCTTAATCTTTCAGCAATTTTTAAACTTTTATATTGCTCCTTATTTTTATAAATTGCATTAAGTCTTTCTTGTTTTAAATCAAACTCTCCTTTTTGCTTTTTTAAAATTTCATCTTGAAATTCTTCAACTTCTTCATATTCATATTTGTCTTTCATTTTCTTCCTTAATTTTTAATAAATCTTCTTTACTTTTTAATAAAAAATCCAATGGCACTCTTAATAAAGGTGAACAATTTAATTCACCTTTATCATCTATATAATTAACCCATATATGTAACAAAGGTGCAATTGGTGCAATTTCAAAAAATGCAAATGTATGCTTTTCTGTTTTAATAGGCTGACTTATTCCTACATAAAAATGAGAACAATTTTTAAATATCTCATAAATTTGTTCCACTTTATGATTTAAATCAGTATGATTATTATATATTTCTCTTAAATCAGCTATATTTTTCATACTATTCCTTTTCAAATTTATTTTTTAACTTGATATATTCTTCATACTCTTTAGTTAATTGTTCTTTTTCTAATTTTTGTTCTTCTTTTTCTTTTCTTTTATTATATTCTTCAATTTGTTTTTGACGAATATCTCTTAATTCTTGCTCATTTTTAAATATGTACTCCGAAGGCAAATAGATAGAGTGATAATAAGTATCGTGCCAACCATCTTCAGCACTTCCTGTAATTTCAATTGTATCTGTTAAAGTTCCATCTGAATTAATATGTTTATTAATATTACAAACTGGATACCAATATTCAAATTCATCATCTTTTTCTTCACCATCTTCATCAATATGTGGATGATAAAATATTTCCCAAAGCAAATCAATTTTTTTATCAAATTTTTCATATAAATAATTAAAAATTTTAAAATCTTCAATTGTTATATTGGACATTTTTATTTCTCCTCTTATCTATGAAGATATATATTATATTCTTCACACAATTTTTTAAATTCTTCTTGTTCTTCATCTGTTATTGACAAGAATATATATGAACAAGTATGTTCGTTTCTTGTACAAGAAACCATACCAAATTTATCAATTGTATCATCAACAATTTGAATATTATACTTTGCTTCAAAAGATGCAATATCAAGTAACTCTTTCTGTGCTTTAAATGGATATGTAAAATCTACAATTACTCCATTATAAAAACAATAATGTTTAGTTTTAACATTATCAATAAGTTTATCAATTGAATCTTTTGAACCTTCTAATACAATAGTTGTTCCAAACCCAATACCTTCATTTTTCCAAATATCAAATGCTTTATTTGAATTATTAGAACAATTTTCTACAAATTGTGCAGAAGCGTGGGATGCCTGTGCTATTGCTTTACCAACATTCATTGATGGCAAATCATTTCTCATTAAAATATATAAAATCATTTTTAACATTTATTTTTCCTTATGATATATGTTAGCAACAATATAACAGAATAAAAATAAATGTCAATAGTTTTTATCTATATTTAGATTTTTTATGTTTTAAAGATTGATTATATAATCTGTTTTGTAATTTAACTAAACCAAGATAACGATAATCAGATGCTAAACTATCAGCTATATTATTATAGTGAGATAATTTTGTTCCATCGTGAACGTGACCTTTAATTTGAAAAAATGTAACTTTTTTTGATGTTGTTTGTAAAAAATCTTGAATAAAATCTAACGCAGTTTGTTCAAATTCATCTTTACCTGGTGATAATTGACGAATTTTTCTTAAAGCATTGGCAGAATCAGAATAAATTATTAAATTTTTATCTTTTGAATTATCAATAATTTTATGGTCTTTAATATATTTAATGGCAAAAGCTATTGCTACAACTTCTGCCACATTATTATCCACACATTTATCAGTATATGCACCTATTTGATGCTCGTGACCATTATTCAAAATAACCGCACCGACTCCACTCATCCTTGGTTTTAAAGAGTGACTACCATCGGTGAATATTTCCATAATAAGTCCTTTGTATTATATATAAGTATTTATTTTATAGTTGAACCTAAAAAATTTTGAATATTTTTAATTTCTTCTTTTGTCATTCTTCCATATTTCATTTGAATTTCTTTTTCAGTTAATCCAAAAAAATAATCTTTAATTGAATTTAAAATTTTATCTGTTGATGATTTAGAAATAGGAATCCATTGATGTTTATTAAAACCTGTTTGACCACAAGTACATAATAATTTAAATTGTAAATCTTTATATTTTGATAAATTCCAGAAATACATATTCACATTATTATTAATATCCATATTATATTTCTTATGGTCATACTCATCAGCAACTGTTGACATCCATCTTGCTAATGTGTATGGTTGAATTTCTTTTTTTTGTTCTTCATTTAAAGAATCAAAATATTGATAATTCTTTTTATCAATTTGTTTAATTACATCAAAAATATTATTTTTGTATTCTTTTACCATTGCATTACTCTATAAACATTTATGCTTATATTATAATATATTTTAAGATTTGTCAAGTTGTTTTAATTTTTCTAAATCTGAAACTTTAATATATTTAACTGGTAATTTGTTAACTAAATTATTAACGTTTTCCGCCCATTGTTTAGCTTGATTATTAGGGTCAACATTTGGCAATTTTGTTTGGTCAAATTTAATATTAAATTCATCTAATGCGGCATTAAATGCCCAAGAACAACCCATTGTAGATACAGCTTGTAAAGTTTCAGGAATTCCTTCTAACGTTTTTGCTGTTTCATTTAATGCATCAGCAGTTGCAAGCATATCTTCAGCAGTTGGCTTTAAATTTTTTATTTGATTTTTAGCAGTTTCAATTTCTCCTTTAATATCTGGGTCTGGAATTGGAATTTCTTCAACTTTAGTTGTATATAAATCTAAATTAGGAGTTGTTTCAGCATTAAATTGTTCTTTTAAATTTGTTAAATCAACTGCTTTAATAGCGGATGTATAAGGTTCAATAAATTGATAAGGATTCATATATAATGCATAAATTAGTCCACCCAATGCTCCAATTAAGCCAAATAAATTTTTTAATGGTTCAGCAACAATATTTACAATTGCTGTACTTGCAATTGTATTAACAACGTCTCCCATTGTTTCTGCAACTGATGTTACCGTTTTTATAGAATTAATTAAAGAAGTTAAAGGGATTGGTTGAAGTGTCATTCCACCTTTTGTAAATGGCATTAATTTATCAAATACTGGCCCTAATTCTCCAAATAATTTTATCATTTGATTTTGAGCCGCAATCCATTGAGCATAGGCTTGACTTTGCAATGAAGGTGAATATCTTACCCAATTTGGCTTTTCAGAATCATCAAAATTATCATATACCGACTTATCAATTAGTTGAATATCACTAAATGTATCAGTATCTTTTTCATTTCCTTCTTCAAAAATTAATGAATCATCTCCATTTGCCATTTTTAAATCCTTATTTTAATAATCCTGATTTTGTTCCAGAACTATCAATTGTTAATAATTGATGTCTATTATTTGCTGATTTCAAACTTAAATGAACCCAGCCACTATTTGGGTCAGAAGATAAGTTAGTTGCAAATTCAAGAATTAACTGGTCAAATTCTAAATTATCTCTAATCCAAACAGCTAAATCATAATTATTTACACCTAAAACCTCAATATCTGCCGCTTCACCTTTACAATGCTGACTTGTACTTGCTCCACCAACAGCAACATTTAAAGCTGTTCCTCTATATCCACTATTAATTGTTAATTTACCAAATTGTTTATAAATAGGCTCTAAACCATTAATTGCTAAATATCTTAATTTTTCAATAATATCACTTGGTGGTGTATTATTTATACCTAATTTAGATGCAGTTGATGAGTAACATAAATCTTGCAATGTAAAATGTTCAGATAATTGCAATGATGGAATTGGCGAATTTTCTGTTGATGCAGTTGGTAATGGTGTTGTTTCAATTTGATTTGAAATAATAGTTGGTGTAGTTGTATAATATTCTGTTGTCGGTACTTTAAACGAAGTATCTAATTCAGGTATTGTATTATTTCTATCGTGTCCACCATAAGGTTCAGCAGTAGGTATTCTTGAAACAATTGTACTAATTGTTTCACCAATTTTTCCAACTTGTTCTTGTGGTTGCTCAATAACAGGGTAAGGAACTTCTGGTGAAGGTGTTAAAGGTATAGGTTGTGGTGCAGGAGTTATACCAGCATTAGTTGCATATTCAGCAATACCTTGTAATGTACCAGAAAATGTACCATTAATTTGTGCAGATGCAGATATAAATGATTCAATATTACCAATATTTGTATCTATTTCAGGAGCAGTAATAATACTATCAGTATCAATGCGTGGGGCAGATACATTTATATTACCAGCAGATTCTACTGATATATCACCATCTGTTTTAAAAGTAAAACCTTGTTTAGCTTCCATTTTTATTCTTCCGCCAGAATGAAAATTTATATCACCATCTGTATTAGCCGAAATTCCTTGTTTAGAATAACAATCAAGATAACCATCATCTGATAATTCTACCCAAGCAGTTCCATCTCGATTAATCATATAGATATTACCATTGTCTAATATTAATATTTGAGTTCCATTTCTTGTTCTAAAACGAAATCCAGAATCATATCTATAAGAATTTTCAATATGAGATGGGTCTTTACCATTATCTCCTTTTAATCCCAAAATATTTGGGTCAGTTGTTTCAGTAAGCCAATTTGTTTTATTATCTGTTTCCAGCCAGCCATCATCAATAACAAATGAATGTCCTGTTGGAGATGTATATCCAGAACACATACTTGGAGATTCACGTTTTGAACCTGCTGTTGAGATACCTCTTAATTTATCTTTATCTAATCCTTGTCTTTTTAACGCATCAATTATTGGTTTATAAGGTGCTTGATATTGTTCTTTTCTATATGCTAAAACATCTGAATTAACATCAGGATTGGTTGATTTCATATTTACTTCACATAATGCATCGTGATTATCAGAAGTGTATGCACCTGGAATACCTGGTAACATAAAATTCATATTAGGATTAACTGGACAAGAAAACCAATAAGGATTTGAGTTTTCACCAGAAATACAAGCATAAAAAATAAAAACATAGTTACCAACATATGGCATTGGATTCCACCAACCAAAACTAACTGGAGCATCAATATTTGTTTGATTTGGTCTAACAGGCGTTGTTCCATATGAAGGAGAAGCATAATATGCTGTAATCCAATTTGTTGGATTTGTTTTATCATTATTAGAACTTAAAATCCATACTTTAATTTCTCCACCTCGTAAAATAGAACGTGTATCCATAACTTCTGCCATATAAATACGACTTTTATCAAAAGTTCTATCACGAGATTGTTTTTCAGATTGTGTTAAATGAGTATCTAATCTTGCCATTATTAAACCTTCATAAAATTACTATGCATAAATGATGCGTGTATTGCACCTTCAATAGTTTGAGTAAATTTACCATTTTCAAAATAACTTGTTACATATAAAACTTGATATATTCCAGAAATATCAACAGCATTTTCTAAATCATATAAACCATTTCCATTAGAATTTTGTTCAACGGCTGTTTTCATATCAAATACAAAATATTTAGCATTTGACAAATTCATCATTGTTTTAATATCACCATTAATGTTTTTTTCAGAAAATAAATCTAACCAATATGGGTCTCCTAAAATTTTAATTTTAAGTTGAATTAAATTTCCTGTATTATATAAATTTGCAAAACCTGCTTTTGCACAGTTATAATCAATTGAACCTGTTTTTGAAGCTGTTGTAGCTGTACCAAATGGGTCATTCATTACAGTAATGTTTCGTGTACCTAATAACTTCATCTTTTCTTTATTACTCAAGCAATGATATATATCATCCATATATAATCTTTTATCTGAAGCCAAATATCTAACATTTCTTAAATTTTGGTAAGATGAATATTCATCAAGAACTTTTTTAAATGCTTCTTGATTAGATAATTTTTCATTTTCATTCTTTTTAATATCAATTAAATCTTGAACTCGTTTGGCATTTTCAAGAGAAGTAGTTATGTTTGGTGTATTAGCAACAGTATCAGCTAAATAATTTTGTGATGAATTTAAATACCATAATTTATCAATTTTTGTATTTAATTCTAATACACTTGTATCTTCTCCATTAAACAAATACTTATATCTCTTTTTTAATCCATTAGTTATTTTCATATCATTTAATGAATCAAGTTGCATTTGTTGAATTGTTTTATTATATGCATCAATTGCCATAGATGATGTATCATTTGGATTATTTTCATATGCAAATTGCTTACTTGTTTCAATAAACCATTTTAAAAAATAATTTTTTTTAAAAAATACATTCATCGTTAATTTATAAACTTCACGACCTTCACGATTAATTAATGGTGTTGCATTAAAAATAACTTTTGCAATTCTATCTCTTAATTGCGGTGAAAGATGACATACTTCTTGAAAAACATTTTCTAATAAATCATTATTATTAACTTTATAAACTATTTGTCCTTTATTCGCAGTATCAATATTTTCTCCAACTTTATCAAAAATACAATCTTTAAAATTATTAAAAGGAGTATATTGTTTACTTTTTTGAGATGTAGATTTTGGTAATGCTGAACCAATAGGAATATATTTTCCATTTTCAGTCATTGAATATAAAGTTCCATTATTTGATAACTGCCCATTTTTTGTATTTTTATATGTCCACTCATATCCGTATGTTGAAGTTAAATCCTTTTCATTATTAATTGTTGATTGATTATCTTGATATTGAGTAGTATCTTCTAAAAATTCTTCTGATGAATATAAATTAATAGTTACAAAATCGCCAGAAGGAAAAAATTTTTTTAATTCTGGATGTAAATTAAAATATTGTAAATTAATTTGTTCTTCTAAATTCTTTTTAAAATCTTCAACAGTTACTGCTTTTATTGGTGCAATATTATTTAACAAACTTATATCTTTTGAAACAATACCCATTGATGTTCCAACCATTTTTATTTGCCAAGTTGTTCCTGAATCCACGACATCTGATTCACAACTTGTTACAATTGTACTATAAGTAATTAATCCACCAATAGGATTAATAGGATTATTTTTTGGTGGTTCATAACCAGTAAACCAAATATCAATAAAAAATGGAATTTGCATAGGATTTTCATATCCTAATAATTTAGAAATTGCTGTAATTTTATTAAATAATGAACAACCGTTAATTTCTTTAACTGTCATATTCATATTAATATTAATTGAATTATCAGAGCCAACAACACCAAATGCATTTTTCATTGTAAAACTATCTAAAGAATAGTTTGAACTTACTCCTGTTTCCATTATAATAATTTTAGAGCTATCAGGAACATAAACCGAATTAGAACCTGTTTTATTTTGTTCAATAATATAATCTTGAATATCGTGAGGTACCATATACCAACGAATATTATAAGTTACATTATCATAAAATTGTAACAAATTAGGTTGGTAATTCCATTTTTTTAATTCTTTATCAACTTGCTCATCATAAAAAGCCATAAATTTTTATCCTTTAAAAATAGGTCATTAATCTTTCTTTTGTTGGACAACGAATAATTAAACCTTCTTTAAAATCAAATATTGGGTCTGAAATCTTTTCTCTATTAAAATATGAGAATATCCAACTTAATCTGGCTGAACCATATAATAAATATGCTAAACCACCTGGTTTATATTGATAATCACTTGGAATTAACATAAACATATCACTTGAATCTTGTGGAATATCAATAGGTTGATAATAACCACGATAAAATTGATTAACAGGTGTATTTGTATATAAACTATAATCACTAAATTCTACCATTTTTTATCCTTACCAAGTCCAACCAGCTCTATCAAAACTATATTTTCGGGGTGTCATTGCAAATCCTGCTGAAACGGAATCATCTGCATATACATTTGAATTACTTTCAACGTCTTTTTGAATTGAACTTACTGACATATTTTTTAAATTCTGTGTTAATTCATCATTTCTTGTTCCATCATCATTATATGCAACTTTTTGTACACAATTTAAAACAGAATCGGGAACTAAAATAGTTGTTCCGCCTTTATAATTATCTAAATACATAACGCCCATTTTATAATAATCTAAATCAAAACGTTTTTTGTATTTTTGTAAATTTGGTTGAACTTCTAATTCAATATGCATTTGTAATTCAACTGGTAACCAATTCTTTAAATAGAATCTATCATTTTTATTAACACCTGTTGCGGTTGGTTGAGTTATAATTTTTGAAGTATTAACAGGAATACCATTAATATATCTTGTTTCAGATGTATTATTCATATTAATTTTATCACCATATCCAGTATCATAAAATTCTCCCGTTACTGAATCAGTATATAATTGATTAATACTCTCAAATGTTGATAAATTTAAATTTAATCCTAATCCAACATAATCTTGGTCATCAGGTAATGTATAACTAAAAGATTTAACAACAACTGGTATATTATCTAATAAATTATTCCAACCGTTTAAATATAAAATTGGTGGTGGCATACCAGCAACACTATTATCTCCACGATTATTTGCTGTTTCGCCAAAATCACATTTTGTTACTGCACGAAGAAACCAAATAGCAGATAACATATGTCTTGCCATTTCTTTTGAATCAGCAGTAAAAACAGCATCAATGCTATAAGTTGGTGGTGGAGTATTTTTATAATGGCTCACCGCTAAATTTGAATGAATAATTTCTGTTCGTTCATAATTAACTTGGTGATTAATTGATATTCTTGGCGTATATGGAAATACAATACCAACAGTTGGCTTTAGACATTTATATAAAAAGCCATAAATATTTGAACCATTATAAGTTCTAGTTTCACTTCCTAAAACATATCTAATTCTATCAATATATTCTTCATTATTTTTTGCTAATGGAGATACATTTAAATATACTCGTTTATCTGTAACTGAACTTTCATAATGACTATGATTTGCTCCAGTATAACGAGGTTTTGTTGGCTGTACTGGTATTAATGGAGTTGGTGTTGTTTTGGTACTCGGTTTTTTACGAGTTGAGTTAATAGCTTGCTTTTTAGTTGAAGCTATTTGGTCACAACTGACATTTTTATCTATTTGACAATATCCAATATTTTCATATCTATAATAAACCATTAAAAATCCTTATAACTATAATTATATTTATAAGGATTTTCTTTAACCATTTTATTCGTTTAATTTCTTTTTTTACGAGGTCGTCCTCTATTTGCAACAAATCTTATTGCTTCTCCAACCCCTTTAACAGTTAATATCTTATCATTATATTTGGCAGTTTTATCATTATGTAATATAAATTGTAATCCATCATACAACTCATATCCTTCGAATTCAACATCTTCTTTTCCAATAACATCAGTTTCAATATCAGTTTCTAAATAAACTTCAATAACTCTTTTTGCTTCTGCCATATCATATGCTTCTAACAGGCATTCAATAGGCATATTGCTAACTTCTTTAATCATTTTATATGGAACTGGAATTGGTTCTTGACTACTGGTAATTGGAAAGAACAACGGCTGAACACCAAATATAATCTCTTGTTTATCTTTATCAATGTTAATGGATTCAATTATCCATTCATCTGTTGAATGTTTAGATAAATTATCTAAACAAATATGAACATTATTTACTTGTAAAATACCCCTTTCAATGAGTTTTAAAGTTTCCTCATAACTTAATCTTCTTTCAAACATTTTTTCACAACCTCAAAATTAATAATATTGTTTTTAATTGATAATTTTATTTTATCATTTTTATTGTATTTTCCAAATACAATATTTTTTGCTATTTCATTTTTGATTTCATTAGTAATAACGTGCTTCATCGGTCTTGCACCATCTTTAGATGATTTAACCTTTGAAATGATATACTCTATAATATCATCATTAAAAACAAAATCAATCTTTTTTTGCTTTAACATTTCTTTTAATTCATTAAGAAATTTTTTACAAATTTCTTTTAACACATTTAATGGTAAATCATTAAATGTAATTACTGAATCAATACGATTTCTAAATTCAGGCAAAAAGCTATCTTCAAAATCCTTATCAGATGGACTTTCATCAGTATTACCAAATCCAATACGAATTTTATGACTATTATATGACCCAACATTTGAAGTCATAATTAAAAATACATTTTCAAAAGATACACTTTTACCCATTGACGATGTTAATTTACCATTATCCATTACTTGTAAAAGTAAATTATGAATTTTCGGATGAGCTTTTTCTATCTCATCAAGTAATAATATGCAATATGGATTTTCATCAATTGCATTAATTAATAATCCATTTCCTGCTTTACCATTGCCTGCATCTTTATATCCTGGAGGGGCACCAATTAATTTTGGTACAGAATGTTCTTCCATATATTCTGACATATCAAAACGTATCAATGGTATATTCATTGATTTAGCTAATACTTTACATAATTCTGTTTTACCCACACCAGAAGAACCCTTAAACATCAGCGAAGATGCTGTTTTATTTGATTCTCGTAAGCCAGACCGAGAAATGATTACAGCATCACTTACTTGTTTAACAGCTTCATCTTGACCAATGATTTCTTTTTTAAGGTTTTCTTCAATATGCTGATACATATTTTCTTCAGTCTGGGAAACAGTTGATAATGGAAGATTTAACATTCTAGCAATTGTTTGTTGAATTTGTGGAACATCACATACACATTCATTAATATGCTTACAATATGCTCCTGCCATATCCAGTACATCAATAGCTTTTTCAGGAAAATGTTTTTCAAACATATATTTTTTTGTTAAATCCAAAATTGAATCTCTTGCTCTTTTTAAATATTTTATTTTATAAAAATATTCATATTTTGATGAAATTTGAGCAAGAATTTTTTGTGTTTCTTCAAATGTTGGCTCATTAATAACTAATTTATAAAATCTTCTGGTAAAAGCTTCATCATCTTCCATATATTTTCTATATTCTTCAAATGTTGTTGCCCCTATAAGTTTTAATTTTCCATCAGTTAGTAATGGTTTTAATAAATTAGATATATCAATTTGCCCAGAATTAGGAGATGAATTACATACTGTATGAATTTCATCAATGAATAATATAATATTTTCTTTTTTCATCATAATTCTATACAAATTTTTAATACGATTTTCTAACTCACCTTTAATACCAATATTTGACATTAAAGATAATGTATCTAATTGTAAAAATGTTGTATTCTTATCATATGTTAAATAATCATAAGCCAAACCTTCAACTAATTTTGTTTTACCTACACCTGAATATCCAACCAATAAAACATTAGGTTTGTCTTTTCTTAATAAAATTTGTTTTATTAAATCTAAATCGTCTGTTCTTCCAACAATAGGAATCCAATCAGTAGATTTAACTTTTTCAGTTAAATTTATTGTAAAAGATTTCAAATATTCTTCTTCCGCATTATTTTCATTGGTTTGATTATTGATAATTGGTTTGATTCTTTCTTCAATAATAATATCAGCGGTCAGTTCTTCAAAAACTTCATCAATAAACTCTAAATTAATTCCATATTTTGTTAAAATAATTGTTGAAATATCAGTCTTTAAAAATAAAAATGCTCCTAATAAATCAATCCAATGTAGTTCAGGAATAACTTTTATAATATCAGCACTTCCTTTACTGCATACACTCACATATGAAATGTAAGCACTTATTAAAGGACTAATTTCCATTTCATTTGGGTCATCTTCATCAGTTAACTTTTCAATTTTATCTGAATTAAAAATGAAATCATTAACTTCTTCAACCAATTTTTTATATTCTTCTGGTTTTTTATTATTTAGAAGATTTTTAATATAATCAAATTGTAACAAAGCCGCTAAAAAATGCACAGGTAATAATGTTTTAGCCTTAGATTTTTTAAGAAATTCGGTAGCTTGTAACCCTATTTCAGTTAACATACTTTGTTCATTTAATTCAATTGACATTTATATTTTTCCTTCATTCTAACAATATCTTTTTTATCATTATCATCTAATGTAATAGATTTAATTCTAAATTTAATCTTAACATTTCCACGTTTTTTTCTATCTTTTTTCAATGGATAACCAATATTTAACAACATAAAAGGTTGTTGAATATTATTAATTAAATTTTTAGTTATTTGAATTTTCTTTTCTTCACCAAATAATTTAAATGTTTTGATATTTTCTGTTAACAAATCAAGAGGAGTAACATCAATATATTTTGTAATAATTATATCGCCATTCCGAGAATAAGTAATATTTTCATCTTCGTCTGGTTTAATATTTACAGAAACAATATACTTGTTACCATTATTATCTTTAATTAATACATTATCTTGTTTATAAAATTTTGGTGGTATTTTAATTATGGCAGTTTCGCCATTTTTAGAATTATAAATTACCTCTTTTCCCTTAAAAGCTTGAGTTGTAGTTATATTGATAACAATTGAAGTTGGCAATGATGATACTATTTTTTTAGCATTATCATATTCTTCTTTCAATTCTATAAATTGCTCTGCATTACCTGTTACTTTATTATCTGGATGATATGTTTTACTTAGTAATCTATAAATTTTATTTAATTTTGTCAGGGATTTTATTTTTTTTAAATTAAAAAATGACATACTTATACCTCTATTTTGAGGTCATCTTAAATCATTTATTTTTTATTGTCAATCTTTTTGTTTTTAAAATTCCAATTTTTTCTTTCTTTGTTAATTTCTGATACAAATTTTTCAAAAAGAAGTTTCTGTTCACGATTTATTTCTTGATTTTTTAAATAACATTTATAATTTTCTTTATCAAATCCAATAAAAATTTTTTCATCAGGGTTTTCAGGCATTATAAATGTACAAGGAATATTTGCTAAAATTAATGGAGATTCAAGCTGTGGTAATTCTGGATAAACAGTTTGATAAACATATTCAGTTTTAACGGTTGTACAGGCACATAATAAAATAGCTAATAAAATAATTAATATTTTTTTCATAATAAACCTTTAATTATTATATATTTCGAATTTTTTATCTTTTAAAAATTCATAAAATTCATTCATTTTAGGAAACATTTTTTGAATCATTTTTTCTAAACCAATATTATAAATATCATCAGGATATAATGTTTCACCCGCAGATGTTATATATACATCTTTATCTTCGTCATAAGTTAAATTTTCTTCTATGGCTATATCAAATATATCATCATAAAATTCTTCTTCTTTATTATTAAAGAAATAATATCTTTTAATTAAAAATTCACCTATAGCACCATATTGAAAAAGAGTTAAAGCATCTTTATTCATAACAACTTTTTCTGTTATATTTTTAATATTTTTAATATTTCCAACAATAACTTCTTCTTGTTCGGTTCTTTTACTATAAAAACTATCATTTGTACTATTATAATCATATGGAACTATTTTATATTTTGATTTTAAATTATCTTTATTAAAACAAAAAACAACAACAGGATTAAATATATTATCTAAATAATAATTTTTAAAATGGTAATCATCTGAATATTGTAAAGCGAACTTTGCTGAATAATCAAAATTTCTTGATGTTGATACACCAGTATAAGATTTACCATTCACAGGTGTTGTTTCTGTATAACCTATTATAAGGTCTGATTCAAAAATTTTATAAGCATTAAATAATGATGTTCCGTGAAATAACATATTTTTTAAATTACGTGAACGTTCCAAATAACCAGATAAGGATATTTCATTTAAAATATCTATACCTGATAATTTTAATATTTCATTAATTTCTTTTTCAAACATTATATTGCCCCTATCATTTCAATGACAACTTTAACTGAACCTAATTGTTTATTTAAATCTTCATTGCCAATATTTTTTCTTAGTCTTTGATGAAAAATATTTCTAAATCCATTAAATCCAAAAAATAATTTATATAATTTTTGTATATCAATATATTTAGATTTATATTGTTCAATAATATCCATCATTTCTTCTAAATCTAATGGATTGATTAACTTAAATTTATCTGGAAGTTGAATACGACTACCAACTGTATATAATTTTTTAACAGCCATTTTTAATTGTGTTATTGGAATATCTCCACGAACATTTGTATTTTCAAATGTATTTGATAAATTTTTAAATGCATCTACCAACTTCTCACCAATAAGAGAAACAGTTTCTCCAAATGATGCCAACCCATATTTTCCAGAAATAAAATCTCTGGCAGAAATTAAAGATTCATCATATGATTTATTTTTATAAAGACTATCAATATATTTTAAATAAACTTTAGATGTATCCAAATCCATTCCATATTCATCACATTTAATTAAAGCATCTTTTAATTTATCAGCTTCTTCTTTACTATATGGATAATTGGCAGAATTTGGTAAGCAATAAACGCTATAAAAATTACTCGGATGAATTTTATATTTTGATTCATATATTTCATACATAATATCATATCCACGATGATGTTCATCGGAATGAGCAATTGGAATAATAGTATTATCTTTTAATGAAATCATTACATATCCAACTTCATCATAATCACCAACTTTTAATTCTTCACCGCCACTATTATTTTCTAAAATTCTCGCTTTCCAATTTTTTATATCTTTTAATGAATTAGTTATTTTAAAAAAATTACTTGGTATATTTTTAGGTAATTGAAATGTTGTAAAATCTTTTTGCTCATTAATAAGTTTAATATTAGATAATTTTAATACTTCATTTAATTCATCTTCATAGTCGTTTTCATAATAATAGTCATTTATATCATCATCTTCATCATTAAGTTCTCCATTATAATAATAGTCTAATGAAGGTGGAAGTTTTTCTATATCTAAAATTTTATATTGTGAAGGATAAAAAATACATATCAAAGTTGATTTTCTATCATTATAAATAGCAGAATCATATCCTTTTTCAATTAATTCTTCTCTAAAATATTCATTCATATTACTATCTGTAAATTCCATTTGAAAATCATCATAATTTTCAATTTTGTAAGGATTATTAAAAGTTAATTCAGCTTTATATACAACAGGAATTTCTCCCTCAATTAGCCCTTCATCCCATTCACGTTTAGCATATGATTTAGCTTGTTCATAACTTGTTGTAAAATACAAAGCAGAACCATTATACATTTTCAATTTACTTGTTTGACTTCCGTGATATGCAATTATTTTCATTTTCTACCATCCATAATAAGTTTTATAAATTAATTCATCCAATCCATCATCAATAATAACAGGTAATTCCTGCCCATTACGTTCAACTATCCCCCAGTTTGCGATTCTTGTCCAATCATTAATCATCATTGGTTGATAATCTGTCATATATCCATATAAATTAAAAAGAAATTCATTTTTTTCTGAATAAACTTCTTCATTCATAAATTTTTCCATTAAATCACTATTATATCTTTTAACATAATATGGATTTTTATTAGGTTTATATATATCATAAATATATTCTATTGTTAAACATACTTCTGCCCAAGAAACACCAACTAATCTTTTAAAATCAGATGGTTTAATTTTTGATGCCAATTCCATTTCAATCCAAGTATAATTATTCTCATCAGCTTCATAAATTTTTGCAAAAATATCATAATTATTTCTACCCCAATCAGCTTCGTGTTCATTTTGAGCAATACCTTTTTTATTTTTAGCTATTTTTAACGCCTTTTCATCATCAACTCTGTAAACAATTCTGGAAGAACCTGTACCTATTTTTTGCAAACGCTCATCACAATATTTTTTTCTTCCACTAAATGTTGGAATACGAGAAAATTCTTCTAAATTAAAATTTATTGGATAAGCCATTTCTTCTAACGGTTCTTCAACGCCAGCCATTTCTAAAACAGTCTTCATAAATTTTGATATTTCCATATTTATATCCTAAAAATCCCTATAATGATATTTATTACAGGGATTTTTATATTTTTTAATATTCACCGTGCCACATCAACACTCTTGATTCTTTATCATAAAAGAATTTCCAATTTCCTTCTGGGCAGTCAGTATAATCATAATTTTTTGAATACAATCTATTGCCTTCACCATCTTTAATGACCATTTTTCCTTTGTCATTTTTAGAAATTAATTCAACAGAAAACAAATACTCATCAGCATTTTTATTAATCCATTTATTCATAAAAATGCAAAAGTCATTCAAAAACCAAACAGTTTCAGCATTTTTTGCAAATGTTTCAACTCCATCGGTAATAAGAATTGGATTAATCAAACCGAAACGATAATAATTTTCAGTTCCAGTAGCATAAGCCATCAGTTCATTCAATTCATCAGAAGTTTTCATTTTATTAACCTTTCATTGTTGTTTTTGATAAGGTTAATATAACATATAAAAATTACTTGTCAATAGGAAAAATCAATTATTTTAAATTTAATTCACATTTAATTTCAGGATTTAATGAATTTTTTGCCATACATACTTCATAGTTATTAATTTTCATAAGTATAATGTCTTTATCCTCATTAAATGTCAATTCATTAACTTTATTATTGAAATCATTAATATATTTAATAGATTCTTTTTCATTATGTTGAAGTTGAACTTGTTGTTCAATAGAAATATCTTTAATTGTATTTAAAGTATCAACTTTATTTTCTAATTCAGATTTTTGAATTAAAAGAGTTTGAACCTGTTCCTTAGCTTTAGATACTTCATCTGACATATATTTAAATCCGCCATAAATTCCAAAACCTAAAGCAATAATTATTAAATATGGTAAAAGTTTTAAAAATATTTTCATAATTAATCCTTAATAACCAAGTGTTTCTCCAAATATAGATTCATTTAATTGAAAATCTTTCATATTATCATATTTTTGTGAAAACCAATGATTATTCCATAATAAAGGTACTTTTTCACAATATTTTAATTCATTCTGTCTACAAACAACATACATTTTATTATCTATTGTGGTAAAATATCCTGTATCATATCCATCATATTTTGTATATTTTTCAATATCATCATCCCAAATTATTTGAAATAAAGCACATTGTGCATTAAATAAATTATCCTCTATATATCCATCTCGCCAATAATTACCATCTTCATTAAAATAACTTTGATTCCACCCTTTTGTAGAATATAATTTTGTGTTAATAAGAATATAATTCATCATTTGTGTATGAACAAATTTATTAGCATCACCAAATACATATAATCTATTTTTTAAATCATAAATTACTCTAACAGGTATATTCTTAAATCTTGCATTTATAGTATTAATAAAAACATTTTCTGATTTTGTATAATAAATTATCCCATTATCTGTTTTCAAATATGATTCATTAATTATATTACCATTATTTTTAACACATTCATTAGAAATTTTTGTTAATGATGATGAACCACCTTCAATAAATGCTGATGCTAAATCTCCTTGTTGATGATAAACATCTAAACATCTATTAACCAATACAAGAACTTGTTCAATAGTCATATCTTCTTTATATTCATCTAATATATTCCATAATGGTTTTAATCCATAATCACTCCAAGCAGGTGAACCATCTGGCAATTTACACCAATTATAAAAACCTTTATCTTCTAAAAATTTAGAAAAAACATAATAATCTTGTTCAAGATTTTCTGCTTCTGGATAAGCATCTATAATATCGTCAAATGGAAAATACATTTCGTGACCTGCTAAAAAAGTATTAGAGCTTAAAATACAAGTATTTTTCATAATTATTTCTAACCATTTAAATACTTTATCTTTTGGAAATCTTACTAATTCACCCATTTTCATAAATTCCAATAACGCTTGTTTATATTCTGTTGGTTTAATCAATGGAAACCAAATGTTTTTTTCACCTTCTTTAAATGCCACTAAAACATTATATGGTGTATAATTTTCATATATATTATATAAATTATTACTATCCGTCCAAGATTCATTTAATCGTTGAACCCCAGCAATTCTTAAAACTTCATTAATTTCTTTATTAAAATGTTGTTCATATAATGGCATTACATATTTTTTAAATTCTTCATAAATTTGAGTTATTTTAACTTTATGTCCTTTATCATCAAAAGTTATTTCTTTCCAATCATTGTTTTCATACCATTCAACAACAGAATATTCAATTCCAAAATCTTTATATTTTTCTTTTATAGCTTTATAGCCTTTATAGGCAATATTATAATCAATATGTGAAACATATAATGCTCTATGTTTTATATCTGCTATAAAAAATCTTACATAATTTTTTTCATAAAATTCTTCTTCATTTTGATGTGTTTCATCGGGTGAAATATAAATGAATTCTTTAGTATCTACATTATAATATCCTGCAATTCTATCCCAATAATATTTTTTATCTTCTGTAATAAAGGGATAATTGTTTGCATTTGGCTCATAATCAAGAACTTTTTGTATGTAATTTTTTATATATGTTAGATATGATGCTGGTGTTTCTCTTACGATAAATCCTGTATGTTCTTTTAAATATATATTTTTAAATAATTGATAAGATTCATTTAATTTATTTTCAATATTATTTAATGGTAATTCTTTTGCGGATTTAATTAATTTTTTATCAAATAATAAATAACAATCAATCCCACTATTATCTAATAATGCTGAATTAAAACCATTATCTATAAAAACTTGAATCATATCATTATCAGCATCAATCAAACCACCAAAATCATACCATTCATCGCCAAATAATTCTTCACCATCATAATCATCTGCTAAATTTAATTGATTTACATCTACATCAAATTCAACTAAACCGCCATTATCAAATAATTTAGTATACTCTAATGCATAATCAATATCATCAGTCGTCCAAATATAATTTTGATTTGGTCTAATTCCCCAATTTGGATAATCTTTATTATAACCTCTATATAATTTCATTTTTTATTCCATCATTAAAATTTTATTATGTTTAATTAAAAATACATTGTTATCTGTTGTAATAACTTCATAACCAGGAAATGCATTTTCTAATAAAGATACCTCTCCATCATCACGACTATTTAATGTTTCAGAACTTTCAATAATTTTTTCTAATTCATCTTCTGTAATATAACGTTTTGGAGTATATTTTCTTATCCAACCATTATCATTAACTAAAAATGGTTGATAACTTTCTTGTACTTCTTCTTGATTATTTTCTTTTTCCTCTACATTCGCTGTATCTCTTAATTTACTTAAACGAACATATTTTCTAATATTAGCTAATGATAATTCAACAGGCTTATTCATTTGATAGGTAGAAAAATTCCAATCTTTATTATCAGCTACATAATTTATTGTATCAATCATATCTAAAAATATTTTAGGAAAACTATCATTTCTTTCTAATTCAACAAAAATAATATATTTGTTATCATCAGTTAAAGAATCTGAAATTTCAATATCTCTAATTTCAATATAATAAAATTTCTCAATAAAATCTTCTAATTCTTCAGCGGCATCTAATTCATTAACAAAAAAAGCAACAGTAATATTATCTTCATCAATTTTTGAAGTATATTCATCAACACTTACATAAGAAGAAATTAAATTGGCTAAATCTTTTTCTCTTAAATCTTCACATAATTTCATTTACTATCCTTAAATTTCATCACCATTTGATACAACTGATTCAATATTTTCATCATTATCATCTTCATCATCCAATTTCTTTTGAATGGCATCTAAATCATAAACATTATCATTAATAATGTGTTTATTTGGAATCAAAATATCAATTAACCATATATCTTTTTTCTCCATAATTGGTTCATATTTTCCTGTACGAGTATTATATTTAATATCTTTTTCTGTCTTATATTCTTTAGGAAGATATTCATATGATTCTTTATATTTAACTAAACAATCATATTTTGATAATAACACACTTCCTTTAATATCAGGTTTTTTATCACGAGGAGTTTTTAATATAATATTAGTAAAATGTCTTAAAAATTTTACTTCAATAACTTCGGCATCAAACCAATTAGGAAAAGCATATACATTTAAAATATCAAAAAAATCATCAATATTCATTAAAACATCTAAATAATTTTCATTTTTATATATATCATTAATAAATTGATATTGCTGTAACAAAAATAAATTCATTATTGTTCCTTATCTTTAATATAAAAGTATTTATTATATTATTTTTATTCATTTACTTAAAAATCTCCTTGAAAAATCCAAGGAGATTCTTAAATTTAGTTGTTGTAAAAATTAACAAAAATATATATTACTTATCTCCAAGTAAAATAATACCTTTGCCTGTTAATTCTTTTTTCAAATATGCTAACTGTTCAGGCATATCAAAATAATAAGTTTTATTATCTTTGATTTTTATTGCTGTCAAACGGTCATTATCATCTTCTGAAATAACAAATCCTTTTTTACCAAACATTTCAATAAATGAAGAATTTTCTTCTGGTTCAAAGTTATAAGGTTTAAATGCTTGGCGAACTTTAGATTCTAAATCCATTAAGACTGCTTTTTCAGCAGTTGACCATTCATAATTAACTGATTTCATTACAATATCACCAACAACTTCTTGAATTTTTTCACAAAAAGAATCACTATCATAATAACTTTCCATACCTTTAGGTAATTCCATATCAAATTCTAATTCTTTATTAGCATTAAAAGCAATATTTCCAACTTTTGCTATAACTTGTGAAAATTCTTTATCTTCTAATTGAATAATAATAGTATTTTTATCATCATTAATTAATATTTTGTATTTACTAACCATTAGCATTCCCTTCATTATCTGAAATTAATGCATTGTTAGATACTTTACCAAAAATTAATGTATCTGATGCCGCACAATATTTAATTTCTTCCACATTAATATAAACAATTAAATTAAATGGATTTGCTTTGTTTGGACGATTTAACAATGGTGAAAATTTAACTTTTTCAACGCTACATCCCTTATAAATTGAATGACATTGATTTGGGTTTGATAAAGATAATTCAAAATCAAATGATGTTCTCATTAATACATCATATAACTCTCTTTCTACTGAACCATCTTTCGTACTTCTTAAAGTCAATATTAATATTTTATCTGATGCAGACCAGTTTTCATTCATCATATCAGCATAATTCTCAACTGTCAAATCAGGCAACTCCACCATAAAAATATTATCAGGAATGACTTGTAAAGTCTGTTCATTTCCAAGTTTAAATCGTGTACTAAACTTATTATCCCAATTATATTTTTCTTTTACTACATCCTTATCCATTCTCTTTTTCCTTTTTCATAATAAGTAAATTTATTATGAGGTAAAAGAAAAAAAGATGCAATATTATTATCGCATCTTTTTAATATTTTTTAATCCTTTGGCAATGGTAAAATATTTTTCTTAAATTCCGTTTGTACTTTATTACTGTCTAAACTTTCCATAATTTTAACTATTTCGTCTTTTAATTCTGGATGTTTTTCTAACAATTTTTCATAAATTAAATAAGCAACATAACTATTTAAAACATTTGGCATTACTTGTTCAATATAAGTTGAAATGGTTTTTAATACAAATATCTTATATATTTGCTCATTATGAAAATCAACTGTAATATTTAATTGTGGAATTTCTCCTAATTGTGAAAACATTTCATTAATAGATTCTTCAGCAAACATATTCATATTAGCAATTTTAACTTCATACATATTTTTTACTCCAAATCCGTCAATAATGAAATAGATTCTATTTCAATATCCTCATAATCCCAACAATCTTCCTCACACCAATCAATATCATCATAATCATATTTTCGCTGTTTAATAATATTACGAACTTGTTCTTCATCTTTAGCGTAAATATTTAAATATCCAATACAGTCACCCCTTCTGGATGCACTTAATTTAACAGAAAATTGTGGTAAATTATATTCCTCTCCATCGGCAATACCAGTTCCAAAATATGGGTCAAATTTTTGTTGAATACATTTAGCAAATTCGCCATAATATTTACATACTTTATTTGTATTATCAATATATTCTTTCCATTCTTTATTATTCATTATTCACCTCAATATTTTCAAATTCTTTTTTTAATTCTATATATTGCTCATAACGAAGTTGCTTTCTAATTTTTTCATTTTCTTTATGTTTTTCATTCAACTGCCGTTCATATTCTTCTAATTCTCTTTTTCTTCTATCTAAATACATTTGAACTCCATTTTCTGAATTATATTCATCAAATGTTAAGTCAACCTCATATTCTGTATATTCTCCATAACAATTATATGAATAAACAATACATACACCTTTATCAAATTTATCAGTTCTTTCATAAGTATATTTTTCATTTACCAATACTACTTTAAGAATTTCTTGCGAATGTCTATCAATAGCATCTAACATATCAGTATATTTCATTTTTAAACCTCGTATACATTACCACCAATATAAAAATCCAAACCCAACTCATTAATATATTTGATTGAAGTTAAATCAAAATCGGCATATCCTTCCAATAATTCAACTTCACCAAATTCTCTTACAATAGATTCAAAATCGGTATCATTGCCATTTTCATCAATATAAACAATAAAATCATTTTCAAAAACAGCTAAAGCACCATCTTCATATACAAGCTGATTTGGTTCAAATCTTTCAGAATGTGAAAACAAATAACCAATTGTTCTTTGTTCTCCATCAACCATATAATAAATATCATTGGCGGTTGGAGTATTTTCAGGATACAATAATTGTTTCTCTTTAGAATCATAAAATCTAAATTTAACAGGATTTTTTCTAATCATTTGTAAAATTCCTTATCATATAAATATTTTTTGTTTTCTTTTCTTCAATATTATAATTAAATCGTGAATAAAATTTAATTAAAATATCTTCTGGTGTTCCATAACAATTTGAAATTAAAAGTTTGCTATTCATTTTATTTTCATCAAGCCATTTACAAAATTCTTCCATAATTACTGTACCAATTCTATTTCTACGATATTTTTCTGGAATTATAAAATTATTTAACCATACCAGTTTTTCATTTTCCCATATCGTTAAATCAAATTTAATATGAAATTGTTTAATAAAAGGATGATAAAATTTCATTTTTATTTTCCCATTGCAACAAGAATTAATGAATTAGCTTTTACTTCAACTTCTGAATTTTCAAGCAATTCACTTTCTTCATTACTATATAATGACATATCAAAATCTCTTAATTTACCTCTATGTTTAACACATTGAAGTCTGGCATTTGCATCAAATTTTTTATCTGCAACAACGTGATAACCATTTTTAGTTTCAAAAGTTTCAAGATAAAATTCACCACATAATTTATTGACAACATTTAATACATTAACATCTTTTGTATCAACATCAAACATCCATCTACGACCATCTCGGTCAGAAGATTCAGCAAGTTGGGTTACTGATGGAACAAATTTGTTAAACATTTTAACACTAACTTGTGGTTCTTTAACACCTAAATAAGAATCTAATTGACGATTTATAACATCACGAGCGGCTATCAATGTTTTCATTGTTGATTTTCTATCAAGTGTCATATATAAACGACACTTAAACATTTCAACAACAGTTTTCATATCTTCCTTTACACGCTCAAAATATTCTTCATTATCAACCAGCCATTGACGAACAAAACATTCTTGTTTTTCTTTATCAAGCAAAACAGGAAATTCACCATCTTTATAATCCTTTGCTCTTATTAAAGCAACAAATTTATAATAAGTTTGTTCAGGCTTCCATTGAACAACATTTTTAACTTTATCAAAATTATCAACTATTAACATTTTAATTTTCCTTTTTAATATGGTAAACGATAATTTAATTTGCCTTGGCTTTTATCTTGTAAATGAAAACTTAAAACTTTGGTAGGGTTAAAACGGCTTTCTTCATTTTTAAAATAAAATTCTAGTATGTGTTCTTTTAATTCGTTACCATTGAGATTTTCCCATTTTAATTTTACACGATTTACCTTAACAAGATTTCCTAATTTACTCCAAGTAGAACAAGAATATCCATATTTTGTCCATTCCCATTGTCGAGTAAACCAGTTACCAGTTTCAGATTTAGCAATTTCAATACGACAATTATCTGCATATCTTCTTGAATAAAATCTTACACATTTTACCATTTTTTCATCCACTTAAATGTTTACAAAGAATGTTTTTTAATAAACCAAATCAAGAAATAAATCAATCCACCCAATAGAGCAACTTTTAAAATTTCAGCAAAGAACATCAAAACAATAATAACAATGTAAATATCAACACCAATCATTGCCCATTTCTTTGCTTCATCTGGATAAGTCATCATTCTGTGAAATGCATCTCCACATTTCAATCCAAAATTAGCAACAAAACTTTTAATTTTTTCTAACATTTCTTTTATCCTTCCTAATTTTAATAATGTTATTTTCATATCCTTCATTAAGAATCTTACCTTCAACATTGTAAGTTCTTTTTACCCAATACTTTTCTCCAGCATAAGTTACTGGAGAAACACTTAATGAAAACATATTGTCATTGATTTTATCAATCAATCTTACTTTCATATGTTTGACACCATCAAAAACAGTATCTCCAATATTAACATCGTTTAAATCAATTTCTTTAATTTTAACTTTTAATCTTTTCATAAGCATCTCCATAAATTAAAAATCCTTATGTTCATAATTTAACATAAGGATTTTATTTGTCAAGGGATTTTTTATTTATTAATATAATTTTCTATGATATATTCAACCAAATCTTCTATTTTATTCAAATCAGCAAGCACCTCATCTGTCTTTACTGAATATAATTTATGGTCAACATCTTCATATAACCACCAAGTTATTAAATCATAACCTTCTGGTGTAACCAATTTTTCCATTAATGCCCCAATAACTGAATACAATTTATCATCAATACCTATTAAATCACAACACTTTAAAGCTTTATTAATTCCATCCATATAATTTGAATGTTCTTGCATTGATGTAATACAATAAATTAATGTTTCTTTTAAACTTTTTTCTTTATTAAATTTATTATCTTGTTTTGCGTTATCAAATAACTCATTTATATTAAACTCTTTCATTGTAAAATATATCTCCCGTAATTATTTCATTTGTTACATACAGCAAAAATACTTGTAAAAGTAAAAATATAAACAATAATACTGGTGGTAAATTACAAATTATCATTATTACTGTCGGTATTAAAGCACACAACATTATTAATAACGACATTAAATATGATAATATGTTTCCCTGCCAGTTTATTCTTTTTTTATATTCAAATCCAAAAATTTTTGCGACCCATTCATTAAATTTAACAGTATTATTTTTTGATTGATAAATTGATTTTAAATAACGAATTTCATAATTATTAAAATAATATCTGATATTTTCTTCAACATCAACCATTTTTTCAACACAGGACATTTTATATTTCATTAACATATTATATAAATATTGCTCATCATAATCACAATTTTTTAAATCTTTTATCAAAATGTTAACAATTTTTTTATGTTCTTTATTCATAAATTTTATCCTTTGAAATTTTAAGGGGGGTTGTTCCCCCTTAAAAGAAAGTTAATTATTTATTTTCTTCAATAAACTTTTCCATATCTTCCAACGAAGAAAATTCATTAACATCAACCAATGGTACAAATTTTTCAATCAATTCAGATTTTGCTTCTTCTTTAATAAGCTCATCCTGATATTTTTCTTTAATTTCATCAATATTAAATGTATTATCAGTTCCATCTGGCATATACAATTCTCTATTTAATTTATTACTTGCTTTTCTCATTTCAACACTATCTTTATTAGATTTGATAATAGCAATATCACTTTTTTGTTTTTCAATAAGTAAATCATACTGCAAATTCTGATTTTCAAACCTTGTAATAGTATCTTCACAATTTTTCAAACAACTATTTGTATCATTCATAATTGCTTTATTTGTATTTAATTGAATAGCATATTTAGCAAATAAAATTTTATCATTTTTATCTTTAGCTTTTTCAAGATTATCTAAAATCTGTTCTCGTTCCGTTGACAATTTTTTCAACTTATTTTTATAACTGGCTCTATTGGCAACATACTCTACCAATGAATCCATATTTTCTTTTCTTTTCATTTCAAAATCTGCTTGTTTCTTCTGCAACAATTCAATTTGATATTCTGCCCGAAGTGTTTTATTAAGTTTAATAATTCCAAATGTTAGCAATGAAACAATAGTTCCAAGAATATTCAAAATATGATTAAACAAACTTTTAATTTTATTCATTATTTTTCTCCATAATATTAAATTATATACAATATTTTTATAACATTATTTTATCATTTGTCAAGATAAAAGAAAACAAAATCACAATATTTTTTAAAATTTGAAAAATTTTGATAATTTTCCTTAATATTTTCTAAAAAATTATCAATCCCATCTAAATGTATTTTATGAAACGGAAATTTTGTATTTTTTAATTTTCCTTTATTATATTGAGATATACGATATTCATTTATCGCATAAAATATATCTGAAAAATTTTTATCAATAATTGATTTAACCAAATCAATTAACAATTTTTCAGAATTTGATAATTTCTCAAACTTAACTTCTTTTTTAGTTTCTTTGATTTCTGTTTCATCTATCCAAATAGTTGGCTCTGTCGTCCATACATTATATCCATTTAATGTCTGAACAGTATTTGTATATGATATTGGATGATATTTTAAATTTTCATAATTCGAAACAATATATTTTAATTTTTTATCTGATGCAAATAAAGTTAAATCAGATGCAATTCCCATTCCTTTATATTCGTATTCCATATAAGGATTATCACTTTCATAACTATTAAATTTATATTGATATTTTACCAATATAAAACATATGCCACAAAAATTAATTGTTGGGTTTCCCCATACATTATTTTTTATTTTTACATCAGAATTCGGTTGAATATCAAAAACATAGTCTTTAATATCTTCTAAATCTGGTTTTAGGTAGGGAATACTAGCCGTACCTAAAACCATACGATGTTCAAAAATATCACTTCTCATTAATTAACCTTTAATTATATTCAGTTGTTTCACCTTTTCGAAGTTTATATGCTTCTGAAACTGATTTCAAAAATACACGACCAAGTTCTTCAACATATCTTTCATTCAAAGGACGGATAACAACTTCGTTCCAATTTTTAATGGATGTTTTAATGCCGAAAATACTGCTAATTCATCACTCATCTTTATCTCCCAATATTTCAATAATATCTAAATTCCCTTCCCAACCAAATGTTTCATCAATAAAATTAACAGATACACCGTCAACAATACTTGCAATGATATATTCTTCATCGGAAATTTCTCCTCTTAACCATTGAAGATATAAATCATTCCATTCTCTTTCATTCCACGGCTTAGGATTAAATGATTTCTCAAATCTTAAAACATTATCTTTATCTATAAATGTTGGAACACTTATAATTATACCTGATTTCTTAAATTTTATTTTAGTATTCATTATTTGATATTCCTCTTATCATAAATTTTTTATCAATACTAATCCCATTTGAATCAAAATAAGTATTAAAATTTGGACTCATTAAATAAAACAATCCGCCTTTAACTTGTTCAATTTCTGTTATGTTAATTATTTGTGAACTCTTTGTATTTGTTTGCTTAATTTTAATTTTCTTAATATTATTATCCATAATTGTTTTAAAAATTCCTTGCCGATAACAACCATATTTTAATTCATTTGATGTTACAATAGAGCTTTTTTTTCTATTACAATCAAAACACATAAATTGCAAATTATTCATTGTATTAGAGCCATTACACGAACGAGGAATAATATGGTCTTTATTAAAAAACTTAAAATTATCATTATCAGAAACGCACGGAAGTAAAATATAAATTGGTTTATCGTTAATTTTTGATAATGAATCAATTAATGCATAATGTGTAAATGTTCTACCACATTCTGGGCAAGTATCATTAAAAAGTGAAAGTAATGAAATTTGTGTCATAACATTTACAATCATACTATTGTTCATAATAGATACTAAATGCCGTTTATCATTTTTACTTGAAGACAATGAATTTAAAGACCTTGTTGCCAGTACATCCAATTTCTCAAGAGGTATTGTTTTTATTAACTCTCTCCCTTTTTTCTTTGTAATCAATTGAGCAATTTCAATTTCAGCCATTAATAAATTCCTTTCAGTAATAAAAAATGCTCTATACACAAAATATAGAGCATTTATTTTTATTGTCAAGAACTTTTTACCATTTGATAGTAATTATTTTCTTATCTTTTTCAATTTCAGTTTCATATCCAACTTTATTTAACTGGTCAACAACTTTAACAATAACTTCATTAAGTTCTTTATTTGTCAACATAAATACTGATGGAAAATTAATTGAATCAAGCCATACAACTAATTTATTTTCGTTAGTATGTACTGCAACATATACTAATTGTGTATCAATACATTTAATAATTTCATCAATAGCTCTATTAATATTAGTATTTGATTTTTGTTTTTTCCTTAATTCAGAAGCCGTAATAATTTTACTTTCATAACATTTATTATTTTTGGTAACATTAACAGGAGAATCAACCAGCATCTTTTTCTCTTTTTTAGATGGCTTATATTCTTCATTTTTTTCAGATGGCTTATTATGTTCATCATTTAAAAGTGAATTAAGCAATTCATCAAAAGAAGTTAAATCACCAATCAAGTCATCTATATTAACATCATCTTCATTACTATCAACGCAACAAGAACATCCACAATGACATTTTGATTCATCATTATTCTGTACATCTTCTAGCATATCATCAAGCAACAATGGAACGTGCAAAACAATAGTTGTAACGTCATCATTGAATGCATTTTTATTTTCTTTCATTTATTTTCTCCTAATTTTAATCAATAAAAAATTCATTTTCTTGTGAATATTTAATATTCAACAAGCAAAAAGCTTCATATGCAAATGTATAAAAATCAACATCAAATTCTTTTTGAACTTGTTCCATAATTCTTTCACATTCATAAGAACCATTCATAAGTGTATATTTAACTTTTAATTTTCCTTCTTCAAAAATATAATACTTCTGTGGAACAATATTATATTTTTGAATAAAATCAAGTAATTTTTCTTTATCCATTTTTTAACCTCTTTTTATTATTTTAATATAATCGTTAAACAAATAAATGTCAAGGATTTATTTTACTTAAGGTCTCCATTTGTCATCATTAATTGATTTATATATACAAAACATCATAAATGAACATATTAATAATAAACCCAGAATAAATTTAAATTCAACAATCATAATTCATCCATAATGTTTCAATGGCTGTTGAGCCTGAATTTGGACTTTCAAAAGATACTTTTTTAAATTTAGAATCTAAAATTTTATATATTTCATTATCATATCCTGATAATAATATTTTACCTTTAAATGTTAATAACTTTTCACACAGTTGTAAATGCTGTTCATCGGTCATCTCACATTCATACAACTGATTTGATAATCTTGTTTCTTTAACATATGATGGGTCTAAATACATAAACACATTTTCTTTATTATATTTGTCTAATAAATCAAAAATATCTCTATGTTCAATGATAACTGAAGATAAACGATTATGTATTTCTGGCAATTTATCAATCATTGCCAGAAAATCAGATGTCGATTTACTCATATTTCTTCTAACTATCATTGTTGTAGAAAAACCACCGACACCGTTAAAAGATGACCTATTTACATATAAAAATTTGGCTCTATTAAACAATTTTGTTGAAATATCGCTTGACCTTATCCCTAAAATTTGTTATAATATTCATATAAAACAAAGGAATAAATGTAATGAGACAAGATTTAGTAGAGCAATTAAAAAAGTTATCAGTAGAAGAATTGAAAAATCTTTTGAATGAAGTTCAAAAATCTCAAACTTCTGTAAAAAGATTTGAAAATGGTGTTGTTTGCCCTATTTGTGGAAAGAAACATATTCAAAAATTTGGTAGCAGTAGTGGTATTCAAAGATATAGATGTAAAGATTGTGGTAAAACCTTTACTGAATATACAAAAACTGTATTTTTCAGCACTAAAAAAGATTATGATACTTGGTTTAAATATATTGATTTGATGATGACAGGTTTATCCCTTGCTAAAATTGCTCCTAAATGTGGTATATCAGTTTTAACGGCTTTCCGTTGGAGACATAAGGTATTAAATGCTATCAAAAAGCAATTTGAAAACACAACTGTTTCTGGTGTTGTGGAAGCAGATGAAACATTTTTTCTTGAATCTCATAAAGGTAAGAAAATTGAGGGTGAAAAAGGCAGAAAAAGAGGTGGCAAAGCAAAATTAAGAGGTATTTCACAATATCAAGTTGGAATAATGGTTGCGATAGATGGCGATAAAAATATTATTGCTGATATTTATGGTAGAGGAAGATTAACAACAAAACAGACAGAAAAAGTTTTAGGTAATAAAATTGAAGAAGATTCAATTCTAGTAACAGATTCTCATAAATCCTATATACAATTTGCCAAAAATCACAATTTACAGCATAAAAGAATTGCTAATGGCAAACATAAAAACGGAGAATATCACATTAACAATGTGAATAATTATCATAGAGGATTAAAAGATTTTGTAAGACACTTTAATGGAATCAGTACCAGATATTTAGCAAACTATTTGAATTGGTTTAGTTGGATTAAATCAGGTGCTGATAATAACTTGTTGATAAAAGATTGTTTATTTGGATAGGATATTATCTATTATTTTTTGATTCTTCCTGTTCCAAGAAGATAATATTCGTCTGGAGATATTTCTTCCCAATCATCCACATCTGATGTTACCTTGTAATTATTATGAGGCACATACCTCGTTTGAGTTGATAACTTAGAACTTGGTATTCTAATTTGTGATTGTATAAACTTATACGATAAGGCAGACATAATTATATAAGTGCAAATTCCAAATATAAACAGTATTTTTTCATATTTATATTTCCCAATTAATGTTGTCTTTTTTGAACTAATGAATGCAATACATAAGATATAGATTAACATATAAAAACCACATAAAGTTCCTATAATAGCAATTATAGAGTGTTGATTTCCATTTATAGATGCAAGAGGTGATATTATGGATAATGCTAAATATTGGTATGCTGAACTTCCTGTATCGTGTATTCGTTTAATAACTAAAATGCTAAATATATATATGCAAATGATGCTTAATATATAAACACCTAATAAGCATTTGTAGGATATTAATATTCCCATAATACACGAAGAAATTAACAACAAAATTAATGAATTTATTATAAATTGTTTTCTTGTTATACAACCCGATAATTGAAAATAATTCGGTATCAGAATATTTGAAAAAGAACACTTAATAACTTTAATGCAATTTACAATTTTATCTTTACCAAATATCCATAATATACCTAATATCGTTACCAAGGGGAACAACCAATATATGAAACTATCAATTTCAAATCCGTTGTTGTTAGACATTAGGATAGCGAATAATATATATAATGTTGTTAATATAACTATTATTTTGCTAAAGGTAGTAAATTTTGACAATTGCAACCTCTTGTTTTATATAATTTCGGTAAATATAGCCTATATTTAAGCTATAAAAAAATCAATATTTTTTATTACAAGCACAAATACAAAAAATCTCCTAATAAATATCTGTATAATTTATTAGGAGATTTGAAATGATTAAAAAGGTTATTACCAATTTGATAAGAAAAATAATTGAACCAGCTTGGCAAGAAATAATGAAAGATTATGATAAACAGCAAGGTGTAATTTTAAAAGAAATGACTCAAAAAATTACAGAGAAAATGTTTCATTCATAATATCATCTAACTGTCTTATATATGCTGATTTTTCTTCTGTAGTCAAAGTTTCATTGTTAAGAGTTTTTTTCAAAATTTCAGCAATCTTTTTAATTGCCATACGATTTTCCAGCATATATTTTAAATTAGCATTTTCAATATTGATATTAGAGTTTGACATATATAAATCCTTTCATAAATTATTAAACAGAAACACATTATAGATTCTTATGAAATAATTTAGCAAGGATTTTTTATTTAGATTATATTTCAACAAAATTGTTTAATAGAGCCAAAAATTTATAAGCTCTATCTTCTAAACTTAAATTTGTTTTTAAATCTTTTTTATATTCTTCTCGTAATTGTGCAGAATATACTGCCAAGTCCATTCTTTCTTTTAATTTAAGAAACATTTCTTTATCTGAAAGAACTTTAAATAAAGAATAAACATTTTCTCCTAAATCATTATAAACTTCAAGAGCTGTTTTATCTTTTTGAAATAAAACAGATGCTCCACCACCAAAACCTTCTACATAAATATCATACTCTTTTGGAAAATGATTAATAATAATATTTGTCATATATGATTTTCCCCCATAATATTTAATTGGTGATTTCATTTAATGTTTCCTTAATTTTTAAAATTAATTTATATAAAAATTTATGAAAAATGTTTTTATTTTCAATCTTATTTTGTTGAAATAATTTATAATAATCATTAAATATAGATGATTTTCTGGATAATGTTAGCCATCCTTTATTTTTCATAATTTTATTAAACAATATCATTGGCTGATATGTACAAATTAATTCATTATAACATATATCAACTAAATTATCAATTTGTAAACTTAAATAATTTGAAAAATTATAAGTTGGTTTTTCTAAAACATAATCATTAAATTGACTTACTAATTCATTAATATAATCTTCTAAATTCTCACATTTACCTTCTAAAATTTCATTTAATTTATCATAATTAATACGAATTTTAATCTTATTAATATCATTACATATATTTGATTCAATAACATTTGTTGATATTCTTGGAATATATACTAATACATTAATTTTTTTATTTAACTTAATTGAAGCATATGCCGAAAATTCTTTTCTTAAATAAGAAATAAAACGACTAATCAAAATGGAATTTATTTTTTTTCCAACAAACTTTTTATTAATTTCATTGAATAGCTTTTCAATAAAATTATCATATTCAGAAATATCTGCTAAGTATAATGTTGAAACTTTCATATCAAAATCCTATTTGTCATTATTTATATTTTCAATTCTCTCCTTAGCGATATTAAAATAATTTTCATCTAATTCAATACCAATAAAATTTCTATCCATTTCTTTGCAAACAATACCACAAGTTCCACTTCCCATAAAAGGGTCAAGAATTGTATCATTTTCATTTGTAAAATTTATTAAAATTTTTTCAATTAATGATTTTGGAAAACCCGCTTTAATAAATTTATTTCTTTCACGTTTAATTTCCCAAACATTTGATTCAGTCCCTCTGGTAAATTTTGCACAATCAAATGCTCTATTATATGGTTTATTATTATCAAATACAATGATAAATTCAAATTGACTATTTAACATACCAACTTGCATTGCAGGCTGACTATAACCTTTATCCCAAATAATAATCTCTTTAATTTTATCAGCAAAATAACCCATTAATTGAAATAATGCTATTTTATTACCTGTTATCATTTGTATATTATAAAATATCAAATCAGAAACTTTTAATGCCTTTTCAATAAATTCTTTTTGAAAATTAAAATAATCTTCCATTGAAAGGTCATCATTATAATTTTCATACTTTGTCGAAAATTCTATTTTATGGTTTTTATTATTACACCGAGAAATATATTTTCCTTTCATAATTCTTAAATTCATATTGTAAGGTGGAGATGTAATAATACAATCAACCCTACGATTTTTTAAAATAAAGTCATCTAAAATAGATAAACAATTATCATTTATTAATTCAATATTACTCATTTCCAATAATTTCTGTAAATCCATTTTCTTTAATTAATGTTAACAATTTAGGAGCTTGATTAATTAAAGTATCATTATGCGTTACTAACATAATATTTTTATCATTTTTACGCTGTAAAGCATTAACAGTCATCTCAACTCCAGATGTATCTAAACCTATACGGTCAATCACTTCATCCATTGCAAATAAATTAATTTTGCAATTATTTAAAGTTTCCCAAACATCTCTAAAAGCCAATGTTAAAGCTAATGTTATTCTGCCCATTTCTCCAGTTGATACATAACCATATTTAATACCCATATATTCAATTGTAATTGACATATCACTATTAAAAGAAATAACGTGTAAAGAACCGAGTTGTTCAAGATATTGCATAATTTTAGAATTTAAAAATTCCAAAGACTTTTCTAAAATTGTGGTTCTAATAAATGATGATGGACTGTTTAATAATTTAAGCAATACTTCTTGATGCATTAAATCATCTTGAATATTTTTTAAATTAGTATCATCTAATACTTGTAAATTATTTTTTAATTCTTCAATTGATTTTTCTTGTTGTTCAAATGGATTTGTTAATAATTGATTTTTTAAACTATTAATTGTAACATTCAATGATTCTAATTTTGCCTGATGCTGTAACGCTTCTTGAATATTAGAATAATGAGTAACAGGCTTAATTCCTAAATCAACAATAACAATTTTTTTCTCTTGCTCTTTTAATTCAGTATATTCTTTTGCAGTTTCTTCCAATTTAATTTTTAATTGATTTAATTCGTTTTCTTTTTCTAATAAGCTATTCATATTATTAAAAGATACTGGTTTAAATTCAAAAGTTCTTGGAACAAACGAATTTAAAAAATGATTTGTTTCTAAAATCTCCATATCAATTTTATGATATTCATTTCTTAATTTATCCAGTTCATCTTTCTTTTCTTCTCTTAATTTATTAACAGCTTCAACAGACATTGGATGCCCGCAAGTTGGACAAATATCTTCTTTAATATTTGCTAACTCCGTTTCTTTTTTTTCAATTTCTTTAGCAATTCTATGAAAATTATAATCAAGATTTTGCTCTTTAAATGTCTTTCTTGTTTTATATTGATTTTCTTCAATACTATATTTTATCTGTTCTGCATTTTCAATTTCATTATGCAAAATATTTTGTTTTTCAGTTACAAAATCATATTTTAGCAAATCATTAATTCTAATTTGATAATTTTTTATAAAAATTTCTTTTTCAGAAATTTGCTTATTTAAAGAATCTTTCAGTTGCTGATTTTGTTGGTTCACCCCCTCTTGCTTTAAATAATTTTCAAGCAACTGAAAGTTTTTAAGTTCTTCATCAATATCAATCTTTTTCATTTGAAAAATTTGTTCTTCAGCAATTTTAATTTGTTGTGAAATTCCTAATTCCCATTTTTCTTTTGCAACATTCATATCTGAAATTTGCTTATTAATTGACATTAACAAACTATCATTTTGAGTTTTAATAGTATTATATTTAAACTGTTCATTATTAAGTGAATTTTTTGTTTCTTTAATAAGAGCCTTTAAACACTCAATCTTTTCAGAAATAATATTAATTCCTAAAATATGCTCGATAATATTCTTTTGATTAGCAGTTGTTTGGTCAGTAAAGATAGGAACTTTACAAGATAAACATACAATTTGATTGTAAATATCTTCATTCATTCCTAAAACTTTTTCTATTTCTTTTTGCGTTTCCCTTGAATCTCCTTGAGATTCATCTGAAACAACTTGGTCACCATTTTTAAAAAATTTTAAAAAATTTGGCGAACGACCTCTTTGAATAGTATATTCTATTCCATTTTTTTCAAATACAAGAGTAACAACCATATTTTTTTTATTAATATTGTTAATTAAATCACCTAAAGTAATTTTATTACCAATTGATTTTCCAAACATCGCATAATGCAATGCTTCAAAAATGGTAGATTTACCAACACCATTACGGTCTGTTGATGAATCAGATTTATCTCTATTCATACCAACAATAACTTGGTATAATTCTTTATTTAAAGGAATTGTTTCTTCAACATTTCCAAATGATAAAAAATTTCTTAAAATAATAGATTTAAATTCTAAATTCATATGTTATACCTCTTATATTTTCTATATTATAATTAAAATCTGTTAAAAAATCATTATATAAATCTTAAATTTTAAACTTTATTAATTATATTTTTCCCATTCTTTCAATAATTCATCATACTGTACAATATATATGTCATCAATTAATGATAAATCAACATTTAATTCTTTATCAGTTGCTAATTCTGCACCTAGAAATAATATATCTTGTGTACGTGGTTGAGATTCAAAACATACCAAATGTATTAATTGTTGAGTTTTGGAATTTATAAGCATTACAATATATGGATTTTTAAATTCTTCTTTTATTTCACTATTAAGAAGTTCTTTAACCATATTAATTATTTGTTCCATTTTTCATCTCCTAACTTTTTCCAAATACTTCATTCAATTGTCTGCTTACTCGGTAAAAAGTAGTACACTTCGGAATGTCTTTTAATCTTTTAGCTCCAATATAAGACATTGTACTTCTCAATCCGCCTTGAATTTCCTGAATAACATTTTCAACTGAACCTTTATACGGAACTTCAACAACTTTACCTTCAGAAGCTCTGTATTTTGCCATTCCACCCCAATGTTTTTCTTGTGCTAATTGAGATGACATACCATAAAATTGTTTAAATTGTTTAATTTCAAATTTATATCTTGGTTCATCAAAAATAGGTTCATCATATTCATCATAACCTGATGGAAGTATTTCATTAGATTTATAACATTTAGTAATTAATTCTCCAGCAGATTCATCTGTACCTGCAAACATTCCACCAATCATTACAAAATCTGCACCAGCACCAAATGCTTTTGCAACATCACCAGCACAAGTACAACCACCGTCAGCACAAATTAATCCACCTACACCGTGTGCGGCATCAGCACATTCTAAAATTGCAGATAACTGCGGTCTTCCAACACCTGTTAATTTACGTGTGGTACAAACTGAACCAGGCCCAATTCCAACTTTAACAATATCTGCACCATTAAGAATTAAATCTTGTGTCATATCACCAGTAACAACATTACCAACCATAATTAATGAACTTGGAAATTTATTTCTAACTTCACGAACAAATTCAATTAATTTTGGTATATAACCATTAGCAATATCAATACAAATTTTATCAATTTGTGTTCCAGATTCTAAATAACTAAACACCTTTTCTTTATCATCTTTTAATCCAGTAGAAATAAAAGTAAAAGAATTATATTCTGAATCATCATCCATATAATTAGTTGCCATATATGAACGCAATTCTGTTTCTTTGTAATGTTTATGCAAACAAGTAAATGCTTTATATTTTTGCAAAACATCATTCATTTTAAAAGTTCCTGTGGTTGCCATATTTGCCGCCATAATTCCACAAGATTTAATTGTTTTTGGATAGTATTTAAATTTATATTCTCTAATTATATCCGCTTCACTACGTGAATTTAATGTTGTTCGTTTAGGTCTAAACAATACATCACAAAAATCCAATTCCACACTATCTCTTATTTGAGTCATTAATTTTCTCCTAATTTTATAATTGTATAATTACATTTTTTCAAATCATCAAAATATATCATTGATAATTCATCTTTTCTGCCTTTTCGTGTATATCTATGATATAATGCATCTTTAGAATATAATGCAATTCCTTGATTGCAAATATTTTCACAAACCTTTGCTAATTCTTGTGTTTCTACTAAATAAAAACAATTTTCATCTGATTTATGAAAAGCTATATAATCATTTTCTCCATATAGCCAACCATTTTTTCCTTGAACATTTTTAAATTCAACCCATAATATATCATTATTTGTTGATGTATCATTTCTATTAACTTTTTTGGAAGCCTTTACATCTATTTTAATATCTTTATTGAGCTTTTCACTATTAATGATAAAATCAATATGTTTATATTGTTCAGATAATGTTGCTTTACGATACTTTCGTTGGTGTTCTTTAAGCCAATTTTCAAACAAATCTTCGGCAGTTTGCCCCATTCTTGCGGATTCTCCCGTATAATCCTTTTTATTAATATACATAAATCTTTTTTAATCCTTAAAATAATTATTAACACATTCTATAAAAGCTATTACTATCAATGTCAAGAATTTATTTCTAAATTCTTATATATTTCAATTAATTTTGAATTATTAATATTTTCCATTGTCAATTCATTTAGCAATGAAACAATTAAATCTTCAATGTTAGAAATATGTTCCAATGATTCATCTTCAACGATTGATTTTGCTAACTCTAACTCATTTGGATAAATGAAACAATCAACAATGTTAGGCAAATTTTCTAATTCTTCTTTTAATTGATTAACTTCCATTTGTTTCATTTGCACATCATTAATCAATTTTAAATACATATTATTACTAAATTCAATAGAATTTAGTTTACTAATTGAGGTTGTACAATATTTTGGAGCATTTTCCCATTCAAAATACTCTAATTCATTTTTATTTGTATCTAATATTGCAAATCCTTTATTATGCCAATCATTAACATCAGAAAAATCGTGTGAAAAACAATTACCAATATATGTAATATTATTTTTTTCTTGCCGTAAATGAAAGTGTCCAGATAAAATTCTTTTTGGCCCTTTATAATTTTCTGGATTATATTCGCCTTCTTTTTTAATCAATTTATTAAAAGAAAATGATGGAATTTCAAAGTGACCAAATACATATTCAGGATTATATTTTTTAATGTAATTTTCTAATTTTTCTTCATTAATTAACCACGGCAAAAATAAAAATTTTTCATTTTCCATATATATAGGTTCTTCAACAATATTAACTCCTATTTCTCCTTCTGGAACAAATATACTGCTAACATCTCTCCTATCTATATAATATAAATCGTGATTTCCTAAAATTAAATATGAATTACCACGTCCAATACTACCGAATTTATATAAACCTTCAATACCATATTTTAATGTTTTAACATTTATAGAATTTCGGTTATGAAACCAATCTCCTAAAAATATTGCTCCATCAATATCATTCATTTTAGATGTTTTTTCTTCAACAAAATTAAGAAAATCTAAACATTCTTTATTAAAGTCATCTTTATTTCCTTTATTTCCAAAATGAATATCTGTAAAAATTATATATTTCATATTTTACCTCTATTTTAATATGAAAAACATTACCATTAAACAATAAGTTTGTCAATAAATATCTTTATATAAGGATTTTTTATGACAATTACAGGTTATACAACAATAAATGATGAATGGGAAATTTTGATTGATAAAGAATTAGCTAAACACGATTTATTAATTAGAATTTATACAACCAAAGGTGAATGCGATTGGAATCCAAATTTTGGTACAACAATTCGTAATCGTTTATTTCAACCAAAAACAATACAAGTAAGAAATGATATTCAAGATGAACTAATTGAAACCTTTCAAGAAGAACCTCGTTTTACTTTATTGGATATTAACCCAATTGATATGGAAAAAGGGTGGGTGTTTGATTGTACAGTTAGTTATTTAGATGGATTGCCTGAAAGTTGGAATTTAGATATAACTTTAGAAAAATTTAATAATCCATCAACTGGTGTTTATCCATTAGGAGAAAATTAATGAAACTTTCATATTTTAATAAAATACATTTAGGAAAAAAAGTTAATATTAATAATATTCATTTTAGTTCAATATTAAATGAATCCCTTTTAGATGTCCGTCAAAAAAATGCTTCAAATTTATCTGATGAAGAATTTAAATATTTAATTTCATTTGACCCTGTTTTAGGAAATATCCAAAATTTATCTAATGATGTCTTAGCTTCAACACCTGAAAATTATAGTCGTTGGTTATTAAAAATGAATAAAATTGGAGAATTAAAAAATATATCTCCAGAAAAAATGCAACAATATCTTAAAGCATTTACCCAAGCAAAAAATAGAAAAAATTTATTACCTAGCAATGATATTAACAGTTATAAAACAATTGATGAATTAAAAAATGCATTATCAACTGCCAAAGACAATCTAACTGTTAATCAAAAAAATAAAGATGCTAAAAGAAACCAAAAAGAATTACAAGGTGAAAAAAAACCTGGTATGTATATGGACGGTGCTGTTGAGTTATTATTTAATGGAGATAATTGGGAAGTTTGGACACCTCATACTTATGAAGGTTCTAAAGCATTAAGACGAGGAGCATCTTGGTGTACTGGCGGTGATAATTGTTTATATTATGATAATTATACTGCTGATGGAACTTTATATGTTATTATTAATAAAGATAATCAAAAAGAAAAATTGCAATTATTTGTCCCTGATGAATATCAAGGCAGAGACCGTGAATTTAGAGATGCCAATAATGATTCTGTTAAATTTAGAGAATTTGTACACGAAAATCCAGAATTATTAGATTTCTTTTTAACCCAAGAAGATGTAACTAATTCATATAAAAATCTTGAAGACCCTTCAGAAGACGATGAATGGGATGAAGACAGAGAAAATGATATTGCATATGAATATGATTTAACACGTACAGATGTTGGAGAAATTGCTTTACAGATTTCTTATTCAACACTATTAAGACACAACTATTTAACTGATATTAATGATTATAAAGAAATGGCAATGAATGGTTATTTAGATTATCCGAGTGGTTATAACGTTTCTAAATTTTACAAAAAAGCTATTCAAGATATAAGTTTTGTTGAAGATGTAAATTGGGAAGATACACAATTAAAAACATTATATAAATTTTATCTTAAAGAAAATAGTTTATCATCTGATGATATTGATTTTGAAAAATTTTTAAATACTTTATTTAATACAAATGATTCAAAATATAATGATAAAAATCTTGAAAAATGGTTTTCATCTAAAGATAATAAATGGGAAGAATTAATTTATAAAAAAATTTCAAAATTTACATTTAATCAAGTTATTGATGAATATGTTTATGACCAATTACGTAAGTTCGGCTGGACACCACCATCACGTTCCAAATATACTGATTATGAATATAACTTCATATATACATTATATGATTGCCATAGTGTCGAACAATTTTATCGTGAATATACAAATAATGGTCAAAAATCATTAAATGAAGTTTATGATGATTTAAATCTTTACATTGATGAAGAAGAAGGAGATATTTCAATCAATAATATTGATTTTTCTCAATATGGAACAGAATGGTCAAAAGAAGATGCAGGTGACATTTTAGATATTTTTATGTCAATACCAGAATATAATAAATTTATTGAAGAAGATGATGATGAAGAAAATGATGAAATTGAAGAAGTTTTAAGAATTTCAGGAGTAATATTATAATGCAAACACAAGTTTTATTAGATAATATGAGTGGTAAAACAGATTTTGTTGGTAAAGCTGTTAAAGCAGTTGCATACAATTTACATAAAACCAATAAAAGAAGTAATACTATCGTCATTCATACAACAAATTTTACTGGTAGAATTTGGTTAGAAGGTTCATTAAAAAATGAACCTAAAGAAGATTTGGATTGGTTTATTATTCCTTTAACTAATGAAACTCCATACATTGAATATTCTAATTATAATCCAATACTTGTTAAAAGACAAGCTGATTATTATAATATTAATGGTTCATATGTTTGGTTAAGAGCAAAATTAGATAGAAGTTATCTGCCATTGGTTCGTTCTCCATTTGCACCATTTGATATAAAATCTAAAACATATATTATGAGTTCAAAAGTTGATGATGCAACATATACACACGCACCTTACCCAACATCAAATTTAAATCCACAATATGACCCAGCATATTATGAAAATTGGACACCAAATTATACTCAAGCATATGATAGAAGAATGTCTTTATCAGTCTTAGGAAATGTTGAAAAAATTATGTTATGTTATTAAGGATTATGAATGTATCGTGGCAAATATAATAATTTAATTAAAGAACTTGTTAAAGAATCTAAAAATGATTTAAATAATAATTTAAATGATAATTTTTGGAAATGGTTTGGCAATTCTAAAATCGTAGATGAAAATGGCAATCCATTAATTTGCTATCACGGAACAAATAACAAATTTAATTCTTTTAATAAATCAATAAATGGTCATTTTGGTGCTGGAATTTATTTTACTCCTAATTATAGTGTTGGAAAATCTTATGGTTCTAAATTAAAATCTGTTTATTTAAAAATGGAAAATCCTCTTTGGTTTAATAGAGATATGCCAGAAGAATTAGAAAAAGCTGTTTATTTTAGAAATAAAGAATTATTAAAAGATTATGATGGTATTATTGTTGGATTTCCTGAAAATGGTATGGATTTTGTAAGTGAAATAATTGTATTTGAGCCAAATCAAATTAAATCAATTGATAATAATGGTGATTGGAATCCCAATAGTAATAACATATATGAATCTTTTGTTAAAGATTATTCAGAAAATCCTATTCTTTATTATACATCTTCTGAATCTGAAGCTAAACAAATGATTTCAACATTATTAACCAAAAACCCTGTTCGTGGAATATATGATTTAAAACATAAAATTTATATTTTTGGCGATGCATATAATGTTATTCACGCAGATTTAATTGAAAAAATGAAATTATATGGAAAAGAGCATTTGTCATATCCAATTGTTGATAAAGAAATTTATGAATATCTGGATAAAAATTGTGCAATGTTTAAAGTAATTGATGAAACTGATTATAAATCCTTTTCTCGTTCTGATGGATATAAATATGCTTTTATTGGAAAATTAGATGATAATCAATATGTTATTTTTAGAAATAATGAATTAGCTCCATCTTATTATAATGCTCCAGATGAACTTAAAAAAATGCAACAAGTTCCATTATTTAAAAATATTCAATTTAAAAAATATGATATAAGAGGAGTTGGATTAAATACAAAAGACCAATTACCTCAAAGAATGGTTGATAATTCAAGTAACATTATGGAAGATTATGATTATATTGATGATATTGAAGTATTATTAAATCCCACAAAAAAAGAATTTAATGATTTAGTAAAAAGAAATAAATGGTATCGTATTTTATTATCAAATACAGGAATTGCTATATGGTCAGCCGATACTCCATTACTTCATCATCAAGTTGAAGAAGAATATGATGTTAGAAATACCAAACATTTATTTGCATATAATGGAAATGTATATTTTCAAGATTATAATTTTAAAAAAAATGATGGTTATACTGATGATGACAAAAAATGGTTTATAGAACAAGCAAAAAAATTAGATAATAATTCAATATTAAAAACTTATTTTCCTAAAATACATATGGAACAAGATACTATTGATATGTTTAATAATAAAATTGTTATTGAATACTTCTTATTAAAAAAGAATGTTCTAACAGAAAATAAATTAACAGAAATACAAGAAGATATTAAATATATTATGTCATCTGATGCTATATTATTCAGTTGTGACCCAGCATCATATGAATTTATGTTAAAATGCTTTAAACAAGGACAAAAAACTGAATATTTTTATTTTAATTTTTATAAAAATAAACCAAAATTTATTAACTTATGTCGTCATTTATTATCACGTTTTAATGATACAAAAGTTACAGGAACAGATGAAAGCATTAAACAAAAAATATCAAACTATGACGGTCAATCAATTTCCAAAGAAGGCGTACAAGCAATATTAAATGGATATTATGGAAATAATATTAAAGGCATTTTTCTTTAATCTGATTTTTATATAATTTAATAAAAGATTCAAATTCTGCTATGATATATCTATTTCCATTATTATAATATATTGAATGATTTCCCAATGAATCATCAATATCTATTATTTTTTCAGGAATAACTATGTAACTTCCAACACGATTTATTTTAAATACAATAAACCAAATATTATTATCCTCTACAATAGTAAGTTGTTGTTTTATCCAATCATCTAATAAAGGGATTGATTTATTAATTAAAAAATGATGAAAAGGAAAATCTTTATAAAATTTACATTCTATTATAAGTTTACCATTAAATGAATCAGGACAAATTATATCTCCTTGATTATTCCAAACCTGCGAATCTGATAATATCTGCTTTCTATAAATATTATTACCACCAATATATGAACCACTACCGCTAATATTTCTATTAAAATGCTCATTAAAAATAGTAGTTAAAAATTTGGCAACTTCTCGTTCAAATGAATTACCTTTATTTTTCGCTGGACTTGTCATATTTTTCCCCATAGTATTTAATCATTTTATTTATTGCTTCTTGTTCACCTAAAATTTTTGAGTATTTACTGATATACATTCTTAATGTTGCATATTTAACATTTAATAGTTCTGATAATTCTTTTAAATTATACATCTTTTCATTAAAAAATATTAAATGCTGATTTCTTTTCATATTTGACATTTTACAAATATTTTTTAATTTTTCTTTTGCTTCATTACTTGCTTTCTTTCCTAATTTAGCTTGTCTTATTTTTTCTCTGGTTTCTAATGATACAATTTTACCTTTATTACCTTCACCAATTTTTCTTTTTGTTTCTTCTGAAAGTTTTCTTCCAGTATTAATATATTTTAATTTTAATTTTAATTCATTGGACATTTTTCTTCCAGAATTTGCTTCTCCAATTTTTATCTTTGTTTCTTCTGAAAGTTTTCTTCCATATAGCCTTTGTGAAATTTGAGGGCATTTTTTATTTTTATTCCACGGAATATCCCCTTTTTTAAATTCTGTTAAAAAACTTAAATGTTGCCCAGTTGAAATTTCTGTTTGTATACTATAGTGTTTATTTTTATTTTTTTGTCTTATTTTTTCTCTGGTTTCTAATGATACAATTTTACCTTTATTACCTTCACCAATTTTCCTTTTTGTTTCTTCCGAATGTGTTCCTATTGTATTTCCACCATTTTCAATATTATATCCAAAATTATTGTTATTACTATTATATACTTCTGTTATTAATTTAATCTCTAACATATTTGCATCATTATGATTTAATTTATCGTATAAAATTTCTTTTTTAACATTTTCCCACCCATATTTTAAAATAGCATTATATACTTTAGGGCAATTCTTATAACCTTTTCCTTGAAATCCCCATCTTTTTTGAATTTCTTGCTTAGTTTGTCCAATATATACTTTTCCATTTGGGAATATTAATTTATAAATTTTATATTCATTCATATGTTTATTTATTCTATTTTCTTATTGAATGTAAGTTATTAAATAATTTATTATACCTTCAATAAATATTATTATAACATTATTTATATTGGATTTTTTATGAAACTTGAAGATTTAAATTTAAAAGAAGATACAATAAAATTTAGTGATACATTAAATACTGACATTTGGGAAAAAGATGAATTAAAACCTCAAGTATATAATAAACTTATGCAAATTGCAGATGCTTTTATTCAATATTTAGATTTATCACTTGATATTGCTGATATTCAATTTACAGGCTCAATGGCTAACTTCAATTTTAATAAAGATTCTGATATTGATTTGCATATTATTGTTAAATTTAGTGATTATGATATTAACATAGAATTATTACAAGATTACTTTAATGCTAAAAAAACAATTTTTAATGCAAACCACGATATTACAATTTATGGTCATCCCGTTGAATTATATGTAGAGGATGCTTCAAAACCTGCTGAATCAGGCGGAAAATATTCTTTAAAATTTGATAAATGGATTAAAAAACCTGAACAAATTACAAAAGAAGTAGAAGATGTAAAAGATTCACCAAAATATAAAGACTTAGTTTTACAAATTGATAATATTTTATCATCTGAATATAATACTGAAGAAGCCAATGATTTATTAGATAATTTATATTCAATGAGAAAAGAAGGATTAACAACATCGGGAGAATTATCTGAAGAAAATCTTATTTTTAAAAAATTAAGAAGTAATGGTTTTATCCAAAAACTTCGTGATTATATTACAAAAAATTATGATAAAAATTTATCATTAGAAGAATCTGTATTAAATGAAGATATTCAGCAAGATTCACAATATAGAATATTAGCAAACAAATTAGCTAAACTTTGTATTAAAGCTATTAAAAATGATGAAATGTTATTTAATACGGATTCTGCATTTATCAATATGACTTCGGCATTTAAAAAGACTTCACTAATTATTAAAAATTCACCATATGAATACTTACTTCGTTTTTGTGATATGAATGTTGAACCAAATCCATCTTTTGGTAAAAGTATTGACGGAAAATTTAAAGTTATCACATTTCCTGCTTTAACAATGTCTATTAATGATTTGTTTTCAAAGATAATGAAAAAACATTTAAATGAGTATATTAAATTAAAAGATACCACAAATGATACTACCGAACTTGCAAAAAATATATTTACAAAATATATGAGAAAGGAAATCCTTAAATATATTCAAAATTCCAAAGAAACTGTTATTCCATCATTAATTCACGAATGTATTCATTTAATTGATAGTTTAAGACGTACACAAACATACAAATCAACTGAACAAAAATTTGATTCAGATGAAGCGGCAACAAATTATTGGAATGACCCTGTTGAACAAAATGCCTATTATCAAGAAACTGCATTTTTATTTGATGAATGGATAAAAAAAGAATTTTTTAATCTTTCAGATTGGAAGTCATTTACAGATTTTTATGAAGATTTTATTAGACAATATCGTGGTAATTATGATAAATTAACAAAACCTAATAAAGAAAAATTAATAAAAAGAGCATATCAATACTATATGAATTTAAAATTATAAAATTCCTAAATTATGTTCGTGCATAACTTTAAATGTAATTCCTCGTTTTTTACAATATTCATTAGCGGCAACCCATTTCATTGCATTTTTTGCAACTAAAATTTTATCCCAACCATTTGATGCTTTTTTAAGTGTAGCTTCTTTTAATGGTTTAACTTCAATCATTGTTTTTCTAAGAACTTTATTAGCATCCAAATATTCAACATAAAAATCAGGAGTATAAAAAGACATTTTATTTTTTGTTGGGTCACGATATAAAATTTGAACAATTTCTGAACCCCAACGAACAATTGCATCGGTTGTATCTAACCATTCACATAAATCTTTTTCCCAACTACTTCTCCATACAATTGGTTGTGGTTCAGTAGTTTCCATAATATTCATAACTTTAAGAGGTCTTTTTGGAATGAAAAAACCTTGCTTATATTTTTTGTTATGAGGTTTTTGATGATTTTCTAATAAAGTATTAACTTTTTGAATATACAAAGTATAACGCATTTTAGCATAATCTTCATCAAAAGTTCTACGAGTATCAATAATATCCATAATTAAAAATCCTTCTAATATTTTTATTTATTAGAAAGATTTTCATATTTTTTATTAAATTTCTTTTGTTATTGTTTTAACTGGCTCGTGGCAATAAACATTTAAATTACACGCAACTTTTACTGATTGTTCAGTTGTATGTCCAAGATACAATGCCGCCTGTGCAAAATCTTGTCCGCTACCAATAGCATAAAATCTTGGAATTTCTAAAACTTCTCCCTGAATAACACTAAAAACTTTATTTCCTAAAATTAAAATAAACTGACATTCAATTTCTGGTGGCAATCCCATTTGCTGTTTAAATTGCTGAAAATCAAACATAAACATTAAAATATTTTCTTCGGTTGGCTCACCAATTAAATTTTTTTCCATAAAGATTTTCAACATATTTATTTCACGAATCGGGCCAGCTCCTGCTACAATCATTCCATTTTTTTCAAACATTTTACTTGAATCTAAAAATTCAGATGAAATCGTTGTATCGCAAGTCAATTGTGTATCACAACTAAGTTCAATAAATTTATCAGTTTTTCGTACTGCACAAACAGACATTATGTTTTCTCCCACAAAAAAGTTTAATTAAACGATTATATCGTCATATAAATCCAGTTCACATTTTGACGTATCAATATCATCACACATCATTATACAATCGGGATAATATGAAACTTTTCCAGTATTTTTATCAATAATTTTATTATCCCAATCCTTTTTTGTTCCTAAAGGCGTAACCAATAAATTTTTCTTTGGTAATTTAGGAACAAAACATTGAACTTTGTTTATATTAACAGAATTTATTTTAATGTCAACAATTTTTGGTATACCAACATAAAAAGGATTAAAAATAACTGTTTGATGATTAAAATGCAATAACTCATCAATAGATACAAGCTGACACATTAAATCGTGGTCATTAATAACCATTACTCTCCAATTTAAAGGAACTTCTAATTTATACTTCTGCCCAATTTGCAATTCTACCATATGATACCCATAAGAAAAAAATGATGTTATTTTTTTAAATAAAAAATCCTTATCATCTTTATCAGAATAATCAAATACACATATTTTAGAATCTATTAATTTACTTTTTGGTTGATTTAAATTAAATGGTTCATTTTCTGGTAATAATATTTCCACTTTTTATCCTTTTTTCATAAATTATAATAAAAATTATCTCCATTTGTCAATATTAAGTATTCTAAATGGATATTTTTTTTCATCATAGTAATGTATTCTATCATTAAAATGTTTTTTTGAATATTTAGTTGTTGATGATATATCATAAATTTCAACAAAATCTTTATCCTTTGCCAATCGTAATCCACGACCAACTGATTGAATAGTTTTTGTAAATGCTTTACCATAATCAATAAAAACTAAATTAAACAATCTTGAAATACTTAATCCAGTTGATGCAATTTTATCAATTGCAACAATACATTTATTATTTTCTGTCTTAATTTTTTCATATTCTTCAAAACGTTTAGTTGATTTTACATCGCCATTTAAAAATATGGCATTTGTTCCTAACTTAATTAATTTTTCAGTTAAATTTTTACCAAACTTTTTATGACTTAATAAAACCAATGTATTACCAGATGTTTGTACAATCGAATGTAAAAGTTGTGTGATAAAAGATATTCTTTCATCGTTACTTTCTAAATATTCAATTTCAGATGTAAAATCTTGACATAAAGTATTATCTTCTAAACGAATACAATTTATATTACAATTAGCTAAAAATCCTTTATCTTGCAATTCTTTAGCTTCAACAACTGCTCCAACACCACCCAATGAAGTATATAAGCAATAATAATCTGATTTTTCTTTAGGTACAGTACCTGTTAATCCCCATTTAATTGGAACATCTTTAAATGTTGAATCACAAACTTGTTGAATATGATAAGATTTACATTGATGACATTCATCAAAAATTAAAGATACAACCCCATCTTTTAATTTACTTAATTCCTCAACTGATAATGGTTTTTCAGTTTTTGAACGCTCCATTGAATTAATTGTTTGCCAAGTACAAACAGTTACATCGTGTCCAAATTCTCTTAAATTACAACCAACAATACCAGCATCTAAACCCCATTGCTTAAATTCATTAGCTGACTGAAAAGCCAAATCTTTAGAAGGAACAATAAGTATTGTTTTTCCAAAAGGGAGTACCTTTTTTGCTAAAACTGCTGATATTAAAGTTTTTCCTGAACCAGTAGCGGCATCAATAATACATCTGTGATTTTTTAAGCAAGTATTAACAACTCTAACTTGATGGTCTTCCAACATAATAGGTTCATCTTCCTTATAATGACCTTTATACCATTTTAAATAAGAAAAATAAGTATTATCAATATCTTCACCTAAATCTGGGTCTTCAATAACATTTTCAGGACGTATTATTTCAACTTCATATTGAGAAACATTTATAATTTCAAACATACGTGGCAATAAATTAACATAAGTTTGACCTGTAATAGTAAAATATTGTTTGTAACCATCCCAACGACCCAATTTATAAGATGGTTGAAAACGTGCTGAAGGAATAAAAACTTTAAATTCCTTAATACATTTAGCTATATCATCAGGTAATAAACCACGAACAGTACAATGAATATAATCTTTATAAATTATTGTTAATTTAACCATAATAATCCTCAATTAACTTTGTTATTTATTCTACTACATCATTCAATCTCTTTTCAATAAATATTATTATAATTAAAAATTAAGGATTTTAAATGGCTGAAATATTTAAAAACTTTTTATCTGTTTCAAAACAAGTTGGTACTGAAAAAATTATTATTCCTTCTGCTTTAGCTGGTCAAAATACTACTAATGTTTTATCTGGCTCAAGTAGTATGGGAGAAGTTTTACGTGAAGAAGGCTCAACTGCTCAAATTCACTCATTATATATTTGTAATGTTTTTGACCCACGTATTGAAGAATATGATGCAAATACACATACATATCCTCGTTATGAACCTTCAAATTTTAAATCAGTAGATTTATACATCAAAGATGGTTCAAATAGCAATATTCAAACATATATTGCACACGATGTTCGGGTTGTCCCAGGTGCATCTTTTTACATTGAAAAAAATATTACATTAAATCCATCTCAATATTTATGTATGTTTTGCCCTGCTGGTGTTGTCGGAAATACTAATGGTATTAATATGAATATTACAGCATCGGCAATATTATTTGTTGAAGATGTAGAAGAATAAAAAATGGGGGGTTAATTAACCCCCAATATTTTTTATAACTTGTTGAACTAAATAATCTATATCTTTTTTATGCTTTTCTTCATCTTTCAATTTAAAATTCATTTTTATAATTTGAAAAATATCATAATCTACATAATCTTGCAAAGTATATAAATAAGCCATTAATTCTCCAGAAGTATTAAATTCTTTAACTTCTCCATTATACCAGCTTACTTCTATTTTTTCAACAATTTCTGATGATGGCAAAAAAATTGAAAAAACATCGCTTGTCATTTTTTTCCATTGTTCATCAGTTATCATCATTAACCTTTTTTAGATTCTGATAAAGCCTTTACTAATTCAGAAATTGATGTCGTTAATGCACCAACTGTTTCTTTAATTTGAGTCATTTCTTCTTTAATTTCTTTAATTTCAGAATCATTTGCTGGTTGATTGTCAATAGCTGTTGGAAGTGCCTGAACTGGAGCTGTCTGCATCATCTCGGTTGGCATATATGGATTAGACATACCAATTTTTCCTTGATTTGCTTTTGTTGCATAATAAACATTCAAACCTTCAATAATATCTTTTGGTGTTCTAACAACATCATCTGGGCATTGAATTGCAACTTGTGCAGACTTAACAATTCTAATCTGTTTTAATCCTCTTAAAACTTTCAACATTGTCTGCTTTGGATAATTCATAAAATATTTTCTATCTAAAACTTTCCAAATTTCTGGTTGATGCTGGCATTCCTCACTATTAACCAAATTAACTAATTCAGCACGTGTATCTGAATCCAATGCATCAATATCAACTACTGAACAAGTATCTTTATCAGTATCATTCTGTAAAGAAATGATAATATATCTTGCTCTTGTAACCAAATCCTGTGCATAATGTCTTAAAGGCTTACCAGTTTCTGGATTAATTATACCGCTCATATTTTTTCTCCTTGAATAAACTTAATTTTGTTATAAAAATATTTATAACCCATTTTTTTAAAAAATTGATTCTAACAAAAATAAAGTTTGAAGAATATTTATTAAATATTCTTCAAAGGAGATAATGTATGACTGATGTTTCAAAAATTGATATGGAACGAATTAATGGATTACTTGATAAACTTGAAGAAGTAACTGATAAACTTAATTCAATGAAATATGTTGTGGAAACTTGGAATGAAGGAACTGAATGGTATCGTGTTTGGTCAGATGGCTGGATTGAACAAGGTGGTTTTTTAGGAACTAATACAATAAATACAGAAACTAAAACAATTCATAAAGCATTTTCTAATACTAATTATACAATATGCATAGCAATTAGAAATGATTCAAATTCTGTTAATTTAAGAGTATCAATTGTCAATAACCATCAAATAATTTTTAGTCGTTCAGGTTCATACAATGCAACTGGATGGTGGTATGCGTGTGGATACTAAAATTTCTTTAATTTACCATTTCCAATTACTTGAATAGCATTAAAATTACATTTAGGAAATGACTTTTGTAACATCATAAAATTAGATAAATTATTATGACTATCATCATACATTTTAACATCAGTATATAGTTTCGTTTTAAGATACTTACGAACAATAAAATTTTTTCGTTGATGAACTTTCTCAATAAATTTTAAATTACCACTTCTTTCAACATATACATTTGGATGGTCTATATTGATTCCATATTTTCTAAATGTTTCTAAGAATTTATTTTTATCTTTAAAATCTTCACGAGCTGTCAGAAAAATAACTCTATCATTACCTTTAATATTATCAATATATCGTTTAACCAATTTAATAACATTATTAATAGGTTCAGATGTATTATAAAAAACAGATGAATCTCTAAATTCAGAAAAATCAAAACTTTCTCCATCCTGTAATTTATATGTATTAAATTCTTTATTGGTCAATTTCTTAATGATTTGTTCATTTTTCATAACATTAATCAGAGCGTGTGTATGAAAAATTGTTTCATCAATATCAAAAAATGATATTTTAGTTTTTAAATGTTTCATTATAATATACTCGCATTTTTACTTTTAAGATATTTTTTTAAGTTTCTCTTATTTCTTTTTTGAAATAATTCCTCAATATCTTTAACAATTTCAACAATATTTAAACAATTTTTTTTATTAATTTCAATTGTATAAACATCAACAATTGCATCATTGACAAAAGAAACTTCAATCAAACTACTATTTAAATCTTGTTCGTGAATAAGAATTCCAAGAACCCAAGATTCTTTTTTATTTTTCATCCAATATTCAACACCGACTTTTTCTCCATCATCACTTTCAAAATCATTAATTTCATACTTAGTTAAATCAATATTATAACTATTTAAATAGTCAAGCATAAAATAAACTTCATTCATAAGATTTTCATTATATTCAAATTCTTCAAATTCTATAAAATCACTATAGCATTCATCAAGTTCTTCAAATAATTTTATAAATCCATCTGTCATTTTATACCTCAATTTAATAAATTAAACCTATCAAAAATAAATTGATAGGTTTAATGTAACATAAATTTTTATTTTGTCAATAGATTATTTAAATCTTTTTACAGCTTCATCATAAGAAATGATTTCAATACCTTTTTCTCTTGCTTTTTCAGCTTTTGATGAAGTGCTATTATTTTCTTTTGTAATTAACAAATTACATATTTTTGTTACAGATGTTACAATTTTTCCGCCACCCGAAACAATATTATATTCCATTTCCTTATCTCTAATCCCAGTAAAACAAGCAATAATATTTTTAAATTTTTCAGATTGAATTTGAACTTCTGCATACTTTAATTCAATTCCAGATGAACGAAATTTCTCACACCAATTCAAATAAACTGCATATCTTGAACAATATTGGTCTGCTGAAATATCCGACCAACCATCAACCTGCATAATTTTATCTCTATCATATATTAATTCACCATAAGTGTCAACAATTCTATTAAGTTTAAGTTCACCAATACCATCACCAAATGCTCCAACAGCATCCATTAATTGCTGAATTGTTGCTTTTTTAAGACACTCGTGTAAAGAAGCATATAATTTAATTCCATTAATTCCAATAGTTTGTGTAAAAACTGATGCAGGCAAATTAATTAAATTATAAGGACTCATTGTATTTAATTCAGTAAAATTCATAATTCTTGTTAAATTACCTTCTCCAGCAAATTTAACATTTAATTTATTACAAAAGTATACTAATCGTTGTAAAGAAACAATTCTATCTAATTCATCATTAGTTCCTTCATAATAAAATGCAAATACACCATTTTCTGTTGTATCCCACATTGAACGGTCAATTGTTGGAATTCCTAACTTATCTTCTTCACACGGAGAAATAACTTTTTCAACATATGGTATAACATCTCCACGCCGAGTAATTACAATCTTTGCACCTTGACCGATTTTATTATCAACAATATTTTTATAATTATGTCCAGTTACCCAATCAATAGTTACACCATTAATATCTACTGGTTTAACTTTAATGCGTGGATTTAACAAAGCATTTTTAGAAACATTCCACTCAACAAATTCTACTTCGGTTTCAGCAGAATTAACTACTGCTCCAACTTTAAATTTACGAGATTCCTTTGGATTATATGTACTTGTTTCATAACCATTATAATTTTCAGATTTACGATTAACAGTAAAAATAATTCCATCACATTCATATTCATAGTCATCTCTAACTGATTGAACACCTAATTTAGCACTTTGTTCGGTTACATACTGACCATCAACCATTGAATGTTGTGCCGTTTCTAAACCATATTCTTCAAGTTTTTGAAACATTTCTTCTTCTGAACCATTAAAATTCATAATTTTATAAGCTACAAAATGGGCATATTTTGAAAATGTTTTTGCACACACTTTTGAGTTTAATTGACCAGCAACAGTATTACGACCATTTTTATAACGATAATGAGTTTCTTTATATAATTCATCAATCATCAATGGAATATTTTCTTTAGAAACAATAACTTCACCACGTATCATAACATTATCAGGAATTTTTAAAGAAGTAATCGAATTTTCAAAAGTGTTAATAATGCGAGTAATATCTTGCCCATTTTCTCCATCACCACGAGAATAAGCAATTTTTAACTGTCCATTTTCATAACAACATAAACAAGAGCATCCATCTAATTTAGCTGATACCATATATTTTTCATTCGGAGAAATCCATTTTAATAGTTCATCTTCTTTACATTCTGTCATTGAACCAAGCGGTATTGGCAATTTAACTTTATCACCTCTAACTTCAGAACCAATAGACAAAAAGAAAATATCATTAGGATAAAACTTTTTTCCAATATCATATAAACTATCATATACATCATCTGTTGAAATATCTGCTTCAATACCATATTCTTGTAAAATTAGTTTATCTTCATCATCAAAAATATAGTAATCGCCTGTATTTGTATAATAATCAGAACAAACTCTTAAAATATCAATTAAAGTTTTCATAAAAAAATCTCCATAAATTATTTTTTATGAAGATTATAAATTATTTAAGATAAATTGTCAACATTTTTATTAAAATAATCAAACGAACTTTTATTAAGTTGACACCATTTAAAAGATAACCATTCATTTGGATTTAAATCTAAACCGAACATTTTTTCATCATCTTGCAATTTACCAAATAACAATCTCTTTTCAAATTCCGTGGCATTTTCACTATTTAAAATATTAAATTCTTTTTGTAAACTTGGAATATAAACACGAATCATTGTATATAAGAAAAACAAATAATTACAAAATTCTTTACTAAAAATCTTATTAAAATGGTTTAATGCTTTAACCATTTCAAATTTATGAGCAAATCCATAATTAATCATAGATATATTATACATTAAATATTTCTTAGCTTTAGTAAAATCTCCTTTATCAAAATATGTTTGAAAAAAGATATGATTAATTGCCAATTTTAAATAATTAAAATTATCATATTTAAATCTATTATCATAAATTTTTCTAATAATTAATTCAACGACATCATCAAAATTTTCACTAAATTGTCCAATAAACAACATAAAGAGATACATCATTTGAATTCGTTTATGAAATAAAATATTAAAATATTGTTCAGAATTTACTTTATTTTTCATTTTAGAAAATAATATATCTTCATAGCTTAACATTTTTTTCACTTCTTGGTATGAAAAAAATCCATTTTCATTAATTTTTTTCAAATTATCACTATCAACCCATTGTAAATATAAATTTGTAAAATAATAAATGGTATGTATAAAAGCCGAAAAATTTAAATCATTTTGTTCATATAATTCATTAATTCGTTTATATCTATTAAATAAATCTTCTGACGGACTCATATCTCCATCATTAAGCATATACATTAAATATATTTGAGTTTCAATATCATATTTTTCAATATTCTTAGCAAATAAATTGGCTTTTTGATTATAACCATTTAAGCAAATATTTAATTCATCACGCAATTCATCTGAAACATTATTCAACATATATTGATTAACTTCATCAAAAATATGTTCATCAATACTTAAAAAATTTTTTAAATCATAATGTTGAGATTCATTATAAACTTTATTACTAATTTCTTTAATTTTTTCATTTAAAAAATCATCATTTTTAAAATATTCATAAACACGTTCTGGCATAAAAATTATCATTTTATTTCCTTAAAATATATAAATTATTTATACATTTAATTTTATCATTCCATCATCTTTATTTAATTTTGAACTACCATTACAAAAATCAATACTCCATAAATTATATTGAGTAATCAGTTCATACAATTTATTCTGCTGGTCAGCATCTAATGAATTTAAAAATTTGTTTGTACATTCATAAATAACCTTATAAATTTCACAAGTAAATGGGCATATATTTTCTTTCCAACTATTTGAAAAATTTTTTATTCTTTCATAACGACAACCACCATCACATATAGATTTATATTCACATTCTTTTTTACAAGATGATTTATATTTTAAATCGTCTATAATTTCTGTATCAATTTCATCATTGATATTCCCCATTTTAAATCTTTCATCTATTTGCGATAAAATAGTACAAGGATATATATCTCCATTTGGACGGATAACAACATAATTTCCAACATCACAAGATATTACTGGCTTATTTTCAATAACATTAGTAATGTTTTTATATAAAAATCGTGGAATATAAATTTTATTATCATTGACTAAATTATTTTTAATATCAGAAAAAATCAAATTTAATTGAACTTCCAAATCATTCCAATATGATTCTTTAAATTGGGGCTGATGAGCTATTGTAAAATCTCCACTAAATTTATATGTATGATGTAAATCTTTAAATATTTTATAAGTTTCAAAAAAATTCTTTACTGATATTTCATCTAAAACACATCTTCCTTCTAATCTATACCCTTTTTTTAATTGAGTAATAATATTATCATATACAATATTATTTGTAATCTTATTAGTTACAGATTTACGAGTATCAATATTACCATCCCACGAAATTTGAACATCAAAAATATGATTAAATGGTTGATATACTTCATCCATAAATTCATTAAAATTTACTGTTCCATTTGTAACAACTTGATATTGAAAATCATCTTTATATTTTTTAACAATTTCTTTAATTAAATTCACTCTTAATAATGGTTCTCCACCAAAAAATATAATTCGTGGCTTATTATAGCAAGTAAACATTTTTTTAATTTTTTCCATTACCGAAATATCAATAGTATATGGATTATCTCTCCCTTGAATATAACAATACTTACATCTTAAATTACATTGTTCAGATAACATCAAAAAACAATGATTTATCATTGGCGGTAAAGTTGTTTTCTTCATTTCATTTATTCCATTGTTGAACAATATTCAAATTTGGAGATTTGGATTCTGAATAATGAAATTCAAAATCACATTCAGTAAATTTATTCAAATCATAAGTTGGCAACATTTCATTTAAATATTCATTATTAAACATTATATTATTTTTTATTTTTTCATAATATTCTTCAAAAACTTTATTTTCAATTTTATATAATTCACACGCCCCTTCAAATCTTTTATGTAAACTTCCATTATTAACATAATTAGCCGCAGGACATTCAGAACATTGATAACATTTACAAGTTTTATATTTGCATAATGGATAATGATAATATTCCTTAACAAATTCATTTTGTTTATTTAAATCAATTCCATCTTTAATATTACCAAGGTTATATGCTTTATGGTCTCCTAAATAAATACAAGGATAAATTTCTCCTTCTGGATTAATAAAATAATTATTTCCTAATTTTACACAAGTAAAAAAATTATCAGGATTTCTTCTTCGTTGAAAATAATTAACCCAATTATAAAAATTAATTTTATCATTTTGAATATACATATCACAAATTTTTCTAATTTGTTTTTCAAATTCTTTATATATATAATCACTATTATAATTTGCTTCGTGAATATAATAATAACCCAAACTTAAAACATTATTATCAAAACAAAACTTAAAACTATCAGCCAAATATGGTAAAGTTTCAGGTGTTAAAGCGTGAACTATGGAAATTTTATCATTGTATTCAGATTTACCCAATTGTAGTATCATATTTTTAAAATATTCATCATCATATTTTCCATTTATCTTTCTTGATAAACTTGATGAAAATAAACCATCCCAAGAAATACAGCAATGTTTAGAATAAAAATAATTTTCATTACATAAATCAAGTAAAATATCTAAATTAGTTCCATTGGAAATAGTTGCACAATGAAAAGTTACATCTTGTTCTCTCTCAATTCTTTTAAATACTTTTTTAATACAAAGTTTTACTAAATCAGGTCTTAATGTTACCTCTCCACCAACTAATGTAACAATTACAATATCAGATAACGGCAAAGATTTAACAAATTTATATAAATTATCATAATCAGAAAAAATTCGTGGTTTAATTTTATCATTATATGGTTGAAAGCAATAACAACATTTCATATTGCAACCTGAATAAAGTTTAACTGCAATACGTGTAATTTTTTCAAATAATTCCATAAATTAAACACTCCCACAATTTTGGTCGTGACATTGTTTTGTATTACAACCTTGACAACTTACTTGACATCTATTTTGACAATTAATTTGACAACTACGGCTACAAATCCCATTATAAGTAAACCAAGAATTCTTTTGAATCAAACAATCTTTAATTCTTTCTAATACACTTCTTATTAATTCATAATCAGATTTTTTAACAATACCTTCTGCTTGAGATGATTCAGTTGGATTTGTTGAACCTTCCATTTGAGTTTTTTGATTAATATCCTTAGTGATAACAGCATTTAAAGGAACTTCCTGTCCTGTTGTTGTATTAACAATTTTATTGGCTGGAATATCTCTAACATATGAAGTATTGTATTTATTAACAGTATAATCATCAGAAGTATTAGCAATATTAACATCTGGATTAAAATTACCAGCAGTACCAATAGTTTTAACTTCAATTTTTGGTAATTTTTCACTTCCAATATATACACCAATATTTGCATCAGTTGTATTATTTAATTGAATTACAGCCCTTCTAATATTATTTTCATTTCCTAAAGTATGAATTTTTGAAGATTCTTCATTAATAACTTGATTAACTTCACCCGATAATCCAGTATATTCTTTTTGAATTTTATCACGGACAGATTCTGGAATAGTATCATACATTTGGATTTTTACTCCTTTCCATCCATATACCCAACGACCACCCCAATCAGGAGATTGATTTGTCCATACCTTCCATACACCATTCCAATTCATTGCTCTTTGTTTAAAAGTATCACGAATATCTTGATAAACTTGTCTATTAACAATATTACTATCAGCCATTATACACCTTCATTTTTAATTTGTTCATCAATAATATTTACCATCTGGGAAATAGTATAATTTATAGCTTCTCTAAAACTTGGTAATAAAATTCCTTCCATATCAACCAAAGTTTCATAAAATTTTAATAATTCAATCTCATTTTCCCTAATGCTTCTTTCATTTAGCAAAATATCTGTTATATGGTCTAACAATTTAACATTTTGACTTAATATATTTAATTTTCTTGAACGAATGTTAGGAATTTTATCATTAATTAAATACCATTGAAATTGTTCTGCAACATCAACCATATAAGCTAATACATTACATTGAACATCATTCATTACATTACCATCGTTATTTAATGTAAGATTTTCCGATGGACAGCCACCTTTACATACAGCTCTTGCATTACATACATCACAATTATGATTTTCATTCATAATTGTTTGTTTATTGAAATTAACCTCTCTAATCTCATCAGTATTATTAATATTGCCCATTACTAACTCATCATAATGGTCTGAAATAGTATGACGTTGATGACAAGGTAAAATATCCCCAGTTACACCAAATGAACAAGAAGAAAATGTTCCAGCCGTACAAACTTTTCGTTGGTCTGGTACTAAAAAGATTGGATTTAGTACCATTTCTAAATAATCATCAATACATTTTAATGATAAATTTCTTTTATTATTTTCATCATTATAAATTGAAAATGCCCATTCCCAAATTTTATGCATTTCATCTCGTAAATTCATATAATCAGCATCTGTCCATTTAGTATCAGTTACTGGAACAGGAGCAATATTATCAATTCCCATATTATATAATTCTTGTATACCCGTTAATAAATCTTTCAAATCAGCAGGCATAACTGTCATTCTAACTTCAACTAAATGCTTTAATCCTCGGTCAATCAATTTATTTAAATTTGACATAACAGTATCATAAGAATTACATCTATTTCTATCGTGTATTTTTTTTATTCCATCAACAGATACCAATAAACCTAACTCATAATCTTCAATAACATCAATCATATGGTCTGTAAGCATTGTTAAATTAGTTGTAACACCAAAAGAAATACGATATTTTTTATTTTTTGCATATTTCATAGCGTGTTCCATAACATCAAATGCTAAAAATGGTTCTCCACCAAAAAAATTAACAACAAATGGAAATTTAGTTTCATTTGTTATTAAATAATTATTATAGCTAACATCAATGATTTTTTCAATCATTTCAGAAGACATTTTCATTCCATTTTTATTATGTTCAAAACAATATACACAATTTAAATTACAAGAATTTGTAACATTTACCGTTATATCTTTTAATTTAAAATAATCATTAAATTTCATAATTTTTTTCCTAAAAATAAAGTGTGATACTACAATATCACACTTTATTTAATTTGTCAATCTTTTTTATTATTTACATCATCAATATCAAATTTAAATTGCTCATATAAATCATCAAATAAAACTGGAATTTTATTATGAAATTCATTTAAAGTCATAAGCATAATCTGTCTAACAGATGGATGAGCCGCTTTAGCACATCTTAAATTAAAAATATGTCGCCATTCTCTAATATTAGCTTTCATCATTACACTTGCGGCTGTACTATGCGGAAGAATCATTCTTAATTGGTCAGGTGTTGCACCAATTTCTGCCATCTGCATATATGCTCTTTCCATATCATTCATTGCTTTAAGCCAAGTATGATAAATTCCAGAATTTTCATCCATATTACAAGGTTTAATTACAGAAATTTCATTTCCAAATTTACCTTTAGAATAATTACAATATCTTGTAGATTCAATAGCAAAACTGCAATGACGATGACGTGTTAAATCTTTATAAACACCAACATCACAATGAAGATTAACAATAACATCAGCAAATTCAATCATTGCAGTATGACCCATTTCAATCAATTTACCAATCATTTTAACAGCAGATGTTGTATCTTCAGTAATATTATTTTCAGATTTATAACAATTTCTGGCACATTTTTCAATCTGTTTTAACATTTTATCCGAATTAATTTCACTTACGATTTCAACACTTGGTTCAATTATTTTAACCATTCTCTAATCCTTTATAATTATAATTTTCTTTAAGATGATAAACCCATCCATTTTCAGTACAATAATCTATAGCTTCTTGTAATTCTGTAAAAATATGGTCTTCATCATATAACATATAATGTTTCATTCCATATAATATATTTTCATTATTTAATTGAAATATTGTAGCATTAATATATTTTGCGTTATTTGTTTCTTTAGTTCCACCTAACTGCATTGGATGTTGAACCCAATAACATTCAGGCAACTTACGAATTTGATATAATTTTAAATTCGCTAATTTCATTTATTTTGCTTCCATTAATATATTTTCATCAGATGTATTATCTGTTAAAGGTTTATCAGTTTCTTGTGTTGAATCAATAGAAGCCACACCTTCATTAACAATCTCTGTCAAAGTTATACCTTTAACTGTATCAGCATTAAAACTTCTCCACGCCTTTTTCTCTAAATCAACAACTCTAACCTGATTTGGATTTTCTTTACGTTCAGTTTTGGTATCATTAGTATCAGATGGTGTAAGTAATGGCTTAACATATTCTTCCATTAATGTTGATTTCATCACCCTCTCTGTTCCATCTTTCTTTGTAAATGTTACATCACAAATATTTTCTTTTAAAATTGATGTTAAAATTTCTTTATTTAAAGACATAATAAACTCCTCTATATTTTTATAATGAGAAGTTTATCACATATATTTCTATTTTTTCAAATTATTTTTTCTTATACATATATTTTCCAACAAATTTATATACCATCTCATAAAACGACCTACAAAACCATATAATAAATATATCAAAAAGAAAACTATCCAAAATATATAAGTTAAAAATAAACTTTCTTGAAGAACTTTATCATTTCTTATATTTAACAAATTATCCTCATCGCATATATACATAATGCCAATAGCTACCAAACCAATTAAAAAATATAAAATTACAAAACTTAAAAAAGACATATTAATTTCCTCTAAACATTATAAAACTCATTCATTGTTACTTTTTTTACAATAAATCATATATTTTTAATTATGTCAATCAATTTTTTAAGTTATTATTTAAGTTTCATATTTTGGAATAGCTTCAATTATAAAATTTACTTCATCATACTGCACAATGTCATATTTTTCAACGAGTTGTATATATAAAATAAGTAAATTATTTAATTCAGATTTGTTTATTCTAAATTCTTTATTATATGTATTATTAAAACAGCTTCTAAATAGATGGTTTAATAGATTGTATAAATCATTTGTGTTTTTAATACGAAATGACTTACAAGAACCTAACATCCAATTTCTTGTTCTGTTTTTATATTTAATTTCTGTTAATGATAATGCTTTAATAAGGGCTTTTTTAAGGTATTGTAATGATGTTTTAGCTAATGCACCAGATAATCCTAAATCACTAATTGATTGCTCTTGTAGAGCTTTTAAATAGGTGTCAGATATTTGAAAACCCAATACGGCATTAAATTCTTTGTTAATAAATTCTTTATTTGTATTAATTTCATAAAACATTTTACCAATTATTTCTTTTAAGAAATAAGGTATCTGTTTATTTAAGATTTCTATTTTTTCAGTTGAGAAAGAATTAAAAGAATTATTATGTTTATTTCTTTCTTCCATATAGAATTTAATAAAACGGTTAGTAAACCATTCGTTAAAAGTTTTATTATTTAAGAAATCTTGAGTTATTGTTGGTAATTTTTCTAAATTAGAAATAAAAGATTTATTATAATTCTTAATAGTTGTAAATGCTTGTTCGGGGCATTTATTAAAGAATTTTTCTATATTTTTCTTTAATTTTTCTCTTGACCATTTCAATAAATCCTTTGAATCAATATTATTATCAAATATGGTATTGACAGTTTCATCTAAACTCATTCCTTGAAGTTTACAATATGGAATAATTTTAGACATTGATTCATATCTTTTGCCTTTTTCAATTTTATAAATTTCATTATTAAAAACAATAGATTGATTTTTTTTGAATAGATTCTTTTTTGTTTTCCAATAATTTTCCCATATATTAACAGGTTGTAAATTATGTGTTTTAAGAATTAAATCATTTAAATAATTTGAATTACATACATTATCATTCAAATTATTTAAATAATCTGCAAAAGTATTTTCCCAAAATTGTGTTGGAATAAATTCATCATAATTTAAAATGCGTTCATCTTTTTGAATAGCAACATATTCAAAAGATAATGGAAATCGTAAAATGGTATTAATGAAATTACATTCTATGCGAATATCATTTTTTTGAAGTTCTTTCATTAAAGTTGGATAGAAATTTATGTTTGAAATTACTTGAGGTAATTTCAAAGCGGTGTGAATTCCACCTGTAAATGCATTTTGTTCGATAAAAATTAAATCATTAATTTTTAAATTAACAAAATCTAAAAACATATTTAAAGTTTCTAAAGCGTGTCTATCTTCATAATTATCAATATCAATTAAAAGAATATCTGTTCCTATTTGTTGTGATGAGCCATAGGTTTTATCAGATACCATATATAAATTTTGTAAAGATATTGAATAATTTTTTAATTCATTTTGTTCATTTTTTGATAATTTATAAAAGAAATTAATTTTTCTATGCGGCTTAAAACAAGATAAAAAATGTTCTTTAATATTGACATCTGTAAAGTATGCATTAATTTCTTTAGAAACATATGAAAAAGTATCTTTATTCCAAAATGATTTATTGATTTTTTTATTTTCATTGGATGTTATCCAATAAAAATCTTTATTATCCATATTGAAATAACGTTTTCCCCAGCGATAATTTTTTGTATTGAAATCAATATTGTATGAAAGAGCATTTAAAAGCGATATAAAAGGAAAGCCTTGATAATCTTTAAAGAAATTTGACTTGTGGGCAATCAAATCCTTATTAAAATCATCAAGGCTCGTAAAATATTTATCACTTAAATATACATTTTTCATTAATTATAATTTCCCACACAAAAATTTTATTTAAACTATACATCTAAAATAAAATTTGTTTCAATATTAATTTTATTTATTCTTGACTAATAAAATCTTGTAATGTTTTATCACCAATTAATTGTTTTAATTCTTCGGTGCTATTGTTACAAATAATTTTCCAATCTGACTCATCAAATCCATACCAGTTATAATTTGATTCGCTAATACTAAATTTACCATTTCCATCATCTATAGAATAACGATAAACATATAACCAATTTCTTTCATATTCTTCATTATATGCCCAAGGGTCATCATCGTCATCATATTTAACCCATTGCATATACCATTCATCTTTAAATTTATATTTAGATTCATTAAAATTAAATTCCTGTTGAATAGGTTCTTTATAAGAAGGAATATTTCCTTTTTCTAAAATATCTAAACCTAATTTATCAACAACAAGATAAGTAAAAGCAAATTGAACAGGCATTTCTAAATAAATTTTAATATTATCATCTATAAATTCAATATTTTTAAATATTGGAAAATTCGATTTTAAAGAATCTTTAATCTGTTTAAAAACTTCATCTATTGTTCCTGTTTCTTCTAATGAGGTAACTGTATCAACAAATCCACCTAAATCTGAAAATTCTTCATTTAAAAATGTTTCAAGATTTTGTGGTAATTCATCAGAAATACTTACCAATGTACATAAATCATCAAAAGAAATATTTAAATTATTTTTTTTGGCATAATTATCCCAATCGGTACCAATATACATATTTTGGATTTCACTAATGGAATAGCTTGGATGAAAATCTATAGTAGTATATGGGTCTTGAATAAATTTATCAATCCAATCAAATGATATAGAATATCTATTATCATCATATACATCTTCAAGCTCATCAAATGAATCAATAGTTCCTGTTATTGTATCTCCTTCAATTTTAAAATTATGAATTGATGGAAATAATCTTTTATTCATTTCATTTGGATTTTTTAATAAATCCGAAAAAGTTTCTTGTAGTTGAATTAAAGGTGAAGGTTTATTTTCAACAGAATCTTTTTGATAATTAAATAAAAATTTAGCAATGTCAGGATATTTTTCTGTAAAAGTATCCATATTAATTCTACTGTCAGATGCATCCATAAAAGATTGAGTTTCAAAGTGGAATTGATAAAATTCCCCTGTTTTCTTATTTAAAAGAATGTATAATAATCCTTTATCAGAATAATAATAGTAATATTTTCCGTGAGGTGATGTTGTACACCAAGAAGTATATTCACCAAATGGAACTGAACATTCTAATTTTGTTGGAATTGCAATAATCCAATCAGCATTTTCAAAAATTTTCTTTAATCCTTTATCAGCATATTTTTCAAAAAGATTATATCTATCTAATACTTTTTTATCTGTTGGAATACCTAATGATTTAATTTTTTCAAGTTCCGTATCTAATTCTGGTAATGTTTTAAATAAATCAATAGGCTTTTTAATTTTATTTTTATATATTTCATATTGTTTTAACGAATTTGGAATTTTTTCTAAATCTTCTGATTTAATAGCAGGTAACATTTTAGGTTGTTCAAATTTTTGACCTGTTTTAGGATTAATTCCATCTGGATATTGTTGTAATAATTCATTAAATTGTTTTTTACGCTCAATATTTTTTATATTATTATAGAATAAACGTATAATCCATTGACCATATTTTCCTAATTGTTCTCCGCCTTTATAAGTTGGGTCAAGAGAAATTAATTTACGTAAAGATTTTTCATCTAATTTTGGAAAATATTTTTTAATGTCTTCAATTCCTTCATTTAATATTTTATTAAAAAGGAAGTTATTATATTTATTAATTGTTTTATTTAATATTTGATTGTATCTCATTATATTTTATCCTAAAAATGGCATACAGGGAATATCTCCGCCTGGAACAAAATTCATTAATTCTTTTGTTAATTCTTCTTTCATAGTTTTAGCTTCTTGTTTTAATTCTGCTCCATCTTGAGTTACAGTACCATTTGGCCCTGGTAAATTACCAAAACGATTACGAATTGTTCCAAGAATTTCTTTAGCTTCAGCTAATGCCCAATTTTCTATCCATAAACCAGCATATCTATCCTGAATTAATTCATATTCAGGCTTATCAACATATGAATGAAGAAGAATAACTTCATCATCAGCTCGTGGATTTTCAGCAATAATTAATTTATGTGTGTTTTCATTAAAAGTGTAATTGATATACATACCAAACATTTTTCCAGCAGTTTTTAAATAATCATTATGAAGTTCATAAGTTACTAAACCACCTGTTCTAACTCCATTAATTGCACCAGCCATATAAACATTTGTCCAAGCCATTTGGAATGGGTCAATATTTTGACCGCCAGTAGAACCATATGTTCTTCCATAATTTCTACGATAAATTTGTTGAATTTCAACTATTTCATCAGGAAGAATATATTCTTTTTGGTTTTTCTTTAAAGTTAATAAAACTAATGATTCTTCAACAAAGGCATCACCTTGCTGTTTAAGTTTTGCAAATGCTAAATCAATACATTTTTGAATTTGCTGTGGTGATAATTCAACATCAATCATTGTATCACCAAGTCTTATTAATATATCATTTGCTAATTTTTCACGAGCTTTAGTATTGTCAGTTATCATAATTAAAACCTTTTATATAATATAGATATTTATTATTGAAAATGAAATAAGATTTTTGTTAATATAAAGAAAAATATGAGGTTAAAATGATAAAATCGGCAGGTGCATTAATTAAATCTGTTAATACAAATAGATATTTGTTCTTATTGAGAAGTTCAATAAGTTCTTATCCTTCTCGTTGGGGTTTAGTTGGCGGAAAAGTCCACCACGATGAATTTTTATTAGAAGGACTTGAAAGAGAAATTGAAGAAGAAATTGGGTTCTTACCACCGATTAATAAATGGATTGCATTTAATTGTTTTACGTCTATGGATAAAAAATTTCAATATCATTCATTTTTACTTTTAACTGATAATGAATTTATTCCAAAGTTAAATCACGAAAATGATGGTTATGCGTGGGTAGATATTGATTTTCCACCTAAACCTTTACACCCAAGATTGAAAGAAGTTATCACTTCACAAGTTTTAATTGATAGTATAAAAAATTTTAATTAGATGAAATTGACAAAACACTAAACCATTGATTTTACTTAATATTTTACAAAATTGATATAAAATAAAAAACCAATAACAATAATAAATATAATTACATTTCGCTATGGGAGAATAAAAAATGACAAGAATTTTACAACCAATTACTTCAACTTGGCTTGATTATCCTGATAAAGAAGATTGTAGTTTAGTTGTCGTAATGATGGGTTGTGATAATGGTTGTCCAAAATGTCAAAACCCCAACTTTAAAAATCCAGATTTTAATACAGAAACTAAAGAATATTCAGTTGATGAATTAATTGCTGAATTAAAACAATTATCAATACGTCATAGAACAAATAAAATTGTTTTATCTGGTGGCGACCCATTATCTTGTTTTAATGTTCAATTTACAAAAGAGTTTCTTGAAAAATCACCATTTGAGGTTTGTGTTTATACTGGTCATAATATTGACTATGTAAAAATGATGGATGTTAAAAATTTTACATTTGTAAAATGTGGTTTGTATGATGAAAATAATGCACAACCTTCAGAAAAGATGGATGAATATATGAGATTTGCTTCAACAAATCAGCAACTTTTTGATTCGAATTATTGTTGTTTGAGTCAAGATGGTGTATACTATTTTAAAAACTAATAAAAATATTTTTGAGATTTAAGGAGAATTAAATGTCTGATTTGACAGTTAAAAAAATATTAAATGTTAAGAGTCCAACTATTGTGGATTCTTACTATGAAGATGAAGATTTTAAAAAAGAATTAGATAAAGTTTCAGACGATATTTTAATTAATGCGGAAACAACACGAACAATTAAAAATATTAAAAAAACTTTAGCATCAGCTTTAAAGAAAAAATATGGATTTTCAAATGGTGAATTAAAAGAATTAACATCTAAAATTTTAAATATTCACGGTTTAGATGCTACCAATTTTGATACATTGGCAAACTTTGCAAAAATTTTAGATTCACGTGTTAATGATGTATCAATTGATGATAATTCAAATAAAAATGAAAAGACAATTGCAGGCGTAAACAATGAAATTACTGCTTCTAATCGTAAATTGATTGGTTATCATATGCTTTATGGAGTAATGAAAGATTTATATGGTCAAGCCGAAGCTAAAGTATTATCTGGTGATTTATATGATTTTTCATTAGGCTTATCAGATTCAACTAATATTTTAATTCCATATTGTTGGGCATTAGATGCTTCTAAATTAGTTATGGAAGGTCGTAAATTCGGTCAATTACCATCTGCCCCTGTTCATCGTGTTGATTCATATATTTCTGCATTAGATGAAACTGTACATCAGATGTCTTCTCATTTAGCAGGTGCAATTGCTGTTGGAACATTTTTCTTAGATATTGCACATATTTTAATTTATAAACAACGTGTTCCATTTGAAGTTGTTAAAAATGACCCAACAATGAGAAAATATATTGAAAATTGTTTTCAAACATTTGTTCATTCAGTAAATCATTTGTCGAGAAATGGTGTAGAATCTCCATTTACTAATATTTCATTATTTGATAGAGTAAAATTATCAGGTTTAGTTGGTGCAGATAATTATGGATGGTATTTTGCAAATAAAAAAGATATTGCTCTTGATAATGGATTAGAAGATAAAATGTCTGCTGATGAATGGAAAGATTTTGTTATTAATTATATTATGGAATTACAAGAAATTTATGCAAAATTCCACGAAAAAGGTGACCCATTAAATAATGGTATTCCATATCGTTTTCCTGTTACTACTATGAATATTTCAAAAGATGATGATGGAAATATATTAGATGAAAACTTTTTTGATTTTGTTTGTCAACGTGATATTACAAGATTCAATATTTTTACTTCTAAAGGAACAAAGGTTGCTTCTTGTTGTCGTTTAATTAATGATGCCGAATTATTAGATATGGGTTCTTCTGTAAATTCATTTGGTGGTTCAACTGTATCAATGGGTTCACATCGTGTTGTAACAATTAACTTTGCTCGTATTGCATATGAAGCTAATTCAATGGAAGATTTCTATAAAATTTTAGATAAAAGAATTCGTGGTGCGGCAAAAGTTTTAAAAGCTCATAAAGTATTAATTGGTAAAATGGAAGCTAAAGGTCTTGAACCATTTATTACTCGTGGTTGGATTCGTATGGATAGATTATTCTCAACATTTGGTATTCTGGGTGTTGTTGAAGCTAAAAAAATCCTTGAAACTAAATTTTCTGATGAAATTAAAGAAGGTCAGGATGTAATGAATGATTATTTAGTTTATTTAAATAAACATTCACAAGAATATGCAAAAGAATTAGGTTTATTTTCTAATATTGAACAGATTCCAGGAGAATCCTATGCTGTAAGATTGGCAACAGTTGATAATTTAATTTTCAATGATAATATAATTGATGCTCCATTATATGCCAATCAGTTTGTTCCATTATGGGAAGATGCAACTATTTGGGAAAAATTGGAAGCTGATGGAAAATACAATCAGTTATTAACAGGTGGTGGTATTGTACACGCACAATTAGGTTCTAAAACAACAGCGGCACAAAATAGAAAAATTATTTTATATGCTATTAAATGTGGTTGTGAACATTTTGTATTAAATTCTGTTTATTCAAAATGTCCAGAATGTGGTTCAGTTTATGACCATAAAGTTGCAAGTTGTTCAAAATGTGGTCATAATGAACATATGCAATACTTTACTCGTGTTGTTGGTTTCTTTGTTCCAGTAGATTCTTGGAATCCAACAAGAAGAAATTGGGAATTTCAACGAAGAACATTTATTGATGATTCGTTACACGGATAAATTAAAGAGAGGTTTTAAAACCTCTCTTTTTTAATATCCTTTGGTTTCCCAGTAAAAAGGTACTGGATAACCGCCATTCCAAGAATCTAAATTTGATGCTCCTGTTCTAACTAAGAATGAAGAATTTGTTTTATTTCCAATAGATAAAAATCTTCCAGTAGAATTTGAATCCATTGCATATTGACATAAAACACTATAATTAATATTATTATAAGGTTTTAATAAATTTACTGTTTCATTAGATGATGGATTTATTACATAACCACCTTGTTCAATCCAGCCATCTGACCATATTTTATACCATTGTGTTCCAGAATGATATTCTTCAACAATATATCTTATCATATTTAATTTATTAATTACTTCTTCAAATTTGTCAATTAGTCCATTAATTCTGTTCATATCTATTTTTGAAATATCAGCCATAATAATCCCCTTTGTGGTTATTTAATAAATAACCACAAACTGTTTTTTATAATTATTTTATAATAAATATTTGTATATGTAAGATAAAGGATAAATTTATGTTTAAAGATTATAGTCAGCCAAAAATTAAAGGTCATTTAAGAATTCACGAGGAAGAAACAGGTAAAGTTCTTTTAGATGTACATAATGATATTCACCCTGAAAATTTTTCAATCGCCTTAGCTAATTCTTTATCAAATAATGGTGGATATATAACACAATTAGTTTTTGGTAACGGTGGTGTTAGAGTAAATGCTTCAAATGAGTTTTTATATAGTACCCCACAAACAATTGGTCGTACAGCATCATTATATAATGAAACATATTATAAAGTTGTTGACCAACATTCAATTACTGATAATTTAGAAAAAACTCGTAATTATATGACAGTTTCACACGTTACTGGTAACGTATATTCAGATATTTTAGTTCATTGTACATTGGAAAAAGGTGAGCCAACAGAACAAAATGTTTTAAATAATGATTCTCAAATTATTTCAGAATATACTTTTTCTGAAGTTGGTTTGAGAACAAGTAAAGGTGATTTAATTACTCATATTTGCCATTATCCTATTTCTAAAACATCAAATATTACATTGGTTTTTGATTACTTATTAAGAATTCAAATTGTATAAAATAAAAGAGTGTCATTTGACACTCTTTTATTAATTTGTTAATGAGAATAAACTATTTGTCAAGTACCCTAAATTTGATTTAAATATTACCGTTCGGTAATATTTAAAAGATATATTTATAAAATTGGATAAAATATTACCGAACGGTAATAATTTGTTTGATTTTTTATAAATTAATTATCAAATATTGGAGTATATTCAATTGCATCTTTTAATACTTCACTATATGGAACTCCTTCAAAATGATTAGCGATTGCAGATAAGAAAGATTTTGTAAGTAAATTTTTTCTTAATTTAACAGAAATCTGTCTAATAATTTCAAATGTTGTATAATAAGTTAAATTAGCATCTAAAATAATTTTTTTAATATCTTTTAAAGTTAAATATTTTTTATTTTCATTAATAATGTTAATTAAATAATATCCACCATCAATAATGTTTAATTCTTTATAAGGAATTGGTTGATGTTGAATTGAATATTTAAAAAATTGTGGATATAAAAATAAAAATGCCGCTAAAATTTTTTCTGGTAATTTTTTTGTGGCAAAATTTAAAGTAAATTTTTGCAATGGAATCTTTTTAGAAATAGTTTCAACAACTTCTAAAGTATCTTTTAAACTTAAATTTAGATTTAATAATGAAGATGGTTTTTTTAAAATTTTATCAACAATTGTTAAAATTTTTGAAGATTTTTTAAAAACTTCTTTATATTGAGGATTAAAATCATTAATTAAATTGAGAAATGTTTTTTTATCATATCCGTTAATTTCTTTTTTCTCTAATGTATCAGAAATCCATTTTGCGAATTTATATAATTTCATAAAGAAACGTTTAATAACTTCAATATCAGGTTTATTTAAGAAATTTCTTGGGCCTCGCCATTCAAGTGTTCCTTGTGGATGATTACGAATTAATCTCATTTTTTCTTCATTTAATTCACTAGATATTGCTTGAAAATTATCATTCATAATTGCATTTTTTAAATCTTCTAAATAATCATCAGAAGAATATGTTGGTGTAATAAAATTAATTATTGCTCCGTTATGATTTATTATTGAAGATAAATTTTTTATCATATCTTCGTCTAATGCTAAATTACATTCTAACCAATAAACATCTTCTGGAGTTATTGTTGGAAATGATAAATGAACGTGAAATCCACAAGTTCTATCAGTATAAATTTGATATGGTGTTGTTGATAATTCCATTAAAAAATTAATACAATATTGAATATTTTTTGGAGTTAAATTAAAAACAGGAGATTGTAATTCAAATCCATTATATCTTAATGAAGAATCAGAATCAATAGAAAAAGAACTATTACCAAAATAATTTGTTTGAAAAAAATATTTTAAATTTTTATATAAATTATCATAATCAACAAATTGAGTTCTGGTCATTAATGGAACATTTTCAATATCGTGTTTCCATTGATGATTATCTTTAAATACTAATTTGTTTTGATTTACATAGGCTTCTAATTCAAAGCCAAATGTTATTTCACTCATTAATAATTGTTCTTCTAAGATACTCATAAATATTATTTCCTTTAAATATAATAATATTTATGGATAAAATGCTTGACAAATATAAAAAATATGATATATACAGTTTTAATATTAACTTTTAGAAAGATGAAAAATGAGTGGTATTAGAAATATTAAACAATTAGCTAAAAAATATAAAAAAGCTGAAATTTATTTTCATATTGACTTAGATGGTGTAACAAGTGCTTTAGCAATGAAGGAATATTTAAGAAAATATGATATTGAAGTTGTTGCGGCTCATAAAGTAAATTATGGAGATGGTGAATATAATATTCCAGCTCCAGAAGAAGGAAATATGGGAGTAATGGTTGATTTTTCTCACGGAAAAAAATTTATTCAAATACATACTGACCATCATCAATCACAAATTGTTTATGATGGTTCATCAACTCATTTTAGACATTCAAAATCAAATGCATCTACTATATCTTCAATTATTGGAAGTGGTATTTTTTCTGCTGATGATGAAAAAGCAATTGATATGATTGATTCAGCAAGTTTTAATGAATATAATATAATGCCTGAAGAAGTTGGAAATGCTGTATTTAAATTTGATAAAAATGAAAATCATTTACAACGACATTTAAAGATGGCGTTGGCTTGTAATAAGTTGCTATTAACTTATAAAAATAAAAATGCTTGGCTGTCTAATTTAGTATTGCAATGTTCACCATCATTAGTATCTATCTATAAACAATTGATTGATTGGATTGATACTAATAATAAAGAAGATTCAAGATGGTATAAAAAACCAGAAGAAATTAACGAAAATGTTGAAGCATATTTTAATGACCAAAAGTCAAAAAGTCAGATTACAGATGACTATAATATTATTGATATATTAAAGAATGGGCAATTATGTTTAAATGGTGATTGTATTGTTCAGGTTGGTGGTGGAAATATGAAAAAAGTTGGTTCTTATGAACGATATACTGCTTTTAGAATTTTTCCACAAGCTAAATTTTTTATTATGATTTGGGATGAGATGGGTATGATGCAAGTTTCAAGAAATCCGTGGAATCCCAATGTTGATGATAAAATTGATTTAGGGAAAATTGTCTTAAATGATATGTTTCTTGAACAATATGCTAAATCTCATTGGTTGAAAGATAAGACAGTTTCTTTGTTGGCTATAAAAGCAGAATTTGAAAAAGGTATTGAAGTTGAAAAAGAAAAACTATTAATTGGTTTTAATATGGTTGATTTTGATAGTAATTTTCCAAATTGTGGAAAAGAATTTGATGTTGACATTGATAATAAAATAGGCATTTCTATGGGATTAAGAATGTCAAAATATTGGTGTGAAAATATGAATCCTGCTCGTGCTGAACAATCAATGAGAATGATAAAATTTATGAATAATCAGCGTGTTTCTTTAATAAATTTAATTGAAAAAATGTCAGGTGGTCATAAAGCAATTACAAATCTTGTTGGTTTTAATTTGTTAAATCGCCAAATTCAAATTGATATGGCATTGAGTAAAAATGATAATCCATTTAGACCATTAACAAGAGAGGAACGAAATCGTATTAATGAAGAAAAAAATGGAGAAGATACTTATATTTTGAAATTTATGAAAGCATTTTCAAAAGATGTTGTGAAAAAATTAAATGCTCCTAATTAGGAGCATTTAATTGATATATATGCTCCAAAAAGTGTTATTATTTAATACCTCTTGGAGCAAATATGTTATTTTATATATTTAATTAAGGTATTTAAATATGTAATTTTACTTTCATTTAAATTTTTTGTATGCATAATATTAAATAATGAAGAAGCAATAGGCATTAATACTATATTATCTTCAAAACATATTTTATTATATAAATTAGTTGCTACCGATTTAATATTAGAATCATTTACACTTTCAACTAATGTTTTATTTAATATTATTTGATTATCCATAATTGTTTTGACAATATTATATAATGTAAATGGATTTTGAATGTAAGGTTTTAATCCTTCTGTTAAAATTGTTTCATCGGATAAGGTTTGTTCCATTAAAACTGAACAATATTCCGCATCTTTTTTTGCATTTTCAATTGCAAGATATTTAATAGCTGGATGTTCAACGCCCATATCTTTGCAAAGTTTTTGATATTGTGAAGTATAATCAATTTCTTCTTCAACTGATTCAAATAATTCTTTATTAAAATTTAAATAAGCTGATGATAATTTATTTGCATTTTCACTAAAAATATTTTTAAATTTTGGTAAAAATTTTCTAACTTTATAATTATCTTGATATGTTTTAATAAAATCAGAAATTTGATTATATTTAACAGTTTCTAACATAATATTTTTACAAATTATATCATCACGAGAGCCACCATTATTAATGTATTGAGCTAATGCTTTGATACCGTTTTTCATTGCTTCATTAAAAATAACTTTTTCACCTTTATAGTTTTCAACAACAAAAACTTTTTTAGGTTCAATTTTTAAATTGTTTGTTCTTGATAACCATAAATCAACTAATTCTTTACGAGAAACATTAAAAGTTTCACAAATTTTATTATTTCTAATTTCACGAATTATATCTGTACCTTTTGTTGCATTTTGAGTAAAAGACAATAATTGATTATAAGCATTAATTAAATTTTCACGATTATTTTTTTCTTTGGCTGTATAAACTTTAACATTTTCAAGAACAAATAATGTTCTTGGTTTTGATACAATAAAATCTCCGTTATTTAAATATTCTTTTTTAACAAATGATGCAATATTTTTGATATTATTTGCATTTTCTTTAATAATTTCAGAATTTTTAATTGATTTCGAAAATTCTTTAACTTCATCTAATGTTTTTAATGACATTAAAGGTTTTAAAGTTTCTGATATTGATGTATTTTTGAAGGCATTTAAATAAGAAATTTCTTTAATAATTTCAGAAAAAATTTTTCTTGTATTTTCTAATTGCATTGCTTCTGAAATATAAAAATCAGATGGGCGTTTTGTATCCTTTGCAGTATTAACAATATTATATAATGTTTCAATTAATACTTTATCATCATTGTTTACTGATTCATCCATATCTTCACTTTCTCTTTGTTTTAAAATATCATTTTTAATTAAATTGTAAATTTTTCTTTGATTTAAATCATCATAAATTCTGATTTGAACTTGTACCCCATTTAATCCAGAAAGTTCTCTAATTCTCTGGATAATATGTTTCATATTTTCATCTAATGTATTTTTATCTTTCCATATTTGAATAACTGAATTTTCGTCATTCATAAATTTTATCATAATGTTATAATTACTAATATAACACCATTCAGATTTTTCTGTATCTAAAGTGTTACGACCATCTTCATCATAAAATTTTAAATATAAATCATAATCTGAACTATGTAAAATATTCACAATATCATTTTTAAGTGAGGTATATTTCATAATTATCAACCTTATATTTCTATGTTTTATAAGAATATTTATTGTAAAACTGAAAACAAGATATTTTATAAATATGCGAATATAAATAATTTTAATAAAGGAAAAATTATGAAAATTGTTTTACCTCAAGGTACTGGTGTTATTAAAAAAACAAAACCATTTAAAAAGATGACAGATGTTCAAAAAATGGTTTATCGTAAAGTTTATGACCCAATTAATGGGGCGTTGTTTTTTGCTGAACATTGTTGTTGGGTTAATAGAAATGGTTTGGAACAATATATTCCATTTGATTATCAACGAGAAATGATGTTTAATATGCATAATTACCATTCTTTAATTTCTTTATTTTCTCGTCAGAATGGTAAAACAATTACAACAGCCATTTATTTACTTTGGTACGCAATGGTATTTAATAATAAAATTATTTTGGTAACTGCTCAAGATTTGCGTGCCGCATCGGAAAACCTCGGAAAAATAAAAGGTGTGTATGAAAATTGTCCTGATTTTTTGAAGAAAGGATTAAAAGAAGATAACAAATCAAAAATGGTTTTTGATAATGGGTCTGAAATTCACGTAAGACCATCAACTATTAAAGCTCCCCGTGGTATTTCTCCTGCAATTGTTTATTGTGATGAGTTTGCTTTTATTGGTGTACAAGATTCTGGAGATAAAGCTTTAGAGAAACAAGAAGAATTTTATGGTGCATTATCACCAACATTATCAGCTACACAAGGTAAATTGTTTATTACTTCAACTCCTATTTCTGAAACAGATTTATTTTTTAGATTATGGTCAGGAGCTAAAAACAAAATTGATGATTATGGAATGAATATACCAGATGATTATATATTAGAAATTAATGGTGAATTATATAGAGATTTTCATTTATTTAAAGATAAAGACCAAGCAGAAGAATATGCTAAATCATTAAGAGATGAAAATACAATTGTTAATGTTGTTCCAAAAAAATCATATGGAAATAATGGATTTCAAAGTCAATTAGTTAGATGGGATGCTTGCCCATTAAAAGATGAAAATTGGGCAAAAGCTGAAATTAAAAAAGTTGGTGCTGAACGTTTTGAACGAGAATATAATTGTATTGGTGGAAATAATATTGTGCAAATTATGGATGAAAAAGGATATATAAGAAGTCTTTCTCTTGAAATGTTATATGAATATTATTAATATCCATAAGCATACCAAAAAGCTCCATTAGAAGTATCACCAGCTCTACTACCAGCAGTAAAATAAATAAAATTATTTTTTGTTCGTGAATCCCATTTAATCCAACCATAAACCCAAGAACCATCACTATTATATACAGTTATTTGAGGTATATAAGAAGTAGTATTAAATGGAGTTAAAAAGGTAATTGTTCCTTCATTAGCATTATTTAAATTTATAATATTATTTCCGCCTTGTTCAATAAATCCATCATTCCATTTTCGGTACCAACGATTACCATCAGAATTAGCATCAATAACATATTTCATTGAATTTATTTTTGAATTAATATTATTAATTTGTGTATTAAAATTATCTAATTTCGTTGATAACTCATTGATTCTTTCTATGTTTATTTTACTAATATCAGTCATAATAAAATCCTCTTTGAAAGATATTTAATAAATATCTTTCAAATTATTTCGTTATGTGTTTACCCCTTTATTTTTACCCTATTTCATAAATATATGTAAAGACTTTTAGACAAGTTTTTATAATTATTTTTACAATAAAAATAATTTAATTTAATAGGAGTGAAAATATGTCAGAATTAGCAAAATCTCACATTGAAATAACAGATGAATCATCATATGGAACAGGTGTTTCTCCGATAATTCCTCTTTATATCTTTGCGACAGAACAAGATAAAGTTATTGACGAAAGTACAGGTGAAATCGCACCTGGTACCTCAAAATCAGTTGCTAATGAATTACTTGTTATGACTTCACAAAAAGATGTTACTGATACATATGGTATACCAAATTATACAACAAATGATGGAACAGTTCAACAAGGTGATGAATTAAATGAAGTTGGTTTATACGCTTTGTATAGTGCTTTAGGAAGTTCATCTTTAGCATATGCACTTAGAGCTGATATTGACTTAAAACAATTACAGGCAACTCAAGCAGAACCAACAAGTAACGTTCCAAATCAAACATTATGGTTTGATACTGCGGAAACTTCATATGGTTTATTTAGAGCAAATGGTAATTCTCGTCCTGCTTTAGCTTGGGATAAAATTGAAAATGTATTAATTCCATCAGAAAATGAAATTGGTGAAGATGGTAAACCTCTTGGAACATACGGTGCAAATAATGATATTGCTGTTGTTACATCAGGAAATAAACAAGTTATTTATGAAAATATTGCAAGTGAATGGTATGAATTAGGTTCAAATGAATGGATGTTACAATTCCCTTCAAGTGCTAAAGGTAAAGCAAATGGAACTTATGATACAGGAGCTAAAATTACAATTAATGGTACAGAAGTAACATTAAGTGGTGTATCATCAACTACAAAAATTGATGATGCTGTTAAAGATATTAATAATGCATCAATTGAAAATATTGTTGCAATCAATGAAAATAATGCATTGGTTATTAAAAATACAGCAACTTTATTAACTATTACTCAAGATTCAAGAAAAGCATTAGAAACTTTAGGTTTTGTAATGAATGGTGATGAAGCAGTTGTTAATGCCGTTTCATTAGTTCATAAAACTCATTCTCAAGTTCCAAATGGTTCAGTACAAGGTTCAATTTGGGTTAAAACAACAGAACCAAATAATGGTGTAAATTATATTATGAAACAATATAATTCAACCAATGATTCTTGGAAAACAATTAAAATGCCAATGTATGGCTCATTTATTGAAGCTGAAAGAGTTTTAGGTGCTTCTTTAAATTCTGGTTCAATCATTGTTAAATATGATAATGAAGGTTTAGCAGAAACAAGATTAGCACAATATGGTTCATTAGGATTAAAAGTTGTTGGTACAGTTTCAAATCCAACAATTACATCAGGAGAAGCATTTACAATTAGAACTTTAATTGGAACAGAAGTTAAAACTTATACAATTAGAGCTTTTGGAACAACAGTCGAATATTTAGCTAAAGCAATTAATAATGCTAAAATTCCAACAATTGTTGCTGATGTAACAACTGAAGGTTATTTAAGATTAGTTTCTTCAACAGGTAATACTATTGATTTCCAAGATGTTGCCGATGGTAAAATCTTAGAAACTGTTGGTATTGCTTCTGGAGAATTAGGAAAATGGAGTGAACCAACTTATATTGCAAGTGCCGTTGAACCAACTGAAATTGCAACAGATGGTACATTATGGTTTAATGATGCATTAAATGTTGATATTATGGTTAATGATGGTGATGAATGGAAAGGTTATAAAAATATGTACGAATGTGCAGACATTTTTGTAACTTCTGAACAGCCAACACAACACGCAGATGGTTCTGCTTTACAAGAATATGATTTATGGATTGATACAGCCGCAAATGAATATCCAACAATGTATAGATATTATGAAGGTGAATGGGAATTAGTTGATAATACTGACCAAACTACACCTTTAGGCGTTGTATTTGCAGATGCACGTGAGAATGCAGGCCCTGCTTATGCAGATTCAACTCATACACCATTTTCAACAAAATCAGAAGATTTATTAATTTCAGATTATGTTGACCCTAACTGTCCAAATCCTCAAACATATGCCGCTGGTATGTTGTTATTCAATACATTATACTCAACAAATAATGTTAAAGAAATGACAAATGAATATCAAAATGCTGTTAAGGAATTAGGTGGAACATTTACTGTTGGTGCTTCTAAAGATTTCCCAACACCAGGTTCTTCAACAAACCCAAAAACAACTCGTTGGGCAACAATTTCAGGTAATTCAACTGATGGAGCAGGATTATTTGGTAGAAAAGCTCAAAGAGCAATGATTATAAAAGCATTAGCAGAAGCTATTAATTCTAATGATGAAATTCGTTCTCAAGATTATGACTTCTTCTTTGCAACTTGTACAGGTTATCCAGAATTGGATGATGAATTAATTAGTTTGAATACTGATAAAAAAGAAATGTTCTATATTGTTAGTGATTCTCCAGCAAGATTAGCTCCAAAAGCTAATGATATTATTGCTTGGGGTTCAAATCAAAATAATGCATCAGCACACGGTTTAGATGGTCGTGTTATTAGAAGTCCTTATATCACACGTCAATATCCACCAATGGGATTAACTTCAAATGTTGATGGTTCAGATATTGCTGTTCCAACTTCAGTTGCAAAAATGAAAAACTTATTAGTATTACCAAGAGGTATGTTTGCCGCTGGTACTCAATATGGTCAAGTTAAGAATTTAGCATCTGTTGGTTATATTACAGATGAAAATGAATATGCACCAGTAACAGTTAAAGATAGTTTGGGTGAAGTTATTGTTGCTCAATCAATGAACCCAATTATGCCACAGCGTAATACAGGTTTATTATTCTGGGGTGAAAATACTGAAAATAGTTATTCATCTTCATTATCTGATGAACACGCAATCTTAACTATTTTAAGATTAAAACGTGAATTAGATGCCGCTTGCTTACCATTCTTCTTCCAACCAAATACAGAAGCTTTAAGACGTGATTTTGATAAAACATTAAGAAGCATCTTAAATGATTATGTATCAAGAGATGAATTATATGACTATACATTAGTTACTGATAATTCAGTTAATACTTCTGAAAGAATTGGTCGTAAAGAATTGTGGGCAGAAATTGCTATTGAAATTGTTAAAGGTGTTGAACAAATTTATATTCCTATTCGTATTGTTCGTACTGGAGCATTATCAAGTAGTAATAGCTAATTTTTATTAGTATAACAAATAAAAAACCTCTAAAAATTTTTTAGAGGTTTTTTATTATTGAATTTTTCAATATTTTTGTTTTATAATTGGTTAACAATTATAAAAAGGATTTATAAATGGAAAATCAAAAAGAAGAAAGAACTAAATTTATGCATTTAAAAACGAGATATAGAGTTGAATTTTTTAAAAATAATGAAAAAATTTTAACAGAATTAAGTAACAATATTAAAATGATTGAAACACCAATGTTATATGATTTTCATTTTGATGGTAATTATCAAGATATTTTAATGGTATCATATTTTCCTAATGATAATTCAGTAATTAAAGAATTAATGGATGTTTCTAAGAATAACGATAAAAATATATTAATGAGAATTGTTTTAGTAGATGGACATTTTAATGAACTTTTAGCGTGGGAATTAAAAAATTGTTATATTAAATATATTGATGCAAGTAATTTAGAAACTGGTAATCATTCATCACTTGAATTAAATATTACTGTATCTTATTCAAGTGTAGATTTAATTTATCAAGGAGCTAACTAAAATGAAAATACCATTTGGATTAACATTTAAAGGATTATTACTTACAGGCAAGGCAAGAGAATATGCTAAAATTGATTATGAAATGGAAAATGGGTATGATAAGGAAATGGAAATATTGAAATTAGATTATCCATCTGAAAATTTAAAAGAATTAGCTGATTATAAGTTAAGAAAATTAGAAATTCAAAAAAAATATAATAAAATTGATGATTTTGATTATGAATATCAATTACTTCAAATTAGAGATATTGATAAGCCTGAAACTGAAAGATTAATAAATGAAATTGATTTAAAGCATAAGTATAAAAAAATTAGTGAAATTGATTATTGCAAAGAAAAAAATGATTTACTTGGAAAACCGTGGGTAGCTATTCATACTGATTATGATGAGCAAAATGACCCTGATAATTTAATGGTTGAAGTTGTTTATAATAAAACATTTATTAGTAATATGCGTAAAAAAGGGCTTCCAGGTGATACAGATGAAGAAATTGCTGAACAATGGTTAAAATTGTTTTTTATGGCAAATATGGATTTAGATGATATTACTTCAATGCTTGATGAAAATGAGTTAGAAGAAGAAAAAAGATATTTAACAAAACGAAAATTAGGTGATAATACAATTTTAATGGGATAAAAAATATGAATGAACTTAAGGAAATAATGGAAAAAGAAAAAATTATTATTGATGATATGACAAAGGAATTAGCAGAAATTTGTTTGCAGATGAAAGAAAAACAGGATGAATACAATAATGAAGAAGAATTTGAAGATGATATAACTACGGAATGTGCAAAAATTCTTAAAAAATATTGTAAGGATAATAATTTTAAATTTTATTTTACAATTGAAGATAAAGTTATTCATAATGAGGAAGCAAAACTTATTAATTTAATACCATTAGATGAATATACATATACATTAATGAATGAAAAAATGGGTGATATGAAAACCAAAAAATGTATTTGGGATACAGATACTCAACAATATAAAGATTTTAGTGAGATTGGTGAATGAATACTTTTATATTAATTGATATTTATAATTTATTTTTTAGAGCAATGTATACTATTACGGAAAAGGATAATGAATTACGTAAAGGTATGCTATTACATACAATGTTTTATATGATTAAAAAAGCGTGTGATAAATTTAAGCCAACACATACTATTATTTGTGCTGATGGTAAGGGAACTTGGAGAAAAGACATTTATCCACAATATAAAGCAAATCGTATTGAACGTTTACAAGATAAAACGCCTGATGAAATTCAAAAAGAACAAGAACTAAAAGATATTTTTGAAAAAGATTTTATACCATTTTTAAAAGAATCTACAAATATATCATTTTTAGATTATCCAAAGGCAGAAGCTGATGATTTAATTGCTCGTTTTATAGCATTACATCCAAATGATAATGTAATTATTGTTTCAACAGATAATGACTTTGTTCAATTAGTTAATCAGAATGTTATTATTTATAATACAATGGATGATAGAATTATTACTGAATCTTGTATGTTTACAGCAGATGATAAACATTTACCAATGAAATTTACTTTAAAAGATGGTAAAATTTCGGTATCAAGAACTGATATGTTATGGAAAGAGGGTGATAAATTAGTTCCAATGGATGATTGGATTGAATATGCATTATTTACAAAATGTATTCGTGGTGATAAATCTGATAATATTTTTTCAGCTTATCCAGGTATTAGAGAAAAATCAACAAAGAAAACTGTTGGAATTTTAGATGCATTTGCTGATAGAAAAGAAAGAGGTTATAATTGGCAAACATTTATGAATTCAACTTGGGAAGACCCTTTAGGAAATAAGCATATTGTTAAAGAAAGTTATGAATTTAATAAAAAAATTATTGATTTAAGAGAAATTCCTGATGATTTAAGAAGTAATATTGATAATCATATAATGAATTCAGTTAAAACACAACAAATTGATTTGGTTGGTATACGTTTAATGCAATATTTAACAAAATGGAATCTTGTTAAACTTTTGGAAATTGCTCCGACTTTTACTGGTTACTTTAGTCGTCCATATCCAAAAGGATAATAAATAAAGTAATGATAAAAAATGATAAAAAATATAAAATTTTAACGCCAGATGGGTGGGCAGAATTTGATGGTATTAAAAAAATACCATCAATGCCCACATTAAATATTATATTAAAAAACGGTAATATAATTAATTGTACCGCTGACCATAATATATATATTGATTTATATACTTGTATAGAAGCAAATAAATTAAAAATTGATGATTGGATATTAACAAAAAATGGTTTGGAACAAATAAAAGATATTCAACAAGGTGAAGTTAAAGATGTTTATGATATTTTAAATGTTTCAAATGGAAATAGATTTTTTGCTAATGATATTTTAGTTCATAATTGTGAATTTATTGGCAAATCAAATTCTTTAATTGATTCAATGATTTTACGCCAAAAAATTTTAGAAATTGATAATAATAAAATTACATATAAATTTGTTGTTGATGAAGATATACGTTTTTATCAAGATTTAAAACCTTGGAAAAAATATTTGGTTGCTATTGATACATCTATGGGTTTATCAGGAGATTTTGCGGCAATTCAAGTTTTTGAATTTCCAGGATTTATACAGGTTGCTGAATGGAAATCTGATAAATTAAATCAAAATGACCAAATTGAAAAAATGAAAGTTTTAACCGATTGGATGTATATTAATATTAAAGAAAAAGGGAATAAGCATCCTGAAATTTATTGGTCTTTAGAAAATAATGGGTCAGCAGAAGGTTTTTTATGTGCATTAAAGCAAATTGAAGATAGTCAATATGGTCAACCATATATTAAAAGAGCAACTTTAATAAATGAAATTGGTAATAAAAGAAAAGGGTTTACAACTACTAAAATTACAAAACCTAAAGCTTGTTCACAATTAAAAATTTTATTTGAAACAAATAGATTTCACATTTTTTCTCGCGATTATTTAACAGAACTATCTAATTTTTCTAATAAATCTGTGATGGCAACATCATATTCAGCAAATGGTTCAGGACACGATGATTTAATTACAGCATCATTAACAATAATTTTAATGTATTTACAATGTAAAGATAAGTATGATTTAGATTTTGAAATAATGCCTGATATACCAAATGAATTAGAAAATACTCCGTATGATGATACATTATTTTTAGTATCAATATCGTAAATTTATTGACAATTTAAAAATGTAATGATATATTTCCATAAAAAGGATATATTTATGGAAAGAATGAAAGTCATTGAATATTATGAAAATCCACAACAATTTTTAGATGAATTGACATCAATTAATGTTAGAAAATTAGTTAATCAATCCGATAAAGATTTAATAAAAAAATTAAAAAAATGGGTAAAAGAATATTGGCAAGAAGACGGTTCAATGTTTTTATATGAGAGTCAATATAAAAGATTACAAATGATTTTGGCTGATATAATTGATTAAATTAAAATAGTATGTTATAATTATTAAAAATATTTTAGGAGAAAAATAAATGGGTAAATTAAAAACTTATCGTATGAAACTTGAACATAAAAAAGTTGTTCAAAAACGTAAAGATAGTGGTCGTTGCTATAATTTTGTAGAAGGAAAAGGTTGGAATCATTATACAAAAGGTTTTAGAAAACATACTTCTCGTCCAGAAACATTGGAAAAAGGAACATTATTTTTGTTTTCATTTTTAGATAGAACAATGCCAAAAACAGAAGAAGTTAAAGAAGGAGAATAATATGAAGAAATTGTTATCTATTTTTAGTTTGGTGTTGGCATTAACTGCTTGTTCATCAATGTGTGATAATTGTTATTATGGTCGAGAACAATCATACACAGTATCTCAACCAGTTGAAGTAATTTATCGTAATACAACTTATAGAACAGTTTATGAACCAAAAACATATAAGGAAGTAACCTTGGAAAGAAGACCTTATAAGGCAAAATCAACTTGTTATAGAACAAATCATAAAAATTATTGTAATTAATGAGGTATATATGAGTGATATTTATGAAATTGAAGAAGTCAATTTTGAAGAAAATGGTGAAAAAATTCAAGGATTGGATTTAACCATTGATGTTTATGATATTTCAATAACATTACCTATTGATACACGCCGAATTAATTTAAAAGAATTAAAGAAATTGATGAAAAATTTTGATGAGGAAAATTAATGAATAAAGTATTTGATATTATTGAAAAAGAAAGAAGAAGACAAGAAGAAGAAATTTGTTTAATTGCTTCTGAAAATTATGTATCAAAAGATATTATGAAAGCAGTTGGTTCAATATTAACAAACAAATATGCCGAAGGTTATCCAAATAAACGATATTATGGTGGTTGCCGATATGTTGATGAAATTGAACAATATGCAATTGATAAATGTAAAGAATTATTTAATTGTAAATGGGCTAATGTTCAACCTCATTCAGGTTCACAAGCAAATCAGGCTGTTTATTTAGCTTTATGTAAACCAGATGATACAATTTTAGGTATGTCATTGGATGCAGGGGGTCATCTAACACACGGAAGTAAAGTATCTGCATCAGGTAAATTATATAATGCAGTTTCGTATGGTTTAGATGAAGATGGTATTATTAATTATGACGAAATTAAAGAAAAACTTTATCAACATTTTCCAAGAATTTTAATTGTTGGTGCATCTGCATATTCAAGAATTATTGATTTTAAAAGAATTCGAGAAATTGTTGACAAATATAATAAAGGCTTAAAAGATTATATTATTCACTCCGTAGTGGAAAATCCAGATTTTGTGAATAATACTGTAAGATTTTATGGAAAAACAATTGATGTAACAAATGAGTTAATTTCATCAATATATAATAATACTTATTGTTATTTAATGGTTGATATGGCTCATATTGCAGGATTAGTTGCAACTGGTTTACATCCATCTCCACTTCCTTATGCAGATGTTGTTACTTCAACTACTCATAAAACTCTACGTGGTACTCGTGGCGGTATTATTATTTCAAATAACGAAGAATTAGGTAAAAAAATTGATAAAGCCGTCTTTCCTGGCATTCAAGGAGGCCCTCTTGAACATATTATTGCTGGTAAAGCAATTTGTTTTGAAGAAGCGTTAACACCTGAATTTAAACAATATCAAGAACAAGTTCTTAAAAATATTAAAGCAATGGAAGAAGTTTTTAAAGAAAGACAAATTCCAATGGTTTCTGGTGGTTCTGATAATCATTTAATTCTTCTTGATGTAAGAAAATATGGTATTTCAGGTAAACAAGTTGAAGATAAATTATCTGAAGTTGGTATTGTTGTTAATAAAAATGCTGTTAAAGATGACCCTAAACCAAAATCTGAAACTTCTGGTATTAGATTGGGAACAGCGGCAATAACAACAAGAGGTGCAACTGAAAATGATTGTGCGTGGATTGCTCATCAGATTGCTCATATTATTGAAATTTTAGAAGGTGATTATGATTATGAAGGAATTGATTTTATTAAAGAATCTTTTGAAAATTGTGAAGGAAGAAAATTAACAAATGAAGAAGCCGCTTTAATGCTTATTAAAGAAGGTGTAGAACATTTTTGTTTAGAACATCCAATTTATAAAAAGGATTAAAAATGAATATTTTAAAAAGAATGTATTATTTAATATCAAATAAATTAAAATTTATAAAAAATTATGATGAAGATGATTTTATACATTCTTTCTTTGGATTATCTTATGCTCATTATTTAGTTTTACCAAGAAGTGTTTTACAATCTATGCCAGCAAAATGGCAGAAAAAATTTGTAAAATTATTAAATGAAATTGAAAGTAAATTATGGGAAAAAGAAATAAACTTACCAGATTATCAAGTATCAGCTAAAAAAGATGGTAAATTTATTAAGGATAATTTTAATAACTATTGGAATAATGGACAAAGATGCCAAGGATTAAGGAATATTTTTGAAGAAAAACAATAAAAATATATTTTCTCTCTTGACAAATGAAAAAAACTATGGTATTTATATATCATAGTTTTTATTTTATTAAGCAAAGGAAATAAAAAATGAAATTAGAAATTAAAGGAAAATATAATTCAGCAGTAGTAATGACTGACCAGATTGAAGAAGAATGCGTGGGACAGTTAGTAACTTTGTGTTCACAAGAAATATTTAAGGATTCACAAATTCGTATTATGCCTGATTGCCACGCTGGTAAAGGTTGCGTAGTTGGATTTACTGCATCAATTAAAGATAGAATCATTCCGAATTTGGTTGGTGTTGATATTTCCTGTTCTATTTCAACTTATAAACTTGATGTTAAAGAAGTTGATTTTGAGCAATTGGATAATGTTATTCGTAAGTATGTTCCATCAGGAATGTCTATTCGCTCAACTGTTTCCAAGTTAGTTACCAATGAATTAAAAGCTAAAATTGAAAAGGTTTGCAAGGAAATTGGTGATGAAAATGGATATAATCGTCACTTAAAATCAATTGGAACTTTGGGTGGTGGTAATCACTTCTTGGAAATAAACAAAGATAAAGATGGTTATTTATGGCTTTCTGTTCATTGTGGTTCAAGAAATTTTGGAAAGAAGATTTGTGATTTTCATCAAGATAAAGCGATTAGAATTTATCAAGAGCGTCTTGATGCAAAAAGAGCATATGCTTTATCACAAATTCCGCCAAAGGAACGTCAAGAATGGTTACAAAATCATATTGAAGTTAACAGATTGCCACCAGAATTACGTTATTTGGATGGTGAAGATTTAGATTTGTATGTTGAACATATGAAGGTAGCTGAAGAATTTGCAACTGTAAATCATAAGGTTATTGTTCACGAAATATGCTCACATATGGGTTGGAATGTTGTTGATTCAATTTTTACTCATCATAACTATATTGAATTTCTTGGTAATCGGGAAATGATTATTCGTAAAGGTGCTATTTCTGCTAAAAAGGGAGAACGAGTAATTATTCCATTAAATATGAAAGATGGTTCAATAGTTGGTGTTGGTAAAGGAAATGATGAATGGAATCAATCTGCTCCTCACGGTGCAGGACGAGTTCTTTCACGAGGAAAAGCAAAGTCTGTTTTATCAATTGAAGAATTTCAAGATAAGATGGTAGATGTTTGGTCTTCGTGTGTATCAGAATCAACTTTAGATGAATCTCCAATGGCATATAAAGATATGAATGTTATTATTGATGCAATTGGTGAAACTGTTGATATTGTTGACCGTATCATTCCAATTTATAACTTTAAAGCACAAGGTTAAGGCATAATACCTTAACCTTTTTAAAGAAAACAGGAAGTATAGAAATGAAAATTTGGTTTATGAAACATTTTTTAAAAAATTGTTATAAGAAATATTTAAATGAAAAAGAGCAAGTTAATAAATTAAAAATTGAAATTTATAACAATTATGATTCTTTTAATAAAATTGTAAAATTTTATGATGATGTGTTTCCATCAAGGAGTTACCCTATTCGCCATATTATATTTCAACTTAATAAAAAAACGACTTTTACAATTGTTTTCAGTTATGATTTTTTGCCTTATGGTTCACTTAAATTTGTAAATTATAAAAAATATAATATTTTTTATGATGGAAAAGTTATTTCAAAAAAATTTAAAAAAGAAGTTTTTAATTTAATTAGAGAACTTATTTTCAACAATGAAGAACCAAGTATGTGGTATTCATTATGTGATGAAGGAGAAAATTAAATGAAAAAACCAAAAGTTAATGAAGTGTGGTATGATAATAATAAAAACAGACGTTTTTTTATTTATGATATGATAAAAGATACAGATTATGCTGTATACAAACCATTTGATGTATTGTATGATAATAATCAAACGAGATATTTGGAAACTAAGTATATTTTAGAAAACTGCACTTATATTGGAAAATCTAAAATAAAATTTGAAGAATTATTTATAACTAAGGAAGGAAAATGATAAGTCGAGATTTTGTATTAAAAAATTTTAATAAAAAGTTATTAGAAGCTAAAAAACAAAGAGTAAAAGAAGTTAAATTTTCTTTACAGGAAATTGATGATTTGGGTTATATTATTTTTGAAATAATGTCCGAATTAACTGAAAAATATTTTTCAAATTCTTCAATATCAAATGATTCAACTGAATTAAAAATAGATGGTGGAGAATTTTAAATTGAAATTTATTGTATCTTAAGTTATATTATGATGGTAATTTAAGAGAGGATAATTATATGTATGTAGGCACTTATTTAGATAGACAAAATAATTTACTATTTGTTTCTGAACGTATTAATGGTGAGCGAGTAACAACAACTTATCCATTAATTTATGAGTATTTAGTTCCTGATGAAAATGGATATGATATGGGAATTGATGGTCAACGTTTGAAAAAAATAACATTAAGAAAATATAATGAATTTTATACTCATAAGAAACAATGTAAAGAATCGGGCGTTCGTACATATGAGATGAATTTTAATTTGGTACATAAAGTTTTATACCAGAATTATAAAAACTGTCAAGAACCAAAATTACATAAAGCATTTTTTGATATTGAAGTTGACTATGACCCAGCAGTATCTGGGGATATTAATACGTTGGTAGCTGAAACTCCGTGTGCAATTAATGCTGTGTCAATTTACTTAGATTGGATTGATAAAACAATTACATTAACAATTAAACCTGATACTTTATCTTGGGAAGAAGCTCAAAAAATTTGTGATAATATTGGTGATACCTATTTGTGTCAAGATGAAAAACAATTGATTGATTTGATGATACGATTTTTTGATGATGCCGATGTAATATCTGGTTGGAACTCTGATTTTTTTGATATTCCTTATATTATTGGAAGAACAATAAAAGTTTTAGGAAAAGAAAAAATTAAAGATTATTGTTTATGGAAACAAGAGCCAATTTGTAAAGAAGTTGAAACTTATGGTCGTGTTGTAAAAAATTATTCATTTGTTGGTAAATGGGCAGTTGATTATTTGGAATTGTATAAAAAACATACTCCAAATGAACACGAATCATATTCGTTGGATAATATTTCCTATGAAGAATTAGGGGATAGAAAAGTTAAATATGAAGGAACTTTAACAAGATTGTATTTTGATGATTATGAATTATTTTTAAGATATAACCGTCAAGATACTGATTTGTTGGCTCGTTTAGATAAAAAATTAAATTATATTAATATTCATAATAGACAAGCACATTCAATTTTAGTAACTTTAGAAGCAACAATGGGTACAGTTGCTTGGTTTGACCAAGCTGTTATTAATAATGCCCACGATTCTGGATTATATATTCCCGATAGAGTTGAAGGAAAAGGTGATGAATGGAAAGGTATTAGACCTCCTGGTGCATTTGTTCAAGACCCAGTAGTTGGTATGCACGAATGGATTTCTGATACAGATTTAAATTCACTTTATCCATCAACTATTCGTTGTTTAAATATGAGTCCTGAAACAATTGTGGCTCAAGTTAAATTAACTTATACGATGCCTTATTTATGGAAAAAGATTGAAGAAGATAATTTATGGTTTAAAAAAGGTGAAAGAATTCCATCTTGGGGTGAAGCTTGGGGCGGAGATGAAATGTTTGGTACTCTTGAATACCAAAAAATTATGAATCAAACGGATGATATTTTAGAGTTACAGTTAGAAACTGGTGAAACGGCTGAAATGACAGCTAAAGAGATTTATAATTTGGTATTTGAAGAAGGAAGCAATTTATGCATTTCTGCATTTGGAACTCTTTTTAGAACGGATAAGCAAGGATTAGTTGCTAAAATTCTATCTGAATGGTATGCGGATAGAAAATCAATGAAAGCTAAATCTAAAATGTATCGTAATTTAAAAGATGGTATTAAAGTTTCGGATGATATTAAACAACATATTAAACCGTATGAACCTGAATATGATTTTAAGGAATATGATTTAAAAGAATTAAAAACTTTAATTGATAATTGTGATTATGATGGAATACAAAATTATATGGAAGAATATAATTTAATTCTTAATGATAATATTATTGAGCCTATTCATAAAGATTATTATAAAGAAAAAGAAGATTATTGGGATTTGGAACAATATTTAAGAAAAATTAATTTAAATTCATCATATGGTGCATTGTTGAATACAGGTTCAATTTTTTATGATTTTAGATTAGGAGCATCAACAACTGCTTCTGGTAGAAAAATTGTTCAACATATGGCAAGTAAATTAAATGAAATTGCAGTTGGAACATATAAGCATACAGGCGGTATTGTTGTTTATGGTGATACTGATTCAACATATTTTGCATTGTCAAGACCTGAATTTAAAGAAAAACATCCTGATTTTGTTTTTACTAAAGAAAATGTTATGAAATATGTAGATGAGATTTCTCAACAAGTGGACAGTTCCTATGCTGAACACGTAAAAAGCATTTTTCACGTTACAGATGAAAATGCAAAAATCATTAAAGCCGCACGAGAAATTGTTGCAACTCGTGGATTGTATGTTTCAAAAAAACGTTATGCTTTAATGGTATTTGATAATGAGGGAGAACGTTATGATGTTCACGGAAAAGCAGGAAAATTAAAAATTAAAGGTTTACAAATTCAACGTTCTGATACTCCAATGATTGTTAGAAAATTATTAAAGAAAATGATGGAATCTTTATTATCGGTTGGTAAAAAAGAAGAATTAATTGATATTATTAAATCATTTTATAATGATGAATGGAATACATTACAACCTTGGGAAAAAGGAACACCAAAAGCTGTTAATGGTTTAACCAAATATACAGAAGAATATCGTCAAAATCCAAAAGCAAGAGTTCCAGGACACGTTATGGCATCTATTAATTATAATCGTATGTTAGAAATTAATGGCGATACATCTACAACAAGAATTTTGGATGGAAATAAAATTGTTGTTTGTAAATTGAAAAAAAATAATCCATTTAATATGACTTCAATTGCTTATCCAAGAGATTTGTCAGATGTTCCAGAATGGTTTGCAAAGTTACCATTTGATGAAGCAGATATGTCTGATACAATTGTTGATACAACAATGGATTCAATTTTTGGTTCATTAAATTGGAATTTATCAATGAAATCAGCTATTCAAACTATTGATGATGATTTAGGTGGATTTTTGACATTGGTTTAAAATTAAGATATATTATAAAAAAGGATGAAAGAAATGTTAGAAAAAATGTTTTTAGATGTGAATAAATTGTTTAGCAAATTTGAGTTTAAACCAGTTGTTGTATATCCGTCATCAACTTCTCATTGTTGTATATCTTGTCGTACATTTGATGATAAAGTGTTTGTATATGCTGAATCTAATGAAGATAATTATGAAGAAAAAGAATTTGCAATTAGAGATTGGAGCGTAATGAGTTCAATTTTAGGTACATTTTCTGGTGAAAATGAAGAAAAAATGAAGGTGAAATTAGCATATAATGATTATAATTATCCTCATTTAGCAACATTTACATCAGGACGATTGAAAGTTAATCATTATTTGCAAAGTTATAATATGGTATCAAGCCAGCAAGATTTATTAGCTAATTATACAAAGAAAAAATTAAATTTAAAAGAATTTTCTGGTGAAGGCGATGATTATATAACAGAAGAAATTGTTAAAAATATTAGTAAAATGAGTTCATTACTTTCAGAAAAAAATTTTAGATTAAAAAATACATCAGAAGGAATTTTTGTTTTATTTGGAAATGAGAATCAAACAATTGATAATGGTTTAATTAAGATTTCTGATAAAGAAGAAAATATTGAATTTAAAGATAATATGTATTTTTCCGTTGAATATTTTATTAATATGTTTAAAGCAATGGCGGTTAATGATGAATATAAAATTAAAGTATTTGCTGATAAAATTGTTTTTTGTGGAAAAAATGATATTTCATCAAAAGTCGGAATTGTTGTTGGTTCTACAAATTAAAAAGGTGGTAAAAATACCACCTTTTTTATTCTGCACCTTTATATTTCTTTTTATCTAATTCTTTAAAACCTTGCTGATGCTTTTTGGCTTCTTTTGTTTGTAAAGCTTTAACTAATTCTTCATTGTACTTATCACCATAGTAATCTTCTGCATTAATTTTATTATCAATTTCATCTTGAACTAATTGTGAAATATAATCTTCATCTTTATATTCTAAATATGTTGATTCATATTGTTCAACAGGGGCATCAATATTTCTTACAACAATATAAGCTCTATCTAATCCTAATTGTGTTGATAATTCATTAACAATTTGAGAAGGAGTAATTGGATATTCAAAATCCATTTCAAATTTATAAATTGTTCCAAAAAAACCTTGTAATCTTGGGAAATCATATGGTGTTGATGCTAAAGGTAATGCTTCTGGTTTTGTTCTTTTAGACATACCTTTAACAGTTAAAATTGTATCAACACTTTTTAAACTTTCTTCTGAAATATCAGCCGCAATTTTAACTCTAAAAGAATATGTTTTTTTCATAGTTTCCAAAATTGATTTTAAATCCATTGCCATCATAAATTCCTTATTCTTTAATTATAAAAATATTTATTATATTTGTGATATTCTCCAAAAACCAGGTCTATATTTTTTATTAATTACGTCAACCCAAACTGAATAATCTTCATTCCAAGTATATAAAAATTTTGCATCTGAATTATCTCTTAAATAATAAATTGCTGGTTCTTCTATTGGATTTAATGATAAAGTCCAAAATCCATTTTTATATTCAATTATACAATTTTCAGGGATTGATGAAACTTCTTTTCCAGATTTATCTAATAATTTTCCCCATAATTTTGTATTATTTCCTAAATCTTCAGCCAATAAATAACGCTCACCTTCAACATTTGTAGGTTTAGTGTCGTGTGGGTCAATAATTGCATTTACAGCAGGAATATTTGCAGTTGGTAAAATGTCTTCATTAATAATCCAGTTTGCTTTTGTTGGGTCATTTTCATTGATTGTTAAATTGCCAAGAACCTCTTTTTGTTTATCAATATCATAATTAATCATACAATGAAGATAGGTGTTATTTTTAGATTTATTATATTTAAGCCCATACATTTTAAATAAATCATACCAAGTTTTAATATTTTTGTTTGGAACAAGTTGTACATCAGTATTATTTGAAACAATTATTGTTGAATCAGACGGAGTATAATAAGTTCTAATAATATCTTCCATTGTCCAACCCCACATATTTTCACGAGTATCAGCTTCTCCAATGTCCATAATAATTTTTTCAATCATTCTATTTCTTGAAATTAAAGAAGGTAAATCTAAATTTGTATCAACTTCAAAAGTCATATCCATAGTATCTAATGCTGTTGAATCTAAACTATTAATACCTTTTGATGACCAATTTAAACCTGTTAAAGTGATTGAAGTTAAACGTGTCCAGTCCAATGGGTTTTCAGAAGTTTGTAATTCTAATGTTGGTGAAAATAATGCTCTAATTTGTTCTAACAATTGAAATTTTTGTTCTAATTTGGTTGTTAAAATATATAATTTAAATACAAATCCAATTGGAACTGGATTTAATCTTTTAATATGATATGAATTACCAGGTTCATATTCATAGTTCCCAATTTCATCATTAAATTTTTTTTCAGTAACTTCACTTTCATATTCATAATATGGTGAGCCGCTAATTAAATCATTATTTAAACGAATTTCAGAAATTGTTAATACCATTTTAGGAACAGTTTCAAGAATAGTATCAGTATTTTTGTTAATTATAGATGCAACGGATTTATCAGTTGTCATAAACACAACAGGTATTCGTTTTAATTTATCTTGACCATTTTCATCTTTACCAGTTGAAATATAAAAATTTGAAAATAAACGTTGAGTATGAAGAACAAGAGTTCTTATTTGTGCATTATACCAATAATTAACATCAACAGTCATATTTTTAATACCTTTTTATTGAATATCCTATGTTTATATTTATAACTTAAATATATTGAATAAATATTTTTAGTTATAAAATAAAGGAATTTTTAATGCCTATAAAATTAGATATTTTTAATGAAATTAAAGAATTGATTAATAATGGTTCTTCAATTACACAAGCAATTTCAGTTGTATGTCAACAATATCACATTAATCCAAATATAATATATAATGAATTTTATAAAAAAGCAGATAAAACTGTCAAAGATAATTCAATAAGACCAGAAGAAATTCGTGTTGGTGATATTGTTACTTTAAACGGAGATTCACTTGAAAATCATTATGAAGTAATAAATATTAATAATAAAAGTGATATTATTTTAAGAAATGCTGATGATAATACACAAATATCAGCATCTGAAAGTGAAATAACACCAGTAATTACGGAGAATAAAATGAATAAACTTAATGAAGCACAATATAATATTTCTATTAATGGATTAGAAACTGAAGATGCTGATGCTTTATCTCAAATGTTATCTTTAGCAAGTCAAGCTGAAAATAGCTCAACAATTTCTGACCCAATGCTTGCTGACCCATTAAGTATGGGTGGTATAGCAGTCAATGAACCTATGATGAATAATACAGGAATGGAAGAACCAACAGAACCAGAAGAACCAATGGATTCAATGGAAATTGGTATGCCATCATCTATTTTTGATGATTCAGGCGATGATATTAATTTTGATGAAGAATTACCAAATGATACTGAAATTGTTGATGCAGAAGTTTCTGATGCAGGAATGGAAGAACCAATGAATGATATGGAAACGTCAGATGATATGAATATTCCAGCCGAAGATATGTCAATGGATGATATGATGGATAATGGTATGTATGATGAAGTTGATGAAGATGTTGTTTTAGACCCTTCTCAAAAGGATTCAACAGTTGTTGCTTCTGAAAAAATTAATGATTCAGAAATTGATGAAGAATTAGAAATGTTAATGCGTGAAACATTTGATATTGCAGGTGTTGAAGATTTAAATTTTGATAAATTAAATGAATCAGAAGAAAATGTACCAGGTGATGATTTTATTGATGATGATGGTACATTGGAAGAAACTCCACAATTAGATTTTGCTCACGATATGGTTGATGATTCTGAACAAGAAGAAAATGCAGAAGAAATTGTTGGTGAAGCTGATGAATCAAATTATAATAATGAACCAAAAGTTGGAGATGTTGTTAGAATTAAAGATACAGCAGAAGATTTTCAAGGAATGACAGGAAAGATTATTGATATTTATGAAATTGGACAACAATTATTTGATACTGGTGGTATAGCTTATGTTATTGAATTTGAAGATGGCAACCAATATGATGCATTACCTGAAGACTTTGAATTAATTAATGAAAATGATGAAATTGAAGAAAATAATATAGAAGAAACTGATGATATACAAATTGAATTATCCGATGATGAATTAGATGAACATATTAATGCTATTTTAAGAAATGCTGGTGTTCAAATTAATGAAGCTGATGATGATGTTGCTGTTAATACTAATGTTGGTGAACCAGTTACAGATGAATCATTATTTGCAAATGATGATGAAAATGAACAAGGTAATGAACCTGATTATCACGAAGTTGATACAACAACTTTTGGTAAAGAAGCATCTGAAGGTATGAAAGAAAATCCTTTAACAATGACTTTTGAATCAACAATTAATAAGAAAAAAATTAAATCTATTTATGAAACAGCTAAATCAATGTATAAAAAATATGATGCAAATGATTGGTTAAAATTAGATAGAAGATATATTGAAAAATTAATTCTTGAAGGTGTTGGCTATTCAACTGCAAGTAAAATGTTACTTGATGCTAAAAAAGGTAAGTAGTTAATAAAATAAATTCAATAAACTCCCATAACAAATTGGGAGTTTATTTTTATATAAATATTATTATTAGAATATTAAAGGATTACAGTAATGGCAATTAATAATTATGCACAATCTTGGACTGATGTTTATGAAAAATATCAATCAGTTGTTAATTTTGTTGCAGGTGATTTTGATTCATTAAAAGATGTTATCAGACGTTATATTGCAAGTCAAAACCCAGAAAATTATAATGACTGGGCAGAATCATCTGAAGTTGGTATGTTTTCAAATGGTCTTTCATATCTTGGTGAATCAATCCATTATCGTGTTGACTTAAATGCTCACGATGTTTTCCCATCAACAACGGAAAGAAGACAATCTTTATTAGATTTTACTAAAATGTTGTCATATTCTCCAAAAAGAAATATTTGTGCAACAGGTATTGCTAAAATTAAATCTATTACAACATCTCAAAATATTACTGATACATCAGGAAATATTTTAAAAGATACACCAATTCTTTGGAATGATGCATCAAATCCTGACTGGTTAGAACAATTTTTAACAGTTATGAATGCTTCATTTGTATCAAATAATCCTTATGGAAAGCCATTAAAAAGAGAAACAGTTGATAATATTACAACACAATTATATCAAATGAATACAACAACAATTTCTAATACTGTATTTTCTTTTACATCACAAGTTAATGCGACAACTCAACAGTTTGAAGTTGTTAATCCAGATATTAATAGTGATTTAGCTCAAATTGAAGAAAGAACACCAATTCCTGAACAGGCATTTCATTTATTATATCGTAATGATGGAACTGGTAATGGGTCAAATAATACAGGTTTCTTTGTTTATTGGAAGCAAGGAACATTACAATATGAAAATCAAGTAATTTCACAAAAAGTTGAAAACTATTTTATTGATGTTAATAAAGATAATATTAATGAATATGATGTATGGTTTGAAGAATTAGATATTTCAACTGGATTAGTAAAAAATGTATGGACAAAGATAGCAAATAATGAATATCTTGTTTATAATAATACAGATACAACTATTAGAGATATTTTTAAAGTTGAAACAAGAGAAAATGATAGAATTACTTTAAGATTTTCTGATGGTAAATTTGGAACTATTCCTGTTGGCGTATTTAAATTATGGTATCGTGTTTCAAATGGTAATGATAATTTATATTTAAAACCAACTGATATTCAAGATGTAACTATTAAAATTCCATATAAATCAAATAATACATCTGATGATAATATATATTATTTAACTGTTGTATTTAGCATTACTGATGCTTCACATATTAGACAGTCAGTAACTCAAGAATCAATGGAATATATTCGTGAAAGGGCACCACAAGTATACTCAACTCAAAATAGAATGGTAACTGCCCAAGATTATAATTATTTTCCAAAATCTATTGGTCAACAAGTTAAAGTATTGAAAGCTATTAATAGAACTTATTCAGGTAATTCTCGTTATATTAACTTTAATGACCCGACAGGAACATATCAAGATTTAAATATATTAGCAGAAGATGGATATGTTTATAAACAAGATGTTTTATATATGACAGAAACATCTATTGAAGATACAACAAATACAACACAAATTATTAATATGATAGAAACATTATTATCATCTAATAGTTTGAATAATTTCTTTTATTCATATTATCCAGAAAATTCTTATTCTTATTCATCAAAAGAAATATTTTGGAATGAAACTTATACAACTGGTTTAAATAGTTCAGTTGGTAGATTTATGGTTGATATTAGTGAAGAATCTTTAGCAACTGGCGTTGTTGTTCCAAAATCTGAAATATTAAAACAAATGCAAGTTGGATATATGATTAAATTCCAAGCAGATGGATATGATGGTGAAATTTGGGCAAAAATTTTAGATATTGTAACAAGTGATGAAAGTGAAGAAGAATATTCAATTACAATTAATGAAGTATTAGACCCAAATTATAAATGGTATGCTAAAGGCGGTTACAGAGTATTTTCAACAATTTTAAATGCTCAAGCTCGTTATGAAATTTCAAATAAAATTGAAGATAAAGTTTCTTTTGGTTTATCATATGATTATATAAATCAACGTTGGGATGTTTTAGATTATGAAACATTAGCCGATGATTCTATAAGTTTTGATTATGAAAATCCATATACTGAATCTGGATTATATAAAAACTGGATAATGAAAATTAGATATGAGTCTTCACAATATTGGACTTATACAATTAGATATTTAGATTATATTTTTGGTTCAGATAAAAAAGTTGCCTTCTTCTTTAATACAAATGATAAAAGTGATGATAACGCATCATTTGTTGCAAGTGATTATATTAAAGTTTTAAAAACAAATTCAAATAATAATAAAAATTTAGCAGAAGATTATTTTTGGAAACCAATTGAAACAATAAAATATCCAGATGGTTATACTGACCCTTATCAATTTAAAGTTTCAAGTTATGATTTAGATAAAGATTCTTCAAGTGAAAATCCTCGTCAATTTAGTGAAATAACTTCTATTGGTGAAAAAAACTTGTTTTTCTTAAAAACAAGTGATGAATATGGTTCATTTAATAGTTCAGTTCAAGAAATTGATAGTTTATGGGGTCATACAACTGAATCAAGTTTATATTATTGTCAAACAGGTGGAACAATTTTCCCTGCTGGTACAATTTTACCAGTTTCTGTAACTGTTAGTAAAAAAGTTAAATTATCTAATGGTGTTACATATGAATGGACACCTTCAAATCCATTTACATTTAATAAAGGTGAAAAATATGATGTCGATGTTGTTTATGATGGACACGAAGTTGAATGGACAACAGATATTGAAGGCAATACGACATTAGTTTCTGATATTGAAATTGGCTCACAATTAGTTTATTGGAATTCAATGTATAAAACTATGGATAGATATAGTGATGACAGTTATTATATTAGAACTGGTATTGATAATTTATTGTTCTTATGGAAGCATTATGCATCTTCATCATATGTAATTGACCCTTGTCCAACAAATATTATGGATATGTTTGTATTAACTAATACATATTATGAATCTGTTCAAGAATGGTTAAATAATGGTAAAAAAGGTACATTCCCTAAATTACCATCTGCATATGAATTAAAATCATTATTTGCTGAATTAGAAAATTATTGTATGGTGTCAGATACAATGGTATGGCATCCAATCAGTTATAAAGTTTTATTTGGTAATGAATCTGATAATGAATATAAAGCTAATTTCAGAGTTATTAAAAATGAAACAACAACTATGAGTGATAATGAAATTAAGCAACAAATTATCCAAGCAATTGATGAATTTTTTGCAACTATGGAAGCAGGAGAAAAGTTCTTTTTCACTCAATTATCAACTTATATTCATCAAAAATTACAACAAAACATTGGTACTGTTGTTATTGTTCCAACATATTCAAATGATAAATTTGGTAATTTATTTGAAATTGAATGTGAAGAAGATGAAATTTTATTATCATCTGCATCTATTGATGATGTTCAAATTATTACAAAAATTACAGAACATAATATCAGAATAGGTGAGTAGTGGTAAATAATTATAAGAAATAATAGGATTAAATATGACATATCAAATTACAAGAACAAATGGCTCACAATACTCACAAGGTTTAATACCTGATAGTAAAATTATCAATGTATTAGATAAAAATTCTTCATACTTATCATTGATTGGTAAATTATCGGCTGATTATGGTGAAGACCAATCTAATAACTTTTTTCATTTAGTTGAAAATTTTGCAAATGAAAAATTTCCATCAGACCCTGTTGTTGGTATGTTATGTTTTAGAATTGATAGTGATTATAATGGTTTATATATGTGTGTAAATGAAACTTCGGATGTTGAATCTGAACGTTGGAAAAAAATCTTATCTATTAATTTTGATGATTCTGGCGCCCATCAAGCAGGTGATATTTATTATAACAAAGAAGAAAAGAAATTTTATGTTTATGATGATACTGTTGGTGATAATGGTGGTTGGGTTTTAATTGGCCCACAAAACTTTTATAATAAAGAAAATATTTCAACGATTTTAGAATCAACAAGTGATATAACAAGTTCAAATATACAAATTGATATACAAGAAGAATCTGCAAATTTAGTAACTATTAAAGCTGTTGCAAAAGAAAAAATGGATAAGGGTTCAAATCCTGAATTTGGTATAAGAAATCCTGAAACTGCTTCTTGGATTATTAGATTACTTGTTGAATCTCATAAATTATCAAATGGTGCAAATGAAGTTATTATTGTTGGACAACCAAATTATGAAACTATTGGTAAAACATCTGGACAAGCATTAAATTGGGTAATTGAACCAACTATTTTTGATAATCGGTTAATGATTACCGTTTCTGGTGTTGGTACAGATAATCCATTAGTTACTCCAGAAATGGATTGGGTAGAATGGGAATTAGATATTGAAATTGTAAAGGTTTAAGATGGCTATAAATATAAATCATAAAAATAGTACAATTATTACTGATGATGATACCTTAATTCAAATTACAGATAAAGGAGCATTAAAGGTTGGTGATGGTACTTATTTGGATGAATTAGGTAATTCACAGGAAATAGAACCAAATCAAAATTACAAAGGTGCTATTCGTTTTAATGAAGACCATCAATGTTTACAATTATGTGATGGTTATAAGTGGAAAGATATTAATGGTCATTACAAACAAACTTCTGGTATCGTATATTCATTACTATTTTAATTAAATATTTGATAAAAATTATATATATGTTATAATATCAATAAAATTTAAATATTGATAAAGGATTATTATGCAAAATGAGAAACGTTATTTTTTAAAAAATTCCAATTTGCTGGAAGAAGTACATAAATCAAAATTAACATATTGTTGCTATGAAAAACCTGAATATGGGCAATATGATATTATATGTGAGGATTATAATTTAATTACGCCGAATATTATGAATGATTTTTTCAAGAAAAATCCAAATAGTTCATATATTATAATTAGAGTGATGACGAATGAACACGTTTTACCATATTGTAAGAATGGTAAAGTTAATTTACAAGAACTTAAAATGTCGCCATTTAAACATTTTTTAATTGATAAAGATGATTTTGAAAAAACTTTTGAAAATTTTGGAAGTAATTTGAATAAAATTGATGAATTAAATTTAAAAATTTCAAATTTAAAAGAAAAAATTAAGGATAATAATCGGAATATAAGATTAAATCAACAAACAAAAGATAAACAAATACCATTTAAAGAAAATAATAAATTATGTAAAGAAAACATTGAAAATTTAACAAATGAAATTAAAAAATTATCTGAAACATTTTCAACAGATATTTTAAAAGATGCTAAAGAAGTTTTAAGGTCACATTGGAAAGGAGATACTATTGAAAGCGGTCATTTTGATATATCTCAAGGACGTTTGAGTGATGGCTTAGTATATATGATTATTATGCTGGTTGACCAATTTGCAAAATCAGGAAATTGGTCTGGATATACATATTTAGATGATATGAAAGGCTCTGCATTGGTTCATTTATGCGATGTGGCATTAAAATTTGAGGAATCAAAATCTAATAATGTATTTTCATATTTAACACAAGTGGCATCAAATAAATTTACAGCTACATTAAATTCTGAAAAAACACAACGAAGAATAAAATCTAAATTAATGCAAGAAATTGGATATAATCCAACATTTAATGAGCAGTTAGAAGAAGAATTTAAAAATATATTATATGATGATGACGGAAATGAAATTGTTGATGAGCCAGAAGATATTGAAGAAAATTCTGATAATTATGAAATAATGGAAAATTAAATTTAAAGGTGTCATTTTCGACACCTTTAAACATTTATAATTTGAATACCATCATCTTCATCATCGTCTTCATCGTCATTGTGTTTATTTAAACTTGCTTCAAATTTTTGTTTATTTAAATCATAATTAAGTTTTTTCATTTTAGCATCTAATTTTGCTAATTTAGAATTTAATTTAATTGTTAAAAAATTATTAGCGGCAGAAGCAATATCTCCACAGGCTTTACCTTGAGTATTTAATGCTATATCCATTAAATCAACAAATGCTTGGTCAGCTTGATTAGCAATTGTGTCTAATTCAACTTCGGTTTTTTCTTCTAATGATAATTTTGATAAATCTTTAATATTTTCATTTTGCTGAACAATAAATTTTTTAATTTCCATTGGTTCAATTTCTGTTACAATATTTTCTTTATTGATAACACTTAATGCGGCGGCAATATCGTTTGCTTGTTTAATTTCTGAAGATGTAAGAATATTAAATTCATCATCAAGTTTCTTCTTATTTGCCATAAATTATCCTTAAAAATATAGTTTATATAAAATACATAAATATTTATAATAGAAAATGGAGATTTATTTATGGGAATAGAATCATTAATTAGTGGTGTTACTAATAAATTATATAATTCAAACGTTGTAAAAGCAGTAAGTGGTGTTGATTATATCAGCACCGTTTATGGTCAAGATTTTGTTCCAGAATATACAAATTTGGAAGGTCAAAAGAAATATCAAACAAAAGCACCAATTCCAAATTTACCAAAACCAGAAACAATGTTTTTTGTTTATTTTTCATTAAATCCAAATATTCAAACATTAATAAATCAAAAAAAATCATTAATTGAATACTTAACAAGACTTTCTGCACAACAATCTTCAACTGATGCATCTGAATCTTATCAAAATTCTGTTTCTGAAAGCAAGAATAAAGGATTTTTTGATACAATATCAGATAGTATATCTGATACGATTTCATCAGTTTCTAATTCTCTTTCAAATTTAAAAAAAGGAGTTACTGATGCGGTTAGTGGAGCATTAGGTCTTAATGCAGATGTTGATGCCGAAACAAATGCAGATTATTTACCTGATAAATTTTTATTAAAGCAATTATCATTTGAATTATCAAAATTTGTTAAAACAGTTAGTAAACCAAAAATTGATATAGAAGTTAAACAATTTAATGAATATAATCGTCCACGTTTAGTTAATGAAAAATTATCATATGGTGATTTAAATATTTCTTTTTATGATGTTAAAGAAAATCCAGTTCAGCAATTTTTCTTTGCGTATTTAAAAGTAATTAACGATACATTTTTATGTAAAGATTATAATGATTATAATAAGGAAATATTATTACATAAATTTGATACTGACCCAACTCATTGGGGATGGAATTTAGATAGTTATTTTAATTTCATTGATAAAATATCTGTTATTGAAATGTATATGGATAAAATGATGGTTTATACATATATGAATCCAAAAATTACATCAATAGATTTTGGTACAGGAAAAATTGGTAGTTGGGCACCAAATGAAATTAATATTACTTTTAAATTTGAAGGAATAACAAATGATTTATTAGATGTTGAACCTTATACAACAACTTTTGGAAGTGAAGAAAGTAAATCATATCTTAAAGCAATGATAAATTCATCAATTACTGGTAATATGGCAACATTTTTAAATAAAAGATATAAAGAAGGCGTTCAATTTACTGTTGAAAACGCAGTATCATTTATTAAAGGTATTTTAGATGCTCCAAGTGAAGAACGTTGGGATAAATTTAAATCTCAATTACTTGATACAGCTCGTAAATTAGGTTTTGCAGATGAAACAAATTTTGTATTACAAGTACAAAAAACCATAGAAAATTACAATGAGTCGGAAGATAAAGGCAAATATATTCTAAAAGTGGTTGATGACCCATCTTCAATTATTGGAAAAATTACTAATACAACAAATATATCTATGGACTCGGTATTAAGTTTATTTTAGATTTGGATGATTTTCTAAATATTTACTAAATTCATCATTATGAACCATATCATATAATATTTTAAAAATAAAATTAGCATCATTTAATAAAATCATTTGTAATGATTTATTGTCATATAATTTTTCTTCAAAATATTTTTTATAGTATGATACATTTGAACGATTAATACCATCTTCATAATAGTAATAAAATACATCATCAAGAAGTAAAGACATAACATTTGGAGATAATGATGAATTGTTATTCATTTTATCAGCATCATAAAAAGAACGAATTTTATCATTATTAAAAATATCATTTTTATCCATAGAAGATAAAATTAACATATAAGCAAATAATGAATCATACACGTTTATCCATTCATTTAGTAAGTCTGAATGTGTATTAATAAATTGATTAGATTCTTCTTCTGAAAAAAATGTACAAGTTATTCTTTTTTTAGATTTTTTTATAATATAAATCATATTTAATATTGTTAAATTAAATGAAGTTATATGATAAAATGTTGATGATTTCATATAGGATTCTAATAATGTATTTTTTGTAAATGTTGGCACATCGGCAGAAATAAAAATATCTGACACAACACTTGTATTTTTAATGTAATTTAAAAAATCTAAACCTTGTAATGAAGACTTAGAATAATCAAATACATAAACAGTTTTTGATTCTAAGTCTTCATCCATATCGTTAATGTTTAAGGGAGCATTAACTAATTTTGCTTTATTAGATGTCATTATTAAGACTCCATTGTCTTAAATTTTTAGAATAAAAATTATATTCTTCTGGATAATTAACTTTTTCTAAACCAATATCATTTTCATTTATTTCTTTAAAATAAGAAATATCGTTTTCATTGAACTGTTGAACATATAATTTATTATCAGGTAATAAACAATATTCTTCTTCAAAAAAAGATTCATTGGCTTTAGAGGTTTTACCATTTAAAAATCTCATTTTTTCTTTATTTAAGTTAATAAATGGAACATTTAATTGAGATGATAACACTAATTTAATAAATTTATCATATACTAAACTATTTAAATTCCACATAGTTGTTTCATTTCTATAATATTCTTTAAATTCAACAGTATTAATGTTTGGTAATATTGACAATTTATTTAATATTACATTTGGGTGAAATGTTTTTAAAATTTGAGGAGATACTAAAACTTTTACATCAAATTTTTTAGGAAAATTCAAAAGATTTTCCCAAACTTCTAATGCACGAGGTCTAGCTAAAAAATCATATGAAAATTCATATTCAATATCATCACGATAATTTTTTAATTCAACAGGATATGATGATACGACAATGTTTGTATTAAATTCTTTTAAAGTATCAACCAATTCATTAAAATAATCATAATTGATTGACATTGGTTCACCGCCAGAAATTTTAATTTTATCAAATTTTGATGCATTCTTTTCTAAAAAATCTCTTAATTTAAAAATATCTAAAAATTCATTTAATGAGTTTTTATCTTTAGTAAGACAAAATGCACAAGAATAAGGGCATAAAAAAGTTGGGTAAACAATTAAAGTTTTCATAATATCTCCTATGTAATAATATAAAATTATTTACTATAAGAATTATTATATATGAGTGTGCATAAAAATTTCAATAAGTTTTTCAGTTTTTTTAGTTTTTTCTTCTAAAGAAATACCAATTGTTGGTTTAAAGAGTAACCAATCTAAAAATGTTTTCTTTTTTGCAACACCTGCAATTTTAGAAGTTGTTAATTTTTCAAATTTTTTAATTGTTCCAGAAACTCTACAAGGAACTTTACCACATAATGCAACAGGTAATGCACCTTCTTGAGTTTTTTTATTTAATTCAATACCAGGTTTTGAAGAAATAATTCCAAAGCAATGTTTATCATTAGGTTGGGTTTTTGTAATTTCTTTTTCGCCACCAAATTTAACTAAAGTTCCCACAGGAATTTGTTCCATAACAGAATGTGTATAATATTCTGCTAAGTCACCATAATATGTGGCAATAGCTGTACCACGAATAGCTTCTTTGCAAGTCACAATATGTTCAAATGTCCAATTTCCTGTAACATTTTCATCCTGACTTCTGCGTGTATACTCTGGGTCACTTAAAAAACCTGAATAGCTCATAAATTTAACCTTTGGTTATCAATAAGATATTTATTCTTTTGTATATATATTTATTCGTGAGAAATCAATCAATAAATAATTATATTAAAAAGTAAGGAATCAAATGTCATTATTAGATAAAAATAAAATATTTTTTGGTTTATTGCATTATATTTTTTCAGAACAAAAAAACGTTGATTGGGCATTAAAAACCAGTTTAGTGAATTATACTGGTATTAACTCAACAGTTAATAATAAAAAATATAAACAAGATTCAGTTATTGAAGATGTTATTGATTACATTTATCAAATTAAGCCCTATCACGTGGAATTTGAACAATTTATTGAAAAATATTCTTCTCAACGAGATGATGTAAATGTTTCTGGGGCAAAAGAACAAGAAAAAAATAATATAACAATGTATATTCGTTATGATGCTGTAACATCAGCAGTTGACCCTCAAGGTTCTTTATCTGATATTGAATATATGGACACACATATGGCAAACAGATTATATGCATATAAAACTAAAAATTTAGATGATATTAAAGATTATTTAAATTGCCATTTTAAAGGAATTACAATTAATGGTTCAACATTTAATGTTGATACGGCTGGATATGATGCATTTTTATATGATTCAACTTTGTATGATGCACCAACAGTAACTAATGATTATTGTTTAGTTAATTATAATGAAAATTTTGATTATCCTTATATAAAAGAATTTGTAAATGTTGGTTTACAAACATTTAAATTAGAAAATGAAGATTTATTACAACATAATTTTATTACAATAACATCATATTTTAATGGAATAGAAACAGAAATTACTGATTATTCATTAGAAAATAATTTATTAACATTATTTTATACAATTCGTAATTTAGAAAAACTTGTTATTACTGAAGATAAAGATGGTCAAAAAAAATCTTGGGTTTTTGTTGGACATCCATTTAATAAAATGTCATCAGATACAGGATTAAAAGAATTTAAAGAATATGGTATAGAGTATTTTGATGTTCCAGAAGGCGGATTTAATAGTAATAAAATAACTGTTAATATTGAATATCCAAATGGTACAAGAGATATAAGTGAACAAATTACAAGAGTTCCATTAACAAATTGGGAATTAGTTGATGGTAAAGTTTATCTTCCATTTGATAAAGAAAATAATCAATATTATGATAATAGAATTGTGGAAAATGGACATATAATTGTAACAACTATTGATTATTATTATATATATGATAAAATATATACTTGGGAAGACCGTTATGGACAATCAAACAATGTTATTAATGTTGATGGTAGTGGTTTTTTAAGACCTTCATATGAAGTTGAAAGACCATCTGAACTTTGTGTATCTGCTCCATTACCATATTTAATGATTTATAATGTTGATGATAATAATGTTCCAACTTCATTATATGGGTGTGATTATAAAGATTATCAATATAAAATGAATTTTAGTAAAAGTAAAATTACTCAATTAACAAAAGATTTAAATATTGGTGATTCTGAAATATATGTTAAAAATATTAATGCTCTTAAACTACCAATTATTGAAAAAAACAAAGATATTACTCCAGGAAAAATAATTATTAATTCTGAAATTATTGAATTTTATGAAGTTGATGAAGCAAATAATATTTTAAAAAGAATAAGACGAGGTGCAGACGGAAGTTATTTAGCAGAAAAACATAATATAAATGATTATGTTATTGATTTTAGAGAATCTACACAAAAAGATTGTTCATCACGAGTTAAATCAATAATGACATTTATTACCGATGATGTAGAAAATAAATTTATAATTCCAGGTACATTAACTGATAATGAAAAAGTTAATGTAATGATTAAGCCATTAATAAATTTATTAACACCAATAAAATATAATAGTACATATTTTGATATTTCAAGTGATAATATCTATAAACCAGGTAATGTGTCATTAACAATACCAACAAATAATTTAGTAATTCATTCAAATCAGAATTTAAATGTTATTATTGGAAATAAAACATATATTGTCAAAATTACAAAAAATATAACAGGTATTGATGAATTTATAACATATATGAAACAATCAACTTCTGGTATATCTAATTTTAATATTATTAAAGATAATAATAATATAGTTATGATTGCTAATCAAGGAAAAAGTATCGTACTTAGTAATAATGTTGGAAGTCCTTTACAAGAATTAACAGGTACATATGTTCAAGGAACTAAAGCATATACAACAACAGATACACCAATTTTAAAAGATGGTTCAAATGGATTAAGAATTAATAAAAATAATGTTGTTTGGGGTTCAGATAAAAATTCAACTGGATATATGAAAGAACATCCAGAAAGAGGTACATTACAAGATGCTGTTGATACAATTAATAATTTATCGGCAACAAAAAATATTGTTAAAGCATATATTTATGATAATAAATTAGTCATAATGCCATTACAAAATATAGATATTACAATTAGTAATTTAACATCTCCAACAAGCAATGAAGATAATATTGAAATTTTAGGTTTACCAACTGTAACTAATAAAAATGAAATTTATGATGGTAATAAAATTGAAATTAAAAGTTCTAAACCTTCTTTTATGGGATATATTTTTATTAATGATGAAAAATTATATTTTGAAAATATTCAAGAAGTAAATTCTTCTCGTTACAGAATTACTAATTTTTATATTGATAAAGAATATACAACAGATAGTGTCATTTATAGTGAAAATCCAATATTATTAACTAAAGATGATTATAAAATAGTTACTGAAGAAGTTGCATATTCATTAGATGAATCTACACTTGAAAAAGCCGCAAAGCAAGAAATGAATTATGTGATATTAAATAATCAACCTGCTAATGGGGAAATTATAACAGTTAGTAATGATAAGTAAATTAAATGGATATTAAAAAAGAGAGGTTTTAAAACCTCTCTTTTTAATTTTGCTAAATGTATTAGTTATAGGCTAAAACTTTAGACATTAATGTTGAAATTGCACCATCACCTGTAATTAAAGTTCCATCATAATCATATAAGGTTGCGTTATCAAATCTTTGTGAACAGTTAATTAACATTGACTCGTGGTTTCCATTATCACCATCTTCTGGTTGAGCTTGAAGTAAGAAACAACCTTCCATTACCCAAGTTGCAATAGCATTTTGGTGACCATCAGTATATTCAAACATTGTTACATATTTATAGTTTTGAGAAACAGTACCTGTAACTTGTTCTGATAAATCTCTTTGTAATTGAATTTGACGATATAATTCTTTATAATTCATATTATCATAAGAATCATAAACAGTAAATGATGTTGGTTCCCAAGTCCATTTTCCTGGATAGTAAATTGGGCCATTTACTGTTTCAATAGTCTGGTCTTCAAATGCACCCTTTGGTGTTGTAAAACTACGCATATCCATAGTTATGTTTTCACCGCCGATTGGTGAAGCGAAGCCTTCAAATCTAACTCTATAACGAGTTTTTAAGTGGTTAAATTTAGTTCTTTGGTTTCTATCATCTAATTTAACACCAAATTTTGAAAGTGTATTTACATAATCCATTGTTATCTCCATTAATCTTTATAAACATATTTATTAAAATGCTTCTGTATGTATTTATGTTATTTGTATACCTTAAAAATTTGACTTCTTGAAATCATAAATATTATTATGAATATAAAAGGATAAAATAATGGCAATTAATGAAGCAACTTCTGTTAAACAAATTGTTAAAAAAGATTTAAAAGATTTTTTTCCAGCAGAATTTTCAAATAGACAACTAATTGGCAAATATATAGATTATGTTTTAAATCCATTTTTCCAACAATCATATGAAAGTTATATTAATGGATATATTGGTAAAAAATCGGTTGCATTAGAAGAAGGTGATTTTTATCTTTCAGAACCATCAAGTGAAAGAAAAACTTATCAATTATCACCTGTTTTAGTAACAACAAATCCTAATGATTCATCATTAGAATCAAATAATTCCGTTGTTGATTTTAGTAATTTCTTAAATACATTGAAAATTCAGGGTTGTGAAACAAATGACCAAAATAGATTGCTATCAGATACATATTGGTCTTGGTGTCCGCCAATTAATATAGATATGTTTTTAAACTATAACTTTTATTATTGGGTAGAAGACGGTCAGCCACCAGTAGAATTATTATCAAAAACAAATGCCGTTACTGATATTATTGGAAAAGAAAATTATACTTATAAAGGAATTGATGAAGATGAAAATGAAGTAACAGTAAATTTTTCATCTGGTATGAGAGTGTTATTTATTAATGATGAAAATCCAGAGTATAATAATATTCCATTTATTGTAGAAGGAGTTGGTTCATCAATTCAATTAATTAATGATAGTGAAATTTTATCTTCAATATCTAAAGCTCCTGATTATTATGTTATGGAAAGAGGAGCGGTTGATGGTAACGCTTGGTCATTAAGAAATCGTTGGTTTCATCGTTCAGTTTTAGATAAAATTGAAAATACAATAATTTATCAATTAATAAGTAATAATGTATTATATTATACAAACGCATCGCCAGAAGATATGACTGATGATACAATGATTTATGCTGATATGGATTTAACAATTAAAGTTAAAACTTTTGGTGAGTTTGAAAGTATCAGATACACAGATAATACAAGAAAAATTCAATATATTCAGGCTAAAAAACCTATTTTATGTTTTAATAAAGATATTCAATTATATAATTATGGAACTTATAATCGTGGATATGTTGATTTAATTGTTAATAGTAGAAAGAATGATTTAAATGGTATTGTTCCACAACCAATACAAGGGGTTGATTTAAAAGATGGAATGACAATTTTAATCACAGGCGATTCTGATGAATTATCAAATAATAGAATTTATCAAGTTTCAGGCGTTTCATCAATTAATACTGTTATTTTACAACCAGTAATTAATGGTTTATCAACAGATGGTTCACCAGTTGAAGGAGAAGGCATAACTGTACGTAAAGGTCGTTATGCAGGTATTTATTACTATTATAACAATGGAGAATGGATAACAGGACAACAAAAGCATAATGTTAATCAATCACCATTATTTCAACTTTATGATGATGAAAAAAACACTTTAGATAATCAATTATATTACAATCAATCATCATTTAAGGGAAGTAAATTATTTGATTATGTTACAACTGATGAAGCAGGAGCAACAATAGATGAAGATTTAAATAAAGCTATTGTTACTGATGGATATGGTAATTACATTTTTGATAATATAATTAGAACACAAACATTTACTTATTATGATTATACAATATTAAAAGAGTATGATGGATTTAAGTTTTTTAAATTAAATGGACAAGATGTATATTTAAATAACTGGTATATTTCTAAAGATACAACTACTCAATATATTACAACCGAGTTAACAGTTTCAGATAATAAAATATATGAAACAATTGATGATGTGAAATATACTGTTTTTCAATTAGCATATCAGCCAGACGAAGTTACAAATAAAAAATCATCATTTGTATATCTAAATGGTGTTTTGTTAAATGACGGTATTGATTATATCATTAAAGATAAAAAATTAATGATTGCTGAAACAAGTATTTTAAATACTGATGATAGCTTATATATTAAATTATTAGTTAAAAAGTTAACTGATACGATTGCTGATGGATATTTTTATGATTTACCATTAACTATTACTTCAAATGCAATGAATGAAGATATTTCTCAAATTAATTATAATGAATGTTTTGACCAATTAAGAAGCATCATTGAAAATCAAAGTGCATTTAGTGGTAATTCATCAGGAAATAATAATTATAATAATACAAAAAAAGATTTATCATTAGGTACAGAAATTTTACAACACGAAAGTCCTGCCCTTAAAACAATGTTGTTAAATTCTCGTGAATTTTCAAATATAAGAACAGTATTAACATATATAACTAATGAATATACAAAATTTAAAACTAAATTTAAAAATATTATTACTTCAATGAGTAATAGTGGAGAATATGATGAATATGAAACTGTTGATGTTATTAGTCCAACAGGTTCAGTTTCTCATATAACTCAACAAACAGATGTTAAAAAAATTATTCAAACTGCATTAAGTAAAATTAATATTGGTAAAGAAGGATTAAATTCATTTTATAATAATGGTGTAGCAAATGAATATGGAGAATGTTATATTCCAGCTACTCCTGCATATTTAGGATTAGATTCTTGTTATAAGCCACAGATTATTGTATTTGAAGAAAATGCTAATAAACCAAAAGTTTTACTTTGCCACGATGGTTCATATCAAATGTTATTTAATGATTATCGTGATGAAGCATTATTAGGAATTGAAACAGCTATTTATAATTCAATCTTAGATAAATTTAAAAATAGTTTACCATTATACAATAAGTTAGAATATATTCCTGGTAAATTTAGAGAAACAAGTTATAATCAACAAGAATATAAAGAATTTTTAACTCCTATTTTTGAAAAATGGTGTCAAGATAAAGGTGTTGATTATACTATTAATGATGGTTTTGACCAAAATGACCCATTTTCTTGGAATTATTCAACTTGTGTAGATGCTGATGGCGAACAATTATATGGTTCATATAAATCAATTTATATGTATTACTATGATACTTATAGACCTCATACTCATCCTTGGGAAATGTTAGGTTTTGGTTCAATGCCTGAATGGTGGGAAGAACATTATGGTACTGCACCATATACTTCTGCAAATTTACCTATGTGGCAAGATATTGAAAATGGTTACGTAGCTGATGGAGAATCAAAAGGAGAATATGAATTTTTAAAACGTCCACAATTAATTGAAAAATATTTACCAGTTAATGAAAATGGTGAATTATTAAATCCAGTTGATATTGGTATTGTTTTAAATGCTCCTATTCCATATTATGCAAGACAATCTTGGAAAGTTGGTGATATTGGTCGTTGGGAATTTGCGTGGATGTATACATCTGAATATAGATATTCAATTCAATCAATTTTATATATGATGAGACCAACAGAATGGGTAGAAAGAAATTGGGATACTCAAAATATTAAAGTTATTTTTAAAGATACTTCATATGAGCAAATTATTTATGATGATTTAGGTAAAAGACCTTCTCCATCTGATGTTGTTATGCATAATGAATTAGTTGATAATTCTTATATTCAAAAAATTGGTATTCAACAATGGATTTCAGATTTCTTATTACACGAAAATGTAGATATTACAAATTATATTGCTGATTCAATAAGAAAAATTACAATGAAATTATCTTATAAATGTGCAGGCTATTACAAATATGATAGTATTAAAATTTTATCAGATAATTTTGGAGTTATTCCTTCACAAAATTATGAATTAGATTTATATAAAACTATTACCGATAAACAATATTCATATTCAGCAATTGTAATTCAAAAAGTTGAATCTGGTTATATGATAGATGGTTATGATTATGAAAAGCCATATTTTATGGTAAAAATTCCTCAATATAATGGTAAAAAATCAACTGTTAATATTGCTGGAAGAAATGTTATTTATTATAATGAATGGACTGATAAATTAGAAAAAATAAATTATAAAACTGTTTATTCTTCTATTCAAGATGTTTATAATATTATTAATGGTTATGGAAAATATCTTGAAGATGTTGAAGGATGGTATTTTAATATGTTAGATACCAATGGAGAATTGGTAAATTTCAGAAATAAAGCTAGAGATTTCTTATTATGGACGACAACAAATATTGAAACAGATTCAATTATTATGTTAAATCCTGGTGCTGATGGTATTGGTATTTTCCACGATGCATTTATTGATAAAGTTGGACAATATGTTAATGGTTATTGGTCAGTATTAAATACTGCTTCTTTACCAATATTCAATGAAGATTTAGATGTTTATCGTAAAGAAGGTGATACTTATATATTCTCAACAAATAAAGCTATTACTTGTTTGAAAATTAAAGAAATTGAAAATGAACATATTATATTATTTGATAATCAAACAATTTATGGTGACATTATATATGACCCATTACTTTGTATTAAAGCACAGCGTTTAAAACTTTTAGGTATTAAAGTTGATGGCTGGAACGGAACATATTTTGCTCCTGGTTATTTAATTGATAAAAATGGAGCATATCCAAACTATGATAAATTAGCTAATGATTTTAAATATTTCTATAATACTGATGATGTTCGCTCACAAGGTATTTTTGGTGATTATGCAAAGAGAACTATTGGTTTTCAAAAATTACCATCTATGGAAAGATTATTAATTGATGATAGAAATATCTTTGATTTCTATAAAGGATTACTTAAAGAAAAAGGGACAAAACGTTCATTTGGTAAATTAAATCGTTCAACTTATATTATGGATGCAGAAAATAATGAAATTGAATTGTTTGAAAACTGGGCATTTAAAGTTGGAGAATTTGGTTATACTTCAAATAGTTCAATTATTGAATTAAAAGTACAACCTGATTTAATCACGCAAGACCCTCAAATTGTTTCATTTACAACATCTGATAATGTTAAATTAAATAATTCTATTATTGATATTACTTGGAATAATTCAAATTGGTTAAAGAAAAAAGAAAGTAAAGAATTAAATAAATTTAACTTTACAAATAATTTTAAATTTTATCCAACTGCTGGATTTGCAGAAATTGGTGAAACAAATTATATCATTGATAATGAAACAACTTTTGATGAAATGTTAAAAAATATGAAAGTTGGTGAAAAAGTTTGGATTTCATTTGCCAATACTAAACAAGGTTGGGATATACGTAAAAAAGTTGATGAAGAAAACAATTGGATTTCTATGGTTGTTGATAAAATTGCTGATGTTTATAGTTTTGATACAACTCATTTAGAAATTGGCGATTTAATATATGTATTAAGAGATGTTATTAATAATGTAGATAACTTAAAGAAAATTTATGACCCATCTTATCATATTAATGATTCACAAAATATTATTGATAAAATGGCTTGGTCAGTATTTAAATATATTAATGAACAATCTGGAGAAGTTTATGATGTTGGAGAAACTGATATAGATTATAAACCAACAGTTGATAAAACATATTCATTATATCGTTTACAAAATCGTAAAGTTAATATTAAAGAAGTTAAATCTTGCTTTATGGTTAATGATGATAATAATGAAACAATGGCAACTATTCAGCCTTATGACCCAATTCAAGGAGTTTTTCCAAATAATTTATTAAAAGAAATTAATTATATAATTGCACAAGACCCTGCTGATTATAATAATTATTCAACTTGGGGTGATAATAAAGTTGGACAATTATGGTGGGATATTTCAAAAGTTAAATATTTAGACTATTCACAAGGAGAAATTACTTATAGAAGAAATAATTGGGGTAAACAAATGCCTGGTTCAGAAATTGCTATAATGGAATGGACTAAATCAACAACTGAACCAAAAGATATTTCTTATGTAACTAAAGAAGTATATAATAATTCAACTGAAAAAAATGAAGTATATTATTACTATTGGGTAAAAAATCCATCTGAAATACCTTCAGTTCAATTCAGACATACAAGTGCATTATATATTTCGCAAATTATCAATTCTCCACAAGATGAAGGTGTAATTTGGTATGCTCCTGTATATGCGTATGATGGCGAAACACAATATAGTTCAATGATTATTGGTAATTTTGATACAATAAATGCAGGTAGAGATTTTGTAATTCAATTGAATTTTTTAGGCGATAATGATGTAACTGAACACGAAGAATGGGTTTTAGTTAAAGAAAATACTGATGCCGAAATTCCAGATTCATTATGGGATAAAATGAAAGCAAGTTTAGTTGGCTATGATTCTTTAGGTCAAGTTGTTCCTGACCCAGAATTATTAGAAAGAAATAAAATTGGTATTTACATTAGACCTCGACAAACAATGTTTGAAAATATATCAAAAGCAAGACAAAATTTCGTTGATATATTAAATCATATATTTGATACTCGTGATGTATTATCAGATATTGATGTTGGTTCAAGTGAATTTAATAATATATTTTTAAGTAAAGAACCATATCCAGAATATGATTATTCATTTGATACTCATTTAGAAATGATTTCAAGTGAAGACACAGCTTTAATTGGAAAAACAATTTTAGTAAAAACTGATGAAGTATATGAAAATATTTGGACTTTATGGAGAATGGATAATTTAAATGATTATACTTTATTAAAATATCAAACTTATGATGTTTCTAAATATTGGACATATAAAGATTTATATGCTGATGATTCAATTAAAATGATAACACCAAGAGCAACTTTTGAATCAGAGATTGATTTACAAGAACATTTTGAAGAATATCATTTTGAAACAGGCGATGTTGTAAAAATATATTCTGATGGCAAGTGGATACTTAAACAATATGAAGGAATGCAAGGAACATCTCCAATCTTCCATACTGTTGGTTTACAAGATGGAACAATTAATGTTTCTGATAGTTTATATACATATATGGATGATGCAGAATTAAAAAATAATGTTCCAAATTGGTATAGAGATGAAACACCAAGAACAACTGATTTTATTATTACCGAAGATTTATGGAATGGTTATGATTATATGGGAATTAATATAACTAAAAACGGCGTATTAGATGCTTCATATATGAAAAACAGTTTTGCTAATAATGTTAAAATTTATACACCAGATATATCTGGAGAAGGATATAATCAATATCCAATAACATTTTCATTAGTTTCAGGAGTTTCAACATCCGCAGTTGTATTAGGATTAAAAACAGGTAGTAATGATACTCTTGAATATTTAACAAATGAATTACCATTTACAAAAGCAACTGTTCCTGTTGGTAGTAAAGTTACTATTGCAGAAGATTTTAATGTAACATTAAATTTCTGGAATGGTGATTATGATTCTCGTGATGATTCAATTTTCATAGGAAATCAAACAAAATATGATTATTTAGAAGCCGAAAGTGCGATTGTAATTCAAAAAATGTTATCATATTTTGAAGAAAAATAAAAAAGGAGTTTAAAACTCCTTTTTTATTTGTTTTTTCATATTTTATATGTTATAAATAAAAATAAATTAGTTTTTAAAGGAGAAATTATGAGTAATCCATTGCTTGATTATGCTCGTAAAGCAGAACTTTCTATTAAACTTCCAACAAATGGAAATTGGTATTCTTCTAATGTTGTTGTATTAAATGCATTGAATGAAGTTGAAATATTTCCTATGCTACCTAAAGATGAATTAATAATGGTTAATCCAGATGCACTATTGTCTGGTCAAGCAAATATTGATGTTATTAAATCTTGCGTTCCAGCTATTAAAAATCCAGAAATGTTGTTATATCCAGATTTAAATGTTTTAATGCTTGGTATTAGAGCGGCAACATATGGTGATGAATTAAAATTAGAATTAAGTTGTCCACATTGTATGGAATTAAAAGAAAAATTAAAAAATGAACCAGATAAGTTAACGAAATTAGAAAAAGAAAATAAAATTTGCTTACATTCACAATCCTTTTCATTTTCTTGTAGAAATATTTTAGAAAGAATTTCGGTATTAGAAAAAGAATATATTATGGAAACTGAAAATGGATTAAAAATCTATATTAGACCAAATATTACAAAAGATAAAAATTTATTTAATTTATTAAATTTTAAAGAAAAATCAATTTTAAAACAATTTAAAGATTATAAATTTGATGATGAAAATCAAACAGAAGAAGAAAGAACAAAATTTGTTTCGAATGTTTCTAAAATTTATTTAAATATTAGTGATATTGGTAATAAAATTGTATCTAATGGTATTTTAAAAGTAATTTTGCCTGATGGTAGTTTTGTTGATGATAATAATTTAATTTATGAATTTATTTCAGAATCAAGTGCTTCCTTTGTTAATGAAATTTTTTCTAAAATTAAAGAATTAAATGATATTGGTTTACCAAATGAATTAGAATTTTTCTGTCCTTATTGCGGGCATCAATGGAAAGATAGATTTTATGGATTTAATCAATCGGATTTTTTCGGTTTAAGCTCTTAAATTCTAATGATGAACAAATTTTAGAATTTATTGAGCAGTTAAATAAACAAAAAGATAGTATTGAAAATTCTTTATTAAATATGCAAATATATTCTAATGGGCAAATAACGTTACAAGAAATTTATAGTATGCCTTATAAATTAAGAGAACGTTATATTAAAATGAAAACGGAATATGATAAAAAAATAAATGAAGCAAAAACAAAAAGCATCATATAATGGTGCTTTTTTATTTTATTTAGATGTAATAAATATTCATATACATATAAAATTGAGGAAATATAATGGTTAAATATATTTTGAAAAATAATGAAAAATTTACAATTACTGATGAATTATATGAAAGTATAATTAAAAATGGGGGTGTACTTTTGTTTGAAGATAGTTCATCAAATAAAACATTTACTCGTGATGAAATTCAAGAATTAAAAAAAATGTTGTTTAATCATATTGTCCAGACAACAGCTAAAAAAATTAATAGTAAATATGGAACTCAAGCCAAATATGATTGGTATAAAAGTTTAAGTGAACCAATCAATCCAAATGGAACTGATGAAGAAAAAACAACAACAGAAGCAACTTTAATCAGTAATGAATTAAGAAGAATTTTTAATAATGATATTATTTTAGATGGTTTAAATAAAGATTTTTTAGATTTATTGGATAATGGTGGTATATCTTATAGCTTAGAAAAGAAAACTGAACAAATGGCAGATGAATCATTAAATCGTTTTCAACAAAATTATAAGCCAGAATTAAAAAAAGAAAAAGAAAATGAAAAACAAATGGCATTACCATTAAATAATGAAGAAAATAAAAATGATGTTTCGGATGATGAAGTTAATAATGAAACAGAAATTAATGATGAAGATTTTGATAATGATATAGATATTGATAGTGATAAAAGAGAAGTATTCATAAAAGAATCTCTTAAAAATAATAAAATACCTTTATTTGATGAAAAATTTAAAGATATAGTTGGACAAAAAAATATAGATATTTTGGAAGATTTATATAATAATTTATATTTTTGTGGAACATCAAAACTTAAAGCAAAGGCAAATATTTCTAAATTAAAGAAAAAATATAAAAATTTAGATGAATTTTATGATAAACGTGATGAAGAAACACAAAAATTATTTGATTCAGCTACTCAAAAATGGTGGGAAACTGTTTATAAAAATATACAACAAAATAAGCCAAATCAAGTAAAATTTCTTGATAAAATGATGTCATCTGTTAAAAAAGAAGATGATGACTATGATTTACAACAAGAATTTTCATTAAAAGCAAAGGCATCAGCCGATATTATTAAAAGAATTAAAGATATAATGAAAAATGTTGGTAAAGTTAATTATGTTAATTATGTTTTTACAAACGTTCCAAATTTAAGTACCGTAAAAAAATATTATTTGTCAGAGTTACAGACAAATGCATCATATGGAGAAGATAGAGAAACTGAATTAAATAAAATAGAAGAAATTAGAAATGCTGATAATAGTTTATTTCAACAAATTTCAAAAAGATTATTAGTTCACGGTGATATTAATGAATATATTAAAGTTATTCGTTATGATGATTTATTAGATGGTATTTTTACAGTAACAAGAACTGAACGTGCAACAACTATGGGTCAACAAAGAACAATTTTAACATTTACTGATAACTCATCAAGAGAAGTAATGTTTATTTTAGTTGTTGAACCAACTTTTGGTGCATTAAAACAATTTTTTAAAGGAATTGATACTTCTGGTGTAAAAAATGCATATAATAGTTTAAATTCTAAATTATAAAGGTTAGATAGATGGCTGAAGATTATATTGAAATGGAAACTTCTTCAAAAATCCCTGTATTACATAGAGGGAAAGAAGTTGCTGTTGGTTTTAATGATTTAGGTTCTATTCAACCATTAGATGAATTATTAAGTCGTTATTTTCCAAAAAAATTTGGTAAAACAGTTGATAAAAATCTTCAAGAATTATCAGTAAATGTTAAAAAATATATTAAATTATCTGATATTGAGCAAAAAGAAAGAAAAGTATCTTTTGATAAAATAGCATCTGCGGTTAATAATATTAATAATGCTATTAAAGAAGATAGAAATAGAAAAAAATCTAGTAAAAGTAAAGAAGAATCTAATAATAAAGCTGTTGCGGCAAAAATTGTACAAGCTGTTGCAGGAGCAACTATATCAAGCCTTCAAAATGGACTAAAAAGAATTGAATCTTTAAGAGAATTAGAAAGTGCTGGCGTTTCAGTTGCAAAAGGATTTGATAGTTTACGTAAATCATCAGAAGATTTAGCAAGACCACAAACTCAATTAGTTAAATTATATACAAAGAATTCACAGCTATTATCAAGATTAAATGCATCTGCAAATTTTTTAAATGATGGGGTTGGATTTTTTAATGATACATTAAAATCTGTATCAGGACAATTTAATTTAACACGTCAAGAAGAAGAAGCAATTTTATCTGAATATCTTGATACACGAACAAAATATGCTAATATTGAACAATTAGACCGTGAACGTTTAAGAAAAGAAACAGAATTATATACTAAAAATCTTAAACAGTTGAGTATGGCAACTGGTAAAAGTATTGATTTAATTTTACAAGAAAATAAATTAAAAGAAGATGAATTTGCAATTCAGGCATTACGAAGTGCTAATCCAGCAATGGAAGCTCTTGAAGGTTTACTTGCACAGCAAGTTGGCCCTGAAATGGCTCGTGCATTAATTTTAAATGATGTTACAAGTGAAAAATATTTAGGAGCTATGGCAATTCAACAAGGTAGAGATTATGCCCAATTAAGAAATATGGTTGCTCGTAATCCAAATATGCAAATGGAAGAAATGATTTCTTTTATTAATGCTTCCCTTGATAGAAATCAAACTGAACGTAATAGAATGAATTCATCATTAGTAAATGATGCTTTATATGGTTCAAATTTAGTATATAGACCTGAAAATGCCGCATTATTTGGTCAAGTTGCTGTTGGTACAAGAGGACAAAAATTAGCAACTTATAATGGAGAATCTACTGATAGTAATATTTTAAAATCAGCAAGAAATTTTTCAGATGAAATAGAACGTTCAAAAATAATATTAGAAAATTTACGCACACAAAATCTTGAAAATGTAGGTAAAGAATTAGGTTTTTTTGCTGATAAATTACAAATGATTAATGAAAGTGTTTTATCTCCATTAAGTCGTTTAAAAGATAAATTTTCAGATAATTTTTGGATTGATTTAGGTGCAAGTATTGCAGGTAATTTAGCTGATGGGTTAGCATCTAAATTACTTAATACTGTTGGTGCAATGTTTGTTACTGCTGGAACTGTTGTTGTCGGAAGTGCAATGGATGGTATTGGTAATTTCTTTGGTGGTTCTGGTAAAGGCGGTAAAGCTGGTAAACTTGGTAAGTTTGCTGGTAAAGCAGGTAAAATGGCAGGAAAAGTTGGTCGAATTGGTGGAAAATTAGTTGCTCCAATGGCATTAGCTTATGATGCATATTCTGGTATACGAGATGTTTCTGAAAATGGTTTTATTGGTACAGGAGAAATGTATACCAATGAAATGAAACAAGAATCTCTTTTTGAAAATGCATTGTCTGCATTAAATCCAATGAAATATGCATTTGCTATTGAAGAAATGACAACAAAATTATTAAACAAATATGGATGGAAAGAAACAAGTAATACAACAACTCCAAATACCGTTCCACCTGCACAACCATCATTTGATTCTTCATCAAATACATCAGCAAGTAATGCATCAACACAAAATGCAGAAACTCAACGATTTAATGCAACAAATCAAGTTCAGAAAGATATTAAAGAAATTAATTCATTAATGCTTGATGCGTTAGAAAGAATTGAAAGAGGTCAGCAAAGACAAACACAACAATTAGAAAATATTGGATTTATGGCAACAAGTAAAAATACTGGTATGATATAGAAATTAAAAATACATACAATAAATATTTTTATTGAGTTATTAAGGAGATTAAATGTCTTATAAAAAATTTTTAAAAGCGGTAACATTACCAAAAGCAAAGCTTGGAGTTAGAGGTAATTCTGGAGATAATGCTACGTCAATTTATGATAGATATAAAAATTATTTACCAGCAGTTTATCAAGGCCCAAATAATCGTTGTGAAAGATATACTATTTATGATGGTATGGAACAAGACCCTATTATTTCTTGGTCATTAGATACGATTGTAGATTATGTTATCCAAGCTGATAAAGATAAGCCATTTAAAATTGAATATACTGCAAATGAAAAGTTGCCTGATTCCCAAACACTAACAATTGAAAAAGAATTAGATGATTGGGTTAAAACAAATGAATGGAAAAAAAGAATGTATCCAACAATTCGAGATGCATTAAAATATGGAGATGTATTTTTTGTTCGTGACCCTGATACATATGAATTACAAAAAGTTAATATATATGATGTGTTAGGCGTTGTTGTAGATGATTTAAAAAATCCAACACATTATGTTATTAAAAATGTTGAATTAAATGTTCCTTTAAAAGTTGCAACAACTGCACAATCAGATGTTACTACAAGAAATTTATTAAATACAATTAATTCTAATTTTCCTGGTGTTGTTAATGCAAGCAATACTGCAAATGCATCAACCTCTCCAAATCCAACTGATGATAATACAACTTTACCAGTTAGTGCTGATAATGTAATTCATTTATCATTAAATGTCGATAATGTATTACTTTTTCCATTTGGATTATCAATTTTAGAAAAAATTTATAAAATTTATATCCAAAAAATGTTATTACAAGATTGCATTTTATTATATAGAATTAAAAATGCAACAGAAAAATTAGTTTTTTATATTCCAGTTGGGGGAATACCTCGCTATAAGCGTAAACAAATACTTGAAAAAACCAAAAATGAATTATCTCAAAGACGTATGCCTGCTAAAGATACAGATGGTGTATTTAATACAATAGATGTTGCATATAATTCAATTCCAATGAATGAAGATTATTTCTTACCAGTTGATTCAGATGGTGTTCAGCCAAAAATTGAAAAATTAGCTGGTGGTCAAGCACTTGGTGAAATTAATGATATGGTTTTTTGGGAGAATTTATTAATTCGTGGTATGAATGTTCCACAATCTTGGGTACCTTACGGGCCAACTGACGGACAACGAACTTTACCAACAAATGTTGCAAATGCATATGTTCAAGAATTAAGATTTTTTAAATTTTGTTGTCGTATTCAAGATATTTTAATTCCTGAATTAGATAAAGAATATAAAAGATTTTTGCAACATAGAGGAATTAATGTTAATGAAGATAGTTTTAATTTAACTTTTAATGAACCATCTAATATTACTGAAATTTCAGAAGAAGAAATTAAAACAAATAGATTAAATGCATTTCTTAGTGCATCTGGAAGTCAATATATCTCAAAACAATTCGCATTAAAATATTATTTGAAACTTACAGAAGAAGAATTTAATGAAAATCAGCGTTTATTGATTATTGAAAATCAAAATAGATTTAAAAATGAAGATGTTGAATTACCAACTGAAGATAAAAATCAAATTCCTGGTTTACGTACCGTTGGTATTGAAGATATTTCAATGGATTACTTGAATGATATGGCGGCAGATATGAATGCTGGTATGGAATCATTAGGTGGTATGCCAGCAGGTGGTGATATGAGTAGTATGGGTAATGGTGAAATGGGTGGTGGAATGCCATCAGGAGATGCAGGTGGTATGGGTATTGCTCCAACCGCAGGTGCAGGTTCAACTCCATCAGTATAAAGGAAAAACAATGAGTACAATGTTAAAAGAATTGACAATTTTATTAGAAAATGATAATGATGATATGGATAAACCATATGATAGAATGGATGATAAGAATATTCCAAAAATATTTAAAAAACGAAAAAAAGTGCTTAAATTATCTGATATTAACAGATTAAAAAAAATTCGTAATAGTAAAAGAGAAGAATTAGCACAAGATTCTGTATTTGTTCCAATTCTTTACGGCCCAAATTTAGAAAATCCAGAAGGAATGGGTGGAGATTTAGGTGGTGGAATGCCAATGTAAAAGAGAGTATATTACATACTCTCTTTTAATTTTTCACCATATTTGGTTTCATAAGCATCATACATATATTCAGGAATAGGTTCTCCTTCATTGGGAAGAATTTTTAATTCACGCAATGCACGAATATATAATTTATCTTTCGTTTTTTCAGAATGGAATTTGGGTTTTTCCATATTTGAAATGAAGTATTGTTTAAAATACGGCATCCAAGGAAAATGACATTCAGCAGATTGTTTCATTGCCCAATCATACTGATTTTTAACACGTTTGAAAATCTCTTGATAAAGTTTTTCATTATCTTTCTTTTTAATAATCATATGTTTTTTCATAGTATATCTCCTTATAATGGAAATATAACATATATTTTTTAATTGTCAATGAAAAAATTATAATTTTTCAAATGGAATATCTAATAATTTCATTCCATTTGGTAATGTTAAAACAAATTTAATATCATACACATTATTATATGTGTTATTTTTTTCAAAATGCCTTTCTAATTTATAAGATTTTACTAATGACCAATCAGACCAATCTTTAATAAAAGGATTAAAAAAGCGTTCATATATTTGTCCATTTATTAATTTAACACATTCTACATCTTTTGTTGGATGCTTATAACAGCCAACAACATTTAGATTGGATAATTTAAGTTTAGACATATTATTTCTCCATTGTTTAATAATAGATTGCTGTTCCATTTTTATTTTTATCTAATGGTTCATTATACCAATAACCTTTTTCAACACCATCAGCAAAAAATCCATATACATCTTTATCGGCAATATTTGATGTGTAATAAACGTTTGTATAAGATTTTGAATATTCAATTTGGAAGCAAGCAAAAGCATCATCCAATGAAATATTTTTAATAGTTTCCATTTTTTATCCTTATCAATAAATTTTTTTATATAGTATATTATTTTTTTAATTTGTCAAGAGAAAAATACTAATTTTCATCAAAACTTAATAAGTTTTTATAAATACAAATAGAACAAAATATTTTTTAACAATTAAGGAGTTAATTAAATGACTAACGATTTAGAAAGAAAATTATTAGCAGAAGCATTTGATGCTTTGGTTAATGATAATGATATAGCTAAAGCTACTCGTCTTTTCAAACGTCAATGGGATTTAAAAGCTAAAAATTGTTACTCTTTGTTAGAAGCTGAAGATGAAAGTTTTGAAGTATCTGATATGGGTGATGAATTAAATAGTGAAATTTCTAATGATGAAATTGATAGTAGAAATGAAGCAAGCGACCAAACTATGGTTGCTATTGACGAATTAGAAGAAAAATATCCAGGTGAATTACCAGATGATGTAAGAGGTAAATTGGATGAACTTCGTAATATCGTTGATGAAAGAAAATTAAGTGATGGTGATGATGAAGAAGCATCATCTGATGATGATGCATTAGCAATCATTGAAGACTTAAAAGCTGATTATGAAATGGCTGGTGCCGCTGATGATGAAGAAATTAATGATTTATTTGATGAAATTTCTTCACATTTCCAAGATGGTTCAGAAGTTGAAGAATTAGATGTTGAAGATGACGATTCTGATTTTGATTTTGAAGAAGATGTAAAAGTTGAAGAAGCAGAAGGTGATGATTTAGTATCTGATTTAGAAGCTGAAGGTGAAGATGAAATTGAAGCTGGTATTGAAGATGAAATGGATGCTCACGAAATGGGTGAAGATTCAGAAGGTACTGTTGAAGTTTCAGAAGAAACATATGATGATTTAATGGATATTTTAAATCGTTTAGAAGCTGAAAATGGTTCAGAAGATGCAATTGAAGAAGGTTGGTCAAATATTGCTGACCCTCGTAAAAAAATGACTTCTGAAGATGAAGGCGTAAATAAAAAAGGTACAATGAACTTTGGTAAATTATCTGATATGAAATTAAATAAGAAACCACGTTTAGGTGTAAGTTCAACTGATTCTAAAGGCGAATCAGCAGATAAAAAAGTTAAAGTTCAGTCAACTGAAAATAAAGGTGCTAAACAATGGCACAAAGTTGAAAAACCAGCTAATAAACCTGCCGCTGGTAAATCAATGATGGGTAACTAATAAGGATTTGTAAGAATGGGTAATATGTTAGTTAATAATAAACCAGTTCTTCAAGAATATATCAGTTCAGGTCAGTCACGAATGATGGCTGACCCGACTGATTATGTTGATGAAAACGGTAATCGTAAAAAACATTGGTATTTGAAAGGTATCTTTATTCAAGGAGAAATTCAAAACCTTAATGGTCGTATTTACCCAAGACACGAAATTGAAAGTGCAGTAAATGATTTAAGCGAACAAATCCAAATGCACGGTGGTGTTTTAGGAGAATTAGACCACCCAGATACATTGGTTATCAATGTTCATAATGTTTCCCACTTAATTGAAGAAATACATATGAAGGGAAACGATGGTATTGGTAAAATGAAAATTTTATCAAATACTCCATCAGGAAAAATAGTTGAAGGATTATTACAAGACGGAGTTCCACTTGGTGTATCATCTCGTGGTTCTGGTAATGTAAGCGATTATGATAATACGGTTTCAGATTTTGAAATTGTTACAGTTGATATTGTGGCAACCCCTTCAGCTCAAGATGCAAGACCAACACCTATATATGAAAAATTAATGTATACTGGTAGTGGTCAAAAATTATTAAACAATGCTCAAGATTTAATAAACAGTAGTTCTTCAAGATATGAATCTAAATTAAATGAAGATATTGTATCTTGGTTTAGAAACTGGAGCTGTAAATAAAGGTTAAAAGGAGACCATTACAATGGCAAGATTGACAGATAAAGAATTAAATGAAAAACTTATGGAAAGTTTAAATATTACAACTGCCGATGCTAAGAATGCATTTAATGCTTTAATGACTGAAAAATATAAAGAATTAAAAAATGAAGCTCGTAAAGAAGTTTATGAAGAATTATCTAAACAAGCTAAACAAGATAAAGAAAAAATTATTGAATCTATGGATAAATTATCTCGCCAAACTATTAATGAAGAAATGAAGAAAATTGATATTCATAGAAAAAAATTAATTGAAGAAAAACTTGCTTTACAAAAAGCTAAAGCTAACGTAGCAAAAGAAGTTGCAGATAAAGTTGCTGTTATTAAAGAAAACTTTAATAATAAATTAAAAAATGTTCAAACAACAATGCAAAATAAATTAGAAGAAGAAAAATCTAAATTTATTGATACTGCTTCTAAATGGTTAAATGAATCAGTTAAAAAAGAAATGACTGAACATTATAACGATAGAAAACAGTTGGGCGATGCATTAGAACAATTTGGTAAATTTATTTCTGAACAAGTTTCTATGCAAGCAAAAAATCATAAAGATGAAATGAAATCTTTAGATGCTTTAAGAGTTAGATTAGTTCAAGAACAAAAAGAAAAAATTTCAGAAGCTAAAAAACAATTCTTTGCAGAAGCTTCAACTAAAATGCAAAAATTTATGCAAGAAACACTTACACGTGAATTAAAACAATTCCGTCAAGATATTGCAGAAAATCGTAAAAAAGCATTTGGTATGAAAATTTTTGAATCATTTGCTAAAGAATTTGCTGTTAAATTCTTTAATGAAGATAAAGTTGTTAAATCTATGTTTGAATCAGTTAAAGCTTCACAGAATAAATTAATGCATTCAAACAAAGTTTTAGAAAAACAATTAAATGAAGCTAAAAATCAGGTAAATCAATTATCAGCTATCAATAATAAATTATCAAGAGATAAAATTATTAATGAATCAATAGCTCATTTACCTATTGATAAGCAAAATATGATGAAAAATTTGGTTAAAGAAATTGCTACTGAAAAGTTGGAAGAATCAATTAAGAGATATATTCCTATGATTTTAGGCAATTCTTCAATAAATCAAATAAATAAAAATGACAGAGTGTTAAAAGAGGGTAAAAAAGTTACATTTTTAACAGGTGAAAGTAAAAACAAAAATGCAATAGACTTAAATGAAGGCAATCTAAGTAGTGACTTAGAAGAAGAAATTAATAAAGTTATTGCTAATTGCAAATTTTAAAGTAATTTTTAGGAGAAAAAATAATGACAACAAATATTGAAAAGAGCGTGTTATTGTTAGAAAGTCCATCAGCTTGGAATAGATTGAAAAAAGGTATGGTTTCTGACATTAAGGGTGCTTCTCGTAGACGTATTACAGAATCTGTATTAGAAAATGTACGTAGACAATTCTTAGCAGAACACGCAACCCAAGGTTCAACAGTTGCCGCAAATGTGGCAATTATTAACAAAGTTATGATGCCTTTAATTAAACGTATTATGCCAACAGTTATGGCACACGAATTAGTAGGTGTTCAACCATTATCAGGCCCTTCTGGTACAATTACAACTATGAGAATTAGATATGCTACAAATTCTCCTGTTGATGGTACAGGTATCATCGCTGGTCAAGAAGCATTATCACCATTCTTAGTTGGTGCTTGGTATTCTGGTAATGAAGATATGGTTAACCCAGGTGCGGCTGATACTGCTGTATTAGAAGGTACTGGTGGTAACGATATTAACATTGAATTCGTAAAAGAAGATGTTAAAGCTGGCTCTCGTAAATTAAAAGCTAGATTTACATTAGAAGCTATGCAAGATGCTCAATCTCAATACGGTGCTAATATTGAACAAGAATTAACTTCTGCTTTAGCTCAAGAAATCGTATTAGATATTGACCAAGAAATTTTAGGTAAATTACAAGCTATTGCTGGTTTACCAGTTGCAACTTATGACCAAAACAGAATTTCAGGTGTTGCAACATCAGTTGTTGACGAACACGCCGCATTGGCTGTTATGATTAACAGATACTCAAACGAAATTGCTCGTAAAATCAGAAAAGCTTCTGCTAACTGGTCAGTAGTTTCACACACAGTATTATCTGTTTTACAATCAGCTACTGCTTCACAGTTCGTAAGAACAACAGAAGGTACATTTGAAGCTCCAACTAATAATAAATTTGTTGGTACATTAAATAACACATTAAAAGTTTATGTAAACACATATGCTAAAGATGATGATATTTTAATCGGTTATAAAGGTTCAGATGAAATTGATGCCGCAGCTTATTATTGCCCATACATTCCAGTAATGTCATCAGGTACTATCTTAGACCCTAATACATTCGAACACGTTATGGCTTTAAGCACACGTTATGGCTTCTTCGCTTTAACTAACCCAGCTAACTCTTTAGGTAACGCTGGCGACTTCTTAGCTAAAATTAAAGTTGCTAACTTACGTTTCATCTAATTAGCTGAAAAGAGTATTAAAAAAGAGGTTGAAGAAATTCAACCTCTTTTTTTATTATATGTTCTTGACATTTTTAAATTTAATGATATTATTATGTAAAATTAAATAAAAGGAAAAATAATGTTAGAGTTTTTTAAAGAAATTGTACAATCAAATCCTGCATTAGCAACTATGTATAGTGGCGGTATTGTTGCAATGTTTGTTATGCATAGTAAAGTAATTTTTGGTTGGGTTTATACAAAACTTATATCATTAATTTCATTTTCAATTTCATATAATGCTAAAATATACAATTATGAAAGTGTTCCAAATAAAAATTTAGAATTATTAATTAAAAATCAAACACATTTATTTCAAAATACATATGAAATTAATAATAAACAAGAAATTGGTGAAGGTTATGGAGTAACTTGGCTATGGATGTTTAAAAAATTGGTATATTTTTCAAAATCGTGGGAATCTGATGCAAATGGTGTAACTTTAAAAATATTTTTAAGGGTATATTTTGCAAATAAAAAGAAATTTATTAAAAAATTAGAAGAATCTTTAAAGGATACAGTTGAAGCATATGATAATAAGATAACTGTTATTCAAGGATATAATGAAATTAAAAGAACAAAAAGACCTTTAACAAGTGTATATACAAATGATAACATTGGAAATAAGATTTTAAATGATATAAAACATTTCTTAAAATCAAAAAATGATTATATTAATAATAACATTTTATATAAAAGAAATTATTTATTATATGGTGTACCTGGTACAGGAAAAAGTTCTTTGATATTTGCATTAGCAAGTGAATTAAATTTTCAAATTAAAATGATTAGTTTAAAAACTATTAGAGATATTGATGATTTAATATGGCAAATTTCATCACCTGATAGAAAAATATTTGTATTTGAAGATATTGACTGTGCTGATACGGCTGTTAATAATAGAGTTGATAATGAAATGACGGGTGATATTATTAATCCATCAAGAGATAATAAAATAACATTATCAGATATATTAAATGTATTAGATGGTTTATATACTCCAGAAGGAATAATTTGTTTCTTCACAACAAATCATATTGAACAATTAGATGAAGCCTTTTTACGTGATGGTCGTATGGATTATAAAATAGAATTAACCGATTTAAATAATGAAATGGCAAATAAAATGATTTTTGATAAATTAGGACTTGACAATTTATTTAAAAAGGAGTTTATTATCCTGCAACATTACAAGAATTAATTAGACAAGTCAAATGGAATATATTAACAATTGACCAATTTAGAAAAGTAATTAACGATGACAAATAAAAGTATAATGAATAGACCAGTTTTAATTCTTAATGGAGATTATCAGCCTTTAAGTAGATACCCATTATCTTTGAATAGTATGAAAAAAGTTATTAAATCCTTATTAAAGGGAAGATTATCAGTTGTTAAAGAATATGATGATTCTATTATTATTCAAAATAAAGAAATGAAACTGCCTAAAATAGTTGTTTTAAAAAAGTATGTAAATGTTAATCATACTCCAAAATTTTCTCGAAGAAATGTTTATCTTCGTGATGATTATGTATGCCAATATTGTGGTAAAAGATTTAAAGCAGATGATTTAACATTTGACCACGTACATCCTCGCTGTAAAGGCGGTAAAACTTGTTGGGATAATATTGTTACAGCTTGTAGAGAATGTAATAGTAAAAAAGGTGGTAAAACACTTGAGGAATCACATATGCATTTAATACATAAACCATATATTCCAAGTATTAGACAATTGGAAGAAAATGCAAAGAAAAATCGTAAAAATAAAGAATACGATGATAATGATTGGTTTTCGAAAGAGTATTGGGAAACACAATTAGATGAATTCTAAAAAATGGTACGCAATGCGTACCATTTTTTTAAATACCTGTTGGAGTTGCATCTGGCTCAATAATTGTAATATCTTTCCAAGGTCTTGGTTTGCCGTGTTCTTTTTTAACTCTTGCTTTAACAAGGTCTTTAATATTTTGACGAGCAGGTTGTACTTCTCCATCTTCAAATTTAACAGTTGTGTCATTGTTAATAACACTTCTTAATACCATAGGAACACCTGTCCATTTTTCTCTATTATCATATTCAACCATTCTCCAACCGCCTTCTTTTGATTGTTCATTTGTAAATCTTTTAAATAATCTAGGTGGATTCATATCTACTCTTAAATAATAATCACCATCTTTAACAGTTGATGAATCAGGAAAAAATTCTCCAAATGGTACATCAATGCAATTTAATTGATTTGGAATACCATCTATACCTTGTGGAATAAAACGACCGTGAGTATCGTATAATCTATTGTTTTCATCTAAATAAATATGATGTTCATCGTGTAATCTGAATGAAGGCCCTTTTAATTCTGCTTCTTCTAAAACTTGGTCATTTATATCTAATTCGCTTGATTCTGCGGTATTATTTGGGTCTAAACCACCACCACCATTACCTGAATTAACATCTTCATAAAAATCATTTTCTTTATCATAATTAAATAAATCTTCAAATTCAGGAGAATTAGTAATAGGCTTACATTTAACTTTCCATAAATGATATTTGTAGTTTGCCGCCCATCCTTTTTCATCTCGTTCAGATGAAGTTACTTGATAAAATTTATTAGCGGCTTCATCAGAACCTAAAATATCTAAATCACGTAACCAAGACCATTCAATAACATCTCCAACTAAAATTTTTCGACCAAGTTGAGCAACCATTGAATTATAGTGAAATGAAATCTCTTTTTGGTCGCCATCTAATAATGATAAACCATCAAAATTAAAAGAAAATGTTGGTGTATTCATCATTGTAACACCCCATAAATCAAAGGTTTCACGGGAGTATTTACGTTTAGAGTTTTCATTAAAAACTGCATCAGTTACATAAAATCCAGAAGTACCAATTTCGTGTTCACCACCATTATTATCAATAATTGATTTCATTGGATAAATGTGAAAAAGTCCACCACCTTGTTCCAAATAATTTTTTACTACACGGTCAATATAATTATAATTTTGACTTCTTTCTTTTTGATAAAGATGATAATTGTTTGTACCCATTGTATTTCCTTAATTCTTTATAGATATATTTATTGCTTTAATTTTTGGAATAATATTGATTATTTTTTTATTCTTTGCTAATATTCACACATATTAAAAATAAATATATAAACTTTAAAAGGACAAAATATGGGAGAAAATTTATTATTTGTTTTAATTAAAGAATATTTTGGAGATATGAATTATACAAGTATTCACGGTGTTTTTGATAATTATAAAATGGCTGAAGAATCATTAATTAAATTATATAATGAATCTATCGAATCTTATAAACATACGGATTGGTTGCAATCTTATACTTATGATGAAAAAACCAATACATATAAATTTTATGGCGATGATGCTGACATCATTGAAATAAAATTACTTGCATATACTCCAAATTCATATAGACATTTAATGTAAGGAAAACTATGTCAGATTTAGAAAAAACTATAAATTATTTGAAAAATACTGTTAAAAGAGATAATTATGTTTTTTTACGTAGACGGATTGATAAAGGTAACGGTAAAAAAACTCTTGGCTGGGTTGTAAAAAAAGAAAATTCTGATAATTATTTAGAAAATATTGATTTTGATGTATTAAATAAAATAAAATCACAATTATAGGAATATTTTAATATGGAAACTGTATTAACATTAGAAACATTTTCATTAAAAAGAAATGCGGCGATTGCAAGAATATCGTACGCAATGTTTGATATTGAAAATGGAGAGATATTCCTTGAAAAACATTTAAATGTTGATGCAAATTTAATTGATATTCAACTGTTTGATATTGATGCTGAAACAATTAATTGGATTGAAACTTTAGATAAAGATGTTCAAGAAACATTTTTTTCAAATTCCCAACCATTATTTAATGTATTAAATGAAATCAATGGAGATGATATATGGAATACAAATGTATGGTGTAATACTTCATTTGATGCTCCAATACTTTTAAATGCCTATGATACATTAAATTTTAAAGGGCCAACAATGTATAAATTTAAAGATATAAGCACTTTATGCTATATTTCAAATTTACCAATGATGAAAAAAACACATAATGGTATTAAGGATATACCAATGATGGTTAATTTAATTTCATCAAGCTATAATAAAATTAAATATGGAGAATACTAATGAAAGAAATTAAAACGATGGAAGAACTAAATGCTCTTACAGGTATTAGACCATCACTTGTAAAATTTGGACAGCCAAATTGTATTCCTTGTAAAATGACTCAAGAAAATCTTGAAGAAATTGAAAATTCAAAGAAATATGATTTAGATTTTTACGAATGTTCTAATATTGATATTATAACACAATTAGGTTATAATGCTGTTCCTGTTGTTATGCTTATTACATCTCATATAAAAGCAGAATTGTTAGATAGTTCAATTGCTATGGATTTAGATGAGTTAGATGAATGGATTGGCTCATCATTAAAAATTATATAAGGAGAAAAAAAGATTATGAATATTTTTGAAGAAAGAAATTTTAATGCAGAAGACCGAACAAAACTAAAAAATGTTATTGAAAGTGCCATTACTGCATTAGAAGAAATTAAAGACTTAACTGATAGTATGAATGATGATATTAAGTCAAGATGTGAATCATTAAATGAAGGTATTGATGATAAAGAGTTGATGATTAAGCCTGCATTAATTAAAAAAATGGCTAAATCAAAAATGAAAAATAAAGAAGATATTGAAAAATCAAAAACTGTTTTAGATGAAGTTGAAACAGGATTAAGTATTTTGTATAATATGTAATAAATATTACCATAAATTAATTATATAATGGTTAGATTTATAATTTATATATCTGACCATTATATTTAGAATGGAAAAAATGTATGACAATAATTATAACAAGAAAAGGATATGATAAATTAAGTAATGAACTAAATGAGCTAGTTCATAATGAAAGACCCAAAGCCTATCAAATGCTTGAGGAAACACGTCCAATTGGTGTTTCAGATGAATTTCCGCCTGAATATTTACAAGCCATAGATTTTCAAAATAGAATTGAAAAAAAAATATCAGATTTACAAGATATTTTAAGAGATTCTCGAATATTTGAAAAAACAATGATTTGTTATAATGAAAAAGGAAATTATAAAATTGGATTTGGAGCAACAGTTACATTTATAAATACTGAAACTGAAGAAATTAAAAGATATACTATTGTTAGTACGTATGAATCTGATATAAGCAATGGGTTAATATCTATTCAAGCACCATTTGTTAAAGAAATGATTGGATTATCATTGAATGATTATTTTGAATATAATGATAATGAATACGAAATAATTAATATCCAATATTCTCTTTAAGAACATTTAATAAACTATTTTTAATTTGAAAATATGAATCATACATTGCAGATAATTTAATTCCTAAAATATCTGTTTTTTTCTGCATATAATATTTTTTAAAAAAATCTATTTTTTCTTTATATCTAATAAGCTCATTTTCTAAAAATAATATATGAGAAATTTTTCCATAACAATTAAGATTATCGACTACATATTTGGCAACTTCTTGAAAATAAATTTTATTATATAATTTAACGCCTGTCTTAGCATCATATATTGAATATAAATTATTTTTTCCCGTAGCAATTTTACATTTCTTATATATGAATTGTAATGGTTTTACAGGATTTTCAAAAATCATTTTTGATAGCATATATTCAAACGCTGATGCAACATTATCATCAGTTAAAATCTTTTGTTTAATTTCAGAAAAATCCATCATAATAATATTTATGATGGATTTTTTAATATTTATAGTTTAAATAAATTAATTATTCTTCGTCATTAGATTTATTTTTTATATTAGCTATATAAGCTGTAAATTGTTCTATTGGTTGTAATTCATCAATAGAATATGAATAATTGCTACCAGCATAAAAATATATATTTTTAACATATAATTGATATTGATTATTTAAACCAATTTCAAATACAATATCTTTTGGATATTCATTAAAGTGGTCTTTATAATTATAACGATATTCATTCTCAAAATTAATATAACCAGTTTTATTTAATAGAAGTTTTTTCAATGAACTGCTATTATAACCTTCAAATTTATAAACACAACCAAATAATTTAAATTGAGTATTTTCTTTAAATAACTTCATATCTTTTGGAAGTTGTGAAATATCATTATAATTAGGTAATCTATTTTCAAGGAAATCCTTTAAACGTTGTTTTAAAGTTCCTGATTCCATTGCATAATTTGAAGGTGTAGAAATATTATTTCGATTAACTGTATTTTTATATGACGATAGTTTTTTTCTTTCTGCCTGTTTTTTATTTCTTTCTAAATCTTCATAAACAATTTGAAAATTAATTTTAGATGCAATTTCTTTTGTTGTATTAGGAATGTCAGAAAATTCATCAGGATTAACCGATGATAATGATGCTAAAAACTTAATAATAGAATTACATAATTTTACACATCCTGATTCACTTTTAAAAGTTCTTGGCACAGATAAACGATTTTCATAATAGGTAATATTTGAATTAATATCTTCTAAATCAGCTAATTCTCTAATTTTAAATTCATTAGAATAATTATTTGTAATAAGAATTAAACTGTCTTGCTTATATCTAATAACAACACCTAATATATTATCTTCATTTAATATAGACCATAATTCTTTTCCTGATGTTTGAACAACTTTTACTTCAGCATCTTTTCCTAAATCAGAAGATGATGTGTTCCATCCTGAAAGAATATTACGTACATTTTTATCAAGAACAATAAGTTTACCCCAATCTTCTTGGATAATTTGTTTATGTAAAGGTTTTTGGTTAACTAATTTTATCATTCTTATCATTGTATATTCCTATCTAATATAATTTTTTGTATCAGGGTCTTTTTCATATGCCATTTTAATAATTTCGGCATCTGGATTATTTATAAATTTAATATTAAATGGATTTTTTTCAATCAATGCTTTTTGAAGTCTAATATCTAAATTTTTAATTCCAACAACGCTTTCAGGTGATAAAACGGCTATTTTCTTTTGTAATTTATAAGGTATGTCAATATTAAATCTCTTTAATAATTTATAATCTCTTGAATATTTATGTTCTTTTGATACCATATTATCAATAAATACCTCTAAAATATTATTTTTGGCATCTTCATCTAAACGATTATAAACAGGAAGAATATCATTTAAAATTAAGTTTCTTAATCTATTTAGCAATCCATTGTTAACATAATTAGATTTTATAAAATCAAATTCAGATGTAAATAAAGTATTAATTAATGAAATAAATTTATCAGTATCTTCAACAAAGCTATATACAATATTTGTTAAATTACCTGGTAATATTTTTATAAATTTTATAGCATCTTCAACACTAAAAAATTCATAAAATGATGATATATAAACACTAAAACCTTTTTGTATTATTATTTTTACATATTTAAATAATAAATTAATACATTTTTTTGAAATAGTTTTAATATTTGAATTAATTTCTAAATCAGATGTATCGCCAATATTATATTGATTTTTAGCAGTATCTACGAGTGCTTGCATATCAATTTCTCTAATTTCATTAAGGTTTTCAAAAAGTTTTGGATATATAACTAATAATTTATATCTCATATCTTCTGGCACATTGTTAATATCAATTTTTGATAATCTAACACAAAGTTTTAAATTTTCTTTAGAATAATAGTCTGTATTTTTAATATTAAAAAATTTATTAACAATTGTAAATACATCTTTTTCTGAAAAATTAGTATTTAAAATATCATCATCTTTTGTTAAATCTAAAACATCTAATGCTTTATTAAATAAATCAGGTGTAAAACGAGAAACATCTTTATTATAAAAATATTTAAATAAATCATTTCTTTCTTTTATAATTTCTAATAATTTTTCATCCGAAAATGTATCCATAAAATGTATGGCTTCTCTTGGATTTTCTTTAATATATAAATCTATTTGTTCTTGTGTTGGATGTTCAATATATTTAATAACTGAAGGAGATACTTGGATTGCTATATCAATAAGTTCTTGTGTTGGGTTACGAATATACTGAATAGAATATGGGCGACTTTTGAGTGTTTCTTTATAATCTTCTAAATCATCATTTTCAAAATCATCATCATTAAATAAATAACGATATTGAATAAATTTATCTTTAGTTTTATTATTGTTAATTCCATTTTTAACAACATTATCATAAAATTTAACTAAATCGTTTGAAAATTTACGAGATAATTTCAAAATATTAACTTCATTATCGTGTTCATCCATAAAAGAATCTGTTTCAAAATGGAATTGATATAGTTGACCTGTATTTTTATTTAAATTGATATATAAAGGCCCATCTTTTGTATAATGTTCATAATAACTTTGACCTGGTGAAGTTGTACACCAAGATGTATCATCACCAAATAAACAAGATGATTCTTTAGTTGTTGGAATACCAACTAACCAATTTGCATCTTCGTATACTATTTTAAATCCTTTTTCAACGCCTTTTTTAGCAATATTGTAACGTTTTAATGCTAATTCATTTGTTGGTATTCCAGATTGTTTAATAGTGCTTAATTCTTTATCCAAATCTTGTAATGTTTGAAAAGAATCAATTGGCTTACCAATTTCTTTTTTATTAATATTATATTGCTTTAATGAATCAGTAATTTTATATAAGTCTTCATCTTTAATAGCTGGTAATAATTTTGGTTGCATAAATGGTTGACCTGATTTTGGATTAATTCCATCTGGATATTTCTTTTTAAGTTCTTCAAATTGTTTAATATTTTCTTCATTTTTTAAATTATTATTAACTAATTTTAAAATCCATTTACCATATGTACCCAATTCATTACCACCCTTATATGTTGGGTCAAGAGCGACTAATTCCTGAATTCTTTTTAAAGGAATTTTTGGAAAATATTTTTGTAATTCAGTAATGCCTTCAAGTAAAACATTATAACTTTCTGATAAACCTTTTCCATTATACATATTCCAAGCTTTACCATAAAGATATTTTTTATAATTACTACCATATTTTTCTTTAAATTTTTCTTTATTTTTATTAATCCATTTTTCACTTGCAATATCTGGTGGAGCAACTTCTTCCAATGGTCTATTGAAAACAGCATTTTTTCTACGTCCACGAGTTGTAAAATAAATTTCGTGTTGTGGATTTTTTCTACGTTGTAAAATACCTTTAGTAACTAATCCAGAAGCAATTCTTTGACTAAATTCATCTAAATCTTTTTTAAATAATTTTTTATTTTCTTCTTTTTTAATTTTATCATAAATTGCTTTTTCATCAGTATTTAATGAATAAAGAATACCATTAATAGAAACAGTTTGAAAATTCTCTGTAATAATTTGTTCTAATTTCATTTTTTATCCTTAAATTCCTTGGTCATCAGTAGTTTTAATTTGACTTGATTTAACAATTTTAATTTTATTTGTTGATGGATTTTTTACAACATATTGTTTATTGTTAATATCTGTATCATCAACGCCAACTAATTCTTGATTTAATTCAATCTTATTATCATCTGTATTTTCAACAGATACTTTTGTATCTGTCCCCGAATCAATACGAGTATCTAAATCTTGTTCTTGCTTTTGTTTTAATTGACGTTGTTCAGGAGTTAAATCCATATCTGAAAGTTCATTTGGATTATTAACATCTTCTTCTAACATCATATCTAAATGCATTGGTAAAAACCCATCTAATATTGGTAAATCAACATTTCCTTGAATAAATTCAACCATTTCATTTAAGTTTTTTGTTTTTACTAATTGAGCATCTTTATAAAGATAGCCATTTTTTAACATATAATGATGACCATCAAAAATTGATGTACAATCACGACCTTCTTTAATAAATTTTAATAATAAAGATTCTCCTATTGATAATTTTCTTTTTTTACCAATCGGACGAGATGTCATTGCAACATTTCCTGCCCCAGTAGCTCCAGCAGAACAAGTTTCATCAACTTCTTCATCTTCAATGATTACACCTTCTTTTGTTCTTTTTGGAAAATCTCCATCATCATTTTCATACCAAGAATGGTCATAAACAGTTTCTTCATTCATTATTTCATCATTTTTGGCTAATAATTTTCTTAATTTAGTTTCAGCATATGATAATTTAACACCATAGTATTTTTTATCAGATGTTGGTTCTTTTAATTTTTGTTTAAGACGAATAATTTCATTTTGTAAACGAGCTATTGCATCATCATTTTTGAAAAGTTTTTTTGAATCAACATCTTCTGAAAGTTGAAAATCTTCATTATAAGTATTAATTTTGTTTATTAATGCTTTTTCAATTAAATTCCAATTTTGTTTCATTTTAATAATATTATTTTTAATATTATTATCCGAAGCTCCATTTTTTGTAAATTCAGAAGTTGTAATATAATTATAATCTTCATCCATTAAATCAATATCATATGAATTATCATTTAATTTATATCCACTAAATTCAATATAGTGATTATCTGGTGTTTGAAAAGTATATGTGAAATCAGGTTTTGCATTATGTTCAAAAATATCTGCTTCATTAAGTTCCATTACGCCATCATTGTTAATTTTCATTTTGCTTTCTGAAAGTAAACTATTAAAATATGATGATATTTGATTTAATAATGTATTGATTGTTTGTAAACATTCTAAATTATTTTCACGAGAATCTGATTTAGTATCATTTAAATGTGAAGATAATGCTGATAATGCAGAAACAACAGATGCTTGGTCTGGTTTTTGTAAAATTGGAGCATCAATTGCAGTTGGTGATAATGTTAAAGGCTGAACAGCTTGAACACCATTAATTAAATCCATATTTGGTGTATCATTTAAAACTGATTGAACATCATCAATATTTCCTGTTTCTTTATTAACAGTTATATTAATAATAGTTGGCTTTGCTAAATCATTTAATAAGCCATTAAATGTATCTTCTTCAACAGCAGTAGAAACAACATTACTTGCTAAACATTCTGCAACATTATCTTTTTTTAATTTATTTAATTTTGCAATTACATTTGTTTTAATAGAATTAAAAAAATTCTTTTCTTTTGTTGAACGAGAAACATTAATTTTATTATCCAACATTGAAATAATTTTATTTAAATCATCAACATTATTATTGCTGTGAAATAAAGCATATATATTTTTTACTGCTTCAGGAAAGTTATCTTCATTTAAAACAGATTCATTAATTTTTTCTTCTTTTTTTGGTTCTTGAATTGAATTAAGTGCTGATTTAATTAATGATTTAATTTGATAAATTGCTTGAGCAACATTTTGATTATCAACAACTAAATCTGTATTAAATTTTAAATTGTCATCTGTATTTTGAGCGTTAAATGCCATATTAAAAAATGCGTTAGCAATATTTTTACTTGTTGATTTTGCAACAACTTGATATAATTGTTGATATGCCATCTTATTATTATGGCATTTTTTTGCAACTAAATCAATTATATCATTAAGTTCCATAATGTCATTTAATGTTAATGATTGTTCTTGTGGAACAGTAACATTTTCTTTTAATTTACGTGGGGTATTGTTTTTATTAAATTGATTTTTGCAAAATTTGTAATTATCATTAGTTGTCAATGCAAGCAAATTTAAAACTAATTGACGTTGTTCAGTTAAATCTTGTCCGTTGTTTGCAATATCTTCAATTTTAAACATATCATATGGAGATAAATCCATATTTTCCATAACTTTTCTATATTCTCTATCTGATTTTACATTAAAAAGTTTATATAATTGATTCATAATTAATCCTCTAATAAATTTTTATCTATATAGAATTATTTATTGAATACAGTATTGGATAAAAGAAAAGAGAGAGTTATTAAACTCTCTCTTTTTAAATGTTTTAACTTATAATCCTAAATTAAAATACTTCTTCAACAGTTGCTGTACAAGCAAATGATGTTGAGCCATCAACTGCTTTTAAGTTAGCAAATAAAGCTTCAATTTGAGCTTTAGCATCAGTTAATAAGTTTTTAGCAGATGGTTGAGTTTTAGAAGCATCACCATAAACATTAGCTTGTTCTAAAGTGAATTTAATTGTTTTGTTATCAACAACGGTGATAATTGGCTGACCACCATATGTTCTTAAAACTTCTAAAGCTCTTAATAAGTTTGCTTCTGCTTCTGCTTTTTTAGCATCTGTATCTAATGCTGATTGAGTTTTATCAACAACAACATTTGTGAATACAACTGTATAATATTGTACACAACCGTTCAAAGCAGTAAATTTGTTAGGAAGTGTATAAGTTTTACCGAAACCGTAATCCATTTTTTTCTCCTTAAATTAATGATACAAATTTTTGTATCTGAATATATTTATTATAATTCATAAAAAATATTAACTAACATTAAAATAGCATAAATAATAATATCAAATATAGACTTTTTAAAGGATTAAATACAATGAATAGTTTTAGAATGGCAATTGAAACAAATTCAGGAAGAAAAGGAATTAAACATTTCAATGATTTAAATGAATTTGTTAATTTTATGACAGTTAATAATCATAAAATTAAAGCAGTTATGGAAGCTGATATGCCTTATAATGATAAGCCTGTGAAATTACCAAAGGCTTCAACATCAAAAGGTTGGGAACAATTAGATGCTTCTGCATTTGGAGATATTGATAGCGATGGTGAAAAAGGTGAACAAATTTTACCAACAGGAAATTCAGGAGTATTTAAAAATAATGCTTCTTTTGAATTTTCAAAATCAAGTGAAAGTGCAGATAAAGCTGAAACTCCAAAAATTGAAAAATCTTCTGTGAAAGCAGATAATTCTGAATCTTCACAATCTAAAAAAGTAAGTCCAAATTTTTCAGAATTTAAATATGAAGAAAAATCAGAAGATACTAATAAAGAAGATTCAGTAAAAAGTGAAAAAGAAGATTCTAAAGAAGAAAAATCAGAAAATAAAGATGATGAGAAAAAAGTAAATGAATCAGTTATGGATTATATTCCAAAGGCAGGATTTATTAGAGACGAAAATTCTAATAAAAAAGAGGGTGCATTTTTTGGACAAGGTAATCCTGAACAAATTAAAAAAGCTAAAATTATTGCTAAAGTAAAATATGCTCAAGGCGATAGATTTGGTAGAGTTTCTAAAGATGATTTAGATAATTTTGATGAATATTATGCAGAATATAAAAGAATATTTGGAAAATCTAAAGAAATTGATGAAGATTTTAAAAGTGGTTTGAAAAAAGCTGGTAAATTTGCTAAAGGTGCAATTGCAGGTGCGGCAATGGCAGGAGCTTTAGCAGGAAATGCTCACGGTATGGAAGACCCTTATTCAGATGGAGCAACAAGACCATATGAAGATTCTTATGAACAAGTTCAAGATGAAAAACCAATGATAAAAAATGTTAAATCAGATGGAACAATTGTTGACCAATATGGTAATGAATGGACACGAGAAGAATTTGAAAGATTAATGAAAGGTGAAGACCCTTATTCAGATGGAGCAACACAACCTTTTGAAGAAGCAGAAGATTCTGATAAAGAATGTAATAAATGCGAAGATGAAAAAATGAAAAGAATTAAAGATAAACACGAAAAATTAAAAAAAGATTTTAGTGATTATAAAAATAAACAATCAAAAGAATTAGATAAAGAAGAATTATTTGAAAAAGATGATGAATTAGAAGAAGATACAGTTAAATCAGGTTCAGGTTGGACAAATAAAGGTAAAGAAGGAACACACGGTAAATTTAAAACTAAAAAAGCCGCTGATGCTCAACGAAAAGCTATGTTTGCCAATGGATATAAAGTATCAGAATGTAATGATACAAGTGAATTTGATGATGAAATTAATGAAACTCTACGAATTGCTGGAGTTGAAATATAAAAAAGGGAGAATTTATTCTCCCTTTTCTTTATATTGTTCTAATGTTTTAAGTGCTGATAAAACAGAAGCTGAATTATTAGAATTATCAGGAATATCTTTTCCTATCATTGAAAAATCTGAAATTCTTAATGTTTTAGAATTATATCCCATTTTAAATTTAACATCCGTACAACCTGCATTACGACTTTTAATAATTTTAAATTCATATTCTCCACGTTGCCGCATACTTTCATTTGTTCTTACTGAAAATAAATTATCACAAGTATGTACTAATGTTGAACCGCCTGCAATATCAGTTTGAGTAAATTCCATTTCAGAAGCACCATCTTTTGTAATTTGGTTTGCTGATATACACATAGTTCTTTTATTATTATGAGTTCTTTCCCTAGCGATTTCTCGTAATTCTTCAGCAATATTTTTGTCTCTTAAATGAATATTATTCACATCAACTTTTCTATCAGAAGGATTCATAATTCCAGCATAGTCAAATATTAATATTTCTGGAATAATTTTTGTTTCTAATTCAAAATTTTGTAATTGTGAACGTATATCAGTAGGTGTTGCACCACGAGGTAAATCAATAATCTGAATAACTCCTGGATGGTCTTTTAATTTTTTAATTTGAACTTGTTCACATAATGCATCTGCTTTTAATGAAATGTCAGAATATGCAACATTTCTTTCCATTGCCATAATTCTTTTACCGACTAATTCTCTATCTAATTCTAATGTAAAATAAAGAACATTAAAACCCATTAAAGACCAATTTAATGCTAAATTAGCCATACATAATGATTTACCACCACCAGATGGAGAAACAACATAATTTAATTGACCCCAAGAAAATCCACCATTAAAGAGTTTATCAAATTCTGTCCAACCTGTTGGAATAACTCCCATTTCTTTATCAATTTTATGTAACCATTCTGCCGTATTATCCCAGTAATTAATACCTAAATCTCTTGTTAAAGAAATCATTTGAGCTTCTCTAATTCGTTGGTCAATTCCAGAGGTATCGCCTTTAGAAATACGTTCATAACATTCTTCAATTGCAATTTCTAAACCTCTTTTTTTACAAAACCATTCCGCCATATCTAATACAGATTTTTGAATGTTTGTATCAGATAAACCTTCAACTTTTTGATAGTCAATTCTGGAATTATTATTCAATTGCTCAACAGTTGGCAATGTACTATATTCAGTTGAAAAATCAAGTAAATATTGAATTGTTTCTTGAAATTTTTTATCAAAATATTCTGGTTTTAAAATCGGTTTTGCTCGGATAAACAAAGATGGCTCACTAAACAAAAATTGAATTAGTGATTTTTGGTCTTGTTCATCAAAGTTATTTGGTATAATCATTTTACCCCTTTATAAATTTAACTCATTATATATAATTTATAATACTTTTGCATTATTTTTTATCTTCATCATAAAGTATTTTTAAAGTATTTAATATAATTTTTTGAAGTTGTGGGGTAATTTTAAATCTTTTAAAAGAATAATCGGTATCTAATTCAGTTCCTCTGCAAGATGCAGAGGAATCCCAATCAACAACCATTTCTAAAATATCTAAAAGATTCATATCTTCAACACCGTGTTCAAAATGTTCAGGGTGATGCCTATTTTTAGCATAATGATGGTCTAATGCTTTTTGAATAAGAGGTTTTGTACAATTATAATATTCTTCATAAGAATCAAAATCTTCTCTTTTAATATTATCAATGCTTTCAAATACTTCTTTTTCTTCTTTATCATATTTTGAATTGTCGTGATTATCAGCACGTTCTTTTAATTGATTTGCTAAATTATATAATACTCCTCGTAAAATTAATTTATGTTTATGTAAATCGTTTGTAAAATTACTCATTTTTTAATCCTAATTCTTTAATTATTTTTTCATCATCTAAGCAATATGTTGTTATAGGAGAATGTTGAATAATGATTTTATTACATTTTGGACAGATAAAATCTTTTTGTAATGATATGAATAAAGGTGAATTTGCAGGTAATTTTGTATCATATCCACAGAAAGGGCATTTAATAGTATCTATATATACTTTAAAATCATCAATATCATTTATTTTATTAACATTAAATGGATAAAAATCATTATCATAAAATGAATTATAAGTATTATTTTCTTTCCATTCTATTTGAATATCATCTTCTCTTAATTGAGAATATTCATTAGTTGCATATGTGATATTTTTAATGTTTTTCTCCCTTTTTAAACGATGATATACTTCATAAAATTCTTCTCGAAAAGACATATTATTCCATAAATCTATTAATAATTTTTTAATAATAGATTCATTAGATTTATTAATATCAATATATTTTATAATAGGTTGCATAATTTTATTATTAACTTGACTTAATTCAGTTCCATTATATTGATAACTTGCTAAAGTTATAATGGGATTACCTTTTAATTCCCAGCCATCTAAAGTGTATGATGGAATTTTATGCAATTCAATTAATTTTTCAATAATCATTTTTTATCCTTTATAAAAATCAGGTTTTTCTCGTTTTGTCCATATTGGTGCTTTACCATCTAAAGTTTCTTTTTTCCATTTTGTAATTAAATACTGTTTATAAGCATTACACGTATTTTTAGTTTCCATCAATTGATTATAATTTTCATAATTTTGATTAAATTTACGAGTAAATGGAGTCATATCAATTAATGGAAAATAATTTTCATATTGTGGAAATATAAAGGCTAATTTATGAGTATCGTGTGTCTTATCAAATCTATATTGATATTCATTTAAGCAATCAATAAGATACATATATGTCCACTTATAGTTATATTTTGATTCTCTAACCCATTGGTTATGTTCTTCATTAGCATTATATTTTTTATAAATTCTTTCTGGTTTATCTTTAATTTTATCATTAATTATAATTGCTGTTGAAAGCATTTGTGCCGCTTCAACAATTGTTTTTCTTAATAATACATCATCTAAATTTCTTGCACAGTATTGTGTATTATCGCTTATTGTAAATAAATTCATTTTTTACTCCTTTAATTGATAAACTTTTTTAGTTAAAGGCAATAAAATTTTATTAAAAAACACTATATCATATGAACTAAAATTTTCATTTTTAAATTTGTTTCGTAATTTATCTAAAAATGAACAAAATTCTTCTTTTAATATTGAATTTTTAATATCTTTTGATAAATTATCTTTAATTTTATTATATGCTAAATCACTATTTAATAATAAACTATTTGCCATATATTTCCTCTATATTAATTTCTTTGACATTTTCTTCATACCATTTTAAATCTTCATCAGACATTACGCCAACTTTAACACCATTAACATATTTGGTTCTATATCCATCCATAGCATATACAATGTCATCTTCTAAATCAACATCTTTTGTTAATTTATAATAATATCCATATGGAATGATTGGTAAATAAAATGCTTTAGATTCGAATTCATTATTATCATTTGATTTATATCCAATTATTATATCATCACTATCTTCATCTTCACATTTTATCATTGTATAGTTTTTATCTTTTATAGTTTCAATGTTTATTTTACCCATTTTATTTCCTTTATATACTAAACCATTTTAATGATTTCATTTTAATTAATTCTTTATTATTCTCCTTAGAATTTAATATACTGTAAATTGTATATAATCTTCCATATTTTTTAGCGGCTTGTTCAGCATCTTTTATTCCTCTTTCCCAATTTGGAAAAGCAACACTAAAAGGTAAGTTTTCTTCTAATAATTGTTGAACCATTTTATTGCCACTTTTATCTCTATCAGGTAATAATATAATTTCTTTATCATTAACGAATGGTAAAATTCTTTTTAATCTTTCTGGAGTAAAAGTATTACTTAATATTGATACACCATTAATTGCAATTGCATCTGTTTGCCCTTCACAAACGATTTCATATTTGCGTGGCTTTAATAAATTATCGTAATTATAAATATATCCTGTTGGTATATAATGAATATATTTGTTATTTGTTTCATCAGTTAATTTTCTTAATGAATAACCAACAATTTCTTCATATTCATAACAAGGTATTAAAAAATTAAATTGTTTTGGACACCATAATAAATCTGTCCATTCCAATAGATATGGATTTCTATTATTGATATATTTCAATACTTCCATAAAAGTATATGAATTTTCACCTTCATTTAAAGATTTAATTATAGATTTATATCCAGTAGGAATTTGCTTAATTTCTCTTTTTTTAATAATAATTTTAGAATCTTTTGGCTTTTCAGAATTTGCTTCATTATATTCTCTAATTTTTAATCTTAAATCATTTAAATCTTTTGTTGAAATTCCTAAATCTTTTAACCATTGAGTAGTATCTTTAGAAAGATATTGACCTAATGTAAATCCACATTTAAATTTACAATTAAAACATTGATAAACAAAACCATCATCTGTAAATAAAATATTTCCACGATGTTTAGTATCTGGATTTTCTGTATGATAACAAGATGGGCAATTAAAAAAAATCCACCCATTATTCCGTTGTTTTTTATCTGATGGTAATAAGTTATATATTGTTTCTAAAATATCATTCATAAATTTTTTCTCAAATTTTTAGTAGTATAATAAACATTGTCAATATAAAAGTCAATATATTTTATTATCTGGATAAAGAGGTTTAGATTTTTTTATATAAATATAATTATAAATGTTCAAATTAATATGGAGAAACAAATGAAATCAAATTTTATTAAAAATTTATGTGAATCAGAAATTAAATCAACTGAATTAGCATTGGCTGTTGAATCAATCTCTGATGAATTACAAAATATGATTGAAAAAATTTCAAACATTAAAACTAAAGATTTAGCAAATTTAGTTAAAAAAATCAAATATGATGGTGATATTGAAAAAGCAGATTCTTTTAATGATTCAATTAGTCAAAAATTAGACACTATCATTAATTCAATTACTGATATTAAAGGTGAGATTGATAATGAAGTTGTTAAATTGTTTAATGGTGACAATATTGGAGATTCTGTTGATTCAGATATGGGAGATTTTGAAGACGACTTTGGTGGAGATGAAGATTTCAATGAATTTGACCCTAATGCTGATGATGATTTAGATTTAGATGATATTGAAATTGAAGAAATTGATAGAGAGGAAAAATAATCGTGGCTAATTTTGAAGATAGAATAATTCAAAATATTAATAGCTTAATTTATCTTTTACGTTCACACGGAGTAAAAGTATTATCAACTGTTAACTTTTTACTTTTATTAAATAAAAAATATAGAGTTGAGCTTGATGAACAAGGTTTAGAAGACGTATTATCAAATAATAAAGCAGTAACTGAAATTATTGACGATAAAATTATTATTGATGGTCAAAAACAAAATGAAGAAGATGATACACAAGATGAAATTCACGATACTGCTGTTGACCAAGCTGGAGAAAAAATGACTTCTGAATCTAAAGAATATACAGAAGTTATTAATATTTCAGAAACAATAAATGTTGGTGATATTATCCCAGCTAAAAATATTGTTTTAAATGAAAATGATAACTACTATTTTATTCATAAAGGGGCAAGAGCTTCAAATGTTAATTATGTTGTTAAAGAAATCAAGCCTTGTTTAACATTAAATGAATCTTCGGTTTTATGTCAAATTGAAGGAAAACAAATTAAAATTGATATTCCATTAAAGGCATTTAAAAAATAATCAAAACCGAGAAGTTATAACTTCTCGGTTTTTTTATATCAATAAATAATATTATAAAGTTTATGATATAAGGAATAAAGCAATGGATTTTTATAATGCAACTGAAGCTAAACAATATGCCCGAAATAAATCTCGTATTTTAAAAGAGATTAATGATATTGAAGAATATATTATGCAAGCGGTTGACGAAAATCAATTTGAATGTGATGTATATAATACAGTAATGACAGATGCTCGTGAATTTGCAGACCCAATTAAAGAAGCAAAATCTCATTGTATAATGGAATTATCAAAAGTTACTATTCATAAAGATTATGAAAATGAAGATTTAAATAATTCACCATTAATTAAATATGTAGATGGTGGTAATTCTGAAACTGAATTATTTGAAGAAATTATTGATGGGGGTAATTCTGAAACTAATATTTTTGAAAATTTTGCAAATGCAGGTGATTCTGCTGGTAAAATATATCCAAAAAACTATTTTAGAGTTGGAGAAGTTTTACAAGTTAAAGATGATAATAATTCTATTCCATTAGAATTTAGAGTTTCAGAAATTAATGATAACGGAGATATTATTAATTTAGAAATTGTTAATCGTGGAGAATATACAACTATTTTTGATACGGCTAAATTAGTTTATAAAAATATGAAATATTGGAATGATGAAACAATAAAACCAGGAGATTCTGTTTGGTTAGATATAGATTCAGATTATGGTTTAATTTCAGATTTACAAATTACAAGAGATAATGAACAACAAGTTAAAGATTTAAATGGTAATAGTATATATACAGGTGAAACTGATTGGTTTCCTATTGGAACAATTTATGATATAAATTCTTTACCACCAGAAGCATTTGGTATGATTAGTGATACTTATACAAAAGAGCAAGATAAAATATATGTAAAAACATCTGACGGTTGGGTTGAAGTTTCAACAATATATGATTATAAAACTTTTAAATTACCATTTAATTTTGGAGTTGAAGGAACAGTTTGTTATAATGTATTTGGAAAAAATTATGTAAAAACAAATTGTGGATGGAATTTATCACATAATATTTGGAATTTTGGAGATAGAAAACCAACCGCAGAAGATGGTTTAGATTATGATGTTGGCTATTACAATGAATTAGTATATGATGAAGATGGAAATATTATAAATCGTATACCTCATAAAGTGTATAAATGTTGCCATCGTATCTGGCAAGAAATTGTAGTTGAATATGATTGGGATAATTTACCACCAGATGTATTTGGTGAAAATTTAGATATATTCATTTGGGATGAAGGTCGTTATAGAATTAAAATTAATGGGTCTTGGGTTGAAACAGAAAATGAATATAGATTTGACCAAATTAAACTTTATGATGATTGGGGTGAAGACCACGATGTTGTAGCATATTCTGGAGAATTAGAAGCATATACAACTTATGTTAAAATTGCAGGTCATTGGACACTTGTTAATAAAGTATGGAATTTAAATGATTATTTATTAGGTCGTATACCAGTAGATACAGATTTAGAATGGACAATTAAATATATTGTTATGGATAATTATGGTGATGGTTATATGTATCCAACAAGTGTTGTCTTTAATGATGGCGATGCAAATGCAACAGTTAGAATTGTTAATGATAAAATTTTAGAAACAAAATTAATAAATGGGGGTACATATACAGAAGTTCCTGAAGTTAATTATGTAATGGAAGCTCCAACAATGTCTAAAAAATATTATCAGGTTTGGAAACAATTAATTGAAAATGATGTATTACAAGATGAAATGCAACAAGTAATGAATTATTTTGAATCAACTAAAAAGTTTTCAATTGCCAGAGTTACAAATGATAGTACAGGAACAACATTCTATTGGCATTTACAATGGAACTAAAAAAGTTCTTGACAACTAAAAAATATAATAATAAATTAGCATCAGCAATGGTGCTAATTTTTTTTGAAAGAAAATATTATGCTTATAGTTAAAAATGTATGGAATAAAAAACAAAATGGTTCGAAAATTTTTAATAAACTAAAAATTAGAACAGCGATTAAGGCTAACAGAAATTATAAACAACTTTCAAAAGATATTTCTTTTAAAAAACTAAATTTCATTAATGAAGTAATTAAAGAAGTTTTTGGAACAGGAAGAATTACAATTGCATTTGGCATTGGTACTCGTGGAACTATTGATAATTCAAGATTTAAGAAAATTTTATTAGGATATGAGTTTGTTATCCCTATGTTCTATTTAGAAACAGACGGAAATGATGTTCAAACAAACGATATTTATATACCATTTCAACAAGAACTTATTTTACCAAAATTATCAAGATTTTTTAAAAAATATAAAAAGTTTCCAACAAGACAAGAATTGGTTACATATTTTGAAAAAGTTTTAATTAATTATAAAAATATGACAGATGAAACAAATTTATTTAATCAAACTTTTATGAAAGACCCTTCAAAAGATTTTGATTTATCAACTATGGGTAAAGAAATAAAAAAATAATTTTTTATTTTTGACAATCATTTTCATTCTCCGTTATAATAAGCTAACAAACAAGTTAGCTTATTTTTTTATGGAGAAAATATTATGGAAAATAAATTAGAAATTCAACCATTATTTAATTTTGTGGTTGTTGAAAAAGATGAAGAAAAAGGAGTATCTGACCGAGGTATTATTATTCCTGATAATGCCAAGGAAAAACCATCAACAGGTGTTGTAATTGCTTGTGGAAATGGTTTATATAATGAAGAAACAGGTAAAACAATGCCAATGACTGTTAAAGTTGGTGATAGAGTTTTATTTGGTAAATTTGCTGGTCAAGTTATCAAATTAAATGGAGAAGAAAAAACCATTTTAAGAGAAACTGATATTTTAGGTATTTTACATTAATATTGCATTTATAAAATAATTTATAATATAATAGAAAAGTTAAAATAAGGAGTTAAAAATATGCCAATTAAAAAAGTTATTAAAGGCGATGAAGCTCGTACAGAGCTATATAAAGGATTAAAAACAGTTTCTGATGTTGTTGCACAAACATCAGGCCCTGGTGGTAGAACAATTGCAATTCAACAGTCTTGGGGAACACCAAAAGTTACTAAAGATGGTGTAACAGTTGCAAAATCTATTACTTTAATGGATGCAGAAGGTGAAGGAGCAAAATTAATTGTTCAGGCTTCTGAAAAAACAAATAGAGATGCAGGTGATGGAACAACAGCTACTTGTATTATTGCATCTGCAATTGCTGAAGAAGGCTTAAAATGGATTTCAAAAGGTCGTAAATCAACTGAAATTCAGCAAGGTATTAATATAGCTGTTAAAGATGTTGTTGAAGTATTAAAATCTCATTCTAAAAAAGTTGAAACCAATGAAGAAATTAGACAATTAGCAACTATTTCTGCAAACGGCGATGCTGAAATTGGAGATTTTATTGCTAAAGCTATTGAAATTGTTGGTGAACGTGGCGTTGTCACGGTTGAGGAAGCAAAAGGATTAAAAACTGAATTGGAAGTTGTTGATGGCTTACAATTTGACCAAGGTTATCTTTCTCCATATTTTATGACTAATGCAGAAAGACAATTAGTTGAATATGATAATCCATTGATTCTTTTATATGATGGTAAAATTAATACAATTCAATCTATTTTGCCATTGCTTGAAGATGTTATGCAAATTGGTCAACCCTTAGTTCTTATTTCAGATGAAATGGCTGATGAACCTTTGTCAACATTAGTAATTAATAGAATGAAAGCAGGTTTAAAAGTTTGTGCAGTTAAAGCTCCTTCATTTGGTGATATTCGTAAATTTCAAATGGAAGATATTGCAATTTTAACAGGTGGTGAATTTATCTCAACACAAATGGGATATAAATTAGAAGATGTTAAAGTAGAATCATTAGGTTCTTGTGATAAAATTCGTATTTCACCAACTGAAACAGTTATTATTGGTGGACACGGTGATAAAAATGCTGTTTCTGAAAGAGCTGAACAATTAATTGCTGAAATTGAAAATACTGAATCTTCATATGATAAAGAAAAACTTCGTGAAAGACTTGCAAAATTGACTAAAGGCGTTGCTGTTATTAAAGTCGGTGGTGCAACAGAAACCGAAGTTAAAGAAAAGAAAGACCGTGTTGAAGATGCTGTATGTGCAACGAGAGCGGCACTTGAAGAAGGTATTTTACCAGGTGGTGGTGTTTCTCTTGTAAGAGCATATCAAGAAATTAGTAATAATCTTGATTTTGCTATAACAGATGATGAATGGACAGGATATGGTATTGTTCTTAATTCTTTATCTGCTCCAATGAAAAAAATTGCTGAAAATGCAGGAAAAATTGGTGAAGTAATTGTAGAAAAGGTTCAAGATAATGAAACTTATTCATATGGTTATGATGCTCGTAATGATAAATTCTGTGATTTAATTGAAGCAGGTATTCTTGATGCAACGAAAGTTGTTCGTTGTGCATTGGAAAACGGAGCATCTATTGCTGGTTCATTGCTTACTGTTGAAGGATTAATTATTGATGATACAGAAACTAATTTAAAGTTAATGTCGGCAATGAAACCATCACAAATGGGAATGTAATCAGTTGAAAATATTTATAAAAAACCGCCTATATAGGCGGTTTTTTAATGGTTTATTTGTATTTATTAAATACAAATAAAGGATAAATTGATGACTGATGTAAGTAAAATAGATATGGAACGAATTAATGGATTACTTGATAAACTTGAAGAAATAACTAATAAACTTAATTCAATGAAATATGTTATTGAAACAGGTCAATCAGAAGATGGAAGTCAATGGTATCGTGTTTGGTCAGATGGCTGGATTGAACAAGGTGGGCATAAACTTGTTCATAATTATATCTATTTTATAAAAAATTTTTCAAATACAAACTATATTATCGTTGGAAATACTTCCAATGCAACTTCTTCAACAGATGAACAATATTATGCAAATAATTCAGTAAATTTTACGGCAAAAACAAAATCAAGTGCTTATATAAGATTATATAATAATGCTGTATTTGGGATTGATTGGTATGCGTGTGGGTATTAAAATCCTAATTTTGTTCCAGACTTATTAATTGTTAAACATTGTTTACGATTAACACTTGGTGAAACATAAGATACGTGAACCCAACCAGCATTAATATCATTCTTAATATTATCAGTAAATTCAAGAATCAATTGGTCAAAATCAAAATTATCACGAATATAGCAAGCTAAATCATAATTACTCATACCAATAATTTCAATATCAGCAGCTTGACCTTTACAATGTTGAGAAGTTTTTGAACCACCGACAGCTTCATTAAGTTGTTTTCCACGATAACAAGAATTAACTCTTATTGGTTTTCCTAATGCATCTCTTAAAGGTTGCAATACATTTTCACATAAATTTTTCATATTATTATATTCAATTTCTGTTGGAGTATTATCTAATTTTTTAGCTTTTGCAGTATCAGAATATGTTAATTCTGATAAAGTAAAATTTTTTGTAATTTGATTATCCATATTTTAACCTTTGTTTAATGTCTTTTTAATAAGAATATTTATGGAATTTATAAAATGTATAAATAATTCTAGTAATGAAAATTTTTAGGATAAGTTGATGACAGATTTACCAACACTAGCAAACGATTCAGGTTGGCTTTTAATATGGAATGACATTAAAGATTTAGGCCCTTCTTTTTGGGCATTTTTAACAATTTTTAGTTTAGTTTATTTTAAAGAACAAATATGCGGTTTGTTTAAAGCTATTATTAACAAATTAACTTTTAAAAAAACTTCTTTAAGTTATACCAAAAAAGATTTATTAAAGCACCCAATTTTTAGAAATTTAGATTATTGGTTAAATACAGGAATAGATGCAATTAAATTAAAAAATAATTTACATCCAGAAGATGAAGATTATATGGCAAATAAAGAGAAAATGGCAAAAGAAGTTATTCATATTATATATGAAAATGCTCGTGAATCCTTTAAAACTTTTGTTGATGAAATAGATATTGATAATTTAGATTGTGAAGTTGCTTGTTCTTATTTAATGGAATGCTTAACAAAAAATAACATTAATCAAAAAAGAAAATTTTTAGAAAGAGGAATACCTGTAAAATTTTTAAATAAATTTTATATGCTTTCAGATATTACAGAAAAATTAGTTTCTAATTCTGTTAAAAATTTATTTTCTCGTGGTTGTGATACAACACCTGCAACAAAAATGTATTTTGCATTTAATACAATAGATGGTTATTTAAATGTAATATTTAATAATTTATGTGAAACAATTGGTGTTATTAATGGGGATTTAAAAGATGAATTATTTGATGGAAAACCAATGTGTAAATCTTATAAAACAATTTTAAAACCACCTCATCCAACCTATACTTTAATTGTTAAAGAAAAATTAGATGATATTTTAAGAGAATTTAATGGTTCTCGTGCAATGATTTCTAAATACTTTACAAAAGATGGAGAACATTATCATTCAGCAATTTACGAATCAACAATTGTTGGTGTAACAAGTGAAATTGCAAATGTGCAAATGATTAGTGATGATAGAGAAAAAAATATTAAAAATATAATGTCAAAAAGTGGTAATATTGCGGCAGATATAAGTAAATTTGGAGCAAATACTATTGAAAGATTTAATATGCGAGGTGTTAAAGGTATATTTTTAGCTCCAATATATAATGATGGTAAAATTGATGGAGTTTTAAGTATTGAATATATATCAATTGAAAAATTTGATAAAGCTATTGAAGATGAAGATTTAGATGAAAAATTAAAAAAATATGCAGATGAATTTGCTCCTTATATATTATATCCTCAACATTATAAATTCTAAAAGAAAAGGGCTATATAGCCCTTTTCTTTTTATTTTCCTGAATGGATTAATGCTTCACAAACTGCAATTCTCTTATCTAATTCGTGCAACTTTTCGTGTAAACATTTAATTTCAAAAGACTCGTTACTTGTATTAATCATAGAAGTAACTAATGGAATATAAAGTTTTGCAAGATTCATAAAATCTGATGTTGAAGAATCTTTTTTAATTTCAACATTGTTTTCACAAATTTGAGTTTGTGATGTTTCTTCATCTTTAACTTTAATTTCTGTCTTTTCTTCAGACATTTCAGGAACGTTATTACCACGCATCATTCCATTACTCATCATCATTTTTTGCTCCTTTTATTTCTTCAAGTAATTTAATTATTCGTTCAAAATAAATTTTATCTTGCTTATTTAATTCTGCCATAATAGAGTTGTTATCAATCTGCTGGATATTTAAATATGAGTTATAAAAACCTAATGCAATGGAAATTAAATTTAATGCATCTAACATATTATCGTTCTGAACAACTTCGGTATGAATTTCATCAATTTTTTGTTCAATTGTTAGTGGTAGATTTATCATTTTCATCCTTTATAAAAATATCTTTTAATGATAATAAATCTTTCATTTGTGTTGAATTTAACACATTTGATTGAATATGCTTATATGCCTTATTCACTACCATATTAATTGTTTTTTTACCAGTATCAGTAAAAAGTATCCAACCAATAAACATATCTCCAATAAATCTAAGCATCTCTTTCCTTTTCTAATAAAAGATTATCAATTCTTGATTTAATATTTAATAATGTTGCCTGTATTTGTGATAAATCTATATTCATCTCATTTTTATCATCTTCATTATTTTCAAACATTCTTGTTAATGTATCTAATTTTGTAGATATTTCATCAACATTTGTTGATAAATCAACACTATCTTCTAAAGATTTAGGATAGATAGATGTTTGAATATTAGATAATGTATTAATTAATTTTTGTTGATTTTCAACTAAATCATTAATCATATCAGCAAGACCCAAAGTATTTGTATAAACCATTTGTAATAAGCAATGATTATATTTTGGACAAGTAAGACATTTTTTAACATTAAATTTACAATTCATTTTAATCCTTTTCAGATGCCTTTACTCATAAAGAATAAAGGCATACAACAACTTATTCCTTTTTATTTTAGAATTTCAAACAAGGTGATAAAACAGTCATATGTGATGGGTCTGTTCCAAACACTAATGTTAATCTTTTACGACATTTTAAGCTATTTGCACGTACATAATTTCCCATTTGTAAATAAACAGGATAAGGTGATGAATTAATTACTAACATCACTTGTGGATTATCACCTGCTGGAATTTCAGGAATTGATTGGCAAATATCTAAAGTAAAAACTTGACCATTTGTTAAAGTAGCATTTGGTAAAGTAATTAATAAATTAGATGTTGCATCAGCAGTTGCGGCGTTATATGCTACTGCTGTACTTTTAACGTGTAATATATCACAAAACATAATAATTCTCCTTGTAATTCAAGGGTGATGGTGAATAATCATCATCACCCGATTTAATTATATTATCTTAATTAAGATAATACGTTACCATTGCATCCGCAACCGTAAAAACCGTAAGGCATACCATTGATACCTAAACCGTTAATTACAGCGGCATTTGGACAAACAGCACTTGTTGCATAAACTTCTGGTTGTTTAGCCATTCTGCAAGAGATAGAAGCTAATTGAGCTTCAATTGCACCGAATTTCGCATCAGAATATAATTTGTTTTGTAACATCATATTTTCTCTTTGAGATTCAGATAATTTATCTCTTAAATCTTGGTAAGCATAGAAGTCAATTTTTGCATTTGTTGTAGCAGAAGTTGCTTCTACAACATTGCGAGTTTGCTGAGCTTGGTCAATAATTCTATAATTTGTTTCAGCGGCAGTAATTAAGCCACGTCTTTCAACTTCACAGTTTGAAGCTCCGCAACTTAATGAAGCATCACGACCTTGTAATTGACCTAATATATCACCAGCTAAAAAACTTCCAGCTCTGTTACCATATCCGCCAAAACCAAAACCGTTTCCGCCAACAAAGAACCATAAAATTAAGATTAAGAAAATTACCCAACCCCAACTAAATGTAGTATCATTTGACATCATTTCGTTCATAATAATATCTCCTTTTATAATAATATTTTAATAAACATAATAATATTGAGTCCTATTTGAAAGAATTTAGACCTTTTCTAAATCTTTCTAAATCATCATTCTGACTCGTTGGGAATGATGAAGTTTGAGATTCATTAGAGTATGTTGTAGGATTAGTTGACTGATTATTCAACATTTGTTCCAATGAATCTATCTTTTGTAAGGCAACTTTTTTATCTATTCCAATCATAGGTAATAAAAAGCTATACATTGGATTGTTTAAGTAACCTTTAATTTTTTCTAAAAAACCTGGGTCAATATTTGCTTTAGATAATGCTTCAGTTGGATTGTTTACTGAATTTAGCAGAGTTCTTGCTTTTTCTATTGACTGTGATAGGTTGCTCTGTTGATTTTGATTCAGATTGAATTTCTGTGTTAACAAATTCGCTATTTGATTCATATTCATTATTTTCGCCTTTCATAATATTTTCATCAGTATTCTTTTGTAAATTATCCAATTTCTCTTGCATCATCTGCATTTGGGTAAACATTGCTTGCATCATTTGTTGTTGCTCTTTAGCAATATCTTCTGGAGTTTTCTCCTTTTCAATGACACCAAGTTCAATCAATTTATTATAATATGTGTTTAATAAATCTAACGTATCTTGATATTTTTTCATTGTTACACCAACGATTTGCTTGTTGCCATAAAAGTCCGTTGAAACAATATTATCACCATCTATTGAACCACCAAAAAAGGTGTTATAAAATGATAATTTTTCATAAGATGTATTCATTTTTAACCTCTCAATTTAATCGTGATGTCCTTCTCACAAAAATATTTATTGACCAAAATTAAATGAAATTTGAGATAAAAATGAGATAACTTATTGTTTTTACTTAATAAATTTTTTTTAAAACTATTTTCATATTGAAAACTAAATATTAAGAATTATGTGCTACGCTTCTAAAGAATTATTAATACCTCTTTTATTATTGTGATAGTTTTATAACAAACAGAAGTGAGGTTAAGAATGAAAATACTAATTTTAGATGATGAGAAACTATATGTTACTGGACTAAAAGAATTATTAAAAAGATTTAATATTGAATGTGATGTTGATGCGTACTGTGATTATTTGGCAGTTAAAAATAATGTTGATTTTAATATGTATGATTTAATTTTTATTACAAAAACTAACAAAATAGATATGCAATCTCTTATTAAAACTATTACAAATAGTAATACGAAATCAAAAATTGTTATTTTTACATCAGAATATATTTCATCAGATGTTAAAACATATATGGCGTTTAATGTTGCTGGTTATATTTCTAAAAAGTATTCAAATGATAAAATTTTCAATATAATAAACTTAATTATGTTAAATGAAAATTATTTTCCTAATAACTTAATAATGAAATCATTTAATAATATTGTTACAAATAAGCAGATAGATGTTATTAAGTTGATTAATAAAGGATTATCAAATAAACAAATTGCTTATGAATTAAATATATCTGAATCCACGGTTAAAGTTCATATAACAAATATACTAAAAAGAATGAATTGTTTTAATAGAGTACAGATGATTAATAAAGCAAAAGAATTAGGTATTGATTTAAATTAAGAGAGGTAAAATCCTCTCTTTTTATTTTTATTTCAACCCAATCAATAAGGTTATACAAACATTTATTAAATAAATAATCATATATAATGTAAAAGGTTTATTTAAAATGGCAAAGAATACAAAGCAGATAGCATTAATGCAACATAGACGTGGAAATCAAAGTGAATTGACTGATTTACACGAAGGTGAATTTGGTTTAGCAACTGATACTAATAGCCTTTTTATTGGTAATCCAAATAATCCAAAATTAAAAGAAAGAATTCAATCAAATACTTTTCCATATGGTAATATTCAAGTATTAACTGAATTTAGTGATAATTTGGAAATGATAAAATATGTTTTTTCAAATGGTAGTGAAAGCAATCTTCCAATTATTGTAACAGGTTCTAAATTATATCCATCAATTCCTGCTGGAACAACAATTGTAATCAATGGTCAAACTATAACTTTTGATAAAGAAACTGATGCCCAAGGATTTTGTGATATTATTAATTCATTAAATTTAGATGTTAAAGCACAAGTTGTTGAAGGTGGAAAAATACAATTAATTAGTAATGGAGATACTCTTGTTTTAGAAAATGGAGAAGGTCAAGAACAAGGTGGTATTTTAGATATTATTGGTATCACAACTGATTCAAGTTATACTGAAAATGCTAATCCGCCATCTGATAGAACTATTCAAGAAGTTTTAGATGATTATTGTTCAGTTAAAAACTTTGGTGTGTTAGGAGATGGAACAACTGATGATTCAGATAGTTTTTATAATGCAATTTTAACTGTTTTTTGTTCAGATAATAAACCAAATTGTTATAAAACAATGCTTGTTCCTGCGGGAGAATACATTATTAATTCTAAACCTATTGCATTGCCAACTGGTATTCATTTAAAAGGTGAAGGAATTGATAGAACAATTATTAAAACTAATAGTTATGAAAATGGTTTAAATATATTATTAACAACATTAGACAGTAATTATGTATTAAGTGATTTATCAGCAACAAATAAGTATGGTGTTAATGGAGAAATTGCTCATAATATTATTGTTGAAGATATGACATTTGATGTATCTGAAAGTACATTAGAAACTGTTTTACTATTAGGTTCAACTTTTGATGTATGGTTTAAAAATGTTAAATTTGTTGGCTATTCAGACGTTCAAAATGGAAACGGTTCAACATTAGTTAATATTTACAAAACACAAGGATTACAAGATTCATCACATATACATTTTTTTGATTGCATATTTGAAAATGGTAAAAATGGTGTAAGTATATCAAATAATTTAAGTTGGTTTTTATTTAATAATTGTTTATTTAAAGATATTACAAATCAAGCGTTAAATATTACTGCCTTTAATGATGCTGGAAAAACATCTAATGGTTCATTTATTAGTAATAAATTTACTAATTGTTCATTGGGAAAAAATATTATTACTTTAAGTAATAGAACAGAATATTTAACATTTATTAATACTTTATTTGATAAAGAAGTTACTGAAACAAATACTGTTGCAACTCGTTTTTCTAATAATTCAGAATTAAATAATATTGATACATTAGACCCAGAAATGAGTTCAAAAAGAATTTATCAATTTGGTTTTTATCAACCTAAATGGGTATTTTTAGATTATTTAGCAACTCCAAATGGAGATTATTTAGTTAAAGGACTTTATAATACTGAAATTGTTAATGGTCAAGAAGTTGTTAAACCATTAACAAATGGTTTAACTATTGAACAAGGCGATGAAACTAATAATAATAAAGTTGCCGTTACAGGAACAAATTTAATAGGTGATGTTTCTATTGGTTCAGGGTTTTATGGACATTTAGAATTAGGTGGAAACTCAATATCTTATCCTGATTGGGAAATTGGAGTTGAATATAATGTTAATGATTATGTTCAAATACCATTTGAAATAGGTTATAAAATTTTTGTATGCTTACAAGCTCATACTTCATCAACTGATATAACAACAGATAATAGTAATTATTGGAAATTAGAAAATTATTATACTCCATCAATATTATTAGATAAAACATTAGATTTAAATGGTAATCCAATACGTAGTTATAAGAGTGGACAAAAGATTACTTTCCAAACAACAAGAGATAATTATTTAGTTATTGATGATTCAACACATACAGGATTATCATATGCTGAACGTATTGCTTCAGATAATGATGCTATTCCTAATGTTGAATATGTTAATAAATTAGCATCAACTGAAAATCGTTTAGGTATTGATTATCAAGCTATTCAAACAATTAATAAAACAAGAATTCCTTTAATTTTCTTTGATAAAGGAATTTATGGAGATTTTGTTAATTTAAAACAAATATCAATTAATATTAGACGACCATTTTATTCTATTGTGAATAAAATTAATCAAGATACATTAACTTGGGAATCAAATTTATCATATGCTGTTGGTGATATTGTAAAACATAATGAAACATATGATGGAGTTGAAGAAACTTATTATTATATGTGTAGTCAAGCTCATATTTCATCATCATCTTTTGATGAAGATGCAGGCAGAACTGGTAAAATATCAATGTGGGAAGATGTTTATGCACAAGGAAAAGATTTTGACACGGGATTAACTGTTGATTTAAAAGATATTAAATATGTTTCTATTGTTGCATCAAATAATGAAGATTCAGCTCGTTTATTATTTAATAGAAATATATTAGATGTAACAAAAAGAGATATTAATGGTAAGTATTACCAAAATTGGGCTACAAGTGTTGAATACAAAGTTGGTGATAGAGTAGCTTATCGCGATAGATATTATGAATGTAAATTGGCACATACTTCATCTGATGCTCACGAATTATTTAATTCAACATATTGGTTCGTTATCCCAGAAACAGGTTATGACTTTATTTTTAACTTTGAAAGAGATTTACAAAAAGTTAATCCAACAACTTTTGAAATTATTGCAGATGATACTGATTATACATTAGAATATAATTTTTCTGATTATACTTTGTATTTGGAATTATTAGATGAAAATATGAATTTAATTAATAAATTCATTCCATTAAGTAATGTTGATGATTCATCTGCGGTAATTCAAGTTTCAACTGCTGGAACAATTTTAATTACTGTTGACTATTTACGTGGTAAAAAATAATATTATTGTTGAATAAAGGATATAAATGAAAGTAAGCACATTGTTACAAGAAAGATTAGTTAATTCATCTTGGTTAAAAGATGTATCTTATTATGGTCGCCGAAATCGTTTTTTTCCAGGTGAAGAAATTATCACATTTAAAGTTCAAAAAAATCCAAAAACATATATTGTAAGAGGTTTAACACGAAAAGATTATTTAGATTGGATTAAATCACCATCAAAAGGTAAGTTTTATCACGCTATTAAACATAAATTTAATCGTGATTGGTATCTTAAAAATCCATTTAGAATTATTTCATATGCAAAAGTTAAACCTTTTAAATAATCAAAAATCTGCCAAGTTTGGCAGATTTTTTTATTTTTCCTATTGACAAGTAATTTTTATATGTTATATTAACCTTATCAAAAACAACAATGAAAGGTTAATAAAATGAAAAAAGTTTCTTTGAAAAAGGCAATTGAAATTATTGGTGGAACAGATATTGAGTTAAAAGCTGGCTATTATTACTGTTCAGGATTTTTTAATTTGGATGGTCAATTGTACTACATTTCAACTGCTGATGTAAGAACTTGTCCAATGACAAATAATAATTTTATTATGTTTCGGACAGCAAAAAATCGTCAAGATTATACTGGTGGAACTAATTTATGGTATTTTAATGAATTGTTAGCTAAAAAAGGCTATGAAATTGGTTCTTGTCGTTACAAAACTGCTTAATAAGGAATAAAATAATGTTATATGCAATTGTTTACATAGATACATTGAAAAATGTTCATTTTAAAAATGATGAATATGATTCTATAATTGAAGATTGTCAAATAGATTTTCAAATTAAAGGTTTATTTCGCTCAAAAGAAAATGCTGAAAAATTCTTATCATCAATAGAATTATTTCCTTCACAGCATAAAATTATAGAAATTGAATCTGATTTTTAGGAGTAAAAAATGCGATATTTTATAGATGTTAATCCTGTTTCTGCTGGAAAAAGTGGTTTGATTATTGAAGGTAAAAAAACAAAGTTATCTCTTGATAGTAGTTATTGTGATAAATGTGATTTATCATATTCTGATTATTTAAATCCTGAAACAGGTGAGGTTGAAGTTGAAACATTTACCAAAGTTTTATTAAATGCTTCAAAATATAACAAAACACTTAAAGAGGAGTTAAAATTATGAAATATATCATTGAACTAATTATGACAGATGAGTATGGTAATACAAATAATGAAGTTTTACCTTGCGAAACAATTGAGGAATTTCAGAAATCAAAAGAAATGTTTGAAAACAAAGAATTAAAATTAAAACTTTATGAATGTAAAGAAATTGAGGTTGATGGAGAAGTTTAATTGAAAAATAAAAAAATAGGAAATTATAAATCAAAGAAAATTATTACATCACATATTAATAAAGAAATAAAAAATATTAAAAATGATATTAAAGAAATGAAATCTTCTTTTATGGAAGAAAGAAAATCTTATTGTCAAATATATAATTCTGAAACAAATTCATTTGTTTTTAAATCATTAAAAACAATAAATGAAAATGATTATATTTCAAAAAATAAATTAATACCTAAAGAAAAACCAATAGAAAAAAGCTGGCATATTTTTTATGATAATGCATTAGATATTAAATTTATTGGTATAGATAATGAAATTCATACAGTTAATTTAATGAATATATTGTTTATTGGTATTGGATATAATAAATTATTTGATTATGTAGCAGATTCAGATATTGAAAGAATACATATACCAACTATTCCTCATAATGGAATACCAAAACAACAATTTTTAGTTTTAAATACTTTTGATAATTGTACATATCTAATTAATGAATCTTTTCATTCATTTATGAAACGATTAAGAACAATTGAAGAAAATTATAAACAATATTTTCCTGTTGAAATGAATGATGGAGATGAAAAAATTTGTTGGCTTCAAACTTCTAATGGATATGAATTTTTTGGTAAAGTAAAATTAGAACAAGAAGAAAATTGGGAAGATTTTATGTTTATTAAAAAATATAATCCGAAGATTAAAAAATTTGAAAATTTGGAAAGAAGAAGGGTTAAATGTTTTGGTAAAAAATATTGTACTCCAGACCGTCATTGTTGGAATGTACCAAATAATTATCCAAATATGTTCTTGACAAATACTTTAATTAATATAGAATATAAGGAAAGAATTTAAAGGAGAATATAAATGAGTAATGATAATTTAGGCGATAGAATGAAAACTTATGAAGCATTGACAACTTCAACAATGTTAATGCCAAGATTGCCTGTATATGTTAGATTAGATGGGCGTGCATTTCATACTTTTTGTCGTGGTTTGGATAAACCATTTGATATGGAATTTGTTGCGGTTATGAGAGAAGTTTGTAAAGATTTAGTTAAACAAACTAATGCCAAACTTGGTTATGTTCAATCTGATGAAATTTCTTTGGCTTGGGAAGATATGAGTAAAGCACCATTTGATGGTAGACTGTTTAAATTAACTTCTGTCTTGGCATCAATGGCAACAGTATCTTTTGTTTTGAATTGTATGAAATATCCAAAACTTACAGAAAAAGTTGAAAATCTTAAACCAAACTTTGATTGCAGGGTTTTTCAATTGCCAAATATGGTAGAATTAGCAAATGCTTTTGTTTGGAGAGAAAATGATGCCGCAAGAAATGCAGTATCAATGGTTGCACAAGCTAATTTTAGTCATAAAGAACTTCAAGGTAAATCAACTGCTGAAATGAATGAAATGCTGTTTCAAGAAAAAGGCATAAATTTTAATGATATAAAACCATATTTAAAACGAGGTTCTTATTTTAAAAGAGTAAATGTAAATAAAGTTCTTGATGAAGAAACTTTATCAAAAATACCTTTGGATAAACGTCCTGAAAATGGTATAGTAGTCCGTAGTGAAGTTCAAGAAATGCAACTTCCTATAATGAAAAAAGTTGAAAATAAAGTTGAAACATACTTTTATGATGCTGAACCAATTATGTATGGAGTTGAATAATGGTTGAATTTAAAGATTTTATGGATTTTGTAGATACTATTATTGAGCCAATGATTATTAAAAATAATGGAAGAATATTGAAATATTGGCTCAATAAAGATGCAAATGTATATGAAAATTATATTGAAGTTAATGTCAATGGAATACAACTTTTTATCAATGATGATGAAAAAGAAATTTCCGTTGTTGAACATTTTCCTGCATCAGGTTCAGTTACTGAAATTCTTTTGATGAAAAATTGTTCATTTGATGATTACTATAATGTAATTAAAACGATTTATAGGATTAAATAATGATTTGGTTTACAAGCGATTTACATTTAGACCATTAAATCAATAAATACTCATATAATAAAAGGAGAAATATATGGGTAGAAAGAAAAGTATTAAAGAACCTAATTATATATGTTCTAATTGCAAGAAACCATTTTTTAGATTTCCATCAACAGTTAGAAATGAAAATGCTGTTTTTTGTTGTAAAAAATGTTTTTATGAGTATATGAAAACTTCTATGTTAGGAGAAAACAATCCTAATTATGGTAATAAATGGGATGAAAAAACAAAACAAAAAGTATCAGAAATTGTAAAACAGAGATATATTAAAAGACCAGAACTAAAAGAATTATGTGCAGTTAATAAAGGTAAAAAATTATTTGAAACAAGTAAAAAGTTAAAAGAATATTACAAAACACATAAGCCAACAATGTATGGAAAAAAACTTTCAGAAAAATCTAAAAAAATTATTGGAGAAAAATCTAAGAAAAAATTTACTACTGAATATAAAGAACGAATGAGAAAGCAGTATGAAACGCTGGGTTATTGGATACCATTAGAAAATAAAGCTGATAAAGAAATTTATTATAAAGAAGCAAATTGGAAACAAAATATGTTTAATTTAATTGATGATGAAAATCAATTAAAATTATTAACTGACTATAATGTATTTAATTCTATTACAAATCCAAAAGGTGTTGTTAGAGACCATATGTATAGTAGAAGAAGTGGCTTTGAAAATGGTGTTTTTCCTGAAATATTAAGACATCCTTGTAATTGTCAAATATTAACAAATAGAGATAATATAATGAAAAAAAGACAAAAATATATTGATGGAAATCACTTGACATTAGAGGAATTATTTAATAAAATCATCAATTATAAAAAAGAATGGTATGAACAAGATTTAGTTATTAAATTAATAGAGGATTATAAAAATGGTAAAAGATGGATTAACAAATATAGAAAGGAGTAGATGTCCGAAGTATTTTTTTACTTCGGACCTTTGACTCCATTTAGACCATACTAATTCAATTAAACATTCAAATAGACCATTTTCATCCGTTCAGCAAATGAATGAAGAAATTATTAAACGTTGGAATAAAAAAATTGATATAAATGATGTCGTATATGTTTTAGGAGATGTTTGTTGGGGTTGGAATTCAAATCAAATTCAACAAACATTTTCTAAAATGAATGGAATTAAATATTTAATAATTGGTAATCACGATAAACTAACACCTCATCAAAAATCAAATGTATGGGCAGAAATTGTACCTTATAAAAGAATTACAATTGAAGATAAAAGAGTTATTTTATCACATTATCCAATTGCGGAATGGGATTGTGCGTGGCATCAATCAATTCATTTATATGGTCATACCCACGGAAAATTTAATTTAGCTGAATTTACAAAATTAATGCCACATCAAAATACTAAATGTATGGATGTTGGGGTTGATACGCATAATTATGAACCTTGGTCGTGGGAAGAAATTAAAGAAAAATTAGAAATTATGTAAAAATGTGTTGACAAGTATTTTTTCTATGTTATATTACCATTATCAAATGATGATAATGGTTTTTAATGAAAGGAATTTTAAAATGGCTGAAGTTAAAGTTGGAGATACATTTTCAAGATACCACGATTGGTCTAATAGCGTATTAGATTACTAGAACTGTTACTAAAGTAACTGAAAAAAGTATTTGGATGAAAGATGCTTCTGGAAATACATACAGAGTAAAAAATACTGGTGCTAATGGTTATTATATGCCAATTTTAAAAGGTTTTACTCTTAAAAACTATTTTACTTTTGATGCAAAATAATAGTAAAAGAGAGATTGAAATGATAAAAGAATATATAATTTCAAAAAGAAATCATAAAAAAGTGTTTGGTTTGTGTCCAACGATGAATTTTAGATATGGGTTGAAAAGGTTTAAATATTATCTTGATGAAGATGAGAAATATTTAACTATTAAGACATATTATTCGTGGTTAATGTTTCCATTTATGGTTATTATGTTTATTCCAAGCATTTTAATTTGTGGAATGCCAGAAACATTAAGTTCAATAAAAGAAGTTATATATGGTATGAAAGCTCCTTATTTGGTTGATTCTATATGTAAAACTTTTCATAATGGAAAAGAAAATGAAATGTTCAGTAATTTTATGAAATATGCTAAAAAGAAAGGAAACTAAAAATGTTTAAATGGTTTAAAAGAGATGAAAATTTGGAAGATTATGATGAAGATGATTCTTACACCAAAAGAGATTTTAAAATCACTTTATTAATTGTTTTGGGAATTTTCTGTCTTTGGGGTTTTGGTAATTTTATGGCTGATAAAGTGTCGTGTGCTTATACTGGTTATACTTATGAAAAAAATACAAAACGTCCTATCTTTTCGGAATGTTTAATTCAAATGAAAGATGGTTCATATGTTCCTTTGGAAAGATATATCAATCGTGTTTTAACTTTTAATGATTTGGGAGAATAAATAGTGGCTTGGATAATTAAAGATTGTGAAGCAAAAACTCCTTCATATGAAGTAATTTGGAGTGATAATATTCATAATTTTTATTCAAAAATTGGATGGAGATATGAAGTTTATAAAACAGATACTGTTCATATTCCAACTGATAAAGAATCACCTGTTTTTTATTTTAAAGGGAATAAGTGTAATATAATTACAGGATATGATTTTGCTTATTCTATTCTTGAAAATATAACAGAAATTAAATTTAGTGAAGATGAATTAAATTCTAATCCAAAATTTAAAAAATTGCTTGACTTGATTGAAAATTACAAGTATAAAGATGAAGTAGTTTCTATCACAAAAACATTTAAAAAGAATAGTATTTTTAAAAAAGGTAGAACTAAGTATAATATTAAATTCAATGGATTTGTTGTAGAGGAAACTGACAAAATTATTTCTGAAACAGCAACTTCATTTGTCGTAACAGAGAAGGATAAAAGATATGAGTAAAATGTTTATGTTATTAACAATTTTAACTCCGTTTTTAATTGTAATTTCGTGTATTGCATCAGCATTTTTTGGCGGAGTTGCAGGGTGGATTGTTGGTTTTGTATTTGAAGATACAATTCTTGGAATTTTAGCTCAAATGGGAATTACAAATGTTACAATGTTTCAAGTCGGAGCATTTTTGGGATTTGTAACAAGCTTTTTAAAAGAAACTATTAAAGTATCAAAATAAGAGAGGAAAAAATGTCAGAAGAAGTAAAAGAAAAATTGTTTAGTGAAATTGGAAAAGGTAACGAATGGGTTAGACCAGAACATATTTATGTTATTAAAAGAACTGGTGTTGATTATGCACAGTATTGGTCAGAAAATACTAAAAATTTTGGGCCTTTGCTTGAAGCAACTTCTTATAATGAAATGCCATCAGTTATTCCAGAAAATGGAGAAGTCGTTGAATATAGAAAAATGATTGGTGTAAATTAATTTTTATAATCTGCGAGTGACAGATTTAATCCTAAATTTATTTAGGAATCACTCATTATTTTTAAGGATTAAATATGAATAATATTGAAATTAGTAAATATCTAAGTTATATTTTACGTCATAAACCTGAAAATATTAATTTAAAATTAGATAAAGAAGGATGGGCAGACATACAATATATTATTGATAATTCAAATATGGAATTATCTTACAATATTATTAAAGAAGTCGTTAATACTAATGATAAACAAAGATTTTCTATTTCTGAAGATGGAAAGAAAATCAGAGCTAATCAAGGACATACAACAAACAAAGTTAATATAACTTTTAAAAAAGAGATTCCACCTGTTATTTTATATCACGGAACAAAAGAAGAATATCTTTCATCTATAATGAAAAAAGGACTATTGCCAATGGAACGACAATATGTTCATTTATCAAAAGATATTGAAACAGCTAAAAAAGTTGGTGATAGAAGAAAAGGAAAAACCATTATTTTATCAATAAATACAAAACAAATGTTTGCAGATAATATTGATTTCTTTTTATCAGATAATAATGTTTGGCTTGTTAAAAAAGTTAATAAAAAATATATTGATATTATAACAGAAAAATGATATGTATAAAAAGAAGGACATTAATTTATATATTATAAAATATTTAATAAATTATAAAAAATATTTTTAATTTAAATAAGTAAAAATCATCAATTAAGGATAATTAATGTTTAAATATGATAATAATTGCTATAATGGTGATATTGGAGAAATGATTGTAGCAACTGAATTAATAAAAAATAATATTGATGTATGTAAATCTTTAATGAATAACAGAATGTATGATTTTATTATTGTATCTAATGGTGGAAATGGTAAATTATATAAAATACAAGTTAAATCTTCCAATACATTTGATGGAGAAAAAATTGTATTTAATTTAAAAACAACACGATTAATTCAAGGTAAATGGATTTATAAAACTTATCAAAATGGAGAAATAGATTATTTGTTTTGTGTTAATAATATAACATCTGATGTTTTTATTTTTGAACCAAATGATTTTATTAATAGAACATCTATAACATTAAGATATGATAATACAAACAAAGATAATTATTATAAAAATTATCTATTAAGTATAAATATAAATAAAATAAGGGTATAGTGTAACGGTAGCACTCAAATCTCCAAAATTTGCAGTAATTGTTCAAATCAATTTGCCCTTGCCAAGTTTCCCATTCTATGTTTGGGAGATTACATACATAAATCTAACACACGAATGATAGGGGCAACCATCCAAAAGGCTAATAGGAATTTTCTTAGGTAAGTCGTGATAACCGAAAGACAGAAACAGTAAGACACAGTTGACCTAACCTTGCCCAAGGCTGTAACATAGACGATAAAGTAGTATGTAATCATTAAGCTAACCTTTGTATGTGAATACTTGTTGGATAAATAGCATACGTTAATAAAGGTTATCCAACCGTTAGGTTAAGTTGTAGGTTCTTTTAATCGGAGTGAAAAGAACCTTCATATATGCGACTTTCGTATAATGGTTAATACAAGACCTTGCCAAGGTTTAGATGCGAGTTCGATTCTCGCAAGTCGCTCCAATGCGGTAATGGTATAATGGCTATTACGTTAGCCTTCCAAGCTAAATATGTGGGTTCGATTCCCACTTACCGTACCATTTTATAAGTCTGGTGGTAGAATGGCTATACAGCGGTCTGCAAAACCGTATATCTGAAAAGATGATGCGAGTTCGAATCTCGTCCAGACTTCCAAAATAATATATTGACAATTAATAATTTATAATATAATCTCCATATACAAATTATGGAGATTTTTATATAATTAGGAGAAATTAATGTTTAATTTTTTAAATAAATTTAAAAAGACTGCATATGAAAAAGATGATTTAAATAAAACTGGAAAATGTTTTTTATGTCCAGAAGATGATGACGAAAATATGTTTAATCTTTTTGGTATTGAAGTTTGTGAAGGATGTTATCACGATTTATTAAATCATATGGGTTATAAAAATATTGATGATTTGTTAGATTGTGATAAAAAACAATTGATGAAATTTTTAAATAAATTAGCAAATAGTAAAAAATAATTGTTGACATTATTTAAAATAAATGATATAAATATATTCATAAAAAATAATTGGGCGTATGGCGGAATTGGTAGACGCATCAGACTTAAAATCTGACGGGGGTAATCTCCATCCGAGTTCGACTCTCGGTATGCCCACCAATAATAAACATTGGGCTTGTGGCGGAATTGGTATACGCAACAGACTTAAAATCTGTCGGGAGTATTCTCTTGTGGGTTCGAGTCCCACCAAGCCCACCAATAAGAATAGATATATTTGCATATTAAATGTGAATATATCTATTTTTTATAAAAAATGCTTGCAAATATTCAAAAAAATGTTATGATATTTTAAAATAAAAAAGGATATTACAAATGTTAACTATTAATGATATAAAACAATATATCAAAAAAAATACAGATGAAACAACACAATATAAATTAATTCAACTTATTTTAAAAAATGACTTATATACATTAATTGATATTATTGAAGAATTATGTAAATACAATTCTAATAAAGGTTTGGCAGGAAAATTTTTTGAGAAACTTTTTAAAGATGTGTTTACAATTAATCATAAAAATATCAAAACCATTACAACTAATGGAAAGATTGAAAAAATTTATAAACCAATACCTTGTTCAGGTAGTCATAATGGTGATATATCATTTTTAATTGAAAATGAGTGGTACATTGGTTCATCAAAAATTAATATTTTAAGCAAAAGTAAATCCACACTTTCTGTAACTCATAGTGAAATTTCTGCTGAATTGAAAAAATATTCTAATGTATTAAATGTTACAAGACACGGACTTATTTTTACATCATTACCTATTAATATTTTAGAGTTAATGAAATCTTGTATCGAAACAAATGATGTTTTTGATTTATCTATTGTATTTTTAGATATGAGAAAAATTAATAAGCAATATATTACAAAAAATGAAATATATAATTCATCAATTAAACTTATTGACTTTAATATGTATTATGTTAAAGCTCAAAAAATAATTGATGAATATGGAGATGTTGAAAAAGTATTCAATACTATATACATAAATAATTCACCTATTAAATTAAGATTAAGACAAGAAGAAGCCGTAACAACTATTTTAAAACTTTTACAAAATGGTAATAAAAGTGTGTTATTAAATATGCCTTGTCGTTCAGGAAAAACAATTATCTGTGCAGAAATTATTAAAAGATATTTTGGTGAAAACTATAAAGGAAAAACAATAGTTTATCAATGTTTTATTCCTGAAATTTATAATGGTGTAATTGAAGATTTTAGAAAGATTTTTTCTCCTGATAAAATTAATATTTGTACTAACTTAGATAAAAAAATTAAATTATGTTTAGATAAATTAAATGTTGTATTTTTGTCAGTTCAATATAGCTATAATTCATCAATTAAAGCACAAGCTAAAACAATCTATGAACAAACAAATTTATTTGTTTATGATGAAGCTCATTTGGCTTATGGTTCAGAAAAACAACAAAAAATTATTAATTTATTACCAAAAGATTGTAAATTAATTTTATGTTCGGCAACACCATATACAAATTCATTATATGGTAAAAATGGTTATATGTTTGATGAAATTGATAGATTGAATGATATTTGTAATGGTAATATGGATTATTACAATAATCCAACAGTTATTTCTTGTTTGTTTCAACCAGAAACAAATGCTATTGATGTTCAATATAATTCAATTTCTGAAATGGTTGCAAATCCTATCCATCTTGAAAAAACTTTAACTTCTTTAATTAATACATTAAAGAAAGGTATTAAAATTGATGGTTTTAAAAAAATTATTCGTAATCATTTTAATAATAAAACGATTTTTAATGATGAGCCATCAATTCAATATCCAACCAATATTCAAATGATTTGTAATAATTGTGAAGAATTAGCATTAATTGTTAAATGCTTGCAAAAATTAGAAAATTATGGTGTTGATGTTGATTTTTCTTGTACAAATAAAGATATAATGGAAGAATTAAGTAATCAAATTGATTTAAAAGCAATTGATAGAGTTAATAATTTTTTTGATTGTTTTAATGGAAGAATAAAATTTTTCTGTACAGTAAAACAATGCACAATTGGAACAACTATTAAAAAAAATCACGCTATTATTATGATGAATGATTCAAAATCATTTTCAAACTATATGCAATGTATGGGGAGAGTTCGCCAAGCATTTAAAAACAATGATGGAAAATATCAGCATATTACTTTTTTTATTGACCCATTAAAAGAAAGATTTCTTCAAATGGCGAATATATCTATTGCTTCAAATGGTAATGGAAATTTTACAAAAAATAATAGAGAATTAAAATATTTGCTTTCAACTTGTATGGAAATTCAGTATCAAGAAATTAATATGATTGATGAAACAAAACTTATTAATCAAATGATGGATGCATATTATAGCCCGAAATGTATTCAACACTTGTTTGATTCATTAACAAATGACATAGTATTTAAACAATTTGGAAGTTTAAAAGACTTTACATTTGAATTTTTTACTAAAAAGAAAAATAATAATGTATTTGAACCAAAAATAAAGTATACTAACGGCATTGATGTTATTAGTATTGAAAATAATAATAGACAAGATAAGTCTATTGAAGTTTCAAATGAAAATAGAATTTTAACAGAAAAAGATATTGAGCAAGCTAAAAAGTTACTTGATATGCTTTTATCATATTGTTCTATGATTTTAATTACTATGAATATTGATGACCTTTTATTGGTTCAAGAAAAAGGGATTGTAACAGGTATAAATGATTTTTTAAATCAGCCATTTAATAATAAATTATTATATAATGTTTGGTTTCCAAAAGAATCATATAAAAATAGTGAAAGTTTTTCAGATATTATTAATAACATTGATAAAATTATAGATTCAACTGAATTTATAAATAAATTAAATCATATAAATAATGCATTAGTAAAAACGTGGGGAACACAAGAATACTATGCTTTAAAAAGGATTATAATGGAAAACAATGCTATTAAAGAATTTGGAGAAGTGTTTACACCTGAATGGTTAGCAAATAATATGATTGATTTAATACCACAAGATTGTTTAGAAAATGAAAATTCAACATATCTTGAACCGTGTTGTGGTAGTGGAATATTTTTACAATTATTGCTTGAACGAATAATGAAATCATTAGAAAATAAAATTCCTAATGAAATAGAGCGTGTAAATCATATCATAACTAATCAACTTTATGGGGTTGAATTACAAGAAAAGAATTATATTTTAACTCTGGCTAATATGTGTAATATGGTTAGAAAAATTTATCAGAAAAATAATGTTAATTTTGATGAAGATAAATTTTTAACAGTTATCAAATCACATTTACATAATGGTGATGCGTTAACATTTGATTATTGGGATAAAACAGATTTTACTACCATTATTACAAATCCACCATATCAATTACAAGTTAATGAACAAGGCAAAGGATTAGGAGCTATCCCTCTTTATAATAAGTTCGTTGAACACGCCATAAAATTGAACCCAAGATATTTAATAATGATTATTCCTGCTCGTTGGTTTTCTGGTGGTGTAGGATTAAATGATTTTCGAAAAAAAATGCTATCTGATACAAGAATCAAAAATATTGTTGATTTTATAGATTCTAAAATTTGCTTTCCTAATGTTGACATCAATGGCGGAATATGTTATTTTTTAAGGGATAGTAAATATAATGGTTTATGTGAATTTTCTAGTGTCATAAAAGATGGTGTACAAAAAACTACTCGAAAATTGAATGAATTTAATATATTAATCCGCCGTAATGAAGCGTTATCTATTGTTCATAAAGTTGTTTCAAAAAGTAATTCTTTTTTATCAAAAGACGGTGGTTGCAGTCCTCAAACTCCTTTTGGATTTTTATCAACATTTAAAGGAACAGAAGATAAAGTATTACCAGATGATTGTGAAATTTTAAGTAGCTCTGGTTGGGGTTATGTTGAAAAAAATAAAATACAGAAAGGTAAAAATTTTATTAACAAATTTAAAGTTTTAATTTCAAAATTATCTTGTGAACACGCAGGTAATCCTGATAGAAATAGTATGTATAGAGTTTTAAGCAGAATGGAAATTTTAAAACCCAATCAAATATGCAATCAATCATATTTAATTATTTGTCCTACTGATACATATCAAGAAACAGAGAATATATATACATATTTAAGAACAAAATTTGTCAGATTTTTAATTTTACAAACGTTATCAGGAATGAATATTTCTACAAATAATTTTCAGTTTGTACCTTGGCTTGATTTTTCTAAATCTTGGACAGATAAAGAATTATATGAAAAATATAATTTAAATCAGAAAGAAATAGATTTTATTGAAAAAACAATTAAATTTATGGAATAAAAATATTTTGTTTTAATTTTATATTTAAGATATACTAAATAAACTAATTGGGCGAATGACGGAATGGCATACGTGTTAGATTCAAAATCTAAATTTTGTGGGTTCAAATCCCACTTCGCCTATATAAAAATTATTTAGGAGATGGAAATGTTTAAATTTTTTAATAAAAATAATAAAAAACTGGCAGATAAGATGTTTAAAAAAAATGAAAAACAACTTATGGATGAACTTGGTGAAATTCTTTATATCAGCGGTGTTCATCCAATGGATATTACGGATGATGAATTAATTGGTATTCAAAAATCATTAAATAAAGCTATTGAAAATCATACAATTAAAAAAATTAAAAAAGTTCAAAAAACTAAACAACTTTTAGATAAAATTAAATTATTCTTTAGCAAACATCAGTTAAAGAAAAAACCAGTCATTAGAAAAAATGTTATAGATGATGTCAGAAATGATACTAAAAATGAATATAATAAAGTCGTTAACCAAATTATTGATTTAAATAGTAAAATTGCTTATTCTGAATGTAGAGAATCAAAAGATAAAAACAAATATATTGATGTAAATGATTTTGCATTAGATGATTTTATTAATAAAAATCAAAATGAATATAATGAATATTTTAATAATTTACCAAAATATTATCAAGATAATCGAGTTAAAACAAGATTTCTTATTAAATATTTGAATAAAAAAATGAAAAAACAATTGCCAACAATTATGAAAGAAATTTATTCTTTAACAAATTGTAAATGGGTTGAATATAATGATGAATTAACAAAGAAAAACTTAAATAATATTATTAAAGTTGTATATGATAATTTTGACCCTGAAAATATTGCTCTTTCAATACAAAGAGTTGACCGTAAAGACTTTGTTGTTTTAATTAATTTTAAATTAGGTTTTAAAGTTAATGACATTATTTGTGTTATTCCACAATCAAGCTGGCTTACACCTTTAGATGATTTTTCAATAGTAATTGATACAAGAGTTATGAATGAAATGTATGAACAAACAAATGAGGAAAATAATGAATAAAAAAATTATTGGTATTTGTGGTTTAGCAGGTTCGGGTAAAGATACAATTGGAGATATTATTGTTGGTAATATCTCCAACTGGGAAAAAATGTCTTTTGCCAGTCATTTAAAAGATGTAACATCTTTATTATTTGGTTTTGATAGAAAAATGCTTGCAGGTGAAACTCCAGAAGATAGACTTATAAGAGAACAACCTGATAAATTTTGGTCAAATAAAATGAGTAAAGATTTTACTCCAAGATATGCATTACAATTTTTAGGAACAAATCTTTTAAGAAATCAATTACATCAAAATATTTGGGTTGATTGTCTTGAAAGAAAAATTATGGAAACTAATAAAAATGTTGTTATTACTGATGTCCGTTTTCCAAATGAAATTGATATGATTAGAAATATCGGTGGTGAAATATGGCGTGTAGAACGTGGTAAATTACCTGAATGGTTCAAAGAAGTTGAAGATTGGGGAAAAAATTCAAAAGCTTGGGATAATTGGATGACAGAAGAACTTTGGAAAAAACTTGAAAATATTCACGAATCTGAATGGAAATGGGTCGGATATGATAATCCAAAATATATTATTAAAAATAACGATACAATTGAAAAACTTAAAGAAAATGTAATAAAATTGGTAAAATAGATAATTAACAAATATAAAAAATATTTTGACATTAAAAATTAAATTATATATTATGGTGATTGAATGTTAGATGATGACGAACCAGATTTCCATATTGAATTAGGAAAATTTGATTCATTTGATGATGAATTAGACTGGGAAAGAATTATCTTATTCATCATCATTTTTATTATTGTATGGAGTTTATTTTAATGAAAATAAGAATAATTAGTGATTTACATTTAGATGTAAACCAAGATTACCCATTAATGTTACCTAATAAAGATAGAGGTACTTTTACACTTATTGCAGGCGATACTGCTGGTCATTATCGTGATTATATAGATTGGATAAAAGATAATTGTCCTTATGGTATTTTAGTTGCTGGCAATCATTTAGTATATAATAATTATGGATTATCTGTACAAGATTTAAAAGCAGACCTTCGTCAATATTTTCCAGAAAGTTGTACAATAAGATTTCTGGATAATGATGTGTATACTTTTATTGATAGTAATATTATGATTATTGGGTCAACTTTATATACTAATTGCCATTTAAATGGTATTCCAACATCTAGAGGTAAATCATTAATTGAAAGAGGATTGAATGATTTCCGTCTTGGAAAATATTTTAATGGAGAAAAATTAGTAAGATTGAATGGTGACCATCACGTTCAAATGTTTAATGAATCATTTGAATTTATTAAAAAAACTGTTGAAGAAAATCCAACAAAAGATATTATAATTGTTACTCACCACGCTCCATCTAATCAATCAATAGCAACTTGTTATAAAGATAGTAAAGTTAATTGTGGTTATGCTTCTAATTTAGGTGGATTTATTATTCAACATCCAAATATTAAATGTTGGGTTCACGGACACGTTCATAATTATAATAATTATCTTATTGGAAATTGTCGGGTTATTTCTAATCCACGAGGTTATGTTCGGTATGGAGAAGATTATAATTGGAATCCAATGTTTTATTTAGATACGGATACTTGGGAAACTTCTTTTGATGAAGAATGGTTTAAAAGAGAAATATCTGAAGAAGAAAAACAAAAAAGAAAAGAATTAGATGATGCTTATAATACTTTATTTGGAGCAATGATATGAGTCAAATTGATTTATATCAAGGCGATTGTTTAGAAGTAATGCAACAACTTATTGATAAAGGAATTAAAGTTGATGCTGTTATGGTTGACCCGCCGTATGAAATATTAAATAAAAAATGTAAATGGGATAAAATGATTGATATTTCTTCAATGTGGAATTGTTTAAATTTATTAACAGATAAAACAAGTCCTATGTTGTTATTTGCACAAGAACCATACGCATCATATTTAATTTCTTCAAATGATAATTTTAAGTATAAATGGTATTGGGAGAAAACTCAAGCAACAGGTTTTCTTAATGCTAAAAAACAACCATTAAGATGTATTGAAGAAATATTAGTGTTTTATGAAAAGCAATGTATGTATAATCCTCAAAAAACTGATGGGCATAAACCAATAAATTCATATACAAAATATTTAAAAACTGTTAATAAAAGTGTTGTTTATGGAAATTGCTCTAAAGAAATTTCAGGGGGCGGTAATACAGATAGATTTCCGAGAAATCATTTAATTTTTAAAAGTGATAAACAAACTTGTTATTTACATCCAACTCAAAAACCATTAGCATTAATGGAATATTTAATTAAGACATATACTAATGAAGGAGATACAGTATTAGATTTCTGTATGGGAAGTGGAACAACAGGTTTAGCTTGTAAAAATTTAAACAGAAATTTCATTGGAATTGAGTTAGATGAAAATTATTTTAATATCGCTAAGGAGAGAATAAATGAATAAATTACAAAAATGGAAAGAAAAATTTGATGGTCTTAAGTATGACCAAACAGATATTATTTATGAATGTATGGATGAATTAAAAAATGATAATGTTGTCATAGCATTTGGTGCTTCTGATGATTTATTTGAATTAGTTGGTGCTTTAAATGAAGAATATGATTGTTTTTGTAATGTACAGCTAAATTGGTTTTCTGATAGCAACGCTTTTGTTTCTTCAAGCAGAATTGATGAATTGTTAAATTATGTTGAAGATGAGTTTTATGATTTGTATGATACTATTGAGAAGGTTATAAACAATAGCAGACATAAATGTTTACCATATATTACTATTAAACATCCACAAGGTGTTCAATTTGAATATGAAACAAATATTCCGTGTATATGGTTTAATATTTTTGATGAAGATTCAAGTGATGAAGATGATGAAAATAGAGAATTATATTGCAAAGGTTTTATTTTTGATGTAAATTCTTTATTAGAAATAAAGGAAAAAGATAATGAATGATTTACATACAAAAGAATGGTATAAAAATTATGCTGATGAAAATGGTTATAAGTTAGGTAAAATTTTTGATAAAATGTATGATGCTGTTAATAAATGTGATGGTTATTGTCCTTGTAAATATGCTATATATCAAAAAAATAAACCTGATGAATTAGAAGATATTAAATGTCCTTGTATATTCATTCAAGAAGATATGGAAAAAACAGGTCATTGTCATTGTAAAATGTTTGATAAGGACAATAATGAATAGAAACATTTTAATTGATGAACAATTTAAAATTAATAGAGAAATTGATTCAATATTAAAAATTGCAGGATGTAAAAATAAAGTAAAATTTTATAATCTTTTTGAAGAAAAATTTGGTATTAACCGAATCGCAGGATTTTATAATGTTTTATCTGGTGAAATAATAGAATTACAAGATGGACAAACACATAGTGATGATGAGTTTTCTTTTACATATGAAGATTTTGATAATGGTTGGGTAAGATATGGGATATATCCCATTCCAACTAACACTTTTTTATATGTTTCGACAACAAAAAGAGAATTTGCTAATAAATGTATAAAATTTATTGAAAACAAATATCCCGATAAAATATTTTCTAAATATGAAATTGAATTAATGACAGGGCCGAATACTGACTCATTATTAATTACTTTAGATAGTGATAAAAAACTGTTAAGAGAAAATAATAATTTTATATTTTCATCAAAAAATATTTGGTTATTGAAATATTTTAATATTGATGATATATTTAATATATATGATTTATAAGGAGAAAAAATGGTTAAAAGTTATAGAGGTAAAGAAGTTGATATGGTTTCTTTAGCTAAGAAAAATGAAAAAACAATTGCATTAGGAAATGCACATATGAATGGGCGTGGAGATAGAATTGGTAAGGGTGGAAAAATTATTGAAACTCGTGAAGAAATGTTAGAAAAGTATTATAATGCTAATACAATGCAACAAGCACAAGTTAATTTAAAAGATTCTAATGCTAATGAACAAATTGAAAATGAATTAAAAGAATTAACTGTTGAATCTTTAATTGAAAATCAAACAATTAAAGTTGCAACGCCAAAGAAAAAGAAAGAAGTTCAAGAAGTAATTATGGATTCGGAAATTAAAGAAGATAAGGATTAATAATGATTGATTATGGAGTAACTATACCAAATTATATTGAATGTTTACCAAATTCATTATTTGTTAAAAATATTGAATATGGAGAAAGAACTTTAAAATCTGGTTTTATTTTACCGCCTGAACAAATGGATTATGAAGGAAGATTTGCAAGACCACGATGGGCAAAAGTTGTTTATAAGGCTTCTAATATTAATTATGTAAATGTTGGGGATTGGATATTATTACGGCACGGTCATTGGAGTACATCTATGGCAATGACAATTAAAGGTGAAGATAAAACATTATGGTATGTTTCTCCTAAATCAATTAAAGAAGGATTAATGGCAGTTTCTAAAATTATGCCCCAGCAACTTAAAGAATTTGGAATTGAAGATGACAGTTTATGATATATTAAAGGAAATATTTACTAAACGAGAATATAAAAAAGATATATTAGAACCAAAAATTGCTTATAACATTTTTAGTGAAGAATATGCTTTAAATGATATTGGTAGAAAAATTACTTCTGAAGATTTTTGTAAAGAACATCCTGAATTTGTATATTTTCAAAGTCATTATAATAAAATATCTTGGAGAAGATATAAAAAATATTGTCAACATATATTACAATGTTGTTTTCCAGTATGGTGTCATACTCAATTAATAACAGTTCAACCATTACAAGAACTAACTGGAGCAATATTTAACTTTAATTTTAAATATTCAAATGATGAGGAATAATATGGATTATAATAATTGTGAAATAGGTAAATTATTAAAAATTATTGAACGATATGAAAAGGCTTTAAGATTTTATGCTGGATGTGGTCATATTGAGTACGATACTGAAACATTAAAATATGCTTATATGAATGGCGGTAGTAGAATTATTGAAAAAATTAGAGATAGAGGAGAAGTTGCTAGACAAGCATTAATAGGAGAAAACGATGATTAATTGGTTAAAAAAGTTATTTTCAAAAAAAGAAAGAGCATTATATTATGATGTTGTAATATCAAATGATGATGCTAAAGAATTAGAATATTATTGGGAATCATTGTATTATCATTCATCTTCAAAAATGAAATTTAGAAAACAATTATTTCCAAGCCTTATTAAAAAAGGATTAAGATTTTATTCAGATTCTGGAATTTTATTTGAAGTTACAAAAGTAATGGCAGATGGTGGAACAATACAAGCTAAGAGAGTATCAGATGAAAATTAAAACCTTATTAAAAGAAATTGAAAAATGTAAACAACAATATCCTGATTTTGAAGAATGGGAAGTTTATACAGAACAATTTGATTTAGCTGTTCCAGATGATTTTAGAAGTATTGAAGAAGAAATTCAAGTTCAAAAAGAAGATTCAGAAAAATATGGATTACCTTTTAATCAAGAATGGATTGATTATTTAAAAGATTCAGAAGAAAAAATTAATAAATTAAAAGAACAAGGATGGCATTTTGTATATACTTCATTAGGTGATGTTTTAAGAGAAACAGGATATTTTAAACTTCCTGATGGTCGTGAAGATGGGTCAGTTGCTTGTTGGGAAAAAGAAAAAGTATTTGGAATATTTAATAATATATAACAAGGATTAAATCAATGGAAAGAATTACTGTTATTAAAGCCACTAAAAGAAAAGATTTGTGGGATTTTAATAAAAATAAACCTATTGAAGATACCACACCTATTGGTTTTACAATGGATGTTGATGGAGCAGTTCCTGAAAGTTTTATTAAATGGACACCAAATAAAATTTTTGATAAACGAAAATATCCAGAATTATATGCTTTATTTGGAAAAGACCATTTACCAAATGATACTGAATTAAAATGTTTTGTTCAAAAAAATTGGGAAAACTGGTATGGTCAAAGAAAGAAGAAATCTCATCCATTTTTAACAATTATATTGACAATTTTATCAATTATAGGTATAAGTTTAGCAACACTATTTTTTATAGGGTAAAAATATATGGAAAATTATTTAATACGTTGTAAAATTCCTTATCGTGGAAATATAATCTATGTTCCAATACAACAGATGGATTGTAGAGGGTCTGGAAGATTAAATACTATTTTAATTACAAAGAAAATGGTAGAAGAAGTTTGTGAAGTTGAGGATATTAATGAACGTAGATTTTTACAAGCAATGCAAGATGAAGGTTTTGATATTAATTATTCAGAAAACTATATTAAAGGCGATGCATCTATTGTTATAGATGTCATTGATATTCAACAAATTTGTGGGGTATAATAATGGTAAAATTTAAAAGTTGTTGTTTTCAAGCAGACAAAATAAATGCTAATGGTAGAATTTATTCACAAGAAATTATTGAAAAAGTATACCAAGATATTCAAGAAAATGATATTCCTCTATTGTATGAATTACCAGATGACCCTTATGATTTTGATAATATTTGTGGAAAAATTGAAAAAGCATATATTGAAAACAATGAATTATGGATTGAAGGGTCAACATTTGATAGTCAAAATGATATTATAGTTGCATCTATTAATGATGTCATTTCTAATAAAAAAATGCCTGTATATTGTTGTGCAACTGGCATAGGAGAAGTTGACAATGAAGGAAAAATATCTAATTATAATTTGACAGCAGTTGCTTTATGTGTTAATTGTTCTTTTGATACAAAACCATTAGAAGTTATTGAAGAAAATGATAAAAATTCTTAAGGAATTAAGATAATGAATGATAAAGAATTAATGGTAACGTTTGCATTTAGATATTGTTTAGGAAGAAGTACATATGCTCCTAAAACATTTTGTGATTATGTTATTAATGAAATTGGTTTAACTAATTTGTCTGAATTTTGCTTAAAATCAATGATTAAAGAAATTGTTGAAGCATCTGAAATGCAACGAATTGGTGATTTAACCGATGCAAATGTATGGTATAATTTTATGGATAAATTAAATGAACATCTTAATGAGGGGAAAAATGAATCAGATATTAACTGAAAAATATAGACCAAAAACTGTAAATGATTTGGTATTTATTAATGATGAATATGAGAATAAATTTAAGAGTTGGGTTGCTAATGGGCAAATTGATACACATTTAATTTTCTTTGGGCCTCCTGGAACAGGAAAATCTTCATCAATTAATGTTTTAATAAATGAATTAAAACTTGTTGATTATGTTCGTTTTAATATGTCAGATAAAACTTCTATTGATGATATGCGTAAAGTAATTGATTATGCTTCTGTACCACCATTTCAAGAAGGAGTTATTAAATATGTTATTTTAGAAGAATTTGAAAGAGCTTCAAAGCAAGCTCAAAGTTCGTTAAAATTTGTTTTGGAAGAATATTCAAATTGGTGTAGATTTATTTTAACAACTAACAATATTTCACATATTGATGAAGCAATAACTTCTCGTTGTCAACGTTATCATTTTAATACTTTAAAATTTGAAGAATTTGTTGGAAGAATTGCAACAATTTTACAAGATGAAAAAATTACAGTTCAAAATATGAATGATGTTGTTAAATATGTTGAAGTTTATCAGCCAGATTTAAGAGCTTGCATTAATGCAATTGACCAAAATACAATTAATAATGTTCTTCAACCATTAAATAATGATGCCGCATATTCATTTGATAAATTTAGTGATATTGTAACAAATATATCTACAATGTCTTGCTTATCAATGAAACAAAAATTAGCACAAACAATTGCTATGGAAGAATATGAACCATTATATCAGTTTATGTATAATCATTTGGAATTAATATCAACTGATGTTAAAAAATATGATAAGATTTTAATAACTATTGCAAAATATTTATATCAACATAATTTTGTTGCATTTCCTGATATTAATTTTATTTCTTGCTTAATTGAAATTAAATTTATATTAGAAAGCTAATTTCTATTGACAAAAGAAATTTATATGTTATATTAAGGTTATCATATTTTAGATAACCTTATTTTTTAAAGGATATAAATGAAACCTTATGGATTTTGGATTTCTCCTGATAACAAAATTTATACAATAATGAATGATTTTGGTCATAAAAAATTTATTGAAAATTTATTAGGAGAAACATATGATAGTGATGAAGATGCCACTACAAAAACTTTAGAGTTAGGCTGGATTAGAATTGTTAATGGCAATCAAACATTAATGGTTGATTACCGATATATTCAAACAAGAGAACAATTAAGATTATTAAAAGAAATTAATAATCAATTAGAATCTGATGGATATTTTCATAAAGATTTTATTTTATCTTATGGATATGATTATTGGAATTTTGATACATTTGATAAATTAATTAATCATATAAAAAATCGTTCGTGTTAATATTTCATAAATATTACTATATATAATGGAGAATAATATTATGGATGTTTCACAAATTAAAGACAAATCAAGAGATTACTCATTTGGATATATTTATGGTCGTAAATTTATTGTTGAAAATAAATCAATTGACCAAATAGAAAAAGTTATTGAAGATGCTAAATTAAAAAATGCTGAAATGGCAGAAGGTTTAGCTGATGGCGTATATTCTAAATTAACAGAAAGTTTTGAAATGGAAACAAAATTAAATGAAATTTCTGACCCAGTTATTAAAAAATTGTTAGAAGGAAAACCTTTTGATTCTGATGTTAATCCTTGGATGCAATTACAATTTATTAATGCTAATTTACCAGAGAATGATGAGTTAACAATTAAAGCAGAAGAAATTTATCGTGCAATGGAAGATGGAAAAATTGATGAAGAAACTGCTAAACAAAGATTAGGTAATGTTGTTATGTTGGCTCAAAATAAACTTTGGGGTAAATAAAAAACGCTCCCATAGGCTAATTGTATAAACCATAACGCTACGGACGTTAAATTGGGGGTTAGAATCCCTCTGGGAGTGCCAAAAAAATTCTTGACAATTAAAAAATAAGTTTCTATAATACCTTTAATAAATTTATTAAAGGTATTTTTATATGAGTTTAACATTAAACGATATTCCTGAAAAATCAACTTTATTGGACAAATATTCTTATAAAACTAAAATTGATAATATAACTGTTAATTTTAGATGTTATCATTTTTTTAGTGAATATTTTAAAGAAATGTCAACATCAGTAGATGCTGAATATTCAGTAAATGATTTTCATTATGTTTTTAAGAAACGTTATGATTCTAAAATGTCATTGGAAAATTTTGATATAGAATTTAACAAAGATGTACGAAAATTTGAAAAAATTATTTCATATATAATAAAAAACTATGATTGTGAGGAGAAAATTGATGAAAAAATTTGAAATTAAAGTTGGACAAGTGTATCAAGAATTAAATGATAAATTTGTCATTACGCATATTGATACATATAATTCAAATCAAGTTGGTTATAATACTTTAGGAATCCATAAATTTTATAATAATGGTAAAGTTGAATTTGAATCATATCCATTGACTGGCGATAATTATTCATATATTTCAGAAGAAAACTTTATTGAAGAATATGATAGTTGGAAATCTGCTATTCAATCTTCAAATTTTTTAGATAGAAGTCTTAAAGTTATTGAAGTTGCTAATGAAGATAGTCTTAAAATGCTTACTGAATATGAACTTAACTATGTTGTTTATGACCAGCATTGTATTGATTTTGTATTTTTAAAAGAAAATACTGTTCTTAGAATTAAATCAAAGTATACAATTAATAAACATTGTAGTGATATTGCCGAGATTTTAGGTAGAAAAATAACTGATGTGTATATAGAACATAACGGGGTTGATGATTATTTAATATTACAGAGTAAAGATTGTGATGTAATTTTCTTTATTTCTATCAATAATGAATTTGAGATTGAAGTTGAAAGAATAATAAAAAATGAAGATAATTAAATTAGTTATAAAACCAGAAATTAAACGCCGTGATTTAACGGCACTTGAATTATGGTCAAATCCTTTATATAAGCAAAAAGTTATTCCTTCTAAAAAGAAATATAATAGAAATAAAATGAAAAGATTGATGAAACATCAATGGAGCAAAGATAATGATTAAAAATTTATTTAAAAAATTTTACTTTAGTGAAAATAAAATAAGTAATAAATTAAGAGCTTTTAATTATCATAAAAAATTAAAAGCAAATAAAAATAATTTCATTATTAAATTAAATAAAGAAATAGAAAATTTTATACAAGAAGAAATTGTAAGTGTTTATATACAGAATTTAAATAGATATAAGTGTTATTTAAATGATTCTTATTGTGTAGCTCATATTTTACGCTTTTCAGATAGTTGGACATTTATAAATTATTTTAAAAAACATCCGTTTTGTAGTTCATATAATTTCATAAAGAAAAGTGATTATTGGAATTTTAAATCATTATATTATCATTTAAGAGAATTTGAAAATTTAAATTATACATTTAGTAAATCAGTTCTTGCCAGTATTGACTTAACAAAAATTAATGGGGAAGTATTTACTATAAACTTTTTAGAAGAAAATTTTAATTTTCTAAGTATAAAAGAAAAAGATATGATAATTATATGGGAAGATGGAACAAAAGAAATGTTTCAAAAAATTAAAAAGAATTATATTGAAGAAAAAGCTCAAATTATTTTTGAATGGGGTAATTATTCTTGTAATTATTTTATTGAAAAATTAAATAAATTTGAACGAAAAATGAAAAAACTTGAAAAAATTTAAATTTTCCTATTGACAACTATTTTTTAGCTGTTATATTAAGCTCATCAAACAACAAATGATGAGCTTTTTTATAATATGAAAGGAAAAATAATGGAAAAACTATCAAAAAAAGAAATACAAGCAATTGATGATGAAATTGTTGAATTGTTTAAAAAATATGTTCCAGAAGTTGGGATGTGTGAAACAGTTGGTGGTGAGATTATTCGTGCAATTAATCGTCTTGGGTATCGTTGGTGGAACGATGGAGATAAATTTTTTGTTGGTTATGGAGTAGAAACTTGTGGTAGTGATGCTCTTTATTTGGCAGATAAAGGATTTAAAAATCAAATTAGTAAAATGACTTCATATTATTTTAATAGTAATGATGATGATTATGAAAATTCTTTAAATCAGTTGACGAAAGATGTTTTAAATTATGTAAAAGAAAATCCTTCTATTTTTGAAGAAAAAAATACCGATGATTCTCGTTTGGTATTTGCCGAAAAAGCTGATGAGATGTGGGGAGAAGATGATGACGAGTCAGATTATTGGTCTGACGATGATGATTGTGAATGGTAATTGTTAAAGAAAGGGGAATAATGATGAAACTTCAAAGAATCATTGGTAATGTTATCATAAAAGATATTAAAACCAGACAGATTGTTGAAACGATTCCATATAATATGGTTGTTGGAAGTCGGAAAATGGTTAATGCATCTTTTAAAATTAGAGGATTGTATCAAAAATACAATACTAATAATTATGTTGTTGAATATCAGTATAATTCAGTCGAAAATATACCTTTTGAGTTGGATTATGGTATTCGCTCAATTGGAAAAATTATTAAAAAATAATAGGAGTATGCTATGGAAGAAAAAACATTAGAAGAAAAATTGAAAAAACAGAAAGAAAAAGAAAAACGTGATTATGCTAAATGGCTAAAGAAACTTAATGGATTTTATCGTTGTAAATTTAATCCAAACGACAAATATTCATATCGTAATTATAAAGGTATTTTTGAAAAGGAATAAAAAAAAATGAAGATGATTAAAAAAATTCAGGTTTTAGGTTTAACAATTTTAGTTGCATTTTTGGTTGGCTGTGTCAGTTGGTTTGCTTTTAGCAATTCAACCGAAGTTAAAACAGTTAATGGGGTAGAGCAGACATTTCCTATGAAATTGTCAAATGATTTTGAAATCATTGAAGCTCATTTAGATGAATATGAACTTACAATTTTTATTAAAGATAAACATACAGATGAAGTTTATGAAAGTACATTGCCATCTGAAGATTTAGAAGAAATAGTTTGTAATTTAAAATATCACAATGCTGAAGGTTCTTATAATGAATATCGTTGTGAAACCGAAGAAGATATTGTTAAATCAATGATTACTGAACTTGGTAAACAGACGATTGAATTGATTAAAAAAGAAAAGTAATAAAATTTTTCATTGTTGTTATACTAAAAAATCCACCAGCAATATTGCTGGTGGATTTTTATTTCAATAAATATTTGATATAAGCAAAAGGTATTAGAATGATAGATATTTCAAAAGTACAATTAAATCGTATATATGGATTACAAACTTTATTAGGCGGATTTGCTCCAACTTTTAGATTTGTTCATATTAAAGAATTAGATACTACAATTAAAGGTAAATCATACGCACAATTATTTAGATTAGGAAAAACTAATTGTTTTGATAAATCTACAATTGTTATTGAACCTTGTAATATTCCATTAGTATTTAATAATGAATTGGTTAATTATGAAAATTATGAAGCAAAAGAAATTAATCCTGTTTCAATATTAGATACTGGTTCATCATTACAGGCAGGAAAAACTTATTACATTTATATTACTTCTGATAAAGAATTAATTTGTTCATTAAATGCGGATGCTCCAACTGGTTATACCACAGCAAATACTCAATGGCTATCTTCATTCCATACTGTTTGTGCAAATGTTGGAACTATTTCTGGTCATTTATTATCAGGATATAATGCAGGTGATATTTTACCAAATTCAGTATCTTGTATTTCATTCCGTCCGAGATTTGCTGATGTTGATGGTATGGCATATATTGATGCCATTGATAAATGGTGTGATATTTATTTACAATCAGGAACTGGTTTAAATACAAAATCAGTATTTGGTGGTACAATTACAGATACACGTTATTATCAAAATCACGTTGAAGATTTATTTTCAGTTGGAAAACATTTAGCAAATGATAATGAATTTACTGTTTATGCATTTGGTTCAAATCAAGGAACTGCAATTTCAGGTGCGGCTGACCCTGTAACAACTGGTGGACACGTAGATACTGCTGGCAGAAGAATGATTTCTGTTTATGGTATTGAAGATTGTTGTGGTGCTTTATGGCAATATTTAAATTCAACTGGTGCATCTGGTGGAAGTGGTTGGACAGTAATTAATACTGATATGGGTAAAGGTTCTTTTTACGGTGAAGGTTTCGTTTTGCGGGCTGGTGGTACTTGGGTTGATTCCTCTAACTGCGGGGTTGGTTCGCGTGCTAGTTCCAGTTCCCGTGCTTCTTTGCATGGCAGGCACTCGGTGCGGGGCTTGACAGCTAATGCTAAAGGATTTGAGTGATAAACTCAAATCCTTCTTTTTTAGACCGCCTTGTGCGGTCTTAATACTATAAGCAGGGAATCCTTGTGATGCCCAATTCTATTCAAAATAAAAATAATTCCGTTTTGTATCTTTTTTCAATACAGTTTCAAAAGGAAATATTTTTGTATTTTCTTCTTTTTCTAATTGAGAAATTTCTTCTAAATCACGAATAATAACTGATGCTTTTGTAATAATGATTTTTTCTTCATTATCATAACGTAAAAAGATTTTAACAGTTTTAACTTTTTCATCATCATCTTTCTTTTTACAATATTCCCAACCAGTTATTGTAATTTCTTTATTAATAAAATCGTTTATTTTCATTGATAACATTTTATTTGTATGTAATTTATTTTTAAATTCTGAATATCTCATAATTATCTCCCTTAAGCTTTCTTCTATTTTATATTTTTTCATAAATCTATATGAATCAGCGTGTTTACACCAACCATAAGAGCTGGCAACTTGCCCATTCATTCTAAAAAGTTCTTTTTGTGTAAGATTACAATTATTCAATTTATATTGAATTTTTAATAATCTTTTCTTGACTTTTTTAGCAGTTCTTTTTCTAACTAAAGTATATTGTGGAAAATGCCTATATCCAACAAAATCTACACCTTGCTTTGTTTTAAATAAATCACATTTACTTAATTTCATATCAAGTTCATTAGTAACAAATTCAATTATTTTTTCTTTGCACCAATTTAAGTATTTTTTATCATTAGAAAATAGACAAAAATCATCACAATATCGTAAATAATTTTTACATTTTAGAGTATGTTTAACAAACATATCCAATTTAGTCATATAAATATTGCCAAAAATTTGCGAGGAATAATTTCCAATAGGTATTCCTTTACCAGTATCTTTATTATGGCTATCAATAATAGCATATAAAGCATTTAAAAATTTTACATCTTTAATTTTTCTTGCTAAACAATTTTTTAATATGTTATGATTAATATTTGGATAAAATTTTGAAATATCTAATTTTAAACAATAATCATTATGTTTAACAATTTCTTTACATCTGGCAGAACATTTATGTTGACCTTTATTTTTACGACAACAATAACTATCATAAATAAATGTTGGCTCAAAAATTCGTTCAGCAATCATCATTGATGCCCAATGATAAATTCTTTCTTCAATCCGAGCAACATATATTTTTCTTTCTTTAGGTTCATAAATTGTATGTTCTTTATAACCTTTAAATTCAAAAGTTCCATTAATTACTTCTTGGCGAATTTTTTCTAAATACTCATCACCTTTTCTCATAATAGCTTTTACACAAAACTTTTTAACTTTGCCTTGTAAAGCTCTTTTACGAGCAATAAACCAATTTTCTTGAGAAGTAAATTCGTGCCATAAATTATTAATTCTTTTCATTTATTTTACTCTTAATAAAAAATAATATGTTCAAATTCTTTTACTAATATTATTTTTTGGTTTTTGATGTTTAGCCTGTTAAGACAAGGTTCAAAATTCAGCTAATGCTCAAAAAAGAGATTATATCAAGCCCCGCACCGAGTTATTGTCATTCAAATTAGCACGGGAATTGTTACTATTACGTGAACCAACTCCGTAGTTAGATGAATCATTCCAATTACCACCAGCTTGCAAAACGAATAAACTTTGAACCATTAATATTAATATAAAACTTATTTTTAAAATATTCAATAAAAAATATTGACATACAAAATTATATATGATATAAATAATTTTGAAGTTGGTAGAAAACAATGAAATAGAATTTCAGGACGTGGGGGCAGTACCCACCAGCTCCACCAATGGAGATAAACTGTTAGCAACAGGTAACAAGAAAAAAGTGTATACGCTGAATTGGTGCGATTCCAATAATCTCCTTAATCTTTATGGGGTTGATTTAGGGTTGACTGGGGTTAGTAAAGATTAGTTTAGACTTCTGGCGAGATACCACCAATATCGGTTCAAAATAAAATGAATGCTAACGAAAACGTTAACTATAACTACAATATGATGGTTGCTTAATCCTAACGGATGAAGACTGTTATGTTTAGTGGGGAAACAGTTATCCTTGCAACAGAAATGACTGCGACTAAAATAATTCATAAATAAGTTAAGCTCCCAAATTGGGAGCTTTGTTTTTAATTATATTATTTGTTGAATTAATATTTAATAAAATAATTGACAATAATAGCTGGTGGTTGAACGGTATCTGAATTTCCATAAATGGATGAACTTCGTGATGCATCAAAATCCCATTTTTTAGCATCATTTCCATCAGCCCCTTGAAAAGCTTTATCTTCATTTATTGCCTTAAAAGCTCCACTTTCATAGGAATCCGAATTTGCTATATTTTGTCCTATACCCCTAAAAGTACCTGTGATATTAGGTAAACCAGCTTCTATTGATTGTCCAATTGATTTTGAAGTATCCATTTGTAAAAATTTACCAGAACAATTTGGAACATTAAAATTATCTCCACTTCCACCAAAGGTATAACCAATGACATTAAATAAATTTGGATAATCTGAAACTGAATAACTTGTTCCATCACAAAGTAACCATCCTTCCTTTTCCGTTCTTAGTGAATAACATAAATCACCAGTTTGTACTCCATCGGCAATTCTTTCAACTTTAATTTTTGATGTATCAGTCATATTAACCCCTTTGAAGTTATTTAATAAATAACTTCAAACCTTTTTAATAGTTCAAACTGTGAATAAATACTTTTATAGATTTACGAATGAGGAATTATTAAATGGCTAGTATTTTAGATAATAAAACAATTGCTGAATTAGTTATTAAAAATGGTGATGAATATCAAAAAATTAATCCAGAAACATTAGCAACAATTGTTGAAGATGTATCAGGAACAACAACTGAAACAGAAAAAACAGTTCAAGAACACATTGATAATAAATCAATTCACTTAACATCAGAAGATGTTGAAAATTTAACAAAAGATAATTTAAAATCAGATGACATTGTTGCTGGAGCAAATATTACAGTAACAACTGACCCTGATACAAATAAAGTTACTATTTCAACAACTGACCATCCTGTTGAAGATTTTTTAACTAAAGAAGATATTAAAGCTGAAGATTCATCAATATCAGTTATTCCAAGCGAAACTGACAATACTGTTTCACTTAAAGTTAATTTTCCTGATAGTTCTAAATATTTAGTTCAACAAAATATTAAACCAGGAAATCAAAATATTACTGTTGAATATTCACCAGATTCTAATAACGTTTTAATTTCTGCAAGTAATAATAGTTATACTGCTGGTGATGGTATTGCCATTTCTCGTGATAATATTGTTACAAATACTAAGCCAGACCAAACTGTATTATTAAATGCTGGAAAAAATATTGCAATTACTGGAGATTATCCTAATTTTACTATTACAGGTACTAATGATGCAACTTTAGTTGATTGGACACCAAATACTGAATATTCACAAGGAACAGTTGTTATTTATGAAAATGCATTATTTGAATGTATTGAAGACCATACATCTGATGTTGGTTTTGATGAAAGTAAATGGAAAATCTTAGCAGGATTTTCTGCCGCAAGAGAATTTTTTTATAATGCAACAGCAGAAACAACATCTATTACATTAACAGATGAAATTCCAAATAAAGAAGTTGTTATCATTAATGCAGGCGGTATTTTACAACAATCACAAAATTATGATTTAGAGCCTGACCATAAAACAATTACTTTTATTAAACCTATTCCAGCAGGAGTAATTATTGAAGTTTTATCTATGGGTAATATGGTATTACATACATATGATGAAAGAGCTAATATTATCCAATGGCAAGAAGGATTATCATTTGCCAAAGGAAATGTTTGTATATACAATAATGCAATGTATATTTGTTTAGAAGATAATATTGCTTCTGAACCATTTGATAAAACAAAATGGCAATTAATTTCTGGATATAGTAAAGTTAGTTATTTTTTTGATGTTGATACAGAAACTAATACAATTACTTTACCATTAGCAGTTGATAATAAAGAATCAATAATGGTTAATATTGGTAATACCTTAATTCAATCTGATAATTATGAAATTGATGACACAGGAAAAATAATTACTTTTACTGATAATGTTGAAGCAGGTGCAAGAATTGAAGTAACAATTTTTGGTAGTATGATTTTAATGAATCCAGAATTACCAAGACCTTATCAACATTCATTGGAATATTTAAGAGTTAAACAAGATGAAAGTGAATATGAATTAATAACTAAAGATGTTGTTAAAGAAGATTTAAATATTAAAACTTTAACAGATTTTACAAATAAGGCAGGATATTTTCCACAAGTTAATGAAAATGAAACAGATTTCAAGTTAGTTGATGCTAAATTAATTGCTGGAGAAGTACAATTAAGAAATACTCAAAATGGATTTACATCAGAAATTGTATATGGAACAAATCCACAACCTTATCCTGAATATCAAATTGAAGCTAATGATACAATTATTATTCAACCAGGTTCAATTATGGATTCAACAGGAACTGTTTTATTGGAAATTAATTCAGTTATTACTAAAAATCCAAATGAAAGTTTTAAAGCAGGAAATAATAATGGTAGTTCATTAGAAGATGAACAAGAAACTTGGATTCAACCAATAATGACAAGTAATACACAACCATTAGGTAAAGTTGTAACTTCAACCGCACAAACTGACCGTGAAGGTTATAGAGCAATGGATGGGTTAAAACAAACAGGTAATGGTTGGTTAACAGACGTTACTTCTGCAACTTGGTATTATACAGCAATTTATCCTTTACGTGTAACAGCTATTGATTTCTACAATCAAGGTTCTGGATTAGAAAACCGTTCTAAAGATATTGATATTTGGGTAAATGAGCCAACAAATGTAGTCGCTTCATTTACCGCTGTAAATGAAGATTATGGTCATTCACACGTTGAAATTCCAACTCCACAAATAGATAAAACCATTGGTTTAACAATTAAAAATTCATATGGAATTGCTGTTGGTGCAAATGAAATTGATATTACAGCAACATTTTCAAATAGTATGAAAAGAAATACAAAATTTAATGTATTTGTAATTTCTAATGATGCAGGAGATATAGTTGATATTGGTACAGATTCAAAAGAAATTCCAACATTACCTGATGGTTATACAAAATATGCTAAAATAGGTTCATTCACAAGTGATAATACTTGGCATTTATATAATAATTATCCAACACAAGATTTAAATACTATTGCACAAAGTGGCGGCTTTACAGGAACATTATTTGAGAATAAAATTGAAAGCTGGATTCAAGATGAAAATAAATTTGCTACAAAAATTATAGAACAATGGGGTGTTGAAACACCTGTTAATGGTAAAGTTTCGTTCCCAGAATCTTATAAAAATAAATTATTGTATGTAATGGCAAATGGTATTAAAATTTTATCTTATGATAATGATGGATTTACAGTTGACACAAGTATATCTGAAGAAATTAATTGGGTAGCAAAAGGATATTAATATGAAGATTTTTTATAAAGATGGTTTTTATTTTGAAGGAATTAATACAAATATTCCAGAAAATGCAGTCGAAATTACAGAAGAACTACATAAAAAATTATATGAAGATATGAGTAATGGCTACATATTAGCAACTGATGAAAATGGTTATCCTTACACTACTCTTGATTTAAAAAGTATTCAAGAACAAGAAATTCAAAAAGTTAAAGACTGGTTTGATTTTATTGTTACTACTCCTGTTCAATATACTAATGGTTTATGGTATGAGCCAGAATATTCTCAACAATATTATACTTTATTACAGAAATATTTAGATGATAATATGACATTAACTATTTGGGACGTAAGTGGTAAACCAGAAAATGCTAAAGAAATGACTAAACAAGAATTAATTGAATTAACAAAATTTTTAACTGATATATATGAACGAGCATACCAAGAGAAAAAAAGTAATTTAGCAAAAATTAAGGTAATAAATGGTTGATAAAATTAAAATTACAAGATTAAATGAGAAAATACCAGAATTAAGCAATAATACTGGTAAACTTATTTTGCGTAATAATAATCAAACAATTTATGTTAATAAAGATGATTTAACAAACGGTATTGGTTTAGATAATACTGTGAATTCATTTAAAATAAATTCTATGACAGGAACTTCAATTAATGTTTCTGGCGGTTCAGTTTTAAGTCAAAATAATAAAATAATTCGTTTTAATGGCGGAACATTTGACACTTCAAAAGGGGTTAATGATAATGAAATAGGTGATAAAATAGTTGAAAGATTATGGAATCAACCAATAATGACAAATTATACAACACCTTATGGAGAAGTTACAGCAAGTAGTTTTTATGATAATAATTATTATCCTTGGAAAGCATTTAATGGAACAAATAGTTCTAATACTGATTGCTGGCATTCAAAAAATAATTCTACGGAATATCCACATTGGCTACAATATAAAACAATATTTCCAATAAGAGTTGAAAAATTTGTTATTCAAAATAGACAAGCTGATGCAACAACAAGTGGAACAGTTTTTGATATTTTAGCTTCTCAAGATGGAGTTAATTGGGATACATTGGTTTCTGTTAATAATAAAGATATTATTCCAAATACTGTGGCAAATGCTATTAATGAATATCAAGCAAAAGAAACTTTAAAAGAATATAGTTATTTTAGATATGTTAATTATGCTTCAACAAATGCAGAAGGATATGTATCAATAGGAAGATTTATAATTGTTGCATATTATCACGATTATAGAATACCTAATCAATCATATAATATTTTTGCAATAGGTGGCGAAAATAAAGAAGGAAAAATATTAACTTCAATTGATAACATTCCAACTTTGCCTAATGGATATACTGAATATGCTAAAATAGGTTTTTATAACACAAATATTTTAAATGAAACTGAATATTTTTATCCATCATTAACTCTTGAAGAATCATTTATGCACGGTAATGTTATTGCTGAATCACTTGAAACGATTGGATATAGAATTTATTCAGACGGATGGAAAGAACAATGGGGAAATAATGCTAATCCAGTATTTCCTGTTGCCTTTATTAGAATACCACAAATTGTTGAAAGAGATGCTACAAATGTTACAACAACGGGTATGACAATTACAGCAAGAAATTGGAAGGTTGAAGGATATTAATATGACAAATAAAATAAAATTTAATAGATTTGAACGTCCATTGCCTGATAATAATGGATTTGTTGTAATAAATTCAAACGCTTCTGCATTAGATACTATTTCTTCAACTGAACTTGCAGAAAAATATAATCTTTCAAATGCTTCTTCTGGATTAACATTTAAAATGGTAAATGGGCAATTAATGCTTACAAAAGGGCATACCTTTTTAGATACAGTTTGTGATTACTATCTTGAAATAAATTCTAATCAACAGCATTTTCATTCAAATTATCCATTATGGGATATTAATGTAACATATCAATTTCAACCGATGGATTTAACAGTTAATAATTATCAAGTAAGATATACAACTAATTTATATAATACAAATGGTGATGGCGGATTAGATTCATCAACAGGAGAAACATTAAAATATTATCTTTGCCGTATTAAAAATCATATTAATGAATATGATATGATTATAACAAGTTATGCAGATAAACCAATAATGAATGAAGGTGATGAATTATTATATTATGTTCCGATTAATAATGAATATCATTATAAAAAAATATTAGATAAAAAATATTTAGAAATTACTCAAGATTTCATTATTGATATGCCAACATTACAACCTAATGCATTATATCCTTATGTACTATCACAAAGTGCAGATACTGATTTTGAAAATAATGGAGAAGTATTTAGAGAAATAGGCTATTTTGTAACTGCAAGTGATAGCACCTCAATTGTTCGTTATTATCCAACACAAGATTTAGCAACATCATATCAAAATAGATATATAATTAAAGAGCAATCAGGAACGACAGGATATAGAATTTATTCAGACGGATGGAAAGAACAATGGGGTAATTTAGTTAATCCTGTATTTCCAGTAGCATTTAATGAAATTCCATTATCTATTTCAAGAGGGGCTTCTGCTGTTACTCGTACAGGAATGACAATTGCCGCTGGTTATTGGTTTGCAAAAGGCTATTAAAATGAGTGTAAAAATATCAAATCCACGTTTAGAATTAAATATTAAACCATTTAATAATGCAAATAACATTGCAGTTTTTGAAGATGAGAAAACAATTAATTATATTCCACAAGATGATTTAGTTTCTCATATGGCATTACGTGAATATAATAATGGTTTAACTTTATCAAATTTTGATAATAGACTTATTATAAGTGAAGGCTCATTTTATGATGAAGAAACAGAAAAATTATATATTTTTAATAAACCAACAGTAAAAAACTTAAAATTTGCTGATGAAAGTGAAATTGATTTAACTGCTGGAGAAATATTATTTGAAAGTGATACACCACAAACTATTCAAAAATATTTACCTTCTGGTTTTTATATTATTACAACTGTTGGTGCTGGTGGTGGCGGAGCAGGAACACAATCAAGTAATTCATCTGCATCATCCGCAGGTGCATCTGGTTCAGCATATCAATGTAAAGTATTTTTAGCAGAAGGAACTTATACTTTAACTGTTGGTCAAGGTGGTAATGCAAAATATGGTTTAGATATGAATGCAACTGGTGATACAGGTGGAGCAACAATATTAAAATTATCAGATAGCCAATATATTTCAACACCTGGTGGTTTTGGTGGACATTCTTGGTGGAGAAGTGGAGCAGAAGCCGCAAAGACTGGTGGATTAACAACAGTAATTAATTTTACTATTGAAGAAGAAGTATTTAATTTAGATGGTGTTTCAGGAAATTATGGAGCAAATGGTGGTTATAAAAATGGTGGCACACCAGTTTATGAAACATATGGTAAAGGTGGAGATTCAAATACTTCTGGTAGTAATACTATTGCTTATAATGGTTCTAATGGTTATATGAAAATTGAATACTTTAATACAGAATCATTAAAAATTAATGTAACATATAATGTATATTATGATTTTATAAATGATGATTTCATTTATTCTGATGTTGAACCAACAAATAGATATAAATTAATTGGTAGATTTAAAGCAACATCTTCACAATTAAGTTCTTATTTTCCAACACGAGATTTAACTTCAAGTTTTGAGCATCATTTTGTAGTTAAAGAACAAGCAACAACAATTGGATATAGAATTTATTCAGACGGATGGAAAGAACAATGGGGAAATAATGCTAATCCAGTATTTCCTGTTGCATTTGAAAATATACCATTAACAACAACTGTTGGAGCAACTAATATTACAACAACAGGTATGACAATTACTGCTGGTTATTGGCAAGCAGAAGGATATTAATTAATATTTGATGAAGTAATTAACTAATGAAGCAGGTGGTTGAACTGTATTTGACTTACCATAAATTGTATTTGATTTTGATGCATTAAAACCAATACCTCTAGTATGATTACCTGATGTACCACCAGCTAATTGAGTAGTATATGTATTATCTTCATAAAGGGCACCTGAATATTGTATAGAATCATTTAATATACATCTTCCTGAAAATTTACCTACAATATTAGGTAAACCAGCTTCAATTTCCTGACCTAAAGATTGATTATCATTTATCATTTGAAGAAATTTACCTTTGTAATTAGGCACATTAAAATTATCTCCACTTCCACCAAAGGTATAACCAATGACATTAAATAAGTTTGGATAATCTGAAACTGAATAACTTGTTCCATCACATAAAAGCCAACCTGTTTTTGAAGTACATAATGAATAACATAAATCACCAGGTGATGATACTTTTTGAAGTTCTTCTTCAAGACCATCAATTCTATCTATTTTAATTTTACTAATATCAGCCATAACTATTTCCAAAATAACCCTTTGTGGATATTTAATAAATATCCACAAACTTTTTTATTCCTAAATTTTTTTATAAATATCTT